ATAATTTTCAGAAGAGCTACTGGATTCGCTTTTTGAGCTTGAAGATTCTGACTGAGATGAAGAACTTTCAGAATAATTTTCAGAAGAACTACTGGATTCGCTTTGCGAACTTTCTGATTGAGACGACTCACTCTGAGATGATTCTGATTGAGAACTACTTGACTCAGAATAATTTTCTGATGAACTCGAACTTCTTGAGCTTTCGCTTTGCGAACTATCTGATTGTGATGAGCTTGACTCAGATTGAGATGAAGAACTCTCAGACTGAGAACTTATACTCTCTGTAAAAAGCGCACACTCTTCATATACATAATTAATGTTCTCAGTTGAACTACTAGACGATTCTGATTGACTACTACTTGACTCCGATTGAGAACTACTCGACTCCGATTGAGAACTACTTGATTCTGATTGAGATGAAGAACTCTCAGAATAGTTTTCTGAAGAACTTGACGATTCAGATTGGCTACTGCTTGATTCACTCTGAGATGAAGACGATTCAGATTGAGACGATTCACTCTGAGATGAGGATGATTCAGATTTGGAACTACTTGATTCTGATTGAGATGATTCACTCTGAGATGACTCTGATTTACTGCTACTTGATTCACTTTCAGATTGAGAACTCTCGGACAAAGATGAACTTGACTCGCTTTGAGAACTTTCACTCTGAGAGCTACTGGACTCGCTTTGAGATGAGCTTGATTCAGACTGAGAACTTTCAGATTGAGAACTAGAGCTTTCTGATTGGCTACTGGAACTTTCAGATTGAGATGAACTCGATTCAGATTGAGATGATTCACTTTGGCTACTTTCGCTTTGTGAACTGCTTGATTCTGATTGACTACTTGAACTCTCTGATTGAGATGACTCACTCTGAGAACTAATACTCTCGGTAAATAAATCACAAAGTGCGTACTCAAAATTAACATTCTCAGTTGAACTACTTGAACTTTCACTTTTTGAACTAGAGCTTTCGGAGACTGAGCTTTCGGAGACTGAGCTTTCAGAATAATTCTCAGAACTTGTACTTGACGATTCTGAATAATTTTCACTTGAAGTCGATGAACTTTCAGAACTCGCAGAATAAACTTCGCTTGAAGTCGATGAACTTGAATCCTTGGAAGAACTTGAACTTGAATCCTTGGAAGAACTTGAAGAACTTACAGGACAAACTCCAGGTTCTAGTGTTGGAGCAGGAGGAGTCCCAGAAATTACAAACCATTCCAATGAACTCGGTGACACCCATGGTTCTGTTGAGGCCGTATTATATGCAGAAGTACCTCCTAGAACATCAGACATTACCCATTTACTTGAATCTGAGAAATATAAGAACCTAGATCCGTTGTAATAATATGTTGTATCATTATGTACTCCAGCTATCTGGTAATTTCCATTAAATGATATGTCTCCAGCAAGCTCAACACAAATAGTTCCTGGCAGATTCCCACTAGAAATTGAAGAACTTGAAGAAAACTGCTCTGAACTACTTGAACTTCCTGATGACTCAGAACTATTTGAATATTGTTCTGATGAACTACTTGATTCAGATTTGGAACTAGACGATTCTGATTGAGATGAGGAACTTTCTGACTGGGATGATTCTGACTGTGAAGACTCGCTCTGAGAACTGCTGGATTCACTTTGGCTACTAGAACTTTCACTCTGGGAACTGCTAGATTCTGATTGGCTACTGTCAGACTGGGAGCTTTCGCTTTGAGAACTTTCAGATTGCGAACTAGAAGATTCACTGTCACTCTGGGACGAATCGCTCTTTGAACTACTAGATTCGCTTTGAGATGATTCGCTTTGAGATGATTCGCTTTGAGATGATTCAGATTGGGAACTCTCACTTTGACTAGATGATGATTCAGATTTACTACTGCTTGATTCAGACTGGGAACTTTCTGACTGACTGCTACTCGATTCACTCTGAGAGGAGGAACTTTCTGACTGAGAACTCTCGGATTGAGACGACTGAGAAGATTCTGATTGAGAGCTTGAGCTTTCTGACTGGGAGCTATCACTTTGGCTACTGCTACTCTCTGACTGAGAAGATTCAGATTGTGAACTACTTGATTCAGATTGTGAACTACTTGATTCAGATTGTGAACTGCTACTCTCTGACTGAGATGATGAGCTTTCTGATTGAGAACTTTCAGATTTACTACTGCTCGATTCACTTTGGGAAGACTCAGATTTGGATGATTCAGATTGGGATGATGAACTCTCTGATTTTGAACTACTGGATTCGGATTGAGACGATTCACTCTTACTACTACTGGACTCGCTTTGAGAGCTTTCGGATTGAGACGAAGAACTTTCAGACTGCGATGATGAACTCTCGGATTGAGATGACTCAGATTGGGAACTCTCAGATTGTGAGCTAGAAGACTCGCTATCACTCTGGGACGACTCAGATTGGGAACTGCTAGACTCAGACTTACTACTCTCAGATTGAGACGATTCTGACTGTGAACTTTCACTTTGAGAACTACTTGATTCACTTTGAGAGGATGAACTCTCGGACTGACTACTCTCACTCTTTGAACTACTTGACTCTGATTGGGACGACTCACTCTTTGAACTACTTGACTCTGATTGGGACGACTCACTCTGAGACGATTCCGACTGTGAACTTTCACTTTGAGAACTGCTTGATTCTGATTGAGAACTTTCGGACTGACTACTTTCACTCTTTGAACTACTTGATTCACTCTGAGATGATTCACTCTGAGATGATTCACTCTGAGATGATTCACTCTGAGAGCTACTTGATTCCGATTGAGAACTCTCACTTTGAGAACTTTCAGAATGCGCCAAACTTGAAGTTGATGAACTTGAATCCTTGGAAGAACTTGAACTTGAATCCTTGGAAGAACTCGAAGAGCTTACAGGACAAATTCCGTTCTCTGTTACTGGGGCTGGAGGAGTTCCATTATCAACAAACCAAGACAAATACCCAGGACCAATCCAAGGGGGAACTAAGTTTGTACTATACGCAGATACCCCTCCAAGAGTCGTTGACAATGTCCATCTACTAAGATTCGAATAAAATAGAAATCTTGATCCACTGGAATAATAAACTGTCTCATTGTAAATGCCAACAGCACTGTAAGTAGCATTATAAGAAGTATCTCCAGCATGTTCCACACAAACATCATCTATCAAACCGCCACTAGAAATTGAAGAACTTGAAGAAAACTGCTCTGAACTACTTGATTCAGATTGAGATGAGGAGCTTTCACTATATAGTTGAGATGAGGAGCTACTTTCACTTGACTCACTTGAGATACTTCTGGAACTATCGGAATAATTCTCTGATGAACTTGACTCGCTTGAGATACTACTTGAACTCTCAGATGATCCAGAGCTAACACTATATTGTTCTGAACTACTTGAGCTACTTTCACTAGAGCTACTATCACATAAAGTTGGGAGACGAACAATAGTTATTGAAGGCCAAACGCCTGTTGTAGTTTGAGCATCAATAAATGTTTGAACCTGTGGTATTGTTGGGTCAGGAGTTATGATATCTGTGAACACCCAAGCATATTCACAACGAACATCATTAATTGATCTGTCAACATTGCCATCAAAATCAGCATCAGGTATCTCAGGAAGTCTAGCAACAGTTATCGATGGCCAAACGCCTGTTGCTGTTTGAGCATCAACAAAATCTTGAACCTGAGCTATACTTGGGTTAGGAGTAAATTGATCTACAAAAACCCAAGCATAATAAATACGAACATCATTTATAGTGATGTCTTTGTCATTGTCGAAATCTGCACAACCCATTTTATTTTCCTTTAACTACTCGAACTTGATGAAAACAAGTTCGAACTTGATGACGACACATTATTGAATGACTCTGAGCTAGAACTCTTAACCATCGCGTTTGTGCAATCAAACTCAATATCTTCAAAACTTTCAATCTGGAAGAAATTAATAATCGTATAAGTATGATATCCTGGGACCGTCCCTCCCAAATAAGAACCTGTAAAATTCGTTGGACCACCTTGATTAACAAGTGTCATTCTTGCTGTGATACTAGGATTCTCTACAGGGTCTATCCTATTAATTGGTATATGCACTGCCGCTACCGTCTTGACAGGACTTATATCATAATTATAATTGTATGTGAAACTATCTCCCCCATTAAATGACACGCTATCAGAAGCTATCTCCTCAGTTTCAGATCCTGGCTCCAAATAAGTAAGAAGAACGGATAGTTGTTTCAAACATTGTGCGTCAAGTGAACTCGATGAACTATCATCAGAATATCCCTCGGACGAACTCTCTGAATAACTCGATGAACTCTCTGAATATTGCTCAGATGAAGAACTAGAGCTACTTGAATCACTTGAATTGCTCTGAGACGATTCAGATTGAGAACTCTCTGATTGTGATGACTCAGATTGAGAACTGCTGGACTCACTTTGGGAACTTTCAGATTGAGAACTATCACTCTGAGAACTGCTGGATTCAGATTGAGAACTCTCAGATTGAGAACTGGAAGACTCAGACTTAGAGGAAGAAGACTCACTCTCGGAACTTGAACTTTCTGAATATTGTTCAGAACTTGAACTTGACTCAGAACTAACGGAACTAACAGAATATCCTCCAGATGACGATGAACTAGATGAGTCAATACTTGAGCTACTTGAGCTACTTGAACTACTGCTGTAATTAGCATTCGCACATTCTTCACAATTGTTATAAATACTGTCAATGTTATGAGTAATTGGCTTGTCTACCAAACCAACTCTTTGGTAACAGACTCCATTTACGCTGATAAATTCTGCTTCGGTATATGGAACAACTATATTTCCGTTCCATTCATCGATATCGAGTGCCGTAACAACGTCTTCTATTGGACATCCAAGACCATACAATCCACTAGATGGTCCTGCAAAATTCAATCCTACAATCTTTAATTCTCCACCGACTTCAATCAATACAGTAGAACCTGAATCTCCTCCCTGCCCCATTCTTGTATCAGCACTATATAATATTTGGTCAGTAAAATATGCCTGTAAATTGGTTCCAGACCCATCTCCATAATTGACTGTTGCCGCAGTAAACTTCTGGGTCAATGTTGCAAAAGGAGGTGGAGTAATTCCTGTTGTTCTGCCACTCTTGTAAACTTGGTCCCCAATATTGTATTCAGATTTATTGGAAAATGCGAAAGGACCATGTCCAACTTCAAGGATATTAGTAGCCGCATCGTCAACATCAACTGAGAAAATCGCACAGTCTACTGAATTACTAGCAACTCCGCTTCCTCCGAACTTCATAGCTACGGCTCTTTTCACCTGACCCGCTCTATCAGTAGGAGAGACACCTCCATCATTTGGAGATGGCTGTAACATCCACAAACCAGTTGTATCGGTACTACCCTCTTCTCCAAGGAAGGCTTCCTCATAAACATGAGGGTCACTGTGGTTACTTGATATGTTCGAAAAGCTAAACTCTCCTCCACTGTAAATGACTGTAACACTATGAGTATGAGGATTCGTAGTATCTGGATCGCCACCTGACAACAACGATCCTCCAGATGAAACAACAACACTAGAAGATATCCCATCTATCAAATTCCCAGCCTGTTGCCCAGTTATTGTAACTAAATGATAATGGCTATATCCCCAAGATTCCCCTGTACTGAAATCAAGGAAAAAATAAGTTGTTGAATAAGGAGTTCTATAATCAGGATCATATTTCAGGCCAGCACAGTGATTATTAGTAAGTGCGACCAATGAATCGTCTGTAGTATCTTTTACAATAGCTCCAAGAGTACATGCTGTTCCACTTTCCTCTATGGCACTAATTCCTCCTTGAAGTGGTCTGTACTTTTCATCATGAGGAGGACATCCGCCACCAGCACCATCTTTACAACTTCCATGAGCGAACAGTTTCTCAACTACAATAATATCTGTTTTGGTGTTAGTTGACAAACGCTCTGGAATAAGATCATTTTCGTCTAGCTCAGAAATATCAACTTTTCTCTCTACACCGACAACTACGCATGGTTCTCCAGTATCTACACCATCAACAATCTTAGTTCCTGCCATGGCCATAACAACATTAGCTTTTGGCGCTATTTCAGCAACATACAATTCATTGGCATCTCTTTCTTCCTGACTATCATATTCAGGAGATCTTGGGACGGCTCTTGCCGTAGCTTGACTGAAACTCCTTGGATTAGAGCACATTGTAAATTCAATATTACCATAGCTTGAAGAACTTGAAGAACTTGAAGAGTCTATCGATGAACTAGAACTGGAAGATTCTGAACTTTCAGATTGTGAACTTTCGGAATAACCTTCAGAAGAAGAACTAGAAGATTCTGAACTCAAACTCTGAGATGATTCAGAATATTGTTCAGAAGAAGAACTAGACTTACTTGAATCAGATTGTGAACTGTCAGAATAATTTTCGGAACTTGAGCTAGATTCGCTTGAAACGCTTTGTGAACTGTTAGATTGTGAACTGTCAGAGTAGCCTTGGCTAGACTTACTTGAATCAGACAATGAACTGTCAGATTGTGAACTGTCAGAATACTCTTCAGACGAACTTGACGAACTTGGAGAACTATCCGAACTGACAGAACTTACAGAGTACTCTTCAGAAGAAGAACTTGAACTACTGTGACTAGAACTACTTTCACACAGAGTTGGAAGACGAACAATAGTTATTGAAGGCCAAACACCTGTTGCTGTCTGAGCATCAATAAACGCCTGAACTTGCGGTATTGTTGGATCAGGAAATGTAAGGTCTGTGAACACCCATGCAAAATAACAACGGACATCATTGATTGTCCTACTTCCATTACCATCAAAATCAGCATCAGGGATTTCAGGAAGTATATCTGCGGTTATTGATGGCCAAACACCTGAAGCTGTTTGAGCGTCAATGAAATCTTGAACTTGGGATAATGTTGGATTTGGAAAATATCTATCCATGAAAACCCAAGCATAATAAACGCGAACGTCATTTATATTCAAGTCAAAATTATGTTCGAAATCTGCACAACCCATTTTGTATTTTCCCTTTAGTTACTTGAAGTCGATGATGAAGACTCATTATTAAACGATTCTGAGCTAGAACTCTTTACCATAGCATTTGTGCAATAGAACCTAACTGAATTGAATTCCTCTATAAAATCAAAATTAACAAGCGAATACCTAGCATCATCCCCCGATGATAAGAAATCAAGATATGAAGCAACATATGTTGTTTCAAACGTACTGTTCCTTCTAGTCATTCTAGTTGTTATTCCTAAATTCTGAGATGTATCTAACCTGTTCTTATTAATAACAAATGATACAACTGTTTGTGTTGATGGGATGACTGCGGAATCAAAATTATAAGTAAAATAGCCATTCCCATTATAATCTACACTATTAGATGTGAATGTATCTGAACCACCCTCAATATATTCTACTTCAATAGTTAATGGCTTGAGACATTCTGTGTCATCCAAAGAACTTGAACTACTTGATGACTCACTGTAGTTCTCTGAGCTAGTTGAAGAACTAGACTCTGAATCTAAAATAACAGCAGAACTGGACGAACTATTAGACTGGGAACTTTCGCTTGCAGAAGATTCGCTTTGAGAAGAACTTGATTCGGACTTAGACGAACTTGACTCAGATTCCGAACTACTTGACTCAGATTCCGAACTACTAGATTCACTCTCTGAACTACTTGACTCTGAACTCTCCGACTGAGAGCTTGAACTTTGCGAACTTTCAGACTGTGATGATTCAGACTTGGAACTTTCAGACTGTGATGATTCAGACTGTGATGACTCTGACTGTGAACTTTCAGATTGACTACTTGAACTCTCTGATTGTGAACTTTCGCTTTGAGAACTCTCACTTGCAGAACTTTCAGACTCAGAACTTTCAGACTCACTTGCAGAACTTTCAGACTCAGAACTTGAGGATTCAGAATAGTCTTCAGAAGAGGATGAAGATTCGCTTTCTGAACTACTTGATTCTGAGGCCGAAGATTCGCTTTCTGAACTACTTGATTCGCTATTGCCCTCAGATGATGTACTTGAACTTGAGTCTAAAGAGGAGCTTGAACTTGATGTAGTTGAAGAACTTGATGAAGATACGTTATTAAAACTCTCTGAAGAACTAGACTCATCTGATATCAACTCTTCACTCGAACTTGAAGAACTTGAATCATAAACAACAATATAACCAGTTTCTTGTTCCCCAGAAGTAGGATCTCTTAACGGAATCCATTCGTTGTCAAATAAATTCGTTGTTACAGTTCTATATTTGGGTACATACCTTTTGATTGGTGGGTTGGGCTTTGTGATGAAAGGATCAGCATCTCCAACCTGAATTCTCACGATTTCTATGATATACCAAGCAGGAGAAAAACAATATCCACCATACTCATAATGGAATATCAAAATGTAAACTTTAGGAGTAACTTCGCCCGTAACGATGTCTGTGTCTTTCTTGATGTAGAACGGCTGGCCATCATGAGTTCCTCTTAACTCATAAATACCATTAGCGTTTTCATCGCCAAAATCAATAGCGATTAGCTGGGGGAAAGACATGTTATTATCTCCAAAATCATATGCAACAATTATTTAACAGATTAATTTTTAGAATGTTTTTTACAATCCTCTGACTATAATTGATATTCACGTTCTTAATAAATTCGCGTTTTGTCAACAAGAAACCTTTTCCAAAAGCAAAAAACTACTAAATTACTCCTCATTAAAGAAGTCTGACTTAATAACTTTCATAATCCCTGTGTAACGAGACATGTTTTCGCGATAATTATATGTTGATCGATTACTTAAAATTGCCCAGTTCTGAACCGTATCTATACTCCACTTATTTAAACAAGGAATAATAGGACCAGTGGCAATCGCAATAACATACTTGACTTTCGTGGAGATATTACCAATTTGCATTAAATTTAAACCGTAATCCAAAGTACATGGGGCGGCACCACTATCAAGATGTCTTGTTACTATGATCTTATAACGATCTTTTAGTCTATCTACAAAAGTATCAAAAGTACTGGCTGGTTTCTTGTATTGACCACTACATGCCCTTGAGTTGACCAACAATATGTCGAAATCTTCTGGGATATCTTTATGCGCTCTTTCTAAAATCGATGGGTTGTTCATCAATATATCATCAACCTTAGTAAAAGGACAGTGAACTCCAATTTCCTTTGACAACAATTGAAAATAGTCAAGGTAAATTTCATTCAAACAAAAAGCACCCTTATATCTCTTTCGTTTGAATGGTATACTCGCATACCAGGTGTTAACAGTTTTGTTCCCTGTTGATTTTTCATACCGTCTTCTTGCTTGCATTGTCCCCAGTTTAATGCGATCTTCCAAACCAACAATATGTGACTGAAGTTCTTTCTTGTACTTTTTCATTACATAGAAAATACAATTTACATCATCATTCTGAATGCAAAGGTTTCTCATGTAATGAATCTGATAGACACAATCTCCTAAATGACGACCATTATGGAAATAAATCTCTCTCATTTTTAGTAAGGCTCTTCAGGTGGAGCAGGAAAATCGTCTGTGTCTAATTCTTCAATTGATGGGTTAAATGCATTAAGAAATGCTTGTCTTTGCTCCAATGGAACATTTAAAAAATCCATACGTTCATCTGGAATCTTTAAAACAGCCCAACGGCCATCAATCATTTCTTTTGGGGCATCAGCCCATTTAGTTGTTGCCTGCGATTCTGGAGCAGGCTTTCCATTCTTATTTCCTATTACTGGGAATTGTGGAGAATTATTCAAAGCGTTTAAAGCCGCAATTGCAACATTCTCATCATCCCATACATAATAAAGCATTCCCATTTTTTCTCTCCTTTAGAGTTTTGTTATTAATTCAAAAATCAGGAAGGGAATACCTACAAAAAAGCCCCCAAAAAATGGGGGCTTGAATTGCTATATGGGATATATTTTTAATTGGAAATATTACCCACATAGCAATATTGGTGGAGCCGACAGGATTCGAACCTGCGCGGAGCTTGCGCTCTCTTGATTAAAAGTCAAGTACCTTCAGCCACTCGGTTACGACTCCAATTAAATTATTCCATAACTTCTCGCCCATTTACGAATTGTATTACATGTTACCCCATATTTTTTACCAATAGCAACCCAAGTCATCTTATCTATCATGTCTTTTAGCTCTTCTTTAGATGGGCGATTCTGAACCTTACGACGACTTGGCAACTTACCATTACATGAAGTACATCTGGTGCTTCTATGCTCAATTGCTTTGTTGCAATCTACACATCTATTTGTTTTTTCTTCCTCTAGCTTTTTAACATATTCCTCTATGGTTGTTTCAATTTTACAGTTTGCACATTTGTCCTTAATGACATTTTTGATCTGGGCAACAACCATTTTTCTATGCTTTTTGTCAAGCTTATTGTATTTAGACCACCTGATTCTATATACGAACCATCCATTGTCTTCCAAATATTTATTTCTACGCTTATCACTTTTTATTATTTTTTCATCGCAATAATGTTGCTCTCCATCGATTTCTATGTCTATTTTTCTTATTGGATCAGAGAAATCGAGTTGATATGTGCCAACTCTGTGATGGTATATTAACTCTATATTCTCATTTCTAAATAACTTCTCAAAATATTTTTCTGGGTACGACATTCCTTTGCTATGATGGTTAAGTAAATACGGGACTTTATCTGGATTTTCTTTAAGAAACTTTCTTCTTGCCTTACTAATCTTTTCTTTTGTTTTCTCTGACAGTTTTCTGGGTTTTAGTTTACAACTTAATTTCATGGCACTCGATCTTTCTCTTGATACAAAATCTCCTCGTTTTCTGGCAGACGTAATTGCCGCCATACTAACTCCAAATTCCTCAATAACTTCTCTCCATGTATGTCCTTCGTCATAAAACTTCTGAATTTCAATCCAATTGTATCTAGGCATAACAACACTCCTTTTTAGTTGTATTGTTATGTATTTCTAGATAAGTATAGCAACATCCTTTGAGAAATTGGACTTTTATGGTTCAAATTTGGTGGGCTGGGTGGGACTTGAACCCACGACCAACGGAGTAAGAATCCGCGACTCTATCCAACTGAGTTACCAACCCATTTTTGGTGGACCTGGAGAATTTTGAAATCTCGACCAACGGATTAAAAGTCCGCGACTCTGCCTCTGAGTTACAGGTCCAAAGTGAGAGAGCATATCTACTTCGAAGACTTAACAATATGCTTTTAAACTCTCTTGGAGCCGCCTGACGGAATTGAACCGACATCCTCTGAGTACAAAACAGAGATAATAATCCTTTATACTAAGGCGGCGTCATAAGCCCTTGCCCAGCAACGATCTGGGACTAATCCCTTACGAGGGGATAGTTCTGCCAATTAAACTACAAGGGCATCTTACTTAAATTTTCAAAGATCATTCTGGAGCATCCAATCGGACTCGAACCGATAACCCCCTCCTTACCATGGAGGAATTCTACCATTGAACTATGGATGCATAGGCACAAAAAAACCCGAAGTCTTTATCGGACTTCGGGTTGGTCAGTATCTTTACGTTCAGGTCAAGACAACAAACCTCCCGAAGCCACGCGTTTCTTCGTGGTTTTGGTTGTTTTAGTTGTCTTGGTTGTAGCGTACATTTTTAAAATTCCTTATCTTCATTTAATTGAAGTTTATGAGCATTGTTCATTAAACTCGCTCAAGTTACCCCTATTATAAGCTATGTTTGGAGCTTTTCAAGCGCAACTGAGATTTTTTTTGAAATTATGGACAAGTCTCGTTTCCAACAGTAGGAACGTATGATGGCGCACCTTTCCATCCTGCCCAAGTATCAGTTCCAACACCATTAGCTTGGAGTGCATCCCACTTAATGGTCAAATTACCATATGACCCCAAACTAGAAGCATCAAATGTAACGAATGTAAAACTGCTATTGGGAATAACTGTGGTTGAAGTTAGTGTACCTACATAAACTCCAGCAGAAATCCTGTTGTTATATTGAGAGTTTGTTCCCAAATTGATCCATACATGATGGTAAATATTGCTTCTTAAATAACAAGCAACTTTTTGAAATGTGGAATAAGATCCGCCAATTCTTAATTGCATTGATCCATTATAAGTGTTATTCCAAGATTCTGCTGGACTATTGCTATACGTACCTGGACATATTATTTTTGATTCTCCATTGTACCATGAGACGAATCCTGTCCCATCATGCAACCAGTTAATGCTGTTTGCCGTTCCAGTCCAACAAAGAGTAACTTTCATTCTAGGATCTGAATTCCCCCCACACATAATTTTGGGCAATGGAGGTCCATCACTTTCTGAAGAACTTGAGGAACTATCTGGAGGTAAACCAGAACTGGAAGATTCAGAGTATGAACTCTCAGAGTATGAACTGGAAGATTCAGAGTATGAAGATTCAGAATATGAACTGGATGATTCAGAATATGAACTTTCGGAGTATGAACTGCTAGACTCTGAAGAATTGCACCCTCCTTCACATACTTCTATTACTTCTCCCTCTGTGTAATTTAGATATGCTCCTGGAGTTGCTAAGACAATTGCATCCTCACTACCCCAATTTGTATAAGTCCCTTCATCAAATCCATTAATACAGACAGTTCCCTCTGAGATATTGCCAAAAAGAGTTGGTGGAGAAAACCAAAGGGTATTTTTAACTTCTGATATCCCACCAATTGTTACGTTAACACATTCAATAGAGCTTGAAGAAGATGGTGCGGCCAAAGATTCTGAAGAAGATGATCCTCCACCAAAAGACTCTGAAGATTCAGACAAAAGGCTCTCGGAGGAAGAGCTTGCGAGTTCACAAGCCAAACAGGAATCAAAAGTACCCTCAATCTCAAATGGGAAAGCATTTCTTGGTTTTGTTGTTTCACCAGAGAATTTGTAACATTGACCATCTATCTTTATAGATGATCCTTGATAATCATCAAATACTTTGCTTGACATAATTGGGATTCCAGCACATTTTGTTTCGAAATATTTTTCTTTGTGCTATACCCAAATACCTGCAATTATTTTTTGGATCGTTCCCTATTTAACGACTCTCTAAGGGAATAAGTGTCGAAGGCCATGACCGAAATCATTTCAAGCATTACTTGATCCAAAGGCTTATAGCCACCTTTATACAATTTTAGTAAACTCTCTACGTGATAATTATGTTTGGCGATTCTCTCCAATTCCCCTAACAGCTTCCTCTTCCTCATTTGTACCAGCCATTAGTTTAATCCTTTTCTTTGTTTTCTCGATAACGTCAGCAAACTTTGAACCCCCAAAAGGGCAATAGTGACATTCCATGTCTTTATTCCTCATTTCCCTCATCATAACCTTTGCTCCACGCAAATTTAATGAGTGAACAATGATAGATAATTTCTTATTTGGAGTCTCATGAAGTCGTCTTGCAACAGTAGCCCCAGTATTAAATTCATCACTATCTACATACTGTCTTCCCTCAAGATCATGATCTAGGAAAATATAGTCATACTTATTGGTATTTAGCCACTCCATTGCAAGGTCAACTTGGTCAGTAATGTCTAACTGACATGGTAAATGCTCTCTAAAAATTGCGATTCTTCTTGGGTCATCTTCCAGGATAAAAACTCTCATTGTATCTCCTTTATGAATTCTTCATCTTCCATTAATTCATCCATTGCTTTTTCGACCTTATCTGCCGTTTTCTCCAACAGAAACTCTCTAAGCAAAGGTATGGCCATTATAAAATATAAAACGCCATACTTTCCAAATTGCCATTTATGATGCAATTCATGGGCGACAACACTCACGAGCATCTCTGGAGCATCTTTCCCATAATGAATTAGGTTTATCTCTGATGGTTTCTTCCAATCAAAACTGCCTAATATACCATTATTAGCATCATATTTCTCATTCCAATATATCTTCACACCTGAAGGGTCAGCAATTGGGTAAGGCAACCTGTCTTTGGCCTTAGAAATAATTTTTACGAAATATTCTTGTTCCTTTTGAGTTAGTTCTTGTTTCATTCCCCGAACCCCCTATAAATTCTCTAATACTATTATAACTTCAAAAATACATATTCCAAGAGCCACAACAAAAAAGACCATAGATACCTATGGTCTTTAAATTAGTGTTTTATTGATAGAGTTTAGAGTTTAGAGTTTAGAGTTTAGAATCTCTAAGGGCTGTAAGGGCATCAATCCTACCTTGCATTAAAGTGATTCTGTCATTTAACTGTTCAACCGTCAATTGACTTAATTGAGCCTGTCTAATAATTGGTCTGATGACTTGAGCAGTATATTTGGCGATCAAATCTCTTCTTACTCTACCAGGCTTTTCATCAGGATAATCGTTTGTAACGATGTCCTGTAAAGTTCTTCCGCCTTCAAGTTTAGTTTTTACATCTTCAAGTTGAGTATCATTTAACATTTTTAATCCTCTAATTTTGAATTTTGATTAATATTTTTGTTTCTAATTATACAAAGAAAATCCTTTATGAATTTTATGGTGGACTACTCTTATATGGATGTCCAGTTGGTAAACTTCCTTCTTGGCCCCACTTCCAAGCGAGATATCCCTCAACCTCTTGACGCTCTGTGTTTGTTAGTGCCTTTCTATAAACAAGAACCTCTGCATAATCTGCTTGCATGAAGTTACTATATCCCTCATTCAGTGCGCCCAAGGTAAGTGTAGAGCTATAGTTCGGAATAGATGTGCTAGTTTCTGTACTTGTTTTACTTAAGCTACCGTCCACATACAATTTTGATCTTTGAGAAGCGATCAAAGATCCGTCAAATACTGTTTCCATCATATAAACCGTTCCACTACTGAAAGTTTGAGGATCGGAATCCCACCTATCCCCAATACCGTTAATATCGATATATACATAACTATCATTCCAATAGAACATGCCATAAGCGTATTCCCCGAATTCGCCAAAACCAGTGCGCTTAGCGATAATGCCATCTGGATCTCCACTTAAAGTTGGTTTTAGCATTACCAATATTGTTAATCCTGAAGTTCCGTCTAAAGTGTCATCGTCTGGAACAACCAATATGTCTGAAACTCCATCAAATCTAACGACATATTTTCCATCTAAGGCATTTGAGACATATGTGGGTTGATCAGTACCCGTACCTTGAGCCGCATGGTTTTCATTCCCTGATTTATCGTCCCATTGACTAACGAATCCTCCTGATTCAGTAATCGTATCAGAGTCGTCTGCATCAAGCCACAGAACTAAATTTGATATATCGGACGGCATAAATCCATCTGAACTCGAAGAACTACTTGAAGATACGTTGTTGAAACTTTCAGAGCTTTCTGAAGAACTTGATTCTAGAGCACACTCTAGACAAGAATCAAAAGTTCCACCTACTTCAGATGGATCAGTATCAACTGGGGCCAAGGTTTCTCCTACAAAAAGATAACATTCTCCATTTATTTTAATTGAAAGCCCTTGGTAATCTTGTAAAATCTTATCTGCCATTATGGTGCCGCTCCTTTGTATGGATGTGTTAACGGTAAATTATCTTCTAGCCCCCATTTCCAAGCAAGATAGCCTTCTAATTTTTGTCTGGTGTCAGTTGTTATATCGTTCTCAATAACGATTATCTCGCAAATGTATCCATCCAAACGTTCGGTTGCTCTGTCAGCGACTCCCATTCCTTGAGAAGCGGTATTTGAAGTATTTCCTGCGGTTTGAAATGCTGTTGGCCCAGAAAGCGTTCCGTCATAAGTCGAATATACTTGTGCATTAGCCCAATCTGCAATAGAAACAAACATATGTGGGTCTGTATCGGTTGTTTGCCAAAAAATTTCTAAATAGGAATCACTATCTAATCTTCTACCAGCAGTACCCAGGTCTCCAGCTTCAACCTGATGCTTTAATCTTGTGGAACCACTATTCTGATAAACCTCAAATAGAATATTTGTCCCAGTAATAACATCCTTCTTGTGAACAGTTAAAATCATAGCAGAAGGAACGTTTTGTAGATAAGCACCCGACCCGATAGCAATACTGTCATCTCCATCAAAGTCTATTACATTTAAGCCATTTTGCGTTGTGGCACCAGTAGTTGGCTGTTCGGCACCAGTTCCTTGAGTTAAATGATAATCATTTCCTGATTTATCATCCCATTGACTAACACTCCCTCCAGAATCAGTAATGGTATCTGTATCAGCCGCATCATACCAACCTAGCAATGTCAATTCTGCTGGGGTGAAACCTCTACTTGATGAGCTACTTGATGAAGATACATTGTTAAAACTTTCAGAACTTTCTGAAGAGCTAGATTCTAAAGCACACTCTAAACAAGAATCGTAAGTTCCACCTATCTCTGAAGGGTCAGTGTCAACTGGAGCAGTCGTTTCCCCTACAAAAAGATAACATTCTCCATTTATCTTTATTGAAGGTCCCTGATATTGTTGTAAAATTTTATCTTCCATTATGGTGGCGCTCCTTTATATGGATGATCTGATGGTAAATTATCTTCTAGACTCCATTTCCAGGCCAAATAACCTTCGAGTTTTTGTCTTGTATCCAAAGTCTCGTCTTCAACAACTATTAACTCCCCAATAGCTCCATCAAAACGTTTATTTCCTCCCCCAACATCTCCATCCCCGATCTCAAATAACTGAGTTGTATCATTGGGAATAGAAGTTGGGTTCGTTTGAACAGACTCAGCTTGCTCAACCCCATTCACAAAACATCTAGCATCTCCATATGTCCCACCCTGAGGTCTTGTCATTACAGTTATGGTAGGGGTACTAAGAGTTACTGGTGTATATTTGTCATTACCATTATTATATCTCCAAGCCCATCCATCAGAACCAACAGACACCTTAATTGAATTTGTGACATTTCCACTAAAACCACACCAACGATCATCTGAAGTTACACTACTATCAACCACTATGACTACGGCAATCATAACATCAGGGTTAGCTCCAAGACCAAGTCTTGAATTTATAGATAATTCTTTTTGTGGGAAATCTAGAATATTTAACCCATTTATATTTCTTGTTCCTGTAATTGGTTGATCTGATCCGCTTCCTTGAGTTACATCATAATTATTCCCAGACTTGTCGTCCCATTGACTTACATTTCCACCTGAATCCGTTATGGTGTCAGAATCTGTTGCGTCCCACCAACCAACAGGACTGACATCTAATGGATTAAACCCTCTACTTGATGAAGAACTGCTAGAAGAAACATTATTAAAACTCTCCGAACTGTCTGAGGAACTAGAAGTACTTGATTCCAATGTACACTCAAGACAAGAGTCAAAAACCCCACCTATTTCAGATGGATCTGCATTAATTGCTTCAGTTGTCTCTTCAACAAATAAATAGCATTGTCCATCTATCTTAACTGAAGCCCCCTGATAATCTTGAAATATCTTAACTGACATTATGGAACCCACTTATTATTCAAATAATTAATCACAGTATCTTGCTCAGAACTTGTCAAATCTTCGTTATAGAAAATCAATTCGCAAAGAGCCATTTTTAAATACCTAACATTCCCTGAGATAGGATCACCACCTATACGGATGTTGTTATAAACTGATCCTGCAATTGTTGAACCTCTCTGAAACTTAGAAACTTGTATCTGATCAAAAGTAAAACTAGCTGATGCAACTCCATTAACTTCAAAATCACCATCTGTATAACAAAAATCATTGGCATCATTTGTTGGTCTCCAAGCCGCAACAGTTCCACTAGCTAGTCGAATGTTACCTCTATCGCCTGCATTTGAGACCAAACCACTACAACATCCAGTATTTGGCTGACCAGACTTTACAATGACTGCCGCAAAGACCCACTCCATATCTGTAACATTAATAGAATTCCTTTGCAGAAAATCATTTGAACCATCAAAAGTTAAAGTGTTAAGATTATTTTGAGTTTCCAATTCTGTTTGAGGCTGATTCGACCCAGTTCCCTGAGTTACATGGAAATTGTTTCCTGATTTATCATCCCATTGACTAACAAATCCACCTGAATCGGTTATAGTGTCCGTATCAGATGCGTCATACCACAAAGACAAGCCTGGGATATCATATGGGAAGAAGCCACTTGATGACGAACTGGAAGAAGAAGTATTTCCTATGCTTTCAGAACTGTCTGAAGAACTTGATTCTAGAGCACACTCTAAACACGAACTAAAAGTCCCACCTACCTCTGATGGATCGGTATCTACTGGAGCAGTTGTTTCTCCTACAAAAAGATAACACTCTCCGTTTATCTTAATTGAAGGACCTTGATATTCTTGTAAGATTTTATCATCCATTATATGCCCCACTTATCAGACAAATAATCTTCCACTTGTAATCTCTCACTAGTCGTTAAAGCTCTATTGTATATTATTATTTCTCCAATATCACCATTAAAAGTCTCCCCAATACGCAAACTATAATTAGATGGGTTGGCAAAATCATTTGTTGTTAAGTCGCTGAACTGGGAGGTTCCATTCATCCAAACATTCTGGCCAACACCATCTTCATTCCTCATGGTAAAATAATTCCAGTTATTACCTCCAGTCCAAGACCACTGACACCTTCCTCCAGCACTCCATTCTCCAAAATCGAAATACCCATCACCAGTACTCCACGTCAAGTGACATCCAATTCTATTTACTTCTCTTGGATTTGAAAAAATTGGATAGCTTGCTGTAGTTACGCTTCTTTTCTGAACGATGAACATTGTTATATCATCTTGAGGCCATGTATATGGATCTTTATCCATGTAATCTCCCCCATCCCATCTAATAATATTATTGCCATTTTGAACATTTGTTTGATAGGTTGGTTGTAACGAACCAGTCCCTTGAGTAACATCATTGTCATTACCTGATTTGTCATCCCATTGACTAACACTGCCAGAGGATTCTGTTATGGTATTAGAATCAGCCGCGTCAAGCCACAATTGAATGTCTGCAATATCATATGGGAAGAAACCACTCGAACTGGAAGAAGAACTTGAATCCAACGAACTTGATGAACTTTCTAGAGTACACTCCAAACAAGAATCATAGGTCCCTCCAATCTCAGATGGGTCAGCATTAATACTTTCAGTTGTTTCCTCAACAAATATATAACACTGCCCATCGATTTTAACAGAAAAGCCTTGATAATTTTGAAATATCTTAACTGACATCAGATTCCCCACTTATCCATTAAATAATTTTCAACAGTAATTCTTTCACCATCTGTTAAATCTCTATCATAAATAACAACTTCTCCACAATAGAACCTGGCATAAGCATTGTTCCCTCGATTAACTCCTAATCTAATTCTACTTGAAAAAAGACTAAAAGTATCATTTCTAGTTGAGCCTGTTTGACTACCGTTTAAAAAGGCTTTTTGTTGAGATCCTGTATTCCAAGCTGTAAAAAGATATCTAGTATTATTAACTGGACTTCCATATGTTATCTGCCTTTGAGTTGTGGTAGCATCATGATATCTATAGTCCATATTAGCTGACCCTGCAAAACTTAACTGTAATGCTCCAGCAAAATTAAATACATTATGACTACTATATATACCATCATTAGTGTCAAATGGAGAGAACGCAGTAACAGCCATAAAAATTGTAAATGCTCCTGATGGACTTGCAGATAAGTTTTCCATATCATCATCAACTCCATCAAAAAACATACAGCCAAGGCCATTAAAACCAGAAGAAAGATATTGAGGTTGTTTGGTTCCAGTCCCTTGAGTTAAATCCCACCCTCCAGTCCATTTGTCATCAATTTGGGAAATAGATCCTGCTGACTCTGTAATCGTATTAGAATCTGATGCATCATACCAAGCATAAAGGTTGTTGATGTCATATGGGTAGAAACCACTTGAGGAAGAGCTACTGGAAGAAACATTATTGAAACTCTCAGAACTTTCCGAAGAACTAGAAGTACTTGAAGAACTAGACTCTAATTCACATTGAAGACAAGAGTCGTAAATTCCACCAATCTCAGATGGGTCAGCATTAATTGCTTCGGTAGTTTCCTCAACGAATATATAACACTGCCCATCGATTTTAACAGAAGAGCCTTGGTAATCTTGAAATATCTTGACTGACATTAGTATAAAAAGTTTTGATTGTCTCGATATTTATTTCAAGATTTACCCTCTTAACCCCTTGCTGATTTTGGAATACTCATCATAGATCAGGTTCAATTTCCCTTTCATAATATCTTGGGGTCTGAACTTTTTCTTTATTCTTTCGTCCTTAACTCTACTCTCAATGAAATTATAGGTTCTAACCCTGGTCCCTCTGCCCATGTCTCCTATTTGCTCTCTACGTTTATTATTATGATCGTTATGGTCCTTTGCGCCTTGCATGGCGTTAATACGGCTAGTAACGACTGAGAGAGCTATTTGACGGTTTCTGTGCTGATTCTTGGTATTGGCGCAAGCAGATATGCCAGTAGGCTTATGAGTTATCTTGACATTAGAGGCAGTTCTATTCCTATGTTGACCACCAGGACCTCCACCACAGAAACATTCAATTTCGAAATCAGCCATATTTAACTGATATTCGTAACATTCTGTGTATGGAAGAACTGCAACAGCAATAGTAGAGGTATGTCGTCTACCTTTTGACTCTGTGGGGGGACACCTCTGAACGCGATGTATGCCGCTTTCTAAAGAGAACTTATTGGTGAGATTTTTGCCTGACAACAGGAATGAATATGAAGAAACAGAATGGCTAAAGACAATCCATGGAGATGTCTTCTGCCTTACAATACCCTTGGTACATTTTTACCATGTCTACTAAGAAAAGTTTGGAGTCTTCTCCACCTTCTCCAGCTTTGAGTTCGAGTACAATTTGTTCTTTCATAATAAACCTCCTGAGGTTACAACGATCATTATACCATTTATTATAGGAAAATCAAGTTATTCTGTTAGATCTGTTAATTTGAACTGAGGGCTGTTTACACTTGCTTGTAAAGGCTCGACTGGAGTTATATTATCTTCTAATTCTTCTTTTGTTGCACCAATTATTTGAAGAACCTCTCCATCAATATTGTCTACATCAAACTTTCTATAGCTAATTTTGGTCATTTCATCTCCATCAAAAACAGCGTATGGATAGACAATTTGTGGGTGATCCTCTCCATTTAGTCTCATATTCATTAATTGAGATTCCAAATCAGGATCATCTAAATGAATTCGAATAAATTCTTTATCTTCTTGAATTCCCCAAGGTGAATCATCAAGTTTAACTATAATAATATCTCCTTTCTCGTGAACCCCATGTAGACTAAATCCATTATTTACAAGTGCTATTAATGCCATATTATTTCTCCTATGTGTTTAATTCAAATGCTCCAATATCTGGAGGATCTTTTCTAGTTGTTCCAAGTATATCTGTCTCTACTCCAGAAATAGCTATCCCAGCCGCATAGATGTCAGCACTAGAATTTTTAACACTATGATCAGACCCAACTGTCGTCCATTGATCGGAGCTGGATTTACTTATTAAATTACCACTTCCCAACCAAGAATTCGCTGTGGTATCAGAAGAACAACAATAGTCAACATTTTCTGTAATAATTCCAAGTGTGTAAAAATCATCCCCACCATTATCCATACTAATGTTGTTCTGGCAATTCCAATCAACAGTGACATCATTTAAGGTGCGGATGTAAAAACCTCTTGTTCCATAGTTGTAAATAGAATTATTATATGTATTAAGAGTGTAGTTATATGTGCCATCATTCTCATAAAGTTGAAATGCTACTGCACCATCTCTTGTTTCACTTCCCGAACAATAGAATGAATTATTGATAATATTAAATACACCATCTACGTTATAGACATTAATAAATATACAAAATGCGCTATTAGCTCCCTGTAATTGGAATACGCAGTTCTTAACTGTCAAATGATTCGCATGACCTTCACCTTGAGCAAACAATGTGGTAGCAAATGTATTTGTCCCGATTACTCTCATTCCATCAATTTCTACATATGGGTCAACAATTGTAAATACACTACCACTTGAAGAACAATACGCCCCATTGAGGGCAGTTGTTCCATCATGTTTGTGGCCATCTGCTGGAGCTATTTTTAGATGATTATTCTCATCTTGATTAGTGCCTCCACTAATTACACATGTTCCTGCGTTAAACCCTGAATCAACTAAGCCGAGAACGACACCTCTGTCCGTAAAGTCTGTATTTCTAGCCGCTTCAAATGCGGCTAATGAAGAATAATCTCCATCGATGTTTTTTATTGTATAAACTTCTGGATCTCCAAATGATGAAGTAGAGCTAGATTCCGAATAAGCTTCAGATGATGATGAAGAACTGGATTCTAATTTACATTCCAAACAAGAGTCGTAAGTTCCACCTATAACACTTGGGTCTGTATTAAATGGTTGAGTCGTTTCTCCAATAAATTTATAACAAACATCATTTATTTTAATAGATGCTCCTTGATAATCATCAAATATTTTATTTGCCATAATTTACTCTTTTCTTTATGGATAATTGGTAGGCAATAAATTCCCATAAAAAGTTACTGTTGGAGCATAAGCAACTTCTACCAAATCACCTACTTCCACATCAAAAGGTACAGATTGAGTTTTTGATCGTACTCCTCCACCTCTATACTCTTCAACATTATTGATTTTAATGCTACAAGTGTAACCAAGGTTACCAGTATGCCAAACTCTCAAAACTCCATCTCTTGGGACAGAATCTATTAATGTTGAATATGTCCCACCAACTCCAGTTTTATAGAAATAATTCTCGCTAAGATAATATGCGACTGCATGTTCTATTGCAGTTAATGTAGTTCTACCTTGACTGTCTGCTGTTATATATGCAGAATAACCTGATATATTGTCATAGATCACAGAACTTAAACTAGCATCTTTAGGAGTTCCATCTGTTTTAGTTCCAACATACTCAAAAGCTTTTTGAGTTCCTTGGTCATTTATGACAATAGCAGAGCCAACATAAGAATAATAATGTTTACTCATAATTCACCTCATTGTTATGGATAATTAAATGGCAATATAACGCCATAAAAAGTTACTGTTGGAGCATAAGCAACTTCTACTGAAGCGCCTTCCGCAACATTAAAGCCTCTCGACAAAGTAAAAGATTTTGCATGTGATGATGCATATATTTGCGATCCGTTAACAACTACTCGCATTGTATATCCAGCGTTACCAGTATGCCAAATCCTCATAACTCCCTCTGCGGGAGCACTAGACCATAAAGTACTTAAACTGCCAGTAACACCACTGACAGAAGCGTAATTGGTAAACGCCAACAAATACTCTGCCCCATCATAGTCTGATTTCCCCTGTGGATCTGCATATGTAAATATAGACCCATTAGATGTTCCTGTCACTCCTGATGGGTATGCACTAGGCACTCCTGTTGTTTGACCAATACGTTCAAGGTATACAACCTCATCCCCAATATCATACGAGACTCCATCTCCTTGATCTGATGTAAAATAATAACTCATAACTTTACTCCTTAAAAAGATCCTTGTTGATATTCATAAACTGTTGGGGTTACATCAATAGATTTTTGGTTATATTCCCAAACATTTTGTGGGAAGCAAGCCTCTTCACAAACATCAACAACTTGGTCTTCTGAGAAATTCTGATAAGCAAGTGGAGCGTCAAGAGTGATGATGTCTTCTGCTCCATAGTTTCTGTAATGACCACTGTAAATCGCATCTATACAAACAGGTCCTTCGTTAATGACCCCTAAAAATGGGGGTGGTGAGAACTGCAATCCATTTATGTTTTCAAGTACATGTTGAATAGTACCATTAGTACACTCATAAGAACTTGAAGACGATTCATTACCAACAGATTCTGAAGATGAACTTTCTGCTCCAATAGATTCAGATGATTCTGACAATGAACTTTCAGATGAAGAACTATCTAAAGCACATTCCAAACATGAATCAAAAACTTCTTCGATTTCAATTGGATAAGAATTAATAGGTTTTACGGTTTCACCGATCCATTTATAACAAACACCATTAATCTTAATGGATGCTCCTTGATAATCGTCAAATATTTTATTCGCCATAATTTACTCCTTAAACTGCTCCACCATCATAAACTGCTCCCCATTCTGATCCAATTGCAGTTCTCCCTGCTTCAGCGGCACCTCCCGCAGTGTATTTACTGTTGCCGAACGTTGGGATTCCTGCGGCAGGTTTTAACGATTGACCTCCCCATGAAATCAGAAGTGCATCATAGTTAGCAGTAGACAGGGCATCGTAAGGAGTGCCACGAGCTATTTCTGCCATGAACTCATGTATTACTGTGACGTTAGAAACATCCCAGTTGCTGAGGTCTTGGTCAAAATTAGGTTGGAACCTAATGGCTTGTTGAATATCAGTAACGCTTGATGTATCCCACACCCCTATCGGCTGATTGAATACGCCTCTACTGGCTAAAGTTGCACCTAGCATATTTGCCAGTGTTGTCACGTTACCCATGTTTGTAAAGTTTTGGATCGCGCCATTGAATAAAGGACAAGTATTAAACATACCTGAGCAGTCAGTGACACTATTCATGTCCCAGTTCCAATTTGCGCTTGCGCCTGTCATTCCAGTACATCCTGCGAACATCCATGAACAATCCGAACACGCCGACAAATCAGGCACATCAGATGCGGTGATTTCAAGGCCACTACAACTCGAAAATGCGTTAGCCATCTGAGGCCACTGATACGTTCCCCACTGTCGAATTTCTTTGAGCTTTGATGCATATCCCCATCCTGAAATCCAACCAGAAGAAGAAGAGAAGTCAACAGACATTTCATACTCGGTATCTGCGTCAGGATAGATATGTTCGATTATAAATCCACCAGTAACCGTTTGTTGGTTTCCATCACCCCAATCAATATATGTTGTGTTAGGGTTACCTATGTAAATTTGAACTGTTTTATTCTCTCCTGAATCCCACAATGCTTTAAAAAGATCACCCTCAGGGTAAGAACTGCTTGACGAACTTGAAGTTGAACATGGATCATCACAAACCTCTACAACTTGTCCAACCGAATACTTACTTGCCGCACCTGGCTCAACTAAAGAAATACCAATCCAAAGACCAACATTTATCTCTCCAATATCATTTCCATTTACACAAACAAAACCTGAAAAAGTATTTAATGGAGAAGTTGATTCAAAGCCTAATACATTTCCTACAATGGTTAATATTGAAACAGTGGCACAACCTTCTGAACTTGATGAAGAAACATTTTCTTCACTTTCTGAAGAATTGGAACTAGAAGAACTGCTAACATTACCAATTGATTCAGAAGATGATGATTGAGTACTTTCTGATGAACTTGATTCAATAGCACATTCGAGACAATTATCAAAAACTTCTTCTATTTCGCTTGGGCTTGAATTAACAGAACTAGTTGTTTCACCGATCCATTTATAACAAACCCCACCTATTTTAATTGATGCTCCTTGATAATCGTCAAATATTTTTTCTCTACCCATAAAAAATCTCTCTAGATAATATTGATAAATAGTTCAATATATATATCTGAGAAACCTTTGGAAAAATAGAGAGTTTGGTATGGGGGGTGGGACTTGAACCCACAGAAATTCACTTGTTTATAAGACAAGCCGCTTAACCAAATTTGCGTACCCCCACACAGGTAAGAAGTTTTGGGGAGGTGGGGAGGCTCACTGGGGTAAGTGGCTTCTTATTATATTGCCGTCCATTGTGTCAGCCCGTTCTCCTTCTAACGGGTGTTTCCGATGACATGGCATCCCCTTTGGTGGGCAGTACAGGACTCGAACCTGTCACGACCTCGGTGTAAACGAGGCATTCTAGCCAAATGAATTAACTGCCCAGTAAAATCATATTCGAAATACTTCTTTCATATTATAACCTAAATTTCCTTTAGTTCAACAAACAAGCTGATTTATTTTTTGAAGGGTTTGAACCTTCTAGATGGTGTAAGCATCGTTAACCTGTTTTTTGCTGTAATCAGCCTTTATTTTTGGTGGACCTACACGGATTCGAACCGAGATTTCCTCCCTGCCAGAGAGGTGTGTTAGCCATTAGTCACTATAAGCCCTTTTTGTTTCATAACTCGTTGATAATTAACGACTTGGTGGAGACGGTCGGAATCGAACCGACCACATGCTGGTTGCAAACCAGTATCGCCAAAGCCTTGGTACATGCGCCCCCAAGTTTTAAACGCCTAATTCGTTATCCTCAAAAAACACAACATCCGAAATCGGTTCTAGTCTTTCGTATGTCTCATTCCATATTTCAATTTCTTCATCCGTCAATGCAACCTTGTCATTTTTACAGTTCCATCGATCTTTGTCTGGACACCAACAACTGCCTTCTGCATGTATCCATTGTGCCATGCATTTCTCAAACATTTTCTTGTAATCTACGTTGTCTTCCATCGTCTGTCTCCAGTATCTGGTCATTTATACGGACATCATGGCCACATAAATGGCCACATAAGTCTTGGTGGAGCATAAGAGACTCGAACTCTTGACATCCTGCTTGCAAAGCAGGTGCTCTAGCCATCTGAGCTAATGCCCCAAAATACGGGATACCTAAGCATTGCCCGTTTTTGAATGGATGTCGAAACATTGCCATTCTTTGGTGGAGAAGATTGGAGTCGAACCAATTAAAATTGTTTGCCGAAGAGAGCCTTATAACAAGCTCAGTTTGCCCTCCGCAGGGCATCTTCTCCAGTTGTTTTAGAACTCTGTTCGTTAAAACATCGTTCTTGGTAGTTGGGACAGGACTCGAACCTGCATCCTCCGATATGTAAAAACGGTGCTCCGCGCAATTAAGCTACCCAACCAACAATAATAAATTGTAAAAGATCACAAAAAAAGCCCTGTCATTTCTGACAGGGCTTAAACCGACTTCTGGAAACTACATCATCCAGAAAGAGCAGAAAAGCCCTGCCCGTCTGCGACTACCGCGACGGCTACTACTGCTATGGCTATTTCTACTCTCTTTTTCATAAAACATATCTCCAGTTACGTTGCCCCTATTATAAGGCATCTATTTGGCTTTTCAAGCTCGAATCGAAAATAAATTCGTCTTTATTGAAGAAAAATCAAAAAAAACTCTCTGTGCCTGTTGCAAGCAGATGAAGCGAACTCTTTTATGTTCTCCATATCTTCATTTGAAAGGTGCGAAGCACAATCAACAAAGACATATGTTGGCTCCAAACCCAGACCCCAACAGGACCGAGAAGATAAGAGAAAGTGGATATTGAAGCCATCTGCTTCAGTCATTTGAGGCCACTCAATGTGGTCAATACTATGGTCTCTTAATGTAGCATTGCACATGTTCCTATGAAATTCAAGTTGTCGTGCGTTATGCGAGAACACAGCAGAATCTACTCTATTTCTAGCAATAAACTCCATAAGTGCAGTTGAATGACCACTTCTTCTTGTTGCCCTAGCATGTACTGTACACCATGAATCAATCCAATTGGGATAAGAACTACCACTATCCCAAAATCGCGCTTGGTTTTGACATGTTCTTGAAATGGAAACAAGGGTCTCCAAAGCCCCCAATACCGTATCCTCACAATTTGAGACGATATTAACGGCTCTGGTTTGCATAGAGTCTAGCTTTACGACTCCGCAATTAGACATTATTCTTCTGCTTCTTCTGGACCTTGTTCGTCGCCATCAGCTTCATCAGGATCATCCACCTCAGGCTCAATAATGCGCATCTGAGGCATTACGGTAGAATTCATCTTTCTTCTGTTCTGAGCTTCTCTTCTTTCATCATTGATGACTTCAAAATAGTATTGAAGAGTGCCCATCAAATAACGGTATGAACCAGTCCACTCATGGAACTCATTGTAATTACCTTCATCAGAAACGTTATTCCCCATAATGAAGAACTCTCTTACGTTTTTGATTTCGACTTCCGAAGATCTCTGTTTTTCCTGTTCAGTTTCTGGGATCAGTTTGATAATCATGCTTTTCTCCTGTGATTATATGTTGAGTTTTTCCTTAAGAATTTTCCTAAATGTCTTGGCCGCACCTTCTGGGGTAGCATTTTCCAAGTACCATTGATAGCCGTTTTCGGCAATTTCCTTGATATTATACCGATTTTCTAAGTCTTTGAGATCAGTATCCTCATCAATATAGATATAATGTTTACCTTCAACCAGTGGATTATAGTAATAGGGCTTGTAATTAAGCAGTAAAGGCTTCTTCATCATCATGTAATCGATTTCTCTCCGATTCTTCTTGTCAGTAACGACAGTTGACCTTCCACCAAGAACGATACCATATTTACTTCTAGCCATATAATCTCGATATTCATCATCATTCAGTGGTCTTCCGGTTTTCTTCAAACCTTGATCGCTTCTGATGACCTCAATTCCTTGTTTTTCTAACTCTGGAAGAAGCTTATGTCTGGCTTTCCAGTTCTTGCCACAGAAGAAACCAAGTCTATCAATTTCAACTTCTTGTTGAAGTTCTTCTTCTCTGCCAACAAACTTGGTGAACAAACGACTTGGAAAAAATGTCCAAGGACAGAACTTATCTCTGAACACTTGAAGTTCCTCAAGAGATTTTGGGATCATCTTCTTTCTATTCATATATCTATGAACTCGTTTAGTAGAAACATGACAATCTTGGACTTTGATAATCAAATCAAAATCATAATTGTAAACTCCCAGAGAATAACATGGACTTGGATATTCCCACAAATCAAGATAGATCTTCTTACCTGCACACTGCAATATAGTAGCTCGATACCATCTTGTTACTTTTAATGCTTCCTCATGATAAAACATGTCGTAAAGATCACTGTTTTTGAGAGCATTCAAAAGGTATGGCATCCCTAGAGTACCACCATATCCGTCCAACTGCTTTTTATTAATACCTAACTTGATTTTTTCCACTTTACTTCTCCTATGATCTAAATGGCAAATGTTTAATTAATTTCCTCTCGCCTTTTGTCTTTTGAGAAACTGGTTTTGGAGTCGGAGGAACTTCTTCAATCTTCTCTATCTTTGGTTCAACAGTAACAGTCTTAATATCAGTGTTGACCCTTTGGATATTCTGGTTACTGGACCCAACAGAAACGTCATCTCCCGTATTATCAACAGAAACTACACGATAAGATTTCTTAACTTCTGGGACTTCTTCAATCTCTGTAGTTCTAACAACAGGTTCTTGCGATTTCTTAACCTTAGCGGCAGTAGTCATTTCTCTTGATGCGGATATAAGTTCATCTCTTTTCTCAAGATTCTTTAAATAAGGTTTCTGAGCGTCTTCTGGCTCATCTTTCGTCTTATCCTTATCTCCTGGCTTACAATACATGCCCCAAGTTCTTTCATCCTCAACTTTTCCTAACTTTCCTGTCACTTCTTCCATAGCCTCTGAGAATGGCATGTGAGGGAAACAAGTAAGACCAGAATCAGGATTACAGTTGTAAACCTCAAGTCCTTCTTCCTTGAAATATGGCTGAAGTTTGGGATAATATTCAGTATTCATTATCTTGTATGTCTTCTTATTGCAGTTAACAGCACCTTTCTCTCGTCTTTCATCAAAATGATAAGTGTAGTCTTCAGACATTGTGAAATCTGCACCCAAAAGATAAATTCTTCTAAAACCAAGCAAGAAAAGGATTCTGACAGCAGGAAGCATAACGCTTCTACCTCCACCATACTGTCCACTATTTCCCCAGTTAATTTTATCTTCGAAAAGCCAACGGCTTGCCTCAAATTTCTCATTCCTATGAAAGAAAACGCAATTAGGGCACTCGCCAACAAGAACTTTCTTGCCCTCTTTCTTCATTTCTGACCAAGTATCATTATCAAAAATTGGCTTCTCAGCATGAGCATGTGGAACAAACTTAGTAATTGCTGGATCAAGCCAAATTGATTTAAGAAATCTCTGAGGATCATCTACGCATGACCAAAAAGTTGGTCGAAAAGTCGCAGGTCCATTGTTTACCCCATAAGTGATGACCCCTGGTTTTTTTAACGCCGCAAGATCATACATCCCACTTACTAAACTTGGCCCATTAAGAATCAAAAAAGCAGAAGCTCCTTTGTATTGACCAACCAAATTTAACTGAGCGCACTCTCTGGTAAAGAAGAATGGAGTCTGCTGATAATATTCATTCGACACGCAATGTCCAAGGTGTCTATCTCGATGATGCCTGAATGTCTTAATATCATTGCCGTCTTTAAGTAAGCTTCTACGTCTGGTTCCCATATATATTCTCCATTAAGAACTTTTTTTCATTATACAATAACCTCTTCACCAAACTCAACATCGAACCCAGTTACTAGAAAGGTTTTTTCTTTTGTTTCGCCATTAAATGGTTTTACATAATATTCTACTACAATTTTAGTGAATTCATCAGCCGAGGCATCGAGTCGGATAGATTTAACCGCTCCATTGCTGATTTCTTCATTTTTTACATTACACTTTATATCCATTCCATGGATGTAGAACTGAGAATAGTGTTGTCTACCAAATATTCTTCCATCAGAAATGCAAATGGGGGATGGAAATGAAGAATCAAGTCTCCCTCCATGGAAATTACTATGTTCGGACATCCTTATACCTCTATTACGTGCTCGTCCCATAGCTTTTGCGCTTCTTCTCTATCATTTGCTAAAAAATCAACATCTAAACGAGATATGGGGAATCTTGCAACCTTACCTTTTTCCCCATTTGTCCCGTAAGTTTCAATTATTAAGTAACAGACATCTCCAGCAACAACCTCAATTGTGGCACGTTTAAGAGTATACTCATCTGGTAGTTCCCATGTATCTTTTGCGTCTATTTCAATCTTATCCCATGTTAACTTTTCAAAATCTGGACCATGTTCTCCGCTCATGTTACACATTTTTTTTGGACGACCAAAAAGACAACAAAGACAAGTATCTGATCTTAATTTTTTCATGATTTACCTTTGGATATTTGGCCCACCCCTATCATGATTGAGATGATATTGAGGAAGAACATTTAACGGTCTTCTGCCACCCATATGAACTCTAAACTGTCGGTCAGATTTCGTTCTTCTCCAAACATCTCTAAGTCTGTGGCAGTATCTCCCTACTTTCGTTCCATCTTCCTGAACATCACCCTTCTCTTTGATTGCCTCAACTCTTGCCAATTGAAAATATCCAGCACAGGTTTTTCTTCCGCTAATCCATTTCTTTGGCCAATCTTTGGGAATTTGAGCCACATCCTCGATTACACAAGGATAAACTCTCTCGTCATTTTCGAAATATTCTATGCAAAAGGGAATATCTAAAGAATGACGATCAGCCCCAAGAACTTTTGTTTCGTCTTTATAATCATCACTCTCTAGCTTCTTCTTAATATCATCAAAAAACATTGGATCATACACCATATCAGAATCGGCAAACAAAATCCAATCAGCTTCTGTTGCTCCTGCCCTCATATTTCGAGGAATAGCCCTATTAGGAGCCTGTTTAGGGGTCAATTCGACATCAAGTATGTTCAAACCCTTTTCTTTAAAAAAATCAATAACCTGAGGAGTTGTTGGATCTCCATTTTCAGGGGTATAAGAAATGCTAACCAGTATGTCTGGTATATCTCCTTTCTGTTGCAATATCGAACTGAGCATCCAACACAATCTTCGTTGATATGAATGACAATGTATACAAATTTCTAATTTCATAAAAACTCCTTAAGCTTTAACAAACCACCAAGATCTGATTACACCTCCAACAGCATGGATCTTATAACCATATCTCGCTCCATAATAATCTACTACCGTTTTGACATGATAATCCAAACCTCTCCCCCAATAATCTTTCATGCCAGAATTCTCACCATCTTTATAATCATGACCTGCTACCACTCCACCCGTTCTAACTTTAGGAGTCCATGCATAGATATCATTAAATATTCCTTCCAAACTGTGGTCGCCATCGATGTATACAAAATCAAGAAGGCCATCTGGGATTTCCTGATAAACCTCAATACTAAATGCCTTGACTAATTCAACCCTTCCAGCATCAATAAATTCTTTCAGATGATTCTCACAATCTTTTTGTCGATTACTTCCATCCTTGTCATACTTTTCTTTCCCATAACCAGATCCAAAATCATCAATCCATGGATCAATACAATAGTATTTCTGCAAATCTGATTTAGAAACCATGTGGTGAGAAAACGTCCCCTTGTCAACCCCTATTTCTGCTCCGAATTGATATTTCATATCTTTGCAAAGCTTAGGAAAAAAGTGATCTCGGTACTTATTTTTTCCTTTCTCTTTAAGGATCTTACTCGCGACTTCTTCAACTTGATTGATTATTTGTTCATTCCTGTACTTCACCATAGAAAACTCCAGCATTATTGTATTCGAATTTATTATACAGTTTCGTCGTAGATCCCACCCCATCCATTTGGGTTGGCCTTATAGGGTCTTGTCCCCCTCATCGCCTTGGTAAGAATCTTCTTGTTCTTCTCCTGACAAGCCAGATCATTTTTTAAATTTGGCTTAGAATGTGGTTGATGAAAAAGATTTATGCTTTCCATTGTCTCTCCAAGCCAAATAACCTTGGCTCCTGATCGCCCCATTCTTGTAAAAAGATCAAAATCTTCAGAACCCCACCCTACAAAAGCTTCATCAAAACCTCCGACTTTATGCCATTGATCAATGTGAGCACACTGACAGCCGCCAGCAGTAGTTCTTTTTTTGATTCTCCCCCGTCTACATGAAGCTAAATTTTCGAATGGGTCAAGTCTCCCTTTGTATATCTGATTAGCTATTTTTGGTTTCCAATACATAGTCCTAGACTCAATGAAAACATTTGGAGCAACTCTCTTCAAAATCTCATCAACAAAAGTTGGCCCGAAAAAGATATCAACATCAGTGGTCATGATGTATGGAGTTCTAGCATTTCTAATTCCCACATTGTTCATCTTCGCTCTTTCAAATTCTTCCCCAAGAGGCTCTTGAACAATTCTAATCAATGGTTCGCATTCTCTGGATTCAAAAAACTTCTTAAGTTCATCATAATTCTTACTCCCACCATCAGCTATAACCACCTCAAAATCTTTATTGGTTTGCTTTTCTAATGATAATAAGAAAAACTTTGTGATATTCTTTTTAAGGTCTAACCGATCCCTATTAGAAGCGGCTATAGTCAAGGTTTTCATTACTTCTCCTTTGGCGGGGCGTATCTATACGATGGAAGTCCCTGATAGTGTATAAAATGAACTCTTTTGGAATTAATCTCTTTCTTTGTATATGAAGAATACTTCCATAAATTGCAAAATTCTGGCTCATGCAGTTCCCAGTATTTCTCTTGTCCCATCCATCCTCCAGATCTACGATCCATCGCCCTTGCAAGTGGAGGCTCCGCTGAATTCCCAGGTTTCTTTTCCCAACATTCTATGATCTCATCTGGGAAGGTCTTATCTCTAATGTAAAGGAATCCTGCATTAGGAAGCTTTCTGGTATCCTTCTTGCCTCTCCAGAAACATTTCCTGCGCTTATATTGCTGTAAATTAGCTTGACAGTATTCCTTCTTCCCCATAACTTCCCAGAAATCATTCGGCAATGCTTTTTTTGCGTGACAATCCCAATCAATAAACACAATCTCATCATAATCTTCCATGGCTATCTTTAAAATATCCAATTTATGTCGATATTGATTAGAAGACAAATCATATGGATGTGGATCTTTGTCCAGAAGAACCAAATTATCCATTGAAAATCTATCCCTGAGATGATTATAATTCTCTTCTCCGAATATATAGGTTACAAATGGTGCTGTGAATGGATTCTTCAGAGTTTTATTGATATCATATTCCATCTTATAACGTCTTTCCACAACCCTATTCTCTCTTGAGAAAATCCCCCACAGTCCTCTTATAAATGCTCTTTTCATAAGTTTCTCCTTTACCAACCAACCCTCAATCTTCTGTGGACCTGTTTTTTATTTAAGTGTTTGAAGCACCTGTTTTTTGATGCATATTGTTCTTTGGAAAATACCTTGCACTCATCTAGATAGAAAAAATCAGGCTCAAAATTATTCCAATACTCTTCCATACCTTGCCATCCACCGAGAAGATCATCTGTGTATTTTGCAATAACTCTTTCTTCAGACCATGGCCTACCCATATCTTCCCATAACTGCAATAGATCCTCTGCCACTTTCTTCTCTCTACAATAGACAAAACTAGCACAAGGGATCATCTTCAAATTTTCAGTTCTCCACTTGGCTTTTCTTCTTTTGTAAGATCGAAGTATAGCTTGTAGAGGTTGCTTTTTGCTAAGGACTTCCCAGAAATCTTCTGGCAATCTTTTGATTGGATATGTGTCCCAATCAAGAAATACAACTTCATCAAATTCCTGCATACCTTGATAAAGAACCTCCAACTTATGTCTGAACTGTTCTGTATCTATATCCCAGACAATCGGCCTCTTATCGACCAGTTTCGCGTTAAAACCCTCATCTACCAGGAACTTATAGTTATCTTCCCCAAATACATAAGCGGTAAAAGGCTCGTTCCATGGATTCGCTTTCAAAACCTTAATGTCGTTATCTATTTTGGAGCGCCTTTTATATAAACGACGACCTTGATGGTCATGAATGCCCCACAAACCTCTTATAAAGCCTCTTTTCATCAACTTAATCCTTATCTAAATCACTTACTTTGAAAAGCCAACTAGTATCAATGAATTTCTTATGTGGTATCCCTAAAACTTCATGAACAGCCTTCCTAACAGAATCTCTCTTAATATCATGGCCAGTAATATATCCAGTTTTCTTGACTTTTGGCAACCACTTTATAATATCATTCTTAACGGCTTCATATTGATGGTTGCCGTCAATATATACCAAATCTAAGCTCTCATCTTCGAACTTATCAACTGCCTCATCTCCAGGCATTTTGTATTTTTTAAGTTTATCTTTGTGTGGAGCCATTTTTTGATCGAACATCTTCTCTACAAGCTCCATTGGCCTGCTTTTAGAAGCGCCATCACTATCATCATAACCATTCTGCCAAGGGTCAATGGCATGAATCATTTTGATATTATTGTCAGATGCAAAAATTGACGTACTATCTCCTGAATAACAACCAATTTCTACCATAACAATATCTTTCATATCACTAACGTATTTAATCATATTCTTAAGGCCGTTTATGAGTTTGGCCTTTCTTCGCATTATATTCCTACTCATTTCCAACCTCTCTTTAATCTACCAGCAACCTGCTTTTGGTTTAGGTGCTTGAAACATCTGTTCTTTGTTTTATATTGCTCTCTTGAGAACAAAATACATTCATCTAGATAGAAGAAATCAGGCTCGAAGTTATCCCAATAAACATCCATACCCTGCCAACCACCTAAAGCCTCATCCATGTATCGTGCCATAATTATTTCTTCAGACCATGGTCTACCTCTTTGCTCCCACATTTCACAAAGTCTTTCAGTAACAGCCTTATCTCTACAATAAACAAAGCTTGCGCAAGGAACTTTTCTCTGCTCATCTTTTCGCCATGTAGCTTTCTTTCTGTGGTAAATACGTAAAATAGCCTGAAACGATCTTTTCTTGCCAAGAACTTCCCAAAAATCCTTTGGTAATGGTTTCGTTGGTAATGTATCCCAGTCAAGGAATACCATCTCATCGAAATCATTCATCCCTTGATCGAATGCTTCAAGTTTATGTCTGAATTGCTCTTTTTCCATATCCCAGACAATTGGTTTCTTATCGACCAATCTGGAATCAATCCCTTCGTCCAAAAGATACTTATGATTGTCCTCTCCAAAAGTATAACAAACATAAGGCTCGTTCCAGGGATTCATCTTAAGTAGTTTAATGTCATTATCAATTTTAGAACGTCTTTTATAGAGGCGACGACCCTGATGATCATGAATCCCCCATAGACTTCTTACAAAACCTCTCTTCATTATTTATACCTCATAGTAAATGTAAAAAACATGATTTCTTTCCATCTAACATGGTTTGTGAATAGACGGATTTTCTTCTTAAATTGCAAACCTCTGGCTCAAACAAATTCCAGTAGACTTCTGAACCACACCAACCACCACAGAAATCATCAATGTATTTAGACATTGCAGGTTCATCATCAAAAATCAAACTTTTTTCTCGGAACCGAAGTTCCAATCCTCTTTTCTGTCTTTCCGCCTGCTTTTCGTCAACCCATTTATGAAGGCCATCCCATATATCTATCATCTTTTCTGGGATAGAATCATCTCTAAAATAGGCGAATCCTCCATTACAAACTTTTCTAAGATCTGTTTCTCTCCAAAGGCACTTTTTAGTCCTATATTGGAATAGGTTAGCCTGGAAGGACTCTTTTTTACCCAATTCGTCCCAAACATAGTCGAATTTATCAGTTGGCACACAATCCCAATCGAGAAAAGCAATCTCATCAAAATAATTGAATGCGATATGAAAAATCTCTAGTTTATGACGGTACATCTCCGTTTCAAGATCCCACATGGTTGGGAATGTATTTACGCAGATGGAGTTAAAGCCATTATCTTCCAGCCATTTGTGGTTCTCATGCCCAAACGTAAATATCGTAAACCAATCTCGTTCTTTGGTTTCAAGAATTTCCTTTTGGATTTTACCGTTACGATGTTTCCAAACATCGCCCCACAAACCTCTTATGAATGCTCTCCTTACAGTGGACATTCCCATCCAAGCTCCTCAGATAACTCTTTCAGTTCATCATTTTGAGTTAATTTGACGAAACGATTGTCGTCTTTGACAGTTTCCCATCTTTTGAGAACATTCATCGACTGGGCATCCTTCTTTTTCTTCATTCCGTCAAAACTACTTCCCCATGATCTCCCATGACCTATCTTCATGACTGTATTCAATCGACTATCATCTTCTTTGAGGTCAAGAATTGTTTCCAACAACCTTCTGTACTGTGGATCTGAAAACCATTCATCATATTTAAGAACAACCTTATGTTCAAAATTCTGAGTCTTGTTCAGACATTCTTTGGCCATTTTTATCCACATTTTTGAGAAACTATTTGGATTTGACAAAAGTCTGTTCCTACCCCAGTTTAATACACTAGCATATTGGTTATATGGGTCTCGTATTACAAGGACATTATCTCTTCGTTTACTAAACTCATCCAGTCCATATTGTTGACAGAAATAATGTTTCTGCTCTCGAATCTCTGGGTTGAGTCCAATATCGAATACTGTAAACTCCGTTCCGAGAATGATCGCACTTGGCTTGGAATTTCCAACCTCATCATAATGAGTCAGTTCCTTATATCCCAACTCATCTTTAGTAAAAGCCCAAAAAGGGATTTCAAAACCAACCATCTTGCCTTTCTTTCTGCCAAGCTGAGACATACAGTTCTTATAAACAACTGAATCAAAATGACCTATAAGCCAAGATGTGATTGCATGCTGTCCAGTTCTCTGTACTCCCACTACATGAATTTCTCTATCAGTTGCGTAATTCATTTTACCTCACGAATTATGAATATAAAATCTTCCTCTTTGGGTTCAATAACCTCGCACTTAGGGCATTCAAAATCATTCTTCTTGTTTATTTTTTCACAAGTATCTGACCCACCATGTTCAAAACATAACATGGGATGAGGTTCTTCCTCAGGCATATTGGCGTTTTGTTCGACAATTTCTTGATCGATCTCAAACCCACCCTCATGTTCTTCAACATAGTCTTCCATTTGATCATCAGACCCAAAACACTCTTTCTCCTGATTAGCCGCTTCAACTTGCTTGATCTTCTCAGCAAGCTCACTAATTGGCCTTCTGCTATTGCCTTGAGTAAATCCATGATTTCTCTTAAAATTAGCGACTCCACCAAGATGAGGATCAAAACGGTTGCAGACAAAAAACATGTAAGTATCCTGACTTGGTACAGGCAATTTTCTCTCTCTTAAAAGTGAAACACAAAAACGAGTAAATTTCGCCTTATGCAACTGAATAAAAGAAATAGTTCTTTTTGTGTTGTGATAAAATCTTCTGCCTTTTACTTCTCCCTCATCCATCATGGGTTTAGCGTTTTTAAGCTTTCGCCTCCAATGCCCAGTGGCCCATTTGTCAAGCTTTTTGATGTGTTCTGGTCTGCTATATGACCACTTATGGCCACAATAAGCGTATTTCTTCATATCTTCGTTGAATAATGGTTTGTCATTGGTCGCATAACTATCTGCATCCAATTTCAACCAATAATCTGTTTTGACATGTTCTGCTGTTCCAAAAACAAACGCACTCAGCATTTCTTCTCTATGATCATCAGCTTCTGGGAAAGACCATGGAATTAATTTCACATTAGGAAGTTTAAGAAACTCTAACCTTTCGTCATTCAGTTCCATCCCATTAACAAAAACCATAACAGGATATTTATCGATGTTTTTGTACTTTCTCCAGTTAGGAAATGTCAACCTAAGAAATTCTACATATTTCTCATCACAGGCAGTAACAATTGTTACATCATCAATAATCCCATCTCTGACTTTCAAATATTTTCTAAGTCTTTTATCAGCATATTGAAGGTAATGGTTGATATTTGCTGTATTGTTTTCACACATCTCTTCGAATTCTTTCTTCCAATGATCGCAATTTGGAAAATCCAAACAATGCTTCTTACCATGGAAGTGGACAACTCTCTTGTCCTCTACCTTTTCTCCAAACTTTACGCTAACATTGTATTTAATTGGGGCGATGTGGACTTTCAAACCCCACTCGTCAGCAGAGGGATATAGAATCTGGAAGGCAACTTCATCTGGAATAAATATCCTGGCTTTAGATCCCTTGTGGGCCAGATTTACCCAATCAGTTACGAATTTCGTCCACTTCTTAGACTTTCTGAACGAAAGGATGCCAGTGTTCACTGCTGGATTTTCCTCAAGAGCTTTCTTCATATGTCTTTCTTCAGCGATGCCGTCAAATTTCTTAACTCTTTTTGCCATTGTTCGGCCATTTGACTTCCATCCACAAAAATGAGGTATTGAAACATCTGCATCGTCAAGATAATCAAACATTTCATCAATACTACCTTTAAGAACCATATCAGAATCAAGCCAAAGTGTTCTGTCATAAGGAGGGTTAGCAAACATATCTGTTTTTCTGACAAGAGTTTTTAGTTCATGCTTCTCGTCATTATGGATAATATCAACATTGTAATGCTTACAAACATCGTCAAATTCATGAGGGTAGGGATCTTCAAGATAAAACGTAATAGGGCCATCCCAGTGCCTTCTAATCGTTTCGAGAGCGACGATTGCTCGGACAATACATTGATCTCCCCTATTAAACATAATAATTCCGCGTGTTTCTTCCATAAATGCAAATTCCTTGTGAGGGTTACTCGATTTTATTATACAGGGATAATTGTGGGATTATATACTTCGGTGCTTATTATTTGCAATCCAAGTTATTCCTTGATAAATCCCAGGTTTATAGTAGTCAAATCGGTATTGTCTTTTGAGTTGGGCAAGTTCTTCATCTGTGAGATCTTCGAAAGTTTTTCCTTCTGGCAAAAACTGCTCTTCGGATCTCTGGAAAACATCCATATCCTTAGACACGTCATCGTAAGTATCTACAGCGTCCCTGGGTTTAGAAATAGCTGGTTGAAAACGTTCCATTTCGAACATAATAACACCTCCAAGTATTTATTCAATACTCTACTGGAGATACCCTAGTTCTTCCAAAAGTGCCATGGCCCTTTCATTCTTTGTGAATTCATCAATTCTATCTTGATGTTCTGACTTCTTCCATTTGCCAACTCTATTGGATGAGATCTTCTTTGCTTCCCCTGCCCAGGCATAATTAGTTTTTACATTAGTAGAATCCTGATAATCAACCAATTCTTTCTCATATGGGATACCTATATGAGAACATACCCTCTGCAATGTCTCTTCTGGCTTTATTACAAGATCTTCATATTTGACTATCATAGAGATATCTTTAAATTCAAGACCCTTTGTAACATCATTAACCCATCGATCTATATCTACCCAATATTGCCCAGGATGATATGGATGAACCGATGTAGTAACATCTCTTCCATCTCTTATCAAATGTATAAGCTTTACATCGCCCTTGAATATTTTATGAATTTCATCAAAAACTAAGATATTTTTAGGTGTCTTTTCACACCAGATCTTCCCATCCATGTCATGTCCGTCAAGCTCTCTTATGATTCTAATAAGTCTTGTTGGATTTGGATAAAAGGCAAAAAGTTCTTCATCAATGGCATGAATCTTCTCATGAGCACCAAGTATACTAAGCAAAAGAGTAGTCCCTGATCTACCACACCCTCCAACAATAACTGGAGAACCATATTTCTTGAGAGCCTCTACCTCTCGATACATCCAAGTGTTTATTGTACCAGATGAAACCATCTCTTTGAACAACTTGACAAACAACTCTGGATTATTCTCAGCAGGCTTTTCGTAAGAAACTCTCCATGAATCTCCCCAAAGCCATTTCCCTCCACTCTCAAAATGAACGAACTGCGAAGAAGCCCCTTCCTCTATCTTATATATTGACTCACCAGGATGAGTATAATATTTATACGGTTCTATTGTAAGTACTTTGTCTATAGAAGCTTTGGTTATTTTCATTGCATCCTCACGAAACTGTCACAGAAGCCCCTTAATCTTCTAAGATCTTCACAATCCATAGATCCCAGATGCCCCTTCTCATAATTTGCTTGCAACGATTTATCAAGAGTAAAGTGTTTTTCTACAACCTTAGCTCCGCGAACAACAGAAGCAATTGCCGCAGTTAATCCAAAAGTATGATCACTAAAACCCATGTATCTTGAGTTTTTAAAATCGCAATTTGGAATATCTTCTAAACGTGCTGGATAATCTGAGATACATAAAAAATAATGGACGTTATCTCCATCATATCGAAAATCATTCTGGTTAAAACCGTTAGATACATAGACTGGCTTGTTAGTTGCCATCACTTTATGACATAATGCCATGTCTTCAAAAGTTCGACTTGCTATCTTGTAACTGGAGAAGCTCAACTGTTCGCACCAATAGAATCTTTCCTCATCAAAAACGGAACAAAGAACCCCAAGGTCAATTGAATCGGCATATCTCTTGATTCTACTTAGCTCTGGTAATGTAATTTCAGCATACTTCTTTCTGTCATCACCAAATAGTCTTTGTGATGAATATAGTTGGAATTTCACCATATCTGCTCCAAATGTCTTGCATTGAAGCATCATACTAAATATCGCATCAATCGATCCGCCATGTTGAGGATGCAGTTCTGCTATGATCTCAATTCTTTCGTTTTTTGGTTCCATTGAGTCTTTCCTCCACTTCTTTTACATTGTCAATATCATGCACATCTATATAATTTGTAACATAGACACCACTTCTCGTACTAAGAGACTTTTGATAAACATACTCCCTTCTCATTATTCTAAAAGCGGCATTCATTATAAGATCCTCATTAACACTAAATATCTCACTTCGGTCGAACTTTATAAATTTCTCAAGTGCTCGATCTAAATCATCACTATTGATCTCTGGAGAATTCGCCTGTACTGAAATTACGATGTCTGGAATACCAACTGTATCATAATTAGGGCTAACTATTGTACCTGCCTCTGGATTAACAAGAACATCCGTTGCATGTATAATTGCGTCCTGTTTAAATACATGATCTTCTGCCAACTCTTCTGGTCTAACAATAACTCCAGCCCTATGGCCCAAGGCTATGCCCCAAATTTCCTTATCTTCAGTTGAAACATAAACCCTATCAATATATTCAGACTTTTGGCAGGCATTTATTGCCCAAGCCAACATCGGAACACCACAAACTGGGTAAATGTTCTTTCTAGGCAATCTTTTAGACCCACCTCTTGCAGGTATTACGGCAACAACTTTTTTCCCATCAATCATACAATTGTCTCTTTGTACTCTTGGCTCTTCGTTTTGTTGCTCTTATGCATTCTATATCTATAGAAAGGGAACTTCAAATGATGGATTTTGTATTTCTCTCCGAGTCTCTTTCTCAATTCCTCTTCCTCTCTATGTCTCATAGCAGGATTGTAACCACCTAATTCAAGGAGCAAATCTCTACGATACATAATCCCACAAGAAATTGGATCTGTTTCTGCGTACTTTCTTTCAATCTCATGCTCGAAATTATCAACATGATAATAATCGCAAGAAACGCAGAATGCATCATGATTACTCATCAAATAAGTTCTCATGAAAAAGGCGAGATTCTTGTTAATGAAATCATCGGCATCAACTCGAACAGCAAATTGCCCTCTAGCGGCCCTTAAGCCAACGTTAGACGCTTCTGCGACTCCCAGGTTAGTTTCATTCCTAATGTAAATGATATCCTTAAGGAATGGCTTTACAACTTCGCTTGAGTTGTCTGTACTGTTATCATCAACCAGAATGATCTCAGGCTCAATATTAGCTTGGTCAAGACAACTTCTTAGGCATCTTGCCAAGTACCTTCCATAGTTATAGTTAGTGATGATTATTGAAACGTCACTTGTCTTCATGATATTACCTCCAATTGAACACCCTCCCAATCAATAACTGTACCAGATCCGAGAGCATTCCAATCCTTTTCTTCTCCAATATATTTTACAACTTTTAGGTCTTCAGATGACTTTATAAAATCGATAACCTTATCTCCTTTCTTCGTCACTAACCCATAATCATGTATTACGATGATCGGATTCTGATTGATAGAAACCCCAATGGCATTCTGGATGTCCATTCTCAGGTTCTTCTCAGTGTGAATACAATCTATTAAAACGAAACCTATATTTTCTAGGTCCCATTCTTCATTATAAACATCTTTTTCGATAATTTTATAATTATCCAACCCAAGTGAAGAACATAATTTGTCAGCATTGCGAACCTGCTCTACTGAATGATCAAAGCCATACACTTGTTTTCCCAATTGTTTCGCTACAGTTGCAAGAACAGCAGTTGTATTCCCAGATGAAGTACCCACTTCCAAAATATCTCCTTCAAAAGGACACTCCAACAAAATATCAATAACATCTTTTTTGAACTTGAGGGTTGTCGTCGCCTTCACTTTATCTTTATGCTGGATCTTACTCAATAACTCTTCAAAACTATCCATTAATATAACCCTCCAATACAGAAAACCACTTGCTCCTATCCCCTTTCAGCCCACCTCTTCCTTGATGTAAGAAAAATGGATCATCATTGATAAATGATTGTTCACAATAAACTTCAGGGAATACGTGCTTCTCTTCCATCTCTTTATTGTTCCTTGAGTTGGGCAATATTAAGAATTCCAGACCATTGTCTTCACAAAATTTCGTAAGATTACCGCCAGTATCTTGATGTTCATGAGAAAAAACCAAATTGTTGTCCGTTAGGAAACTCCGACGCATAAACATGAACTGAGGTCTAGCAATACCCAGAGATTCTTCGTATCTTCCTGATACAAAAGCATATTTGTCTGCCAATTCTTTTAAATCCTTCACCCATTCTCTAACAAAAACCGTATCTGGATCAAGTATGCAAACGTATTCATTCTTGCAAAACTGAAAAGCTTGATTCACCCCATTCGAATGACTTTCTGAACCTAATGAACCTTTGTAATTACCTGGTTCTATGTGTATACCAGATTGATCCTTGAAAATTGCATTTAATTCAGATAAATCATTCGAATTGTCAACAATTACGACATTGTAATCACACAAAACGAACCTTTTTATGCTATTGGTCAACAATTTTATAAACCTGACCGATTTGTAGTTTACTATAACGAAATCTATCATGAAACATCCTTTATAACACTATCTAATATTTTCTTTGCGACTCCACCTGGCTTAAACAGTTGTTTTTCCCTAACTTCATCAAATAGGTCTGAGAAATCTTTTGCCGTAACTCGATTAACAGCCTCTTCAAACTCTTCGAAGTTCACCTCATGATGTAAAAAGTCCTCAACAGAAGAACTCTTGGAACAAAGTGGACAATTATAAGGTTTGTCATATATCAAACTCGATAACTCTTTTCTTTTCTTATCCCTGATCTGTTTTTTGCAGAATGGGCAAACAATCCTATCCCCCAAATTAGCACAAAAATCATGATCATACAAAGGTCTAAAATTTCTCTCGTAAGGCTTGCAATTAACATTAACAATAGGTATACCCATCATAACGGCTTCTTTAATCGTTGAAGAACTGCTGTTAACCAACACATCACAAGCAGTCATTAACTCCATTGTCGGATGAGGAAACCACTTCTTATCTTCTATGTAGATATCCCCTCTCAGATCCTCTGTTGTCCTCTCTTTCGCTCTCGCTTTAACAACAACACAGTAATCCATCCTTCTTAGATAGTCAAAAACAACTCTGAAATCCACTATCCCGACATCTCTTAACCTGGGAACAATAACGAGAGCTTTTTTCTGGTCTTTGGGCAAGCCATATTCGCGGATAACCTCATCTCTATCAATTTTAAGATCATATTTAGGCAATCCACAATAGATATTCTTCTCAGACATAGTATTGTAGTACTTTGCAAAATATTCTCCTGGCATCACGATCTTATTGGCTCTGTTCTTATATAAATTGTGATATCCAGCATGTTTAAAATCACTCATATGGGTTAAAACTACGGTATATACATCTCCATTTAAGAAATTAAGCCCTCTATTCTCTGAAACGAATACAGGAGTCCTAACACCCAATAATGCTCGTCTAGCGTTTTTATTGATGATCTCAAATCCATAAATCTCACTCAATTGCCGTAAATTGTCAAGATTATCACATATGTTATTAAACCCTTTCTTACAGATTATATAAAAACGAGATTTTATCCCTAATTTATTGGCTTCTATTGCCATAGGGATAAAATATTTCAGCATATGAGTTTGTAGAACAACAAAGTTGATGAAATTCATCTTACTCCTCAATGCCTGGAGATTTGTAATAAAATAACTGCATGTCTTTTCTCTGACATGTCAGCGGAGTCAGTTGAATGTTTTCGTCATATCTTCGATAATCTTCTGGCTCTATGCAATAATCAAACTTCCCAGTGTTGGTTTTGGCCCCCAACATATCTGATAACTCATAAATCAATACGTGCTTACAAACCCTTAATAGACCCTTCACTAACCGTGCCTTTTCCTCTCCTTTCGGAAGGTGCATAAGAAATCCCATACTAACGCCAAGATCAAAATAGTTGTCTTCATAATTCTCTAAGCAATATTTCCTCATGTCTCGACAGAAAAAATGGGCGTTTCTATCTGAAAAAAGTTCCCTAGCTTGATTTAACGCTTCTTCACTGATGTCGAACCCTACAGCTTCACAATCATATCTATCAACAGCATACAATAAATTTCTACCTACATTACACCCAACTTCAACGATATTATTTACATCAGCTTCATTGGAAATCTGATCAAAATAATCATACATAGATTTAGTTCGATCCTTTTTGACCTTAGAATTCAGATAGTTGCCCTTTATGGTCTCACCTTTGTATTTAACATACAAATTCTCTCCCCAATAATTCGCTTTTTTCTTTCTTAAAATATAATATTTGTAAGAGCCATCTACCTCATCAAAATACTCATAATTAGGATTGAATGATTTGAATGATTCATCCACTTTCTTAATATCAAAAAGACTACAATCAGCTTCATTAACCTCATGAGTTCCTTTATCAAATCCAATAACAATAATCCCATCTTCTTTTAGTATAGAAAACCACTTTTCTAAAGTAATATTTGGATTTGGGGCGTGATCTAAAGAATTCGAAAAAATGATATCCCACTTCTCGTTCCAATCTTTTGGAAAATTCGAGAAATCCATTACGAAATCTGCATTAGATTCTGGAGAAATATCAAGAGAACTCACAGAAACATTTTTGTCTTTTAGCCCCTCTCTCCAAACATCTCGTTCATGGTTGTTTCTCGTCCCAAGGCAGATCATCTCAGAACCGTCTTCAACCAAATCATATATTTTGTCACAGCATTCTAAGTAATGATTTTTATCTCTCTTCTTGTAGGCTTTGGCCTTATGTCTTTTAACCTGAGCATCAACATACTCATCTTGACTTACTCCCTCGTCGTAAAACCTTTTCTTAACAAAGTTAAAATCAAAAGTATTTTTAAATGCTCTTTTCTTCTTTCTCATAATAATTTCTCCAATATATTTTTAGAAACATCTCCTTTTTCGAATAGGTGTTTTTCACGCGACTCTTGAAAACTACCTTTCAAATCAGTAGACATAATTTTTTCAATTGACCTTTTAATCTTCTCAACATCTGCCGAGACAGCAAGATTAATGACATAGTCGTAGTCATATAAAAAATCAAAACGTCTTGACGATTTCACACAGAAGTTGATAAAAGGTACATCCATCATAACACATTCTTTTGATGCAGTTGAATCAAAATTAACTACAAAATCGCTAACAGACATAAGTTCCATTGTAGAATGAGGATACCAACTAAAATCTTCAACATATGTATCCCCTCTATATAATTCGTGATTCTTCATCCCTGATTGAATTGGATCTTTCCCTCTCGTTTTAACAATAATGCTATACCCCATCTGATGCAACGACTCATAAGCTCTTTGCAAAACTGTAAATAACTTTCCGTTAAGATATTTTACACGAGGAAATATGACAAGAGCATTCTTCTCTCCAACTCTATATCTCCTTCGCACAGAATCTGGATCAATGACTACGTCATACTTTGGACTACCAAAATACAAATTTTTGGGACTCTCCTTTTTAAAATACTGCGCAAAAAATTCACTTGGCATACATACATGATCAACATCGTCTATATAATGATCATAATGAACTGTAAAATCTCTCATTGAAGTGATTGCCACACTCTTTTGGCAGGAAGAGATATTATCAATGTTCACTCCTTCAATAGAAAAAACAATCGAATCTTTGTCTTCAATCTTTCTACGATAATTCACTACGAATCCATGATCAAAAGCCATTTCTTCAAGGAGATGCTTGTGTGAAGCTGGGTTGTGGTACTTTTGAGTTTTATAGACATGCAACTGAGATTTAAGACCCAAACGATTCCCTTCTTTAATAAGGGGAATGTAATATCTTAATGCCGCCATTTGATCTAGTATGAATCTTAGATTGCTCAAATTATTTCCTCATACTGTTTACACATATCTTCTTTCCCATAATCATAAAACGCCATACGATTCTGGCAAATTTTATAATGTATATAGTCACTCTGCAATACTCTTATTATCTCAAATAACTCTTCTGCATCTTTAAACGTCCTTACAAAATCCTTTGCATACTCAATACAAGCGTCAGCTTCGCTATGAATGAGAGGAATTAACCCACAACTCAGCCCTTCTGGTATATGGTTGGGGCCTGGTTCAAACAATGATGCTGATACATAAACATCATGCTCCCTTAGTAATTCTGGCAATGCATGATAAGGTTGAGCCGATATCTTTCGACAATACTGTAAACTACCTTTCATCGGCCTCCCTATAAAAGTGAATTGAGCAATCTGTGGATTTCTATTACAAAATCTATCCAATTCTTTGTAAATAGGATAACCCTTATATATGTTATCTGAGAAATGGTGAGTTACGATCTTTAGTGGGGACATTGGCCTTCTTGATCTATCCTCTCTATAAAAAAGAGTTCTATCGCTACCATTTCTAATGACAACCGAATTAGAAACATTCATCCCCTTATCTATAAAATACCCTCTGAGCCATTCACTTACAAATACAGTCTTGTCAGCAACCCTTTTATTAGATTGAATAATGAGATCATCCAACCCCTTGCTGTTTGGTCTATGAGCATCATTTTCATTGATTCGATGAATGACCTTAGCCCCTTTCTTCCTTTGCTCTTCAACTTCCTCCAAACTAAATGTAACGCTTCTATCACGAACATCCATCAGAACAATTACGTCAACGTCATTCGACAGATCAAAAACTACATCATGTCCTTTGCCAGAGAAATAGGCAGACAACATCCTAAGGACTTGATTCCCCCCTCCGTATGGACCATCTACTATTCTTCTGTTAAAAGCTATTTTCATTAATCTCTGAACCTACGAACTCTTATGCTACCTTTCTTCGCTAGTTTATAATGTTCATCTATAAGCTTCATAGTTTTCTTTCTTTCGATCTCAGCCTCTCTAAGATTAGGACCATGGCCACTATCATCTGGACTATGAACCCATGTCTCAACCATAATTGAACCCTTGTTAGAGTGATTTATGATATTCTGAGTTACATCATAAGGATTTGGGAGATGCTCATATACATCCATAATACAGACGATATCAAAATTACATGAGAATTTAGGATTCGAATAATCCGCTGTTATCTCATGCACTTCGCATTCAACCCCTGCCTTGTTCAACCTCCACTTAGCAAACTCAAGATGTTCTCCAGCTACATCAACCAAAACAAACTTCATGTTCGACACATCTTTAGTTTGAGTGACCCAATGAGTAAATGGAGCGATTCCACATCCATATTCCAAAACAACACTGTTATCTTTTAGATATGGATTAAAAAATCTTCCATAATTGAACCCTCTTCTATAAACCATCTGACGGAATACCTGCCATGCCCCAATATCTTTATAGAAATCCATTTTTGATTGTAAAGATTCTCTAGGCTTCATATCCCAAAGGTCTTCAAAAGTCATTCCACTTACAGCTTCACATGTATCGGACTCTGGCAAATCAGGCTTACGCCCCTTTGCTCTTGTCCCCAATATCTCTGCCTCTTCTGGAGTTACTCCATAATACTCACATAAATCATCACACCAAACCATGTTAATTCCTCTTATTTGTTATAAAGTATGCATAGACCAAATTTGTCTCTTATAAACTCTATTCTTACATCGTCATCTTCATAAACGTCTTCTGTAACAACTTCAGATCCAAATATCTCTTCAAGAACATAAAGTTCCCATGCGGCATATACCTTCTTGTTCTGAAAATTGTTTGAAGCTCTCTTAAGAGCCTCATAGACATTCATAGAGATATCATGGGTCATGAAGTTAACCTCATTCTCCAAAGCTAATTTTACTAAATTCCTGGTCAGTATATATGGATGGGCATCAAGGAAAAGAAGGTCTGGGTTATATTTCTCAAAAAGTCCTTCCTCTTTCCCAGTTACATCCTCAACATGCAAAGTAAAGTCTTTCTTGTCCATGAACTTCACTTTGTCTTCAATATCCCAAGAGTGAATCTCAAGATCTATTTCCAGGTATTTTGCAATATCATAAAAAACTCTGGTTGAACATCCATACTGCACTCCAAACTCCAAAAGAACTTTGGGTCTATTCTCTTGGAAATATTCAAAAATACCTCTCACTTCTTCTTTAGAAACTGTTTTGGCTTTTTTCAGTATCCTTGGCAATTGACTATTATCAAAAAAATCATCGAAATTCTTCATATTCTTCTCCATCTTTAAACAAACTCCTGAAATAACTGGTCAAATCTTGGTACAATTACTTCATGTAAAAAATTCTGCACATTTTGATAATTATACATGACATAATCCTTACTCTTAAATATCTTTTTGGCGATCTCATCAGGCTCACATAAACAATTGGGGTGAATAACCTCAGAAACAATCCCGACATCAGTAGCAACAACAGGTACTTTCCTATAAGTAGCTTCTAAAACTGCTTGTGGACCGCCCTCTGTTCTAGATGAAATAATATAAGCATCCAACTTGTCATAAAGAGGATTTAAATTATCAACTTTATGATGATATTCATATCGTATACCTCGTTTCTCAAGTTCACCAATGACATACTCTCTACAAAAACCTGCCAAAACTACATTGACCTCGACCGATTTGTTAATTTCTTCAATAGCGTCGATTAGAATATCTGGTCCTTTCACTAACTTTGCTTTTCTTGTCCTCGTTTCTCCATCCTTTTGAAAAGAACCGATGTTGAAAAACTTGTTTGGCTCAACTTCATACTTTGGTTCCCTGGCTTTTGATAACACCCAGTAAGGAATCTGCCTAATATTGTCATTTACGCCGAGATCCTGCATCTCTTTAAAAGTGAATCTGTTGTTGGTTACGCAAGCAACTGCTTTCTTCAACAGATCCAATTTATACATCTTAATCTGTGGCTTATTAATGTGATGTAAATGCGCTACTACTGGTCTTCCAAAATTTAATGCTCTACCAAGTGACCAAAAATCAACAGACCAGATTATATCAGGTTGTTTTCTCGGTCCAACAACCTCAAGGCTTGTATATTTTTGGAAATCTTTCTTGATATTGTCAAGAACCCAATTCGCACCATCAGAAACAACTGCTATCTTTGTCATTCTCCAAGGACTCCCTCTATCAGTTTAACGAATTCTTTAGCCCTTGCATCGATAGTATGATGATTCTTGAAAGTGTCCTTCGCGTTAGCAACAATTCGTTCTCTTTCCTGATCGTTATCAACATAATACTTGATTCTCTCAAGAAAATTGTCTTGAGTTACCGACACATAGTTAAACCCATCTTCCAAATGAAGTTCCTTTTCTCCATATGGCTTCTCACCAACGTATAATGTCCCACAACCCATAGACTCGAAGATTTTATTGAAAGCTAAGTGATATCTCCCTCCACAACTTACCAAAATCTTCGATTTACTAATAACTTTCGCGTACTCATCTCTAACCATAGGAGTATGTTTGAAGTTGAAACCGCAATGTGGATAGTTTTTGTATACAATCCCTATCTTATCTGAAATTCCAGATAATGCTTTATGCATACCTCTTCTAAACCTGTAAAAATTACCCATGGCACCAAGAGTAATGACATCATGTTCTTTAGGCAGTCCATAATCCTTGAAACATGTCTCCTCAACACACCTCGGATGAGCTACGAATTTCATATGATCTCGTATTCTCTTGTCAAAAAACGAGTTAAAATCTTTTGGATTTGAATATGGTGGGGTAAAACAGCAGAACATATGACTGAATTGCAACCCTCCGAGATCGTTCGAAAATTTCCTCGGTTTTCTTGCCCAAAAATCACTAAGAGCAAAAACCTTCTTTACTCCCTTTACCTTCCCAAACCCAGTTGGGAAATTCCATAGGTTTTCAGGTATATTGTAGTGATTTATATAAATGTCACCAACTTTCTCATTTGGAGTGAAGTAACTGTAAACAATATCAGGTTTGTCATCTCCATATACTTGAGAAATAATCTCTCCCAGGTCGGTATGCTTATAATTTGGCCATCCTGGTCCATACATCTGAGTATCACATGCCCTATTGACACATTCCATGTCGTAGATCATGTTCCCAGAATGCCATCCCTCCCGATTAACATTCAAAAGCAATACTTTATACTTACTCAGAGACATATTCCCTCCTTTCGAAATACAATGCGAACATAGCCTTAAAACCATAAATCGCCACATCCCAAGACCATCTACTAACTATTTCTGCCTGAAAATTCTTCGCCTGTTCAATTCTAAACTCATCATCTTTCATTTTTTCTATTGCTTCACAAAGACTATCAACATTCCTATCAATTAGCAGTCCTTTTTCTCCATCTTTTATCATATCTGTAGCGGCCCCACTTCTTGTTGAAATAGGAGCCAAACCCATTGCTCCAGCTTCCATGAGGGGGTTATTCAAACCTTCAGTTTTGGACATACAGACATGGATATTGGCTTTTGAGTAGAAATATGGCATTTCTTCAAGTGTCAATTTTCTATTGTATTCAGCGGTTATGATTTCTGCATTAACCTTTTTACAAGCTTGTTTAACCAGATCAAAACCCTTGTTGGCAGATCCACGACCAGAAACACTTACCTTTATCGGACCTTCCAAAGGTTGGAATGCATTCTCATTCTTCTTTATGTCAAATACATCTAAATTCACTCCATGTCCAACATTCAAAAGTGGCTTGTCATCCACTATACCACTAAAAACGTCAAACATTCTTGAATTTACTACATGGAATATAGAGCATTTATCTTTGATCGAAGCACATCTTCCTGGGAACCCATGTTCATACAATCCTTTGGGACCTTCTGGATGCTCTCTATGTAGAAATTCACATCTCAACCCCATTATCGTTTTCTCTTTGGGTGGATATCCACCCCTCAAAGGAATTGGATCAAGAACATACACTAAATCGTAGTCTTTAGACATATTCTTGATACCCTGCTTTCTATAAGCGATATCTATATCATATTCTGTAATGCGTTTCTGGATCTCATGACAATGTCTGTCAAAAATCCACCCTTTCTGATCTGCGACTAATAAAATCTTCTTCATAAACTACTCCAGTATCTTTGCAGTGGAAGTGTTAGTATGTCAATTGTATTTCTCCCTGCCTTACATGAATTACAATCGTAAAATTCGTTAAATCTCTGACTTTGGGGATGACCTCCATACCAATGCAGAGCATAAGATTCCTGAGTGATATGAATAACGTCCTCATATACCTTATTTATCAGGTAAGACTCAGGAATTGGATAGAAATAATTTGGAGGAGCATTAAAAAGAACATTCTCACTTTCCCACTCTTCTCGATGCTTAGAAAACAAATCCCGAAACATGAATGGCCCCAAACTATTGTAATCCTTAGGATCATAACAGTCCATCATCTCATTCATAATTTGTTTTACGACAGGACAATACTTCTTTGCCCCTATAACGCCAACAGGAGCATAAATACCACAAGATTGCGCCCTATATATGCTGTAGATAAAATCAACGTCAGGAAGGCTGTAAAATGGTCTTAGTATTATCTGATCTGTATCAAGATAATACCCACCATTATTGTAAAGCCACCACCATCTAAAAAGATCGGATTGATAATTTGGGGCATAAGTGGGGAAAAGGTTTGATTCGACTACTTTTACACCGAGTTTAGACAAGGCTGGGATGTAGTCAGTAAACAAACGGCCCTCTCGCTGGAAATCCTGCTTCTCTACTCCCCATTTAATGTCTTTGGCAGACTGCTTGGAGAGATAGAGTTCGATCTCAGCGTCAGGATGGTGTTTCCTTAAAGAAACAAAAGTCAGGAACCGAAGATATGACAACTCAGTTCCTGACCAAAAAAGTCCAAATTTTAACGGAATCATTGGGTTGCCTTATAGTTGTCAACAACCCAAATATTATACAGTTAATCTTCCCACCATTGATCAACTTGCTCTAGTCCAAGACCTTTTAATTCTTGAATAGTTTCTTCTACAGATTTACTGCCATAAATTCCGTATGTGTTCTCCATTTCTTCGCAAAAACCCCCAACCATTTTAAAAACTTGACACAAATACTGCCTTTCACTACTTCCAGCATCATAATAAGAGTCTGCTAATTCTCCACTTTCCCTTCTAAAAGCAAAAGAGAAACAATCTTGGCTGAATTCTGGATCATATGGATCAAGCTTTGAAATACAGAAAACACATGGATCTACTTCATCCGTTTTTAATTCCTGAAGGAGTCTCGCATTTTCTTCTGCCTTCACCAATACGTTGAGATCAAAAAACATCTTCTTGACCTCTTCCAGGTTATATGTCCCACCTTTGATCGTAACGGTTCTATCAGGCTCAATCGTGTAAAATGACTCATCCTCTTCAGGTTCATCTGGAACAACTGGCGTTTTGGCGAAAAACGAATCTGGATACATAAACTGCATCCCAAGACGCTTCGCAAAAGTCTTATCAGTTGTTTGATCTCCAACCATAATGCATTCACTCACATTCAGCTTGTATTTGTAAATATAAGGAATGGCCATCCCTGATTGAGGCTTACGGCAATAGCAACTTACTGGCGGAACCTTATGAGGACAATAAGAGACCTCAACATCATTACAAATTGCTAAAGTTGCATTCGTAACTTCGAAACACAACTCGGCACCTTTTTCAGTCAACTCGCCTTTTGCAATACCAGATTGGTTTGATACCCCAATAAGGTAATATCCAAGCTTTTTATAGGCCCGTAAGACCTCTCCCGCCCCTTTCCTTACTTTGATCTCTGTTGGCTTTGTAGGGTACTTCCCATTGCCTCCAACAGTCTCCCTCAAAGTACCATCATAATCAAGGAAAATTGCTTTGTTTGTAAAACCCTCCCTTGGTTCCCTTCTGAACACTCTTTTCTCCACATTTTCAAAACCTTCGTCTTTCGTCGGTTTTTCAAATTCTTTCTTCATTTTGAAAAAGACAGAAATAGGGAACATGTTCGGATCTTTCTTAACTTCTTTCAGATCCTCTTTGTCATAAAACACCTTGCCATATCGTTCCATCATCCTCTGCAAAGCATTAATCTGACAATCTTCCACAGAAGTTGACATCCAAAGACAACTGATCGGAACATCATGCTTCTTACACATCTCAATAAAAGGCTTGCGCTTATCTGCTTGCATAAAAGTGCAATCAAGAACAACAGAGTTCCCATTTTTGAGAGAAGCCTCAAGTTTCGGCAACAAATCGAGTGTTCTCCCACCCTCTTTATCTCGGCTTAAATACGCATATGTATGCTTCTTCATGATTTCCTTTACTGCCGAGCTTTTCCCACTTGCAGGGAATCCAACCGTCATGATTGCTTTTTGCATTGATTTACTCCTTTAATTTTAACACAACATTCCATAATCCCATTCTCCCGCTACAGCACCACACTCTTTGCAGTTAATCTGTCCTTTATTCTCTAGACCAAAACCGAATCTAATTATCGTAGTATAACTTTCTTCAAGGTCTGCACTTCCGCAACTCCAACATCGTATCGGACTTCCCTGGCTGTCCCAAAAACCAAGCAGTTCTGCTAATAACTTGAATTCTTGGCTCCCAACCTCGTTATTAATAACAAGAAGTCTTCTATAAAGAAGATATTGCTCTTTGTCACTAAATCTACAGTAGTTTTCCTGAATATAACAAGACAGATATTCACGTCTCATCAAATCAATTTTGGAAGATGATGTGAACTCCCCATGGAACCCTAGAACAGAGATAACACAAGGCATTCCTTTCTGGAAACTCGTATAGTAACAGACCTTTGACATTTATTCCTCGAAAACATCCAACTTATCATCGGACCCTTCAAATTGTTCCATACGAACTTGAATATATGGAGCCTTGTCAAAAGTGGAGAACGTCTTCGCAGTTGCAAGAATCATAAAAACAAACAGGAAAATGCCTGTCATGAAATTATTGTAGTTAAGCGCAAGCATCTGACCCAACGTAAACATAAAAAGCATCATAAAGATGATGCAACAAGGGACTATGAATCCCCAGGTAAGATAAATCGCGGTATAAACTTCCATGAACTCTTGCATTTTCGGGACTCCTTTTCTTAGTTTATACCAATACAATAAACCCCCTTAACTAAAAGTCAAGGGGGTTTTCAAAATATTTCCGATTTTCTTAAAGGTTGACTTTTCGAAGATGTTCAACCAGACCTCTCTGTGATGGAAATACTAGTTTCTCCATCTCATCAAGATCGCACCATTTATACTCACAGATCTCTGGAATCTTATTTGGACCCCAGTACGAAGCACATCTCATTTCATGATTTTTCAGCACTCCATTAGTATCGTTGAGTAAATACAGAATCACATCTTTGTCCTTCATTGAGAAAGTATAGAATGGACTAGTTGATTGGCTCAACTGTAATTCAACACTTCTAAGAATATCGATGCCCGATTCTTCTTTAAGTTCTCTAGTTGCGGTTGCAATCAAACTTTCCCCATATTCCTGCTGTCCTTTAAAAACTGTCCAGCACTGATCTTTGGGGTATTTGGTTGTTCTGCCAATTAAATACTTTCCGTCCTGTGAGCGAACAATAAACCCAGCAGAAACCACTCGTTTTGGTCTTCTTTCGTTTCTACTACCCTTTTCGCTATCCCTACGAACCTCTGACATACCCTTCTCCTACATTAACATTGCGTCTACTGATAAAGATTCCCCAACATCTTTATTATACCCACCTTTTTGTAACAGACACGCCATTTTACCAATATATCTGTCACGAATAGGCTCAAAATACATACTTTTTATGAAATTCCCCTGAATCCTGGCATAAATTGTAAACTTTCTCTCTTTATGCTCATAATTCACAAAAATATACATGTCTGAAACTGATTCCTTCGGATCGACAAGATAAGTGTGTTGTACAGGAACCTCCCTCATCTCTTCCTCAGTCTGAAACGGTCTCGTCCTCCCTTTAAATTTCATTCCAGATGTCAAAACCTTGACAGTTCTTGTTCTAAAGCTCTTCTCATCTCTCACTATAAGAATATTGTCATTGTTTCGAACCGCTTCTTGTAGATTAGTTGAACACTGGTGGTTTTTAATCCATTTATCAACTACATACATCGCCCCCTTGTCTACAAAATCAAAAATCCTTTTCTTTGCATCTTTGGAGCACCAGTTATCTATCTTCGCGTTATCCTCTTTTGTTAACTCATAAGTAAAATTAATTCTCTTCCCACTCTTAACTTTCTTAGGCTCTGGCTTAGGCTCTGGCTTAGGCTCTGGCTTAGGCTCTGGCTTAGGATTAGACTCCAGAATCTTTTCCTCGAAACTTTCGATGAACTTAACTTCAACCTCTGAACACTCTATTGAATGTTCAGCAACTTTTATCGCTCTTGCCACACAATGAGGATTACCTTCTTCCAGAATAAAACAACAGTTTTCAATATCATTATGAAGATCAGCGAGTTCTTTCTTATACATCAAAGCTATGTCTTTCCAATCGTACATCAAACAACCTGCAATATCTTCTTTCCCGTAGATAACTCTTTGATGATATTATTGAGGTTTGTGAATCGCCTCTTAATTGAGCTACGACTTGGAGCTAATCTATACATATGATCATTCCCATATATGTATAAATGTTTCTCGGCCCTAGTAAACCCTGTATAAACCAATTCTTTGTTCATCATGATAGATGCCTCAGATGACATCAGCATAATGATATGCTTTGACTGAGATCCCTGGAATTTATGAACAGTAATCACCCAAGCGACCATGATCTCATCCATCTCCTGTCCATAGTAATATATGATATCATTATCAAACTTGACAAGTATGAACTTCTCTTTTTTGTCGCTTTTCTTTGGATCTCGAATCCTTTCCCCAAGATCAGTAATTACTCCCATATCCCCATTAAACACACTCTTGTCATAATTATTCTTAATTTGGATAACTCTATCCCCAATATAGAATTTTTTGAACTCTCGCTCTAAGAATTTAGTGGTCATGTTGTTTTTGGAAGCCATCTTCTGCTGAACAATTTCATTCAACCTATGAACTCCACAAGTTCCCTTCTTCATAGGAGAGATAATCTGAAGATCCTCGATATCCTCTTTTTCAGTGTATTTGTCAATAAACTTGATTAATTCATCCTCAATAGTATTGGAATTCAACTCTTTCCATGTGATATCTGTAGCAGTTTCTGGTATCGCAGTAACAACACCATTCGAAACACTATTAGCTATCAAACTAATATAGCTGTTTTCATCCTGCCTATGAATTTTATCAAGAGTCACAACATTTGCACAACCCGATTTGACAATGTCTGCCAGAAAATTACCAGGAGAAACAGATGGCAACTGGTTCTTATCACCAACAAAAACAATATTGGTTCTAGGGTTACTGTCAACAGCAACCATCAACGCATACATTGTATCAATACCTGCCATACTGATCTCATCTACCAGTAAAATCTCTTGTTCAATCCCTTTTCGAGGAAGAACATCATCTGGGCCGATATCCAAGCCTCTATGAATAGTAGTAGCGGCTCCACCAGTCCTTTCAGACAACACTTTGGCCGCTTTTCCAGTTGGGGACATCATATTCATAGAAAGTTTCTTCTTTCTTGCCAAATAATAGATACATCTACAAATTGTTGATTTTCCAGTACCACCACCACCAGTTATTACAGAGACCCTGTTATCAAAAACACTTTTGATTGCCTGTTTCTGAGTTTCATCCAGTTTAATATCTCGCCCCAGGAAAAAAGATATATTTTTCTCGGCATCTTCTATATCTTTGTCACTGCACTCATATCTGGATGGTTTCTGATTTCTTTTATGTAGAACTTCAGCAACAAACTGCTCTCTTTCCCAAATATGGGTTAAATATACGAATGACAGACCCTCTCCATGATCTTTTACAGCCGTAAATGGACTGCTGGGATCTTTGACAATATGCGGAATCAACTTGGCATAATTGCTATTAAATTGATTACCCAGAGCTTCATCACATTCAGCCAATGTTTTAATTACTGACTTTTTCAAAGTGGTATAAGGTATACATAAATTCCCATTGGAAGAGGAGTCGTCTTTAATACAATATTCCATACAAGCTGAGATCCGAAACTCAACCTTAACGTTTCTATTGATCTTATGAGCGATAACGTCAGCACTCAAAAACCCAATACCTCTCAAATTAGTCAACAGATATGGATTCTCTTGAAGCTTTTCTTTGGTCTTATGTTCCCAAATTTCATATGCTTTATCAGCAAGTTTAACTGGGATATTGCATTTTATAAACCACTCATATAGATTTCTCTTATGTTGTTTCTTTTGCCACTCTTCCTCAATAGCCTCAAGTCTGTTCTCTGTAATCCCGTTAATACATAACAACCTTTTCGGGTGATTATCAAGGATATCAATTATCTCATCAACTTCAAAAGTTTTGAGTATTTCTGTCGCCCTTGACTCTTTGATGTTTGGCAGTTGCATCAGGAAACTTTTCATGGCCTTCTGATTTGTTGGCACATCCTGATAATAACCAGAAGCTTTGTACTGTTTCCCTCTTTTCGGATCATCAACAAAATCGCCAACAAAAATATAACTATGCCCTTCTGGCCTATCCCCTTCGGCCATCGTTTCTACAACAATAGTAAAAGACTTCCACCTTTCATTCATGTATGGTCGGACTAACTTCTGCAAACCTTTATTATATCTTTCACTATATGGATCTAGATTACAGGCAAGAATTGCAAAATTATCACGACGAAAAGTAACCTTCTCAACAATGCAGGGAAGTTCCATGAGATATCTCTTTCTTTGGGGGATTAAATGGAGATCGTTACATATTCAATTTTTGATCTTCCATAAGTATAAACGAGGTGTAGGTTTCCGTCATTTTCTATCATGTAAGGATAGCTCAACTCTTCGGAAACGCATTTGTCCTGATCTTCACTATCAATAGATTCTCTGACAACTAATTCATTAGCAACTTCAATATTCATAACATAATCAGGGTCTTCTTCATATGGATTATGTTTATCGTCTAATTTTATTTCTTGAATAACTAGTGGTTTTCTATAGAGTTCACTTGGATTGCTTACCAGGAATGCTCTTCCATCAACAGTAACAACATCAACCCCACTATTAGGATTAGGGAGATTCGTTTTTATCGGAGATATCCAGCCACTACCCATACTATACTGAACACGTCTTGAGTAGTAGATACAATCTAATCCTCCAGAAGATCTGAAAAAAGCATGAGCATTATTATCTACATCTTTCCATATGGCAGGCTGAATAACCCCCATGCTGACACTTGGTCTTCCATTATATGGGTTCCTATATTGAACTTTTCGTTCTACTGCCAACGGTTTGCTTCTATAGGCATAATCCCACTTGCCATCTGAGATAATATATCCTTCCATATAGCTTACCCAATCGCAAAAAGTTTCAACCGAACTCCCACAAACAACACTATGCTCTCCAGTTGGGATGGGTTTCGTCTTTACAGGCCCATTCAAACCAGCAGGCAACGTTTGACTGTCATTTCTTATGTCTCTTTCGCAAGTAGAAGAATCCCAATCTGTTACATTATGAATGAAAGTCTGCCACCTATCACAAAACTGACCTGCTTTTTCAAACATCCATAGTTTATCTTTATGAGCAAAAAGAATTGGATTCCATCTTGGTGTAGGGTCTTGAGCACCAAGAATAATATTTTCTCCTTCATCATTTAAATTGTGAAGAAAAATTGCTACATCAGGAGCGCCTTCTCTTGTGCCTCCGAACCAAGCAAAAACTGGATGATCTTCCCAGAATTCTATAGTTGCGGCATGTACGGATCTTGTGGGGGTGTCTAAAAATCTTCTGTCTGTTATTTGCATCGTTGATCTCCAATAAAAAACTCTGCTACCCAATAATTATACTATAAGATAGCAGAGTTTTTGAAATTTTCAAGGAAAAAGACTAAATTAGTCGTAAACTACAACGAACATCTTTCCAGCAGGGCTAAAAGCTACTGCTGTATTTTCATCGTTATAGGTAGTTCCATTGAAATCGTTAATTACAGCAGGAATACCTTCTGTATTAACTTTAACCAATCTTGTGCCATTGGCCGCATTAGCATCAATAACGTAGAGGTTACCAGATGCATCTACGGAGCAGTGACGAAGTTCGTTGTACTGACAGTTAAATGCAGTTGTTCCAAGAGCTTTCCCTGCAACTCCAGATCCAGAATGGAGATAAACCCATCCACGAGGAGTAATTTTCTTGATTTTGTAGTTGGCAGTATCACAAACAAATACATTACCATTCGCATCACAAGCAACGCCAAGAGGATTGTCGAAAAGAGTCTTTGCAGTAGTTGCAACATTTTCGCCGTCTCCAGCAGTATCACCTGCATAGGTATAAACCGTACCATCCTTAATTCTACGAATTGAGTCGTTACCTGAATCGGCAACATAAACAGTACCACTTGGATCTACATCAACATCCCATGGAGTATCAAACTTAGCGGCTCCACCAACGCCATCAGTATGACCAGCTACGCCACCACCGTCTCCAGCGAGAACGCTTACATAACCATCTCTGATAACTCTAATCTGGTTGTTTCCAGAATCAGCAACATAAATGTTACCACTGTTGTCGCAGGCCAAACCAACTGGAGCATTAAATCTAGCATCCAAAGCTGGGACGTTAGCCAATGTTCCGTTATCTCCTGAGGTTCCATCTTCTCCAGCGTAAAGAGAAACTCTTCCGCCTTCATCAATTTTGAGAATAGTATGTCTGTCTAAATCAGAGACATAGATATTACCACTATTGTCTACGCAAACACCAGATACAGAAACTGATCCTTTTGCAGTAAGCTGATTAGGGCCAGCTTCCAACTTAGCGGCAATCTCAGCATCTGTTAAGTTAACACCAAGAGCCGCAGTCGTTGCAAGATCGCTCTGAGTTATTCTAATTACACTATTAGCCATTTTTATTCCTCCTAAAAACCATTTAAGGATTCATTCGTTTTCTTATTCTAGAAAACTTTTTGTTCTTCCTTTCTCACTTTACATTTTTTATTTAGAGTCTGTTAGCCGCCTCTTCAGACAGCAATGATCTTACTCCATCTCTAAGAATAACATGGGCAGAGTTACTTGAATCTTTGAACGCATCCAATACAACTGAAAGACCATTTGTCCTACGATCCAAATATGGGTTATCTATCTGTTCAATATCACCAGTTAGAATAACCTTTGTATTCTCTCCCGCTCTTGTTATGATCGTTTTTATCTCAAGTGGAGTAAGATTTTGAGCTTCATCGATAATGATATATTGATTATGAATACTCCTACCTCTTATATAAGTTAGAGGCTCAATAAAGATTTTATCACTAAGCTCAGCTATCTTTTTCCCACTCATCTTCTTCTGACCCTTTTTCTCAGGTGATTTTGCTTTATTACTATGAACAATCTCCAAAGCATCATAAATGGGTTGCATCCATGGGTCTAACTTCTCATTCACATCTCCTGGTAAAAAACCAATATCTCGACCCATTGGTTGAACAGGTCTACTAATGAGCATTTTTTCATACCTTTCTTCCTGCTCTACCATATATTCACCAGCGGCTGTTGCAAGCAAGGTCTTCCCAGTCCCTGCCATTCCTACCAAACATACCAAATGGATATCATCATCTAACAATGCATCCAAAGCAAAAGCTTGCTCTCTATTTTTTGATTTAATCTTTAATGATGGAGGTAAAAAATCTAATCTCTCTACCATAGATCTGTCCTTACTGACTCTGGCAAGCATATTTTTGCTTTCATCTGGACTTTGGACCATTAGGTAGTAATTGCCCCAAGGAATGTCATCATCATCAAATACCCACTCTACAGGACATTCATCCTTTAGTTTAATTTCAGCATATGTTTTTCTATTAACCTCAACAGTACGGAATCCTTCATCAAGAATAACACTTTCGCATACTCTGGTTGCTTCATAGCATTCAGCCCTGATCCCAAGAGCATTCGCTTTCAGTCTAACGTTAATATCTCTTGAAATAACTATACACTCATTCTCTGGCTCTTGAGCCTTCATAATATCTGCAATATGAAGTACATGAAAATCGACATCCTTCTCCTTTCTATAGGTTCCTAAGTTGCCATTATAAATAACTCTTATTTGACCTTCCCTATCATCTCCTAATCTAACCCCTTTTCTTAAATCCCCCAATTCTCTGAATTTGTCGAGTGATCTAGAAACTTGACGGGAGTTTCGCCCTAACGCCCCATTGTCTCTTTTGAATGTGTCTAGCTCTTCAATCACTCCGATTGGAATAATCACAGTATGTTCCTCAAAACTGAATATCGCTTCAGGATCTTGCAACAGAACATTTGTGTCAATAACGAAATTTTTCATTATTCCTCCTTTATGGATTTATTTTGGCGTGTTCTTCTTTTTCTCTTCTTTCTGGGAAGCCTTCACTTCATCCATAGAAGAGTAAACTTTTGTGACTTTGCCAAAAACTTTTTTGGTCCAACCATTGATTCGACCATGATTGTTTCCAATTAAACAACCACGTTTATCGTTTTTAGCTTTAACTAGGTGAGTATATAGGTTCCCTCGAACCTTGCAGTATACCATATCCCCGACTTCGGTATCCTGCCATGTGGTGGGTACAAGCTTTACTGGTTGCTTGCTTTTGATGAGTGGAGTCATGCTGTTTCCAGGTTCTCGACTGATGATCGACTCCCCTTCCAACAACTTATTGACTTTCCAATTATGCATCCATTCTTCCATTCAGTGACTTTTGTTGGTCATTAATTCAATAATGATCCGACCTTTTCCTACCGACACTATTTTAGGAAAATAAAATCAACATTTAAATCACTGTTCTACAACAAAATAGAACTAAGAATCCTTCTTCTCCTGTTCCCTTTGTTTCTTTGCATATGCTAAACGTTTATTCCAAGCCTTTCTTCTTCTTTCGCAAGCTTCACAAGGCTTTATGCCAAACGTCTTTGTAATTTTGGCGAATGTATCTCCGAAACCTTCAGAAGGTTGAGACCAAATCTTTTTTGTCCTATTCCAAAACCATTTTATCCACTTAATCATAACTTCAAAAACCTCGAAAATAATTCCCTTGCCTTAGGGTCTTTTACAATCTCCAAACCGTGATCTATTATCATCCCATTCGGTCTATGTTTATTTCTGTCAAGTAAGTGAATAGCCCTTTCTGGACCCAAGAATTTGCAACCAACGATATAAGCAGTAGCAGAGCTTCTGGAAATGCCAGCCCAACAATGAACCATAAGATTTTTTGGGTTAACTTCTTTTACCCACTGAATAATCTCCTCAACATCCTCTTTCTTTGGAGAATGGTATCCCCAATCGTCATATCTCTTATATGGAACATCATCCATATATTTGATCAGGATGTCTTTAGCATGCTTTTCTAAACCATTCAGTGGATGGTTATCCATTCTGTACTTACAATCCCTTAAAGAAATTACATGCCATCTTTTAGAGTGTTGCTTCAACTCTTTTGCGGCTTCTTCTGCACTGAAAATTTGAATGTTCATAATTACTTCCCTTATACTTAATTATACAAAGGCTTTTTGCCACTTTTACTTGAACAAAAACAAAAACGGCTTACTAATATGGATCTAATAGACTTCGGTTCTGGACACCCAAAACATTCAAAGTTTTTTGAATACTTTATCTCACAAACAGAGAATATTAAAATCAAACGATATCTAAGTATCGGTTCTTATAACCCAAAGAAACTCATTGATAAAAAAGTAGGATACTTTCAATTCAGAATCAATGAAGTGCTATGCTCCATGGATAATGGAGATTTCATAAACATAGATCTCGACACCCTTAGAGAACTTAATACCGAAATACTTTTTATCTCTCAAATAAGAAAAGATCAGAAAGAACAGCTATATGAGCTTAACAGAAATTATGGGTATCGAATATATCCATTCATCCTGATACCGAGATATCACAAAACGATATATCCCATTTTTGCAAAATATGCTAAAGAATACACATACATGCTATCCAAAAACAAAAAATATGTAGCCCATATGAGATATGGACTCAGACATAGGTGGCATAGAACTCCTTGGGTTCGATTTACTAATCAACATAACACCCATTTTCCTCGCGAAAAACTAATAGGAGAACCTTTCTTCCAAAGATTATGTGACTGCGATTGGGGAGTCAGTCTAAAAGGCTCTGGTGATGATTACAAATGTATGAGAGAAACTGAGTTTGCAAACTTTGGCATACCAATGGCCCTAAACTTCGAACCATATTATCCTTTCAAATTTGAAAAAAACGTTCACTATAAATTGCTACATAAGCCAGAAGACCTCCAGGACTTAATTTACTCAGAATACTCTGAGCTTTATAAATTCTCACAAGCGTCTAAAAAACTTGGAGAAAAATACTTCTCCCCACAAGGTTGTCTTGGATTAATGAAGTCTCTTTTGAATCAAAAGAAGTACAACATAGAATTTTAATTGGTGGCAACGAGAGGAGTCGAACCTCCGACGCTCTGCTCTTCAGGCAGACGCTCTTCCACACTGAGCTACGTTGCCATTTGGTGGGATGCCTCGGTATCGAACCGAGTTCTCTGGTTTTTCAGACCAGCGCAATGACCTCACCTGCTCACATCCCAATAAAAAACCCCGACCAGAAGTCGGGGCCAAAATACACGAAAAAAACCCCGACGAATGTCGAGGTTAAAAAGATCTAAACAACACTTTGATCTAACTACCTCGACTAGAGGTGGCTAAAAAATCGAAAGATGTTGTTTAAGTTGTTCATAATGTAAAATCCTTTTGTTGCCCCTATTATAGGGTATCATCCATGCTTTTCAAGTCAGAACTGCAAAATTAATCCAATTCAAGCATATCAATAAGATCAGCCTTACTTCTATATCCTGCAAACTTCAACTGAGGATCATCCACAAAAGACATAGGAACGGCCATAATGCCGAGTCTTTGAGCTTCTTTGAGGTTATCTGGATCTTCAGTCGGCTTAAGCTCTACTTTTACTTCTGGGTACTCTTCTACCAGTTTGTCAAGCTCTTTCTTGAGTCTCTTACATGGGATACAGTGCTCTCCTGTAAAAACTGTTACTTTCATTTTCTTTCTCCTTTAGGTTAAAAAATCTTTGTCAACGTAATGCACCATGAACTTACATACAGTATCGATAAGTTCATCAGGCATTCTTTTAAAACATTCGTTCACAAACTCATCTGGAACGTTTTTGTAATATGCATGAGCAATTGAGCCAGCCATAGCCGCAATGGTATCGCTGTCTCCACCCATCATTACTGCTTCTCTTATTGTACTCTCAAAATCCTCAGAATACAAGAAAGCGTATACAGCTTGCGGAACTGTCTCCTGGCAACTACAATTAAATCCTAGATGCTCAGAGGTCAAAATAAGGTCCGTTCTGTATCCAAACGACTCTACTGCTTCTCTAATTTCTTGCTTTGTCCCTCCATGCCAAGCTATGAATGTTGCCAAAGCAATTGCTTGAGCACCTTTAACTCCCTCTTCATGATTATGAGTCGCATCAGCACTCTTTTTGGCCTCTGCTAGAACATCCTTTTTAGATCTGCAATAGAAAGCAACAGGGCTAACTCTCATCGCAGACCCATTGCCATAACTATTATACCCTTCTTCTTGCTCACTTAAAGCCCACTCTTTGAAAGCACTACCATACCCTCTATCTTTGTAATTTCTATAGTATTCACGAATAGATTGTGAATAGTTTCCTGAATTCATCAAAACATCTGCTACTGCGCAGGTTAGAACAGTATCGTCAGTAAAAATACACTTCTTGTTGAATAGAAGAAAATTTTTGGTTTTGGGGTGTCTTTTTGGGCCTTCCCAACGAGAGCCTATTATGTCTCCTAAAATCGCGCCTATCACAATCTTTCTCCTTTTACTCTTTCCTTTTCGTACCCTAACCAAACTTTCCAACTTTTCCAGCCTCTATCTTTATAAGTCCTATCTGGCACACTTGGTAAACAAACAGGTCTAGTATTTTCTTTCCAATATAAACACCATTCTGTTTTGCTTCTTATTCCCAATTTATGAACGAATTTTTCTGCTTCTTTATAAGGCATAAACCCACTTTTTGCAACTTTTATACTCCCCAAATCATAAAATTTGTTCTTTTTCCTTATTAAAAATAAATTCGAAGGAGTGTTATACATATATTCTCTTAAAAGTATCGAACTGTTCTTAGCCACCCTAACTCTATAATACTTCTCTTTTAAACTTCTAACATTCCCCCTAAAACCATTTATATTTTCTTTTAATTTTAATAACAAACCATATGAGAACTTCTCACTTCCACTAGTAAGAGATGATTCTATGGAGTTCCTAGATATAGATACATTACCGTCTCCGTCCCATAGCCCTCGTATAAAATCTGGCAGAAATTCTTCTGGAACATTAGGCATTTCACATGTCAGGCTTTTTCTCTCAGTTCCACCTATTTTTTTAATTGATTCAACTAAATTTCTACAATAAATGTTCAAATGACAATATTTGCTTCTTGTCTCTTTAATGGGTCCATCAAAACCCATCGTTTTTGCGATTAACTCTAATAGATATTTATCTTTATTACTTTGCGTAATTGAAAACAAACTTTCATAAATACACCCATCTGCCCACCAAAAACCCAAAATATACGCCATATCATGAGTCCATATCTCAAAGAAATCCTCATTTATCGAATATTTATCTCTTTTATAGGACATCTTTTTATACCCCATCCAATCCATGTACGAAACCCATTCCGACTTATATACTTGATGAGGACTGCGAGGAATGAATGGAGGTCTGTTGTTTTTACACCAATCTTCCCATTCTGACTGCTTTTTAAGACCTAATTGACGTACATATTGTCTTGCTTCTTCAAATAACAGGAATTTACTCATTTCTTACTCTCCTTAAATGTTTTCGTCATTTAATTCAAATAATTATGCACTTTATCCTGCGATTGACCCAACATTTTTCCGATGATTGCTCCGATCATAGTCTTTGTCCTTGTATTAAATCGATATTACCAAGCGGCTTTTATTGTATGATTTCCCTCGGCATCATATGTGATTTGTTGCCAATAACCAGATGAGTCTGTATGGAGAATAATCCTACCCAAAACATCGTATGACCAATACTGCCATGCTCCATTATAGAAATCAATCCTTACGCATTGTTTCTTATCATTATATGATCTTCTGTGCCATTCCCCTTTGGAATTATTGTAGGCTATCCAAAGCCCTGCTTTATCATACTCTTTGGTTTCCCAAACTCCATTATCATGGACATCTCGTATGATTTGCCCCCCATCTTTCGTTCTTGTTACAAATGAAGGCATGTTGTTACCTCTTTCGTAAAGGCGTTGCACATCATTATTCTAAAAGCCGAATAGGGAATCCTTTATCGGTGATCAGCCATCTCTTTCAGAATTCTTGAGAACCAAAGTTTTCTTGAAAATTCCCAAGCTTCATTTTGGGTTTCTTCGTTCTCATCTTTAACAGAAAAAGAACCCATTGGTATCCTTGCGGCTCCTGCACCCATTTTTCCGCCACCATGTTCTTTCCCAAAAATCTTTTTACAGATCTTATCAACATCAATGGCCAGTCCGCTACTTCTAACACTGACTTCCAGGTTATCTCCGACAATAGCAACAATAAAAGAAGTGTCAATACCCTCGACTCTAGCTCTTTCTTCAGCTATACTTGGAAGGGCATCTCTTTTTGCAGGGGTTATGTAACCAATTCCTCCAAGAAACACTCCATTCTCTGAAATAGCATGTCCGTCATGGTCCAATCTTTTTCTAAGATCAAAATGATATGGTGGAATTGGATAGTTGATGATTTTAGCAAGCATTTTTTGATCTGTAACAACAATCAAGCTCTTATACGCATCAAAATCGAGATCTGTAACGACATCTGTAACTAAATCGCACGTATCTGTCTTAATGCCAATTAACAATGCTGTTGCAACATTAGAATCTTCTTCTGACATTTTGTCGAACTCTATTTTAGCCTGCATCATGTATTCCCATACAATCGTGGAAGCAGAGCCGACACTTCTAATGTCTTTTAATTTTGCCTTCTTTGTATCACCTTTATGATGATCAATAACCAAAGTGTAGACTGCATTGGGTATTGCGCTCCTTTCTGGAATGGTATCTACACAAACATATATGTCGGCAAAATTCTCAACATCTTCAGGAGTTTGAAGTTCCCCCTCAACCTCATCAACATGCGTTAACTGAAGATTAAGAACATTAATCATAGTTTTGTTTTGGGGATGGGAAATCTCTCCACTATAAATCAAAGAAACTCTAGCTTCTGGAAGCCAACTTCTGATAAGTCTTTTGAGTCCATATGCAGATCCGATACAGTCTGGGTCTGGACAGGAATGCATTGTTATTGCAATATGAAGTTGATGATTTGCCTCAAAAACCTCAAAAAGTTCATCTTTGAACTGATCTGCAATATGGTCAACATTCTTTACTTCTTCTTTTTCATCCATCTTCTTCTCCTTAATAAATAGAAAACGACTCCTACATTGGTTAATATAGGAGTCGTTTAGGATAAGTCAAGCTCAGGAAACAACTAAATTTTCAGATTCTTCTGACTCGTTTTCAGCCAGTAAATTCTCTTTACACTCTTCGCAAATTCCATGCGACAGCATAATTAGTCGATCCTCTACATAATGATCCACTTCATGCGTAGAAATGCTGATAGTTTTTCTGCACCAAGCGCATCCAACTACAATCGTTTGTAAGTATATGTCTTTCATTTTTATTCCTACACATAGTGGGGTTAGTTTTCTTCCATTAGGGTATATTATACTACATATTCTGAGGAAGTCAAGTTAAGAAACTTATTTTTTTATAAGTTCGGCTTGACTTTGGCCAGAAAAGCCTTATACTAAATATTAAGTAATTGTTAACTTGATTAACAATCAGTTTGGAAAATTTCTAAAGGATGTGAAAAATGAAACGTTTAGAAGACATGTTCATGACCATGATGGAGAAGTCAACAGAGATCATTATCTTTGCTATCTTCTTGTTAATCATCTTGGCTTAATACCACTCATCAGATTTGGTCGGGATAGCTGGATTCGAACCAGCGACTCCTTGACCCCCAGTCAAGTGCTCTAACCAGGCTGAGCTACATCCCGACAATTATTCCGACACTTATCCCGACATTTTGTCGGGATTCAGAAAAACGCCAGTGTATTGCTCATTTATACTACCTCACAAAGTTTAGAATGCTGAATAGAACCTTATTCAAGTTCACTTTTAATAGTACTGTATGGGTGGGATTCGAACCCACATCTCTGGCTTGGTATCCCCAACGGGAATTGAACCCGTATCTGTTGGTTGAGAACCAACTATCCTAGACCGTTAGACGATGGGGACATTAAAAATGAGTCGGAAGGAATCGAACCTTCATTCCCTGGTTGATTTATTAAACATCAAATAGTTGCTGGAACGAAACTTATACAGTTTCACTTGGTTTTATGTCCAGGAGTTCTACCATTAAACTACGACCCAAGTTGTATCTCTAATGAGATTGGTCGGGTATGCAGGATTCGAACCTGCGATCTCATCATCCCAAATGATGCGCCTTACCAGACTAGGCTAATACCCGATACAGAAGTGTTTTATCCTGTTAAACTATCCCCAACAAGATCGTACTTTAAGTCATCTGACACTAACTCATTTCTGACCCCAGAATATATTTTATTGTTTTGAATGTCAGTTCGTAACAACTACTTTACACTCTTAAGCCGAGGCTGGGACTCGAACCCAGATCTCTCCTTTTGGTGACGCAGACGGGATTCGAACCCGCAAAGGAATCTCTTCCTACCAGATTGAAAGTCTGGTTACTTCAGGCCAATTTGTATACTGCGCCATTTTTTAGTCAGGACGGCTGGATTCGAACCAACTCCTTTAGCTCCTCAAGCTAAAATAAATATTGCTGTAGCGAACCTTATTGTCAAGTTCATGTTTATAACGTGCTACCATTACACTACGTCCTGATGGTCTGACCCTCAAAAATCATAAGTCTGATTCTCGAAAAGTCATGGTCTGGATGGTAGGATTCGAACCTACGCTACTCCTCAGTCCAAGTGAGGCGGGATGACCAGACTTCCCCACATCCAGATTAAGTCTTCTAAATTTTCAAAGATCATTTGGTGACCCCAGTGGGAATCGAACCCAACCTTCCCAGGATGAAAACCTGGTGTCCTAGCCGATAGACGATGGGGCCATGGACAATAAAAAAGCCCTCCTAACGCAAGCTAAGAGGGCACAAAAAAAGCCCTCCCGCTCATGGCAGAAGGGCCAAAATCATAGTTATGATCTAACTACAGATCGGCTGACCTCCTGCCAAAGGCTGGCGGTTCTTCTCGTTCTGGTTCTCGAATGTACATGTAGTTGTTCATAACAAATTTTCCTTTCGTTACCCCCATTATAAACCATCCTAGAGACTTTTCAAGTCGAATTTGAAAATTTTTAGCAAAGTAATAAAAATAAAACGATTATGGCGACTTCCATATATACTGGATTACACCAGAAACAACTAGTCTTGCTTAGAAATTGTCTCAACATCTATATAATTCTTCCCCGTTAAAATCCAATTCTTCACTAACTTTTGCAAACATCTTGAGCAAAGAGCCGCTTCCTCATCTTTGACATCAAAATTATTCAAAGAGATCTGAATACAGACTTTCTTCCCCTTATTGTCCATCTCTATAGTAAACTCTTGGTCACCAAGTACCCCCGTTTCTGGAGTTACTTGGCAACCACAAGAGTCACATAGATATTCTATCTTAATCGCCATTACTTCTGAAAAACTCTTGCTCTTTTGGCATGAGATTGTCTAGCGGCAACCATTCGTGGATCATCATCAGCCAAACTCAATCCTTGTTCTGCTCCCAAAAGGAAAGAGTCAACGACTTCACGGGCCAATTTATGATTTTCTCCCCATTCTGGGTTTGTGGCAAATAGAAGGTCAATACCATTCAAAAGAGCCAAAGAGCCTGCTAAGGCCAAAGGGCGTTCGTTTGGCTTAATTTTACCCTCTGCAACGGCTTTATCGAGGTAATCCTCAACAACAGGGAAAAGAACCTGGGTATAGGTTGCTCCTTGAGAGGTATCAGCGGTTACACCTTTGATAACTCCAATAACTTCTTTTACAACTGCCATTTCTTCTGGAGTTGGGTCGTCATAAGCAACCCAGGTTACTGAGGCACCTAAACCTGCGTTCAGAGCTACTACTTTTGCTTGGCTTGGTGTACAACCAGTTAATGGGATCATCAACATGGCTACGATTGCGGTGAAAAACATACTTCTTTTCATTTCAAGTTCTCCTTATTTTTGGTTAATTTTACTGAAATAAATCTTGGTTCATCTTTTCTACTAGTGACAGTCGCAAAATCAGAGCATTTTTCTACAATTTCGTCCATTTTGCTCTTCGCAACATTAATATTTACTCTACGTCTGATCTTCATGGTGAAATGAAGTTCATGGCCATGATCAATAAACTCTTGAGCGTGTTTCATTTTATGCTCAACATCATGATCGTCAATCGAAGGAGTAAAACGTATCTCCTTCATCTCATGTTTTTGATCTTTTTGTTGCTTCTTTTGTTTTTTACCTTTTTGATATTTCCACTTACCGTAATCAATCAACTTACATAATGGGTTGTTCTTCTCGGTTTCCCCAGAGAAACAAACTAGGTCTAAACCTTTGTCCTGAGCTATCTCAATAGCATCAAGTGTTTTGATTTCTCTGTGAAATTTGTTATTTTCATCAACCAAATCAAGAATGACGAAGCTTTTGCTGTCAACGACCAAGAACGGTTCCATGGACTTCAATGGTGTCCCTCCTATTTTGTGTAGTAATCTTTCATTTCTTTGATTAAGACTTCCAATTTCTCCTGATAAGCCTTCATTTCGACTATGTTGTTCCTCAGAAGAACGGCGTTGCCTTTATCTAAATACAACCTATCACCCTCTTTTTCAAACGCTGGTTGCGTTAAAACAGGTTTCTCAGGCATAACCCATGCTTTACCAACTGGATTCGTATGATGACATCCAGTGAAGACAAACAAACTAAAACATGCTATTAAGATCGTCTTGTACATCGTCTAAATCCTCACTCTCTTTCTGCTCTTCCTTCTCTTCATCAATTTTATCATATTCTTCTTTCAGTGTCTCTTGAATTTCCTGGGCCTGAGCTTCTTGCTCTTCTTTCTCTTCCTTCTTCTTAGTAAAGAAGTAATCGAGAATAGTTTTGATAAGATCCCATAAACTCGTTCCTTTTTTACCCATGATATAGTCCCTCCAAATAGTTCTACCAGACTCTTTCTGAAAAATTGTTTTTAATCCTCTGCATTTTCCGACAATTTATTCACCTGAAGAACTACAGTATGTCTAGGTCTCCACCCAACAGTTTTTGCCGCCAGAATAGCTGATTTAGCTTTCACTTCAACTATTTGATCAGTTCTTTTATTTCTAATAACATAAGAGGTATCTATTTCATCCTTCTTATTATCGTATTTGCTTTTCTTCATGGCTTTGAATTCTTTGGCCCCTACGTGGACTTCAGGTTCCTTATCGACCTTTTTCGTAGCGTCAAGCAAATCGTTTTTTCTGAGAGAGTCAACAAGTTTTTTCGATACATTCTTATCCATCGGTATAAGCCTCAAAATTAAGATCTTCAAAGCAGAAGCCAAGAAGGGGTTCAATTAGCTCATCCAGAGGAACATTATTTTTTCTAGCTTTTTCTCTGATGTTATGAGCAAACATATTAGCGGACTCAACGAAGTTTTTTAATTCTTCGATATTATTGGATTCCAAAGTGCCAATCCATGTTGCTATTGGCTGATTGCAGGAACATTTGATTACACAACTTCCATGAACATGATCTACTTCCAATTCAAGGAACTCAAACTCAGTGCAATCTTCTAAATGTTGTTTAATATCTTCTTCGAAACTCATGAGAATTGAACTTTTTTCTTTGAAATAATAGACTTTGTGCAAAAATGTATTTATATCGATAATCCCTTCTGCACGTAATTTAATAAGACGATCTAATTCTTTAGAGTCCATTATAGCTGTTTTGAAAATGTTTTCAAGTTTCGTTGCTTCTTACCCATTCAGGCACTTCGCCTTCTTCCCAACGGATAGCTCTGTCCAAATCTTCTTGAGTGGGCATCAGAATATTGTTTGATATCATATAATTCTGCCAATCTTCCCCAAACTGTTCTCGGCATAAAGCTTGACCCCAATCAAACAACTCTCCTGAAATTGAGTAAACGGTATTCCCATGTTTCTCATTCATTCTCTTGACCCATTCAAAAACACCTAATACTACTTGTTTTTGCTGTTCTTCGAGACTCATTTGATCTACTGCTTCTTCTACTACCTCATTTGATTCTTGAGTAATGTCCATTTTTTCCTCAATGGTTTTCAAATCAATTTGTTTTTTATTATACAGTCGATTTTCTCCAAAACAGTTTTTAAACGGTTTTAAACTGTTTATAAATGCAATTTCAGGTCGGTTGGTAAGTGTACACTCCCCCTATAGCAGGAAGGAGGAGTAATACACTTACCAGAGGCAGTTTATAACTGCAATTTCCAGTATAGGCAGTTTCATGTCACGATAGTGTTGAGGACTGGATTACCTCGGGTAGGTTAGCGGTCACCACTACACTATACTCCCAGAATAAAATTCTCTAACGGTCGGCTTAAAGCTCGGTCACTTTTCGTTTTAGCGCCATATTCATTGCTTCCTGGGCTTTACCCGTCTCGGAACCCAGCCCCTAGCCAACTAACCTAGAATAGTCAATCTGACTGGGGTACAGCGCCCTACCGTATCAATCCATTTCGGTAGGATTTTGAATATTTCTGCTGATTTTAGTCTGGTAGTATTTTAGTTATTCAGTTTCTTTGAATAAAAATTTATGTTCAGAAAAGTATTCGTTAATACAACAACATGTTTTTGGATGTTTGTTGTTCCCATTTCCATGATGAGTCATGATTTTTTTATCATCAAGTAAATATATCCATTCGGCCCAGTACCCATCACTATCGTCATATCTTATTACTCTTCCTAAATCATCATACTTGTACTCTTCCCAAAGCTGATCCCCATTTTTGTCAATATCGCTGTTCCATCTGGTTAATAAGCCTTTTGTGTAATGCTTTTCATCCCATGAACCATCGTCATAATCAGTCCTGACAACGCATGCATGAGTTGTCATCTCGGCCCCTTGGAAGTTTACTCGGATCTCTTTGCCGCACCTCTTGCAAATTTTGGCATAATAGCTCTGGACCTTTCCATTGGGCAGTATTTCACCCATAATTTACCTCACTCAAACAGTGGATCTTTAAATTCACAAACTCTTCCATCATGATAGAAAACTCTGTCATATGGATGGACTTCTTGTCCCCAGAGATGTCTCAGTACTTCTAATGTATAGCTTCCCTGACAGCATTTCAAGTCAAAATTTCCGTCAGGGTATCTTTTTACAAAAGCACAGGATGATTTCATCTTAATTGGCTCAATCACAAAGTCTTGAACTCTTGTCTTTATCTCGTAACCATTTACGTTACAATTTTCCAGTATTTTTCGCATATCTTGTACTGGCATCGGAATAAGATGGTCTGATTGACGTAAAATAAGCTCATCGGAAGAGATCATACTAAGATCATAGTTGGCGTTATGGACTGTCAGATGACCCCAAACAGCCCACATGATCTTTTTAGTGATGGTTTGTTGCTTTTTTGGGGACAAATTGCCGAAAATTATCTGTCGAATCTTTTTTGATTTCTTGAAGTATTCTAAATCTGTAAAATTCGAGACGAATTCGTCATAACTATCACAATTTTGAACTAACTCAGGGAAAGTCATCCGAAAAGTTTGAAAATTTGCCGAAACCAGGTCTACAGAGACCATTTGCTTCCCTACATTGTCATGTTTATAGACACATTTATCTGGAACTTTGCGGTTCAAACTAGTTTGGTGGATCGCATGGTCCTCATCTGTAACAAAATCCTGATATTTACTGTGATCTTTGACTGAATCAATGATACTTTCGCGAGTGGCCTTCATATATGCCAAGAAATCGCCCTCATTTCCAAATCGAGCCAATGCCTCACCAAGCATATCAACTTTACATAAAGTTTCATACTGCCTATTCAGGGCAAGTATCTGGTGTTCGAAATAGGGGTCTTGCACCACAGAAATAGGAAGACTGTAGTCTTTGACGAAACTGCGTCTTAGTGAATGAGACCAGTTTTTCATTGTGTTGCTCCGATAAAATCAGATGATTAGTCGAACAGATCTTGTAAAAAGCCTTTCTCAGGTATATCTTCAGGGTTCTTCTTGGCCCTGGTCATACCGTTGTTTATTACTGTACTGTTTAATCTAACGACCTTTTCTCGTTTGTCAAGGTCTTTTATCTTAACAAAGTAACTTTTTGCATTTCCAAGTCTGTAGAGCTTACCTAAATCCATTACATCTTCAAAATCACAGTATTTGACTTCTTGAATCTTGTTTAGATCACTTTGGGAGAAGAGGAAACATCTTTCATTCTCATCATATTTGTTCTCAACCCAAAGTGCATAGTAGAATTCGCTTTCTACAGCTTTTTTGTTTTTATTAGGCAGTTTCACCATTTTTCCGTGAACTGCATTGGCATTTCTAAAGAGTCCCATAATAGCCTCCATTGTTTTAATCAATGGATTTATTCTGGAAAACTTTTTCAACTACCTTTATTAGTCAGCCAAAACAACCAGCATGTGGTCATCATCAAAAATCTCAACATTATCTATGACAATATAGTGAGTATCTTGTTTGATAAACTCTTCTAATAATTGAGAAGCGATGTGATGTAGTCCATCGTCAGTAATGAAATAGGAAAATTCCTGTATTGATCTCACTACATCAATTTCATCTGAGAATTGGATGAGAATTTGGAATAATTTCGGGACATCTTCATGAGAGATGTCGAATTCTTGAGTGAGATTTTTCGTTCTGACCCATTTTAGGAACTCAACTTTGAAATTTTCGTCCCTTTTGTGTTTAAGTATGGTGACATGAGGCATTTTACCACTCAATCGCTTTCGTAAACTTAACGTTGGTCTCTGATTTCAGTCTTTTCCGTAGTTTTGAAAAATCTTCTCTGCCAGTCCCAGGTCTTCTTTCATAATGATATTCCACAAACATCAAATCGACATAATGAATTGATCCTTCGTTTAGCATATGGTAGAGGATATCGTATTCAGCACCCTCTATATCCATTTTTACGACAATGTAGTCATCTGGAGAGAAATTATCTTTAATCCATTTGTCAAAATCGATACACTCAATAGTTCGTTTCTTCTCTCTTCTTGGTTTACTTGGGTTAGGAAAGACACTATTGGCCTGACCATATACCCTTCCGCTTGCATAAAAAGAAATTTCGCCATCAAAAGTCCATAGTGCTTTATTAAAGAAGGTAATATTCTTCTTTTTCATCTCTTCATCGTGATTATCTGGCATTTTATTTGGGTCAAATGCAAAGAATTCAAAAGAGTCATCGTATTCTGGCCTTTTTTTAAAAAGCCTAATACCTTTACCTCTATAATATCCACAATCTATAAAAATTTTTCTCATTGTTTCACCTCTACCTCATTATACAAAAGGTCTTTATATGCCCTCAAAAGCTTCAGTTTATTTTCTTTGCCTATTGTCCAGTTTGCATGAAACGTTTTTATTGGGTAATCGGGCAAAGGTATTTTACCTCCATCATAATGAACTTCATTTGTGACTCTCCATACGGAAAAATACTCTTTGGGAAGCTGACAGATTTTAAATTTAGTCTTCATTTTTTTTCGAAAAGTTCTCAAAGCATTATCCATGTTATCTTGGTCATCTCTACTGGAATCATAAACCTGTTCATAGTAATCAAAGAAACTCCGAACTCTATCGGTAACTCTTGCGGCGAACAAACCAGTACAATGTATGTAGTTAGAATCCATTTGAAACACCATATCACTACCCGTTAAATGTTTTTCAATATCTTTGCGAATACTATTGAGAAATAGTACATCTACGTCTGAAAACAATACATAATCATTTTTTGATGACCTGAACTCTTCTATTATTTTTGAAGCTTTTAGCCGAGTAACATCAAACCACCCAGATTTATAATAGTCACCACATGAACCTTTTTGATCTATTTCAACAAATTTTAAGTCATATTCATTCGCCAGGAATTTATCGAACGATGGTTTGAAGAAATTTTTATAATAATCTAAATGTGATTTTGATGCAACGGCGAATAATATAGGTTTTATTATCTCTCCATCTGAGGTCCTCCTAAAAACGATCCTATGACGGTCCAAGATGCCCTGAGTTCTATACTTTTTGCCACAAATATCCTCTTTAATCAATGCCGCTGGCCCTTTATACGAATCGCTCAGCCCTCTATAGTTTCTTATATTGGAAGCATGATGGTGTATGGCTTTAATATGTGGGTAACCGTTTTTCATTTCTAAACCAGCGAACTGCGCCTCATATGCAAAGGAACTTTCGCAGTTTCCTTTACCAAGAAGAAAGTCACAATCGAATTTTATCATGGGAGTCTTAAAAGCCCATGCGTCATGAGAATATCTAGGGTCAACTCGGAAAAGTGAACCTTCTGGAGTTCGATAGTTTTTGGGGCTGGAAATTTTACCGTTTTTTAACATGTCATGTCTAGTGATAACAACAATCAGATTATTCCAATCCATTTTTTCAAGAAAGTTTAGTGATTGATCAAAGAAGATGTCATTATTTGCTAACAGGAAGATGTCATTTGTACCCATTTCGTTAGCGAACTTGATAGCATCAGAATATTGCAACCTTTGGCCTATAATTATTTGACATATCTTGTCTGAGCTAAAGGAATATTTTGTTTCATTTAGCAAATATATCTTTGATATAAATGGATTATCAACATTTCGTTGCAATGTCTCGTCAATTTCTTTTTGACGATCAGGATCTTTATCCACATAGTATTGGCAAATGAGATTAATCATACGTTTTTATTCAAAACTGGATGCAGTTCTTCCTATTGTGTTTGGTAGGGTTTCCGGTTTTGGGAAGAGAATTATTTGTGAGGATTAAATAGAGTTTGAATTATGGCAGATAAAATATTTGATGATTATCATGGACCATCTATTAAAATAAATGGAGTTTGCTATAAGTGGATAGGCGAAACAACTGCTTCAAAGAATGCAGAACCATCTGATATTGGTGGTTTTTATGATTCCTGTTTAGAATGTAATTTAGAATCAAGTTCTTCAAGTTCTGAGGGTCCACCTGCGCAACGGTCAGTAAGGCTTGGACCGTCGCAAACTGGCTGGGGTGGTTATCTGGGATACTCAGGAGGGATTATTTCCCCATATGACGAGCCAGACGATTTGAGCGGCCAGCAGGTTGCATATTCTATTTGGCTTAAGGTTGATGGAGGGGTTGGGTATGTAATGAGTGAGTTCGACAGTAGCTCTAATTTTGTCAATGGGATATACGGTGCTGGTAACGGTTGGGGGCCGAGATGGGCATGGCCAGGAAATCTTGATAGCGGTATTGGCGGAATCGCTGATAATCTGCCAGGGAACTGGAAACACGTTTTCTGTGGGTTTTTGCCAGACCAACCCCCAGATGTAGACAACAACGCACGAAAAGTCTATCTATGGGAAGATGGTGTCCGAAAAACCCGACCTGCACATCAGTATTTTGGGGATGACCAACCTGAAGCCGCCAACTCCTACTTGGGAAATTGGGGAGGAAAAGTGATAGCGTGTTGTTTTGGTGTTTGGAAGTTCGCCACTCAATTGACACTGTCTGAGATGGATGACATGGCGAGTTATCTCCGAAACAGTGGTGACGCTTTCTTATATGAGGACATGGTTTCAGATGGCGGTTCAGATTTACATCTAACTGATTTAGTCCACTTTTACAATCTGAATGAGTATAGTGATGGAAGTACTGCGGTAACAAGAGAAGATAAGGTTGGAAACAAAGATTATATTGCATATGAGGGAGGTGGGTCTATAGAAGGCTATCCAGTATCTTCAACCGACTTCCCATCATCTTAAGGAGTAAATCATGGCAAACAGAATATTTGACGATTATCAGGGACCATCTGTAAAAGTAAATGGTGTCTGTTATAAATTTATAGGAGAAACAACTTCTTCTGTAAATTCATACCCAACTCAAATCCAAGGAACTTTTGACTCTTGCCTAGAGTGTGCTTTAGAAAGTTCATCTTCTGAAAGTACTGTATCTTCGTCTTCAGAATCATTTGATAATGTAAGTACATCTTCAGAATCAATCAACAATAATTCATCTTCAAGTTCATATATTTGTGAGAACGCAGAAGTTAATCAAGTTGTTCCAGCTTTTAATCAAATAACAATTACACCTCCAACTTTATGGAGTTCTCAGTTCCCAACAGGTAAAGTTTGTGTTGATGAAACTCATGAAGGAAATTATGAAAACCATGGTGCAGTTGATTTAATCACTTTTGATAATGAGGGAGCGGCAAGTACTTTTTCTTCTGGACAATCCATTCAAGTGTGTGAGGGACCATGCCCTCCTGTTTCCAGTAGTTCAAGTTCTGAAGGATATTCTGAATCAAGTTCTTCAAGTTATGTTCCACCTGATTTAACAGGAAGGTCGATATATGTGGGCAACGGCAACTCTCTTACCCAATTAGATCCAGTTGTTGGAGATCTTTTGGAAGATCCAGCTACTCAAGGAAATCAAATCGTCTGGGGTGGATGGTTCCAAGGGTTACAGGGTTCAAGTGGAGCATATTGGTTTTGGATAGAGAATGAATGGAGATTAGGAAAAGATGTCGCTGGAAACTCTCAATCATATGTTCGTTTAAATGGAGAGTGGCAATGGTCAAGACCTGCAAGTGGCCCCGCAAGAGGTGGTTGGCAACACTTAATGTGGTCATGGACCCCTTATTCCAATGAAGATGGTGGAATAGCTCAATATGCTTCTTATTGGAATGGGCTTGCATGGACCCCATATAGAACTTTTAATGGAACTTTCTCATTCACGAATCCTGGTGGAGGAACAATATTCTATGATACAGAACCCAATTTTGGGATAAGGGCTACTGGTGTAGGAGTTTGGTCATTTCCTTATGAAAGTCAAATGACCAGAGCACAGATAGCCTCTTGGTGTACTAGTATGAAAAACGATTATACAACTATAAATTACTATAATATGAATGAAGCAACTTACAAGAAAAGCAATATTATTCATTTTTGGAATTTTAACGAACCTAGTGATGGAAGTTCTCCAGTAACAAGATATGATGTTGTAGGAGAAAAACATTGGACAGATAATGACAATGGTAGTGGATATGTAACTAGTGCTACAGTAATCCCAACAGAAGTTCCATCTTAAGGGGTAAATTATGGCTAACAGAATATTTGATGACTATCAAGGAGCATCCGTTAAAATAAACGGCATTTGCTACAAATTTATAGGGGAAACTACACGTTCTGTAAATTCTCAACCTCAAGAAATTGAAGAAACTTATGATAGTTGTTTAGCTTGTGCTATTGAGTCAAGTTCATCAGAAAGTACTCAGTCTTCCAGTTCAGAATCAATTGGAAATACTAGTTCATCTTCTGAATCATTTGGTAATGAGTCATCTTCAAGCTCTCAACCATGTGTTGATTGCGAGATATCTATTATTTCAATTGCGGGGAATAAATTGTGGATTTCTCCTCCAACAATTTTTATCTCTGGAACGATCCCCTCACCTAGCCCAGTTTGTGTTGATGATATTTATGAAGCAAATTATAGAAACATGGGAAATGAAGATGAGATTGAATTTGTAGGTGCTGGAGTGGCGAGTAAATTTTCTGTTGGACAAATTATTGAAGTTTGCGAAGGTAATTGTGTTGGAACTAGTTCTTCAAGCTCTGAAGGATATTCTGAATCAAGTTCTTCAAGTTATGAGCCACCTGCACAACGTAGCGTCAATGTTGTAAGAACGGATGGCTCTACAGTCAATCGTGGCAGGATTATATATGATGGTGGACCACTCGCATCACCGACAGAACATTGGACACAGCAAGGAACGCAGAAGATCTATTCAATATGGTCTCGCTGGACTTACGTATCCAATGTTTGGAACTACACAGAAAGCGGCTCAGCCCCTTTAGTCAATTTTGGGACTGGAAACTTCTCAGCCCGTCAGATGCGCGTTGGCTTAGCCAACCTTACGATGTATAACTCAGTAAGGATAAGTGGTGATAATAGTTTCCAGTGGTATCATGCTCTTTATGCATGGACACCAATAGGCGTTTGGCATGATGACTACATGTTGGCCTACCGTGATGGCAATGTAGGCTTCAAGTTCCCAGACAGCAGAAATACAGAACTTACATCTCCTGCCGCTACTACGTGTATATTGGGGGCAGGAGGAGGACCTAGTCACTACTGTTGTATGGGCATGTGGGACTTTCCATATGGTGATCACCTTTCTAAGGCAGAAGTTCAGGCTTTAGCTGTTTACCTTTATAATGGCGGCACTGCATTACAATATGAGAATCTGAGTGATGTTCCAGCGTATTTAGACAACATGACACATTTCTGGAATTTAAATGAGTATTCTGATGGCACATCGCCTGTGACTTACGAAGATAAAGTTGGAAATGCCGACTTCATAGGTGACCTATCGCCAGCATCCCCTGAGTATGGCCCCTTTAGCACCTACCCGATATCAACAACAGACTTCCCATCATCTTAAGGAATAAATTATGACAAAAGGAATAAATTATGGCTAACAAAATATTTGATGATTACCAAGGGCCATCTATTAAAATAAATGGAGTGTGCTACAAGTTTATAGGTGAAACTACAGAACCCTTCGACTCTAACCCAAGTGAAATTGAAGGAGAATTTGACTCATGCCTTGCTTGTGCTTTAGAATCTAGTTCTTCAAATTCATCTGAAAGTATAGGTAACTTTTCAACATCAAGTTCAAGTAGCTCAAGCGAAGTGCCTGTTGTTCTTGGAAATGGAGAAACAGTAGATGTTGATGAAGTCCTTGGTGCAGGACATTATGGAAGGGTTCAAATCACTTATACTGGAGATCCTACTCCACCCAACGCCGCTGGTGTTGTGACAGTAAACAATGTCAGCTACAACATAGCCAATGAAGATCCTGATTTTGCTTGGGATTACGACGATGCACAAAATGGTAGGCATGTGTTCACAGTTATTGGAGAGACTATCCACAGAACGGCTGATGGTAAAGAGTTTTCGGTAACTTGGGATGGTACTGGTAGTATAATCTTTACGGTAGATGTTGAAGACATTAACAAGTCAAGCAGTAGCTCAAGTTCTTCAAGTTTTGATGATTTTAAAGCGTGGAATGATTTCGCTACTGATGGGCCAAAACCTAAGACTTGGGCAGACATGAGTAATAGTGGTGACTATCCAAGAACCTGGTCTGAACTACAAAGTTAAGGAGTAAAAATGGCACAAATATTAGATACAGATTATGTTGGTGATAGTTTAGATAAACTATTATTGAATTCAAATACAACAGTAAATTTAACAAGTTCTCAAACTGCTACTCAAATACAAGCTGAGATTAATGCACAACCTAAGAATTTGAATGGTTACGACCTGACATTTCAGTTTGCAGATGGGACTTATGCGCTGGATGCGGCATTGACGTTTAAGGGATTCCATGGTGGGACATTTAAAATATATGGTAATGCTTCTGATAATAGTCTATCAACTTCGAAATCGGTTGATTTAACTTTCAACAACAACACTAGCGGGATAATTGTGGACTCATGTTCGCGAGTAGAAATCTACTACTGTGATATCAGTCATAACACAGATGTTAATACAACATATGGTGTGCATGCTACAGATATCCCAGATATATATGTCAGGTATTGTTACATTCATGGGAACAGCAATGTTCGTGGCTCAAATGCTCAGTTTTTACGATCACTCGGCGTATTTCGTGATAACTATGTCAGCAACGTTCAGTATGCCTTATTTGTAGCAAATTCAGCAACAATATACTGTCAAAATTGTGACGATACTGGAACTCAGCCTGCGTATGGTTTGTATTCAGTCGGAGCTTCAACAATTGGAAAAAACGGTACTCAACCATCTGGAAGCACCGCCAATGAAAGTTCTGCATCTGGCGGCGTAATCCGATAAATAAGGAGATTTTTTCAAATGGCAGTTATACAAGATAGTGATTATGTTGGAGATTCATTGGGGAAGTTGTTGTTAAATGAGAATACTACAGTAAATCTCAATTCTTCAATGAGTGCTAGTGAAATTCAGGGGTTAATTGATGGTCAGCCTAAGAATTTGAATGGATTTAATTTAAATTTTCAATTTGGTGATGGAACATATACGTTGGATAGTCAGCTTTTATTTACTGGATTTTTTGGAGGAACTGTTCGTGCATATGGTAACTCATCTGACAATTCTTTGAGTACCAGTAAGAATGTAGTGCTTAACTTCAACAGCAATTCAGAAGGTGTTATTGCAAGTAAATGTATGGATTTTGATGTTCGATATATGGAAATCTCAGTACAATCAAGTTCCAATTTTCGCAGATGCACTTATGGGATTGCTTGTCCTAGATTCAATGTTTTGTATTGTTATTTGCGAGGGAATTCTACATCTTTAGGTGCCTCAATATATGTAAGTCATGGCACATCATATACTTCAGGCAACTATGTGTCGAATATCCAGAATGGTATTTATGCGGGTTGGTGTTCGAAAATTGGCAGTGATGGGAATGATGATACAGGTACTCAACCAGCATATGGGTTGTATGCTCTTGGTGGTGGTGTTATAGCAAAAAATGGGACACAGCCTTCAGGTAGCACAAATGAAGGAACAGCAACTGGTGGGGAGATTCGATAATGGCTACAATTTCAGAAAGTGATTATGTAGGGGATTCGTTAAGTAAGTTGCTCTTAAATGAGAATACAACAGTAAATTTAAATAGTTCGATGAGTGCTACTCAAATACAAGCAGAGATAGATGCTCAACCTAAGAATTTGAATGGTTTTGATTTAACGTTCAAGTTTGCGGATGGTACATACACGCTGGCTTCTGGTTTGACTTTTAGCGGATTTCATGGGGGGCAAACACTCATCAACGGAAATGCTTCTGACAATACCCTGTCTACCACCAAATCTGTATTTTTGGATGCAGATGGTGCTACTGGGGAGAATGCTATTACAGTTGAAGAGTGTGACCTCGTTTACATCCAGTACTTAAAAATAGAATTTGATAGTGCTACTGGTAGGGGCGTTAGGCTAAGGTCTTCGAATTTCTATGTTGATGCGTGTTACATTTTAGGAGATAGCACATCAAATGGTGAATGCATACAGGCTGATTATGGCGCAGGAGCGGTAAGGCGTTGCTATTTAAGTAACGCGGAAAATGGAATCAGGGCAACTTATGGATCTTGTGGATCAATTGACAACGATGATACAGGTACGGCTCCAGCATACGGTTTATATGCCTTGTATGGAGCAACGATTGGGAAAAGTGGTACGCAACCCTCTGGATCGACTGCAAACGAGCAAGCTTTCGGTGGCGGCGCAATCCGATAAATTTAAGGAGATTTTCAAATGGCACAAATATTAGATACAGATTATGTAGGTGATAGTTTAGACAAATTGTTATTGAATCCGAATACAACAGTAAAAGGAACAGCAACTGGAGGAGTAATAAGATAATGGGTGGACCAAATATTCAAACAAGCGATTATGTAGGTGATAGTCTTGATAAGTTGATCCTTTCAAATAACAAGACTGTCAATCTCGACAACTCAATGAGTACAAGTGAGATTCTGGCGTTAGTGAATGATCAACCTCGCAATCTTAATGGCTACACTCTGACGTTTCAGTTTGCAGATGGCACCTACAATTTGAGCAATACATTGGACTTCCGAGGGTTTCATGGCGGAACTTTGTATATCCATGGGAATACAAGTGAAACTGATGCAACCGTTAAGCATACTACTCAGCAAGTCCATCTTAATGGCGCTTCAGTTGATGGGAATGTCATATTTGTATTTAGTTGTCAAAGTTACATCCAGATAAGGAATTTGAAGGTAACAGTTAAGGATTACAACAATGCAGGTGGGATCGTTGTACAAGGCTGTTGTCAAATTTTCATCCAATACAATTATGTTGTTGGTAGTGGGAAGTCAAATGCGAGGGCGGCAATTAGAGTTGATACATCGATTGGTGGAGTTTATTCGAATTATGTGAGCAATATTCCTTATGGGATTGATTGTAATTTCGGAAAAATTTATTCTTATGACAATGATGACACTGGGACTCAACCTAACTATGGGCTGTTAGCTGGCTCTGGTGCAACAATTGGAAAAGGAAGTACTCAACCAACTGGTTCAATATCCAATGAAACAACAGGAAATGGAGCAGTGATAAGATAATGACACAGATATTAGATACAGATTACGTTGGTGATAGTTTAGATAAGTTGTTATTGAATTCAAATACAACAGTCAATTTAACATTAAAAGCAAAAAGGGAAAAGACATGAATACATTTATAGCACGAAAGGATAACGGTGATAAAATTTCCTTCTTAGAAGGAAATTTTAAACTTGGTGGATTAAATCCAGAATATGAAGCAAAGTATTGTGATTGTGATGAGAACACAACCAATACTTCGGAAATCGCAGATTGGGACACCGCTTTGGATGTGTCATATGTAATTGATGAATAAGAAGGAGAGACAATAAAATGGGCGCTTTTATTATTTGTTTATTGTTAATTGGTCTCCTAATACTAATTTGTAATTTATTAACACCAAAACTCATTGTTGTTACAAAAGCGGCAAAACTAGAAAGACGTTTTAATAATTATAGGCAAATTATTTTTCTTTTAGAGATAGAAGATAATTAATTAGGAATAAATTATGGTAAACAGAATATTTGACGATTATCAAGGACCATCCATTAAAATAAATGGAGTCTGTTATAAATGGGCTGGGGAAACAACTGAACCCTTTAATTCTCACCCCAGTGAAATTGAAGGAACTTTTGATACTTGCTTGGAATGTGCAATAGAAAGTTCTTCAAGTTTGTCTTCTGAATCTGAGTCCTCTGAATCAATTAATAACTTTAGCTCTTCTTCTGAATCAATTGAAAATACTTCATCAAGTGAATCAATTGCATGTCAAGAAGGAGATATCCAATTTGTGCTAAGTCAAGCAAACGCATTACAATTCTCTCCCCCAGTATTTCAAGGAGCCATTGACGAAGGAATTGTTTGTATTGATGGAATTCGAGAGGGAACTTACACAAACTATGGGCAGGAAGATCTTATTGTTTTGAGTGACCCAGGAGCTTATGTGAATTATACTGCTGGACAAACTGTTGAAGTTTGTGAAGGGCAATGTCCTCAAGTTTCAAGTTCTTCAAGTTCTGAAGCATATAGTTCAGAGAGTTCAAGTAGTTCGTTCCCTGAAGGTATATTCTTAAAAATGGAATACGATGCAAGTACGAGTCTTACAACACAGCTTCGATTCGATAATGTAATTGATTACGGAGATGCTATTATATATTGGGGAGATGGAGATACTACTGATATTAGTGGTACTGGGAACGGTACAGAAAACCATGTTTATGATTCTAGTGGAACCTATGAGGTTAAAATAAGTGCTACTGGCAATTTTTGGTTAGGACAATCTACCACTACTTCATATCGAACAGGGTATAAAAAAATTACCCAATGGGGAGATGTAAAATGGTCCAGATGTGATTTCTCCTTTGCCAACCTTCCAGACCTAGAGGTGACAGCAACAGATTATCCTGATTTATCAAATGTAACAGATGTTAGATATATGCTTGCTGGTTGTACGAATATGGTTGGAGACCAGCATGACTGGGCATGGGATATGACAGGAGTAACTGATTTAAGCCACATGTTTCAGAATTCTCTTGCTTTTAACGGCACTGTTCAAAACTTTAGCAACATGGGAGATGCAGAGAACCTGTCGTTCATGTTTGTGGGGAATGGCAGAAGTAATCCTGGTTCGTTCAATCAACCGATTGGAGTTTGGGATACATCTAGTGTAACAGATATAACTCAAATGTTACAATATCAGCCTGATTTTGATCAGGATTTATCAAACTGGGATGTTAGTAACGTGACAGATACTGCTCAATTTATGGAGAATTTTGGTGTTGAAGAGTTATCAAATGCAAACTATAACGCACTTCTGATTTCATGGGGTGGACAATCATTAATCTCTCATGGCGATACTATTTCTTTTGGAAAAAGTAAGTATACAGATGACAGCGGAGATTGCCCAAGTTGTCCTATTACAACAGGCAGAAGTGCTATAGCGGCGGCATGGGGTACATTACGAGATGGTGGGTCTGTTTAAGGAGTAAATTATGGCTAACAGAATATTTGATGATTATCAAGGAGCATCCGTTAAAATAAACGGTATTTGCTATAAATTTATTGGAGAAACAACAAGACCATTTGATTCTCATCCAAGTGAAATTGAAGGAACTTTTGATACTTGTTTGGCATGTGCTGTTGAAAGTTCATCTTCAGAAAGTACCCAGTCTTCCAGTTCTGAATCAATTAATAACTTTAGCTCTTCTTCTGAATCAATTGAAAATACTTCATCAAGTGAATCAATTGCATGTCAAGAAGGAGATATCCAATTTGTGCTAAGTCAAGCAAACGCTTTGCAATTTTCTCCCCCAGTATTTTTCGGAGTTATTCCAGAAGGAACCGTTTGTGTTGATGGGGTACATGAAGGAACTTATACAAATTATGGTGGAGAAGATTTAATTGTTTTTAGTGATTCAGGAGCTTATCAAAGCTATACTGATGGACAAACCATTGAAGTTTGTGAAGGGGTTTGTTTGCCACAAGCAGTTTATAAGTATAGCAATCTACAACTGAATGTATCACCAAACACATATAGATATACTCCAGTTATAATTGAGTCAAGTTCATCAAGTTCAGGATAAATTTTAGGAGGATTTATGGATTTATATTTTTTACAAGACCAAGGAGACGCTTTGGTTTATAATGACGGAATTGCATATGAGTTTGTTGAGCAAACAGTTCAAGTCCCAAATGCAAGTGGAGCGCAAGTTATTGAAGGAAACATCTCTTCATTTAATTTCAGCATTGCTGACGCACAATTAAAAACAGCTTACACTGCTGGTGAACATGCTTTGGCTTTTTATGTTGATGAAAATAAAATTGAAGTTGACATGCCCCTTGCCAACACTTGGTATACTTTCCCCGATGTTCCAGTTGCAGGAGTTATTCGGGTTTGGCAAACGGGAGCATTTTACCCAAACATAAAAATTAATGGTATTGATCAGGCCGTTAACGCAGGAACAAGCAAAGCTAGTGCAATGCCATACAATGTTGCTGTTGGAGATGTAATCGAAATACGAGAACCAACTACTAGTGGAAACACTGGGTACGGATATATATTGCCATTTGTTTATCCATAAATTGGGCGCAAGGATTGAATTAAAAAAGGGTGGACTAAGTCCACCCTTTAACATTTACTTCATTCAGTTAGTACAGGGATCTTCTTCGGTTTGCCCCTACTAGACTTCGGCAAACTAATTTTAAGAACTCCATTGTCTAAAGCACTTTTTATCTTACTTACCGCAACATCATTTGGAAGTCTGAAGGATAAATCTTTTTTGCCATAAGCTCTCTTCCTATATCCACCTTCTTTATCTCGTTCCCAAGAAATGTCCAAATAATTGTCCTTTGCATAAACCTCTACTTTGTCCTTCTCGACACCTGGCATATCAACTCTTACTTCATAGCTTTCATCATTTGTCCAAGTGTCATACTCAACGTCTCTGTTAAAAAAGAAATCAGAATACATAACTTGTTCCTCCTTTAGTTAGTTTGTTATGCAATTTTACTAAAAAGCAAAACACATGCCAACTCTATTTAAGCAGGAATCTAGGTAAGAAAAGGGACAGTTTGACACATATAAGTGAGACAAATGGGCGCAAAAAAGCGCCATCCTAAAATGGCGCTTGAGTTTGGGCGCAAGGACGGAATTCGAATCCGTAGGGGAGATTACCTCCAACAGGGTCACAACCTGTCACGCTAAGCCAATTACGTTCTACCTTGCGATGGGCTACTCGACGGATCTTGAAACCGCAACCTCCAGGGCCACAACCTAGCGCTCTGCCTTTGAGCTACGAGTAGCATCAAATTGGTCTATCCCAACCATTTGTCTCTTTTAAATCCACCTATTTCTTGAATGCCTCCCATAATTTTTTGTTTTATTTCAACGCTGTGTAATCTTACTGTGCAAATTCCGTATTTTAGTTTACCCTGAAATTCGCTAGATTTAAAATAACATTTTCTCAAATTTTCTTTCGTCAAACTAAGTGCATTAAGCCAAAATTCAACAATCTCTTGTTCAGAAACTCCATTGTTTGTATAGGCATTTATAGAAAGAGCAAATCTTTTTTCTTCAAACTCAAAGTGTTCTCTAAGGAACTTCATAAAAAGAATCATCATGTCAATATCGCTATTGCAGAATGTCACTCCTTTATTGGATTCTTTTGTTCCTTCTGCCCAATAAAGAATACAGCCAACCCGAAAACTTTCAGATATTTTAGCAAGTGCTCTTCCATCAGTTTGCCACTTCCTTCTTTTTCTTCTGAATTTTTCCGAATATTTCTCCTGTTTACCAAAATAACCACCTTTTCTTGTTTTTGTCCTGTGCCGCAATTTTAGGTTTTCTATTTGTTCTTTCGTTAGTTGAATATCTCGAACCCATAAACTAACAGACGATTGAGACACATCTAGAATCTTGGCTATTTTCTTTATAGATTGTCCACTTTTTCTTAGTTCTCTTGCTTTGTTTCTTTCGACTTTTTTCATTTTCGAACCCCCATAGTTATATGTGATATAACATATTATACAGCAAGTTCGAACTTTTTGGTAGCAGTATCGGGACTTGAACCCGAACGGCACTCCTTATGAAAGAGTCGCACTACCATTATGCTATACTGCTATGAAAGTCTTGGGCTAACCATTGCCCAACCTAGCGTCATTTATCGTATCCAATTGGCGGTGATAAGGGGAATCGAACCCCTGTCCTCTGGGCGACAACCAGAAATCCTAGCCATTAAACGATATCACCGATAAGCGGAACCGAAGGGACTCGAACCCTCAATCTCCTGATCGACAGTCAGGGGCACTAACCAATTGCGCTACGGCTCCATAAAACTGAAAGCTCTAAAGTTTTCGTTAGTCTTTTTGCTTTCGCTCATACTCCTATACTCTTTATTGTCCAATCCAGTTGTCAATTGGCTCTAAGGAACGATACGAACTTTCAGTTTGGTGACGACAGTTGGACTTGAACCAACGCTCTCCAGTGTGTCGAACTGGCGATTTATCCATCTAATCTATGCCGTCAATTTGGTTCTGCGAGAGGGACTTGAACCCCCGACCTCCTCCTTATCAGGGAGGCGCTACTTACCATCTGAGCTACCGCAGAATCATTGGTGGGAGTAGCAGGACTTGAACCTGCGTTTACCTTTCGGCCTCCTGTGTATCAGACAGGCGCTCTAACCAAATACTGAGCTATACTCCCATAACATTCTTTTTGCATTGTAACATCATCAATGTTATCGTGCAAATTTGATGTTACAATTGGCAGGGACGAAAGGATTTGAACCCTTACCGCATGGTTTTGGAGACCAGCAGGCTACCATTACAACACGCCCCTGTTAGTGGTACTCCTACCAGAACTCGAACCTGGATCTTCGACTTCGAAGGCCGTTATTCTAATCCATTGAACTATAGGAGCATCTACATATAAATTTTCAAAGAACTCTAATTCTTGGTACACCCAGCAGGATTTGAACCTGCAACCTCCTGGTTCGTAGCCAGACGCTCTATCCAATTGAGCTATGAGTGCAACTTTGGTACTCCTGGCGGGACTCGAACCCACATAGACCTGTTTAGAAGACAGGTGCCTGATCCAGTTAGACTACAGGAGCATCTAAAATTATTTCAACTTTTCTTTCGCTTTTTTCAAATCCTCAATTAACTGTTTCTTTGAGTAGTTTCTGCCTACCCAAACTAATTCATACATTTTCTCGTCTTTTTGATTCTGAACACTGTTCAGAACTCGTTCTAAAATCTCTTGTGCTGTTTCTTTCATTTTTGGCCTCTCCTATAGGACTCGAACCTATATCTGCGGTTTAGGAAACCGATATTCTATCCCTTGAACTAAGGAGAGTCAGGCACAAAAAAAGCCCAAGCTCCTTAGAGCCTGGGCTTCGTAAATCTGCTTATCTATCAGAACATGCGATAGCGCAGATCAGAAGCCCTGTGGCTCCAATCGCGTCTAATAATATGCATGTCTCTAACAACGTTCATTTTTCTTAAATCCTTATTCGATTTAGTTTTTCAACTTACCCTCATTAGTCACATTTGATTTGAGTTTTTCTCAGATCTGTACCAAGAAGTTATTATCATTATAAGCCTTATTCAGAGTATTTCAAGTCGTCTTTGAAGATTTTCTTGAATTTTATCTGAGGGTATCGTACAAGTCCTCATACCTAGCTCTCCACCAGTAAGCTTTAGGTACATTGCCAATGCAGAAATAATCCCCTGCATCCTTGGCCTTTAAATAAAAATTATGTGCTTCCTCATATAAGCCAAAGATCCTGGCAGAACGAATAATCCTGGTAATTCTAAGTAAGTTATGGTTGAACTCTTTACACCAAACCCTTTGTTTATCTTTGTCATCAACATCCAGGCCATAGAAATCGAGCATACGTTCAACAGCATTGGTCATATTCTCTGTGATTTCTGGGATATCTCTGCATTCTTCCACTATCATTGGGTTAATAACTGGATATGTCATTGCCCAATTAGATGTTTCGTGCAAAGGGAAGATCCATTGAACCTGATCATGACACTTTTCCATTTCTTCATCACTACAATAAAGAATGTCCTCATAAATCCTTCCTTTGTAATCAGCGTGATTGCCTGACAAGAATTTTACAATCCAATCTTTATCTGTAATGATCATTTTAGTCACATTTGATCCAGGTTTTTCCTAGATCTGTACTGTTAGAAAAGACCCAAGGCTCTCCCCTGATCCCTGAAAGCAATTTCGATAACAAGTGAGAACCCTTCTGGAACCAAATATTGCTTGATTACTTGTTTCTCACATTCTTCGCTCATATCCTGTTCTATTCCCATTTGACCTTCAAGAACTTTTACAGCCACATTGAATGCTTCATATTCAAATTCCACAATATCAACTTCTCCTTCAAGATCTCGAAGAAGCGCCTGACCTTCATTCAAACCAATCATCTCATAGAAATAGATCATAGCTTTATAAAGTTCATGTAATTTATCTGACTCACGCATCTGATCGTGAATCTCAAATGATATATTGTCCAAAGCCTCTCTACATTCTACAAGTTTCTTGAAGTCTTCGTCTTCAAAAGCATCGTTAAGATTTCCACTTGCCATGATCTCTGCGATCTTATCTCCAGAAACATATTCGTCGTCGTCAGGAATAGCTCGATACAAATCTTGTAGAAGTTTGATGTTTTCCATTTTTTCTCCACTATTTTCATCAATAACAAGCTCAATTCTGAATTCGCGCTCTTTATTGTCGATAAAGTGAGATACATTTTCGATCAACCAAGTTAAAACTTCTTCTGCGGCTTTATCAGCATCTACATTTTTACTTAGTTCATGGATTTCTTGAAGGGTCTTTTTCTCGAATGTCATTTTGACTTCTTCAAATTCGAATTTACCTTCAGCAAGGTTTTGGAATGCTTCAATAATTTTCTCTTCATCACTCATTTTATTTCTCCTTAGTAAACCATCTACATTGGTGTAATTTTTCACTACATTTGGGACATTGGATTCCTTTTTGGATAGCTTCTTGGAAATTTAGCATACTGGAACCAGTAGTTGGGCATTTTTTTGGAAGTCCAGCCTTTTTGATTGCTTCATCTAAAGAATCTAAATCGTCTAAGAACACATCATATTGCCATAGACATTCTGCACCAATACTCCAGAGATTTACTCTATAGCATTTGGTTTTGATTCCTTCCTTGTTCGGGAAAGTAATTAGGGCGTATTCTCTGCCAGTGTTTTTGAGTTCCTGGATTTGTTGTTTTAGCTCAGGAAGTTCTTTAATACGTTCAGAGTTAATAATATCATCAATATCCCCCATAGGCCAGGGGGCAGTAATAGTGAAACCAGTCCCACAGTATTCGCAGTCGTCGTTTCTACAGGTAAAATCGCATCCAGCAGGCATAATATAACCTCTTTTGTTTTTAGAGATTATACATTATTTTTTCTTGTTATTCTTCCTTTGCTCTTTCTTCTGTGCTTCAAGGGCCTTGCGATCCCTTTCGTACATCTCTTGCCTGTTCTGAATTCTTTTATTTCTTGCTTCAATTCGTTTCTTGCGTTGCTGAACTCTTTCTTGTCTTAGACGAATACGTTTTTGTCGAGGAGTCATCCCTTCAAGCTCTTTCTCAAGCCTCTCTTTTTCACGTTTCTCAATAATACGTCTACGTCTTTCAGCGACTTCTTGTTTGAATTTTGCTTTACTTCTTTTACATTTACATCCCATTTCTCAGTCTTCCAAGTTAGAACCGATATATATTTCTTCTTGAAATTATACCTGATTTCCTTGCAAATTTGTAGTGGGATTACCGATTTTCAAAATGTTCTTCAATTTTTTTATTCTGTTCGGTAGCGTACTCATTATAAGCCTTTATTCCAATCTCAAGCTTGGTAGCATACTTGACCATGGACTCAAAGTCTTTCTTGTCCAGAGCAGGGCTTAAAACGGGCCTATCAGGCATCGGGATTATTGGATACCTCTGATTTATCATCGTCGTGTGATGACACCCCGTTAGAACCGTCAATCCAATCGTCAAGATTAACATCATCTTTATCCACTGCATTTTGGGCCTCCTGGATTCTTCTTTCTAGTTCGATTGCTTTTTTCATGCTCTGTAACACTTCTTCCATTGCTTCAATGTCAGAGCCTTCGGCATGGTCAAGTTTATTGGCAATCATCTTCAGAAGAGATTTGATGATCTCAAGTGCAGTAGTTGCCAATAGCATTTCTGTTCCTGTAAAACGTGCAGACATAATTGATCTCCTTCGTTGCAGAAACATTATTCTATATAGAAAAAGAAAAACCCTAGAGCGGGGAACTCTAGGGCTTTTCAGGTGGGCCGAATCTTAGACGGTGACCCCTTCTGGGACTACGATTTCATACTTCTCGATTGCTCGATCAAGTACTGCCATTGGCGAGAAATCAGTGCCTCCGAGAACTGCGCCTAAGATTGAAGGACTGAAGCCACTTACAAGAGCAACATTCTCATGCGTACCTCTTGCAGGACTTCCTGCATATCCAGCAGTATTCCAATATACAATCTTTGGACGACTGTATCCATTTGCTTCCCACTCTTCCATGCATCTTTCAATAGTGGTCTTATCGCAGTTACTAGCGCCAGAGCACCAGCCTCCACCATTATCGAACTGCATGTCTGAAATGATCAACAGACAGTTTGGAATCTGTTCATCAGTTACGTTGAACATCTTTGCAGAGTTCAGGATCTGATCAAGAGCCGCCTTGACGTTCGTTGATCCACAATATCCTTCTCTTCTGCAACGCTGAATTCCCTGAACAAAAGTCTTTCCCTTCCAATCGACAAGGTGACTGTCGTTTGAGAATGGAATGAACTTCCTGTAGAAAGGGTTATCCTTTCCAACCCTGTCAGAGCAGTACAATCCCAAACTGGTTGAGATATCAATAGCTCTGATAGAACCAGAGACAGTAACTCCCATAGATCCAGAGAAGTCACAAATTGGCATGATTCTCATGTTGCAGTCTTCCATGAAGTTTGGAAGAGCTTCAAACTGAGCATTTGCCAACTTACCATCCTTGTTAGCAGTACGAAGAACGTCATGTGGGAACAAAGCACTTGCGTTAACCTTGTTGTCAGAGTCCTCGTCAGTCAAAGACTCTCTCCACTGATCGTATCTTGCAGGATCATGCTTCAAGAATGCGTTAGCAGATCTTGCCATTGCGACAGAAGGAACAGTGTTGTAGTCAATGTCATGCCAGTCGCCTGAGCACATTGCAGTCTCTACAACATTAGTGTACTCAGCCAAGTGCTTTCTGAATACCTTTGGAGACATTCCGAGAGCCTTTCTAAGCTTTGCGAAAACAACCTTGTTCTTCTTCTCTCTTGGTGCCCACTTGCAAGCAAGACCATGCTTATCAGCAATAGCTCTTGCCCAGTACTGGATTGCAGTATCTTCGCAAGGAGTATCGATACATGCAGTCAAGTCATCCCAACGTCCAGTCTCTGGAATAAGATGAATATTGACAGTAATCCACTCAGGATGCTTCTCAGCCATCCACTTCAATACAGAACGGAATCCGCTTCTGTTACCTGCTCCACCTCTAGCATCACGAAGCCAGAAAGCAAGCTTTGCGGCACGAAGTTGATCGGACTTGAACGCAGGCTTAAACAAGTTCAGAGCACCTGCCTCCGAACCGTAGTAGCTACCACGCTTCTCGAAAAGTGATCCTGCCTTGGAGAAGAACTCCAAAAGTGCGTTTCCAGTTGAGTCATACAGAAAGTCGTTGTTGTGTCCTCTTGCCATCGTACCATCCTCCTATTGTTGGTTTTGTGTCAAAAAAAAGACCAGTCAAACTTGGTTCCGAGTCCCATCTCGCGTATGGAACAAAGTCTAACTGGTCAAAGTTAAAAATCGGAACAGGTTAGCAATTTTGGTTTTCATTTCAAGTGAAAGTTTTGGTTGCTGTAACTAACCTTCTATCCTAAATTAAAAATTTGAACAGACTGACTTGTTTTTTTTAGCATAAAAAATTTTGAGTTGCTGAATGCAGTCTTATATCAAATTGTTTTTCTAAATTTTCCTTTTTCTTGTTTTCAAAGAAACAAGTGAAACAGCTTGGGTTTTCCATCCTTTATTTCAGACCTCGATGAATTTGGGTCCTCAAATTTATTTTTAAAACCCTCTCGACTGGGTTCTCGTTTTATTTCTGTCAGGGCGACTCTGACGCTCGTTTTATCGTGTTTTTTGGTTGCAGTAACCAAGCTTTATTCAGTTGTTGGTTCCATTATAAGGATTACGAAAAACTTTTCAAGTCGGTTTTGAATATTTTTTTTGAATTTTTTATTTTTCGATTTCGAACGGTGGATCTCCGAATAGGATTCTGGAGTATTCAAGCATCCTTTTATCAAGTGTAAGAACTTTCATTAAATGCTTTTTTGCCTTTTCTTCCTTGAAACTCCTTTCCCATCTATCAAGTGTCTTTAGATTTTGGCCCCTTTTTTTGTTCTCAAAAGTGCTACCACCACCATATTGGGTAATAACATTGAGTCTCCTGTCAGTGAACTCAACATCTAATTGTTTACAGATATTTTTCCTGTAATCAATGTCAACAAACCATTGGTCATATATAATAGGAATGAAGTTTTCAGGGATATGATTTGTGATCCCTAGAAACTCTTCCGCATAACCTATCCAAAGAGATGAAAACGTTTTGGGGCCATTTATGCGGTGCCTCAGACTTCTCCAGAAGAATGCGCTTGTTATATGATTCCAAGGAGATCTTAGGATAAAGATAAAGAAGCTTTTAGGGCTAATTGAGCGTAAGTTCTCATATTCAGGGTTAGTTTGCTTCAATCTTTCTAAAAGACCCTTTTCTTCATCTTTGTAAAACTTATCGTAGATCCTGGCAAAGGATTCTGGAGATGAATTTTCTGATCCAAGAACGATAGCCTGTCTTTTATCCCTGTAATGATAGTCAAGAACTTCGATATCGCTCTTCTTTTTTTCACCTTTAGCAAAGTGTTGGTATCTCCACTTTCTTCCTGGAGGGTTATGGTTAATTTTAAATGACGAGTTCGATGGCTTACAACAACTCAAATTATTTTTGTAGATAGCATGATCAAAAGTTCCTAAAAGCCAAGAGCTAATTCCATGTTGTCCACATCTATTCATGCCACAAACATGAATGGTTTTTTCAGTCAGATATTCTGTCATTCTTAGCCCTCTACTATAGATATCTTTGCTACTCTGTCAGGCTGTGTTAACGCCATTCCAATCTTACCCCTGGAATCATAAATGATTCCAATGTACTCAGCATCTTCTAATGCGTAGATCTCTTTCTGTGGAATTTTATCACTCCAAAAAATCCTAGCACCCTCAAATGATCCTACCGAAGTCACTCCATCAATGATCTCCAGATCCCAGCTAAAGAACTTTCCTGAGGGATCTACTTCTTTTTTAATGAACATACCCATCATTGGGTTCATGATGATAGCTTTCGGGTCTTCTAAAAGCTTACAAAGCTCATACACACCTTGTATAGTAAAGCCTCCGACAGATAAAGCATGTTTCTTTGGTAAAATACTTGCTTCTAGTAAAAGAAAAAATAGTTCATCTTCTTTTTCTTGTCCGACTTGCTCTAAAGGAGGGATCAAAGCGGAATCTCTGCCAGTTACATGATCAACAGTATGATCAGGCATCATTAGATATCCACCAAGCTCTCTGTTTATTTCATAAACTGGATGAAGTCCACCTAAGTCATCATTAATTAATAGGATTCTTGCAAGGTTGTTTAATTTTTTCATTATTTTCCTCCACTAAAAAAGCCCCCGAATTTAATCAGGGGCTTGAGTTTAACATCTCTTGTCTGCGGCCCAGGTTGCGGCCCATGAGTGAGGCTTGTGTTCGCAGTGGAACCCTTGAGCGGCAACCATACCAACCAACTCTGGTAGGTATTTTGAGCTTTTGTACTTAAGATTTGGATTAACATCCAAGTGAATGGTGATGATCTTCGCAGGGTCAATCTTACCATTTAGGAACCATCCTACCTCAAGAGACCTAAAGGCTTCAATCATCAATCTCTGTCTCAAATTACTGATTCTCTCAGTTCTTTCTGAAGATAGGATTGCGCATCCACCTAATCCAAGGGTATATGCTACGAGGCAAGTAGTAAAGGTGCAGTACTTTTTGCCTTTTCTGGAATAGTTCTGGCTATCTGTACCAATGTAGAACTCCGCATTGGGATGTTCTCCCATAAAGTCTATCACTTCGATAGCTGTCCTATCCCCAAACCTTTTCCACTTCCAGTTAATAAAAGGCGTGTACTTCCCCTCGTAGAATCCCATAATATGTCTCTCCTATTCTATGGTATGATGATCCCTCCTTTTCTTTTGTCGTTAGGAGTGACTATCGTACTCTGTTGTTCTTTCAATTTTTCGATAGCTTCTTGTTGAGCCTCGTCTCTCAACCGATCATACTCTTCTTCAGCGAATTTCTGAAAATCTTCGAAGCACTGCTCAAGAGTATACCCTTCTGGGAATTCAAAGTTTTGTGGATCTCCCCCATATGGAGTTGGAATGATGAACATCCCGATGAACTGAGGTTCACCTTCTCCAACGGGGAATTTGCCAACTAACTGCTTCCCGTCGTCGTCCACGAATTGTTTAATTTCGTAGATCATACCCCAATCCCCAGAGTCTCTTCAAGATCCATGACAACGTCTCCACTGTCATTCCAGGAATTGACGACTTTGCTCTGGATGTTTCTCAGAGCAGGCAACGGAAGGTTCTCAATGTTGACCATATGAGGAACAACCATTACCTTAACCCCAGTTACTCCTTCGAAAAGTTCGTTTACCGTTTCGGCAACTCTTTCCATGTCGGACTTTGTTGCTGGAGTCTTTTCATTGCCAACCGTGACAATCAAAAGAGATCCGTCTTCGACATTTGGGAACACCTGGGTTTTGAGTGTTTCCAGATCTCGATCCATCTGTCCACTCGTTTCTTTTTTTACAGTCTCTTTCTTTGACATTGTCTTGCTCCTTAGTTAGACTTAAGAACGATGATATTTATAGTATAGACCGAAAAAACAATAAATCAAGGGCGAGTATGCAAAATAACTTGTTCGATCAACCTTTCTATGGAAGTTTCTGGCAACCTTCTCCTTTCCTTTTTATAAAGAAAATCAAGGTATCTCGTTTTTGGTGCATTATCTGGACGACCATAAAAGAAGTTCTCAGATCCTACATGTAACCCAAATTCAACATTGGTTGTAAACGCTGGCATTGTTTTAAGTTCTCTAGGAACCCACGCAAGTATGGCTCCAAATTCTCGACAATGCGCTAAAGCCCTATATTCCCAATAAACTTGTTTGTGATAGTCAAAGGTGTCATCACCCTCTTTTTCTCGTGGTTCAGGGACATAGAGAACTCCATCGAATTCATGCTGTTTAAAAATATCGATAGCATTTGGCCTCCATGACTGCACATCAATGCTTCTTGGAGATGGCCCGACTAAAAACACAGGTTTTGATATACCTCTGATATCCTCTTGAATTGGTTCTCTTGCATAAACTACTTTCATTGTATCTCTCCTTTATTCTTACACTCCATGTTTTTAACAGTGAAGATTTCATATCTAATGCTAAGGATGATGTTAAACTGGCTACAAACGTCTATTAATTCTTCATCCATTGGAAAGTCAGGAATTTCTTCCCCTTCTGGCAATGCACTTATCCAATCTTCTGCTTTTTTGACCCATTCATTCGCCATATGTAAGTTTGTAAATGTTCCCACTTTCCAAGTAGTGAAGCTATTAGTACCAGAAACGGTGCCCTCAACAAGATAGACATTATTAACGTCTTCAAGATTATGGTGACTTAATAGAGTGGGTTTAATTTTCATTGTAATACTCTAAATTTTATTGCAAAACTCCAAGCTCATAGGCAGGATTCTGTTTAATATTTTCCATCATTTATCTATTGGCATCAACCCGACCATTATAGAGTAGCTCACCCTCTAGGTCTGTTTGAATTGCAACCTCGGTAGTGCAAACGAATCTCTTCTCCTACCTTAAGCTAAGTTGTCCTGACCTTCCTCTCATGAGCATTACCTCGTAGAGCGATGGATCGGCTTGAAAATGTTTTATCCTGGCCAAGGCCAAGACATAGTTAAGTGTATTGAATACATAAATCCGCCACCATCCTTAACGGCGGAATATATAAAGGGGAAAGGCTTCTTTTTAATGTCTGCGATGGCTTCCTCAAGATAAGCGATAACCTCTTCCTCAGCCTTATTATCTCCAAGTTCTTTCCGCTTTTCGTGCCAACGAATCTGATCCCTATTTGGAACAATCCGAATAAACATGTCAGCAGGAATCCTGTCCTCATTACTACAGAACTCAGTCTTAACCCCAATTTTCTTTTCGTTGGCTTTCTTAATAAAATCTAGGATTTCTGCTTCAGTCATCTCCATAACTTCAGACATCCCAAAATCTTCTTCTGGAATGCCAAGTGACTCTAGGATATGGACATCCTCTGCAATTGCGTGAAAAACGACTTTCATTGATGGCTCCAATTATTTCTGTTTTCTACCAAGCAGTTTTTTAGTCTTCTTTTCCAAATCGTTGAGTTCAGAGAGCATTTTATCTCTTTCTTTACCTTTTTTGTTGGCTCTAACCTCACGTTTCATCCTACGGATTTCAGCAAGTGCTGATTTGAGTCTGTCTTCATTGGTTTTTTCTTCAGGCTCTTCGTCAAGAGCTTCGTCTATATCATCCAAAAATTTATCAATGATATGTTCAGTATCTCCTGCCTTGTTAGCCCACTGTATAACGAGTTCTGTTGCAGTGAAGTTGAATTCATCCATAATTCCATCTATGCCAAACTCGTTGTAAGTTTCTTCTATGTTTTGGGCAATTTTCGGAGAGCATTCGTTTTTGATCAAGAATTTATATAAGCTTTTCATCTGTTTTGCTCAATGTATTTTTTCTTGTATCTCAGTGCTACTTCGCGAGTAGTAGGAATTATTTCCCTGTTCCCTTCATTCTTTAATTTCTTGTATCCTGTTCCCCATCCCTCTTCTGCGAGGCCACATTCTCTGCAAGATCTAAAAGGAGGTCTATGAGAATGATAATCACTGCTTTTCGCTTCAGCTTCTAAAACTAATTCATGAGGACATTTGTCCATATAAGCTTCTTCAGCTTTTATTCTGAGTTCAGTCAAGGATTTTAATCTGCGTCCCACTTGGTCAATTTTGTCTTGGACTTGTTGAATGAGAGCCTTTTCAACTGCACCATCACTGATTGCTTCTTGAACAGTCGATCCTAAGTCTGCAATACTTTGGATTTCTTCTGCTTCTTCGTCTTCGCACCACATTGGGTCAGGATCTGTATCAATCATTTCATTATTTATGGACATAGTCTACCTCATCGATTGTTGGTTAGACTTTGGCGGAAGGAGAGGGATTTGAACCCTCGTGCCCCTTTCAGGACCAACCGCTTTCCAGGCGGTGACGATTAACCAGACTCCGTCATCCTTCCATATTTTTATTTTTCATCTTGGGTTTTCGTTTCCCCTACTTTGATCAGATGTCTTGGGTTAACTAAAACAAGATAATTTTTAAGTACACAATATCCATTATCCAACATATACTCAATTTCATACATGGTGTTTATACTCATACTCCAAATACCTGCACCATGCCAGTCTTGATATTTTTGGGGGCGTTTAACAACATCCCCAATTTTCAAGCCGTTAGGATTGCAAACATCTGCCAGTTCAAGATCCGTTCTTTTCATCTTCAAGTTCCTTGTTGATGAAATTCTTTAACACTGCATTGAACCCAATAGAGACAAGTTCTGAAAGCTCGTCCTCTGTTAAATCATGGGTTCTGACCCCCTCAATATTTTCTGATGCTTTTACAGCAACAACAGGAAGTCCACTCTCTTTTATTAAATCTTTTAGTGCAATAAGTATTAACGTATCGATCTCTCCTTCAGTAAGATCGATCTTAAATGGTTCGCCTGCTTCAAGTTTTTCTGGTTCAAGAATTTTCATCGTTTAATTACCTTCTCAGGCATTTCATCTCTTTTGTTCACAACCATGTACTTCCCATTGCCCTCAAAAATAACAGAAAGACCGCCATTTATTAGCTTAGCTGTTTCGCATTTGATCATTTCTGCCCCATCTTTTCTTTTGATCATCTCCCCAACATACTCTTCCTGTACTTTTTGATTGATAAAATCTGTTAGATTCATATATCTACCTTTTATTTGGCTCTTCAATCACCATTATACAGCCAAGATTAGTATCAAAGTAACTAAGTCCATATTCTTCCAGAACTTCTAGGACCAGTTCCCTCATTTTAAGGGAATTTCCTGTAACAACCTCAAAAGGAGGGTCATAATTAAAAATATGAGAGTCAAGTAAAGACCGAACATCTTGATGCTTAACCCCATGTAAATCTAACTTCATTTTCCGTGTAACCAACCCTTCCGATTATGAGTCTCTTTCATTTGAACCTCTTCGGAAGGGACATAAAGACAGTGGTCCTGGATATATCGTTGAACTTCTTCGTCCAAATATGGCAAAAAGTCTGATCTGCCATGTTTTTTGAAGTGATCTCTTGCCATAGTAGACGAACATTCGGTAATTTTGTCTTCTACGTCCAAGAAAAGATGGGGAGGATTCTTATACCATCGATATTTCTTCTTCAATTCGATTCCACTTCTTGTTACAACAACAAATTTGGCAATTTCCCGTAATTTTTTGAAATTATGCCAGTTAATGAAGTTGTTTACGTTGTCAGCACCAATGATAAAACTGATATCAACATCAAGTTGTGGGTCTTTGAGGAGGGTTTGGACTAATTCGAAGGTCGAACCACTCAGTTCATGTCTAATTTCGTAATCAAATACATGAAGTTTCGGATTTTTTCTGCAAGCGATAGCGCACATCCTGAGTCTGTGTAAATTAAGCTCTAAATTCTTACCAAATCGATGTTTATTGCAAGGCAAGAGCCAAACTTCATCAAATTTTCCTTTTTCAAGGACAAATTCAGCTACTTGTATATGAGCAAGTGTTGGGGGATTGAAAGCCCCGCCAAGAATGGCAATTTTAGTCATAGTTTTCTCCAATGATTTTGGCGGAAGAGGTGGGATTCGAACCCACGGATGCTCTCACATCAACGGTTTTCAAGACCGCCGCCTTCGACCTCTCAGCCACTCTTCCAAATTTTGATGGACAAGACGGGATTCGAACCCGCAAATCGAGATGCCTCACCCATTGCTTAGGAGAAAAATAACTCCTGCCCATGGTAGCGACATTACTCTTAAGACCAGAGCCTCAACTTTGCCAATTTAAGTTACTTGCCCGTCTTGTCAAATTTTGGCGGATGAGGTAGGATTCGAACCTACACTGTAGCGGTTTCTGTTTTTTGGTTGCTGAAGAGAACCTTTTTGTCAAGTTCATTTTTTGGACCGCCGTCTCTGCCAGTTGGACTACTCATCCATATTTATAGTAATATAGCCTTAAAATAAGAGATTGCAAGTTAAATATAAAGAAAAATTGGAGGAAGATTGAGGGTTCGAACCCCATCCCTTTCGGAACCATCTGTTTTCGAAACAGTGACAGGAGCCATCCTGCATAATCTTCCATAGAAATTGGCGGAAGGGGAGGGATTCGAACCCTCGGACCCCTTGCGGGGTCGCAGGTTTAGCAAACCTGTACTTTCGGCCACTCAGTCACCCTTCCATAGGGGGCATTATACCCCAAAAATCAATAATTCAAAATCGCCATTCTCATGTTCTACGATTGCAGAGCAATGCTCTACCCAATCTCCGCAGTTATAGTAGTCAATCCCATCAATTTTTTTGATTATAGGAGAATGAACATGACCACATATAACTCCATCGCAATGATTCTCTTTGGCATACTCTGAAAGGAGACCTTCAAACTCTCCAACATAAGTAACAGCTTTTTTAAAATTTTCCCTGGCAAACTTTGATAAACGAACTCTTTTCACTCCGAACATCCTTAAACATCTTGCCAGGAACTCATTCATTGAAACAAGAGTGTCATAACCCCAACTTCCAACCTTTGAGATCATGACTCCAATTCTTGAAAAAAGAATGAAATCAAACTTATCTCCATGAGTGATGTAATACTTCTTTCCAAAACTGTGATAATATGTTTCTTTACAAATTTCCAGGTTCGGATAATGAAAACTGTCCAAAAGTTCCATCATACCATGATCATGATTTCCTAAAACATAATGGACGTTACAGTGTTTTGACATTTTTAGAAGTCTTCTAATGACTTCTGTTTGGTTTTTATCCCATTTAGTTCTGTCTAATCTCCAAAGATCAAAGATATCTCCGATAAGATATAAATTGTCACATTCAGTCTCTTTTAGGAATTTAAGTAGTTCTTTAGATTTGCATCCAACACTGGCCATGTGGCAGTCTGAGATGAATACTGCTCGGTACTTAGTTTTACTCATATTTTTCCTCCTATAAGTAGTAAGGAATAATACTGAGAAAACAGGATAAAACCTACTCAATAATGAGTTGTTAACCAAGTATTAATATTGGCAGAGGGAGTGGGACTCGAACCCACAAACCGCATTTCTACAGCTTACATGATTTCAAATCAAGCTCTTCATCCAGCCAGATTCCCTCCATTGATTGGTAGCTAGGAGGGGGGTCGAACCCCTACGCCTTTCGGCATTAGTTTCTAAGACTAACATGTCTACCAAGTTCCATCACCTAGCCATCTTTGGTAGCCTCGCTGGGAGTCGAACCCAGAACATACAGTTTCTAAGACTGCCCTCTCTGCCAATTGGAGTACGAGACCATTAAATTTGGCGGAAGGTAGGAGATTCGAACTCCTATGCCCGTGAGGACGACAGTTTAGCAAACTGCTGGCTTACCATTCGCCACAACCTTCCATTGGTAGCCAGGGAGGGCCTCGAACCCTTACTCCCTTTCGGGAACTGGATTTTGAATCCAGCGCGTCTGCCAATTTCACCACCTGGCCAATAAATTTAATGGAGCTAATGAGATTCGAACTCATCCCCCTGCCTCTATGGGCAGTTCGGCTACCGTCTAGTAACCCCAATTGGTTGCGTATAAACATATAAACAATATTTGGTAGTCTCGGGGAGATTCGAACTCCCACCTCCTTCGCGGAGACAACGACCTCAACGTTGCGTGTCTGCCAGTTCCACCACGAGACCATTATAAGTGGCCATAACTGACGAATTAACCCCAGTTTTGGCCGTTTATTCGTAATATATTACGAATTATTGGTAGCCCTGGTCGGATTCGAACCGACACTTTACGGATTTTAAGTCCGCTCCCTCTGCCGTTGGAGTACAGGGCCATTTTTAACTGTTTTTCTCGTTATAGTGGAAAATATAACTGTTTTTCCAGTTTTGTAACTGTTTTTCCAGTAAAATGGTGAGCAGGGAGGGATTCGAACCCCCAATGTTTACCCAAAGGGGACAGATTTACAGTCTGCCGCAACACCACCATCGTTGCCGCCTACCCATTTTGGTCCTGGTGGTAGGTAACGATCCTACTTGATGCGCAATGATGATAGTTTTACAGACTACCCCGTCTCCTTAACGGTCTACACCAGGATAAAAAGGTGACTTAAGTCACCTAATGCCTCTGGGTCAGACTTACCAATACCGTCATATTGGGTCCGATAGCCCAGTAAGGACTTTAAGCGTCTGGTTTTCCCCAGACCCTGGAGCGCGGTGAGGGATTCGAACCCTCGCGGACATAAGTCCCATCAGTTTTGCAGACTGTGCCATTAAACCACTCTGGCAACCGCGCATATTAAGCACGATGTCGGAATCGAACCGACTTCTGCGGGTTTGCAATCCGCCGCCTCACCATCTGGCTCATCGTGCATGGCAATAAAATTTCAAAGATCTCTTGATGTTTTAAATATTCCCGTTCGGTAACATTCGAAACACTCTGAAGTTCAAAACCTTAGAATATTACCGCTCGGTAACATTTTGGCTATCAATTAAGCCATAAAAAAACCCCGTTCGGAAAACCGAACGGGGTTGAAAACCGAGTTAAGAACTTACGTTCTCTGGACGCACAACCCCGTCCATCTCAAACTGAGATATGATGAACATAGGCTGAGCGATAAAGATTTCATTATAAGTTCTTTCCTGTTAAAAATTCAAATTACAACCCTATTATAAACTGGATCTGAAGCTTTTCAAGTTGAAAACGCAATTATTTCAAATTTTTCTTTTTCTTTCAGCCATTCGTACTCATGAAGGTAAGGGTTATCGTAGAAAATAATTGGATACTTTCCACCACCAGTACATATTGGGACAACATTATAGGATAGCCATTCAGTCGCCTCTTCAAAATCCATCCCTTCTCCCATGAACTTCTGCAACATAAGTTCATAAGAATAAATAAGTTCATCTCTTATGGTGATGCCAACAACACAATTGTCCAAATCATCTAGTTTAATGGTCCCATCATCACATTCTTCCAATATTTTTTGAATATCCATTTATGGGCCAACCCAAATAATTCCAATGTTTTTACCAACAGTTACTTTTAATTTAACCATATTATTGCCGATTGCAACGATTCTGTTGAATTTGTAGGTAATAATCTCTCTGGCTTGGATCATGGAGTTACATACGCCTGTTGAAACGGTAAAACAGGTATCAGGACATTCTATGCTTGCTTGAATGCCACGGGGATGAATATTCTCAAATATTATGTGAGCTTCTTCTCCACAAACTGGGCATTTCATACTCATGGCACAAAAAAAGTGCGATACATCTCAACATCAACAACTCGAAATAATCGTACAGGCCGCTAAACCTAACAACTACGCCCCATGGTAGCTAGAATCGCCAACGTTAAAACATACCGCACTAAAGCTATTTTATCTTACCTTTCATGATTTTCTTGGCGATATCCAAAATATTCTCGTCAATGGGGAATACATCTTTTTTCTGGTCGATCTGACCAAGATGATCTTCAAGTTCATCACTTTCGAACTCATCATCTTCAGGAATTACTCCAAAATGCTCTGGAAGAAGTTTCCTTAACAAATCAGTGCTAATCATAATATCCATGTTTTCCAACACAGAGATAATTATGGCATCAATGAACCCTACTCTACTGATCGCATCAATAATTCCGTCTGAAACTGACGACAACATGATATTAACGTTGATTACTTCATCCCCTATTTCAGGATCATAATGCAAGTCAATATAAATACCGCTCAAGAATCGGTCTCCAGCCCTCCAAGTATTTACCATAGTTTTGTATACTTCTACCATATTTGGTGCGTGTGGGTCATCTTCGTTCACTTCCAAAACATAATTAATGGATTGGGCAACTTCATCAGATACTGGGAAAAACAATATGCAATTGTTCTGAATCTCTGAAGCTAAAGGCAATACGAGTCCCCCAGAACTATCTTCGTTGATCTGTGATTGATCAACGCATGGCATTACGTGGAATCTGTTCATGTGAAAACCTCAAAATCTTGATACCTTATTATACATTATCTTCTGCAAATTGGTAGCTGAACATACAATTGATTTGAAGAAGGCTGTTCTGTTGTGTTACCTGGGTTACCCCGAAAATGTTTTCCAGCATATCTGTAAACAGGTTGTTGCCAATACTGAGGTTGATTGATGTAATATGGATGAGTGTAGAACTTCAACCAATATGCTGGTCCAGTACTGTCTAATTGGATCAACGGAGGTGGATATCCGCTAAATCTATACTGATACTTGTCTTTATCGTATTCTGTCATATGATATCCAAAGTGTTTTGGGTTCTTTTGGCGACAGTTCCGTATTTGGAACCGTATCGAGTGGCAGAGAAACGATAATAATCTTTAATCTTCTGCTGATAATCTTCGTCAAAAGAATTGATGTCAACCCTACCTTCTAACACATTAACTGCATCAATTCGGAGTTGTTGGACATCGGGAGGAACCCCAAGTACATCATCACCTATCTGCTCAGGCCCAATAGGTTCTTGGGGATACAGTTGATTTTGATTCGCCATATGCCTCTCTCAAAGCTTTTACCAAGCCTTCCCTTTTATCTTTACCAATATACTTCGAGGGAATCTGAGGCAATACCTTCACAAAAATAGTCCCACCATTCAAGAAGTCAACTTTGATCTCATAGAATTTTTCAGTGTCCCAATCTGACTTTAGTTGAAACGTGACATCCTTCTTCTTGAACAGTTTAACGGTAATGTTTTCTTCAGCTAAAATCTTATCAATTGTAACTTGAACAGATAGAAAAAGATCCGATCCTTTCTGAACAACCCCATCTTGCTCAGAAGGATAATTAACAACAACGTAATGAGACCCAGTATAAGTAGAGTCATCCGACTGATAAATCGTATTTCCCTTGTCTTTGAGTCTCATACTGGCATTATGATTGATGTTTGGGGGGATCTGTATTCTCGTTTTTGAACGAGTTTGCATGTAGCCAACTCCTTTGCATTTCTCGCAAGGCTTGAATCTTTTTCCACTTCCACCACAGGCTCCACAAATGTTTATATATTGGAACCCAGGTTGATTTACGTGTTGTTGCCCTTGACCATTACAAGTAGGGCAAACAATTTCTTTTCCAAGAAATGCCCCAGTTGTTTTGCAAGCATCGCAAGCAACAACCTGTTGTATAGTGTGGTTTTTCTTACAACCAAATATCGCTTCTGCTAGAGTAATGCTAATAGATGATCTCGAATCTGGATTGATCCGTTTTCTGGAAGGCTGATTGCTTCGTTGTCCCCCAAAGAAGTCTTTGAAAACACTCCAAGTTCTTGAAGTCCCAGAATGCGGATGTGGTTGTTGATTTCCTATCGTACCAAACCTGTCATATTGAGCTTTCTTTTGGGCATCCGAAAGGACTTCGTAAGCTAAAGAGATCTCTTTAAACTTCTCTTCTTTTGCCTCATCGCCAGCATTTTTATCAGGATGGTATTCCTTAGCTAATTTTCGATAAGCTTTCTTAATCTCATCCTGTGAAGCTTCTCGCCCCACCCCTAATACTTCATATGGATTCATCTGGAACGCTTTCTCTTTCTTTTTCTAATGACAATGTCGCCACTTTTATCAGCAGTTATAGTCAGAGTATAACTGTACTGATCGATATCCTCAATTTCAAGGATTGTGTCTGCAACAAGTGGCTCAACTTGTTTTGAAATAATTCGATCAAGTGACATGGCATTCATACCATGTTCAGAGTCATGATATTTAACAATAGCTTCAGCTATCTTCGCCCCAATCTTAATACTAATGTATTTGTGATTAACGCGCTGAGCGAATTCTGTAAGTCTCATTTCTACAATGTCTTGAAGATTCTCTTTCGTCAGTTCCACAAATGGTACGAAGGCATCGACACGATTAACGAATTCTTCACCATAAGATTTCTTACAGAAGTCAATTAAACGAGTTCTCTCATTTTCCACAAGGCTTTTTTTACCTTTTGAATTAAAACCCATGGAAGCTGACTTAGAAATATTCAAACCGAAGTTACCTGTCATGATGAAGAAGATATTTTTGCAGTCAACCTTTTCACCTACTGCACTAGTAATGGTTCCTTCTGACATAACTTGTAAAAACAGCCTCATGACTTGTGGATGAGCTTTCTCAATTTCATCGAGCAGTAGGATGCAATAAGGTCTTCTTTTGATTTTGTCAACTACAACATCAACATCCTTGAAACCCACATATCCTGGTGGACTCCCAATTATTTTGCTAATTGAGTGTTTTTCAGAGTATTCTGACATATCAATCTTAATCAGATTTTTCTCGCTTCCAAAAATTGCTTGAGATAACTGTTTGGCGGTATAAGTTTTCCCTGTTCCACTTTGCCCTCCAAAAGTAAGAACTCCAATGGGTCTGTCAGGGTTTCTAACTCCGCTATAAGCATTTCTAAGTACCCTACAAACGCTTGTAACGGCTTCTTCTTGTCCAATTACTCTTTTCTTCAGAAATTCCTCAGTCTTTTTAATTCTTTCATGTGTATCCCACATGATAACTTCTAAAGGAACTCCGCATTGTTTACTGATGACTTTGGCAACATCATCTGAGGTAATTATGGGAGTGTGTTCGTCATTTTCCGACCAAGCGTTTTGAGCACATGCAGTATCCATACAGTCAATTGCTTTATCTGGGAAGTATTTGGTTGGTCTGTATCGTTTGGTCAGATTGATAATGGAGTCAATAGCATCGTTTGAGATCGTGCATTCATGATACTTTTCAAAACGATCTTTGATTCCCATCAAGATTTTTTTGACATCTTCATCTGATGGTTCATCAATATTGACAACTCCAAAGCGTCTTGATAATGCCCCATCGTCAACAAAATGTTTTTTATATTCTTGATGAGTTGTGGCCCCAATACACTTCAACTTCCTTGCAAGAGCAGGTTTAAGAATGTTTGCGGCATCCATAGCGGAGCCAGCACCTCCTGCACCTACAATCGTATGAATTTCATCAATAAACAGAATGACATCTGGATCATCTTCAACGGCCTTGATTAGATCCTGTATCCTTTTTTCAAAATCTCCACGATATTTTGTCCCTGCAACCATTCCTGCCATATTGAGGGAATAAATCCTACACCCTCTGAGTTTGGGAGGGACAGCATTACTGATGATTCTTTGAGCGATGCCCTCAACAATAGCAGTCTTCCCGACTCCAGCTTCACCAACTAAAATTGGATTTGATTTTGTTCTTCTGCAAAGGATTGTAATTGTTTCTTCGATTTCTGAATCTCTTGAAATTATCGGATCAAATTCTCCGTTGTTTGCCAACTCTGTCATATCAGTGCAGTATTGGTCAATAATAGAGTCTTTGGTCTTTTTCTTCGAACTTCTTGAAGTTTTAACTGTGCTTTTGTGAGATTTGCTACTTAAGATCTCTTCAATGCAACTCTTGAACTCCTTGCATTCTTTGGAAATGATTCTCTTAAGATTCAGGTGAAGATCCATGATAGATATGAACAGATGTCCAAGTCCAACGATTTTGTGGCCATTATCGCGAGATAACTTATCTGCCGCTTTGCACACTTCAACGATTTCTTTTGAAATATTAATTTCGTCAAAGGTAACCCCAGAGTCCCCACTCTCATTTTCCTTTTGTCTATTGGAAAGGAGTCTCTTAAACTTCTTAACGCAAGTGTCTAAATCAACTCCATGCTCGTGCAACGCTAATGTTACAACGTTTTCTCCAGTGAGCAATGTTCCAATCAAGAATGACTCTGGATATAGGCAATCCACATGAGCATCAATACTTGCGGCTTTAGCAAATACGATCATGTGTAGAACATCGTTACTAAACCTGTCATACATCTTCTGGTTTTCTGACATATCTTAATCCTTTCTAATTTAGGAGCAAAAAACTTCCTCTTCTTCTTCAAAACGTAAAAAACTTAACACTTCATCAAGATCATCTCCAGACAATTCCTGGTAGATCTTTGCGATACCATTAATCTCATCATCAGACAGGTCGGGATAACGAGACAACGCCAACTTCCCCTTCTTGTTCATGCTAATCAGGGGTCTTCCTTTTTTATCTCTTATTTCGAATGACATAGCTACCTCCTAAAATGTCTACCTTAATATACTCAGGTTTCTACTCAAGTCAAGCTAAGGTAGCTAATATTATTCGATGTCTACAAAATTGACAATTGGGTTGTAATCTTCGGGCATATACTCGTCTTCAGCGAGAGCCACTAATTTCCTCAAACTGTCCTTAATAACCTTTTTGTCTCGTTCGCCTTTATACTTGCTGACTTCGTTATCCAATTCTTCTAGAGTCTTCTTGATTTCTTCGTCATTATAAAAATTCAAATTGTTAATATGCTTGATCATCTTTTTGATTTTTCTGACATGCATCTTATTCACATCTCTGTCATGACGTTGTAGAACTTTGTAAGTATTATCTGCCAACTCAGCGATTTGATGCCTCAAGAAAGAAACCGTGGAATCTAGGAACGAATCTACTAGTTCTTTCTTTTTGTCTTGATATTCTTGAGCAACAACTTGCTTCATTTCAAGTTCCAAACGGTGGTCAAGAGCTTTTTGCTCACTGTCTCTTGCAATCTGTTCGGCCTTAGCGATATCACTCTGAATAAAGGATGGTAACGGGATGGACAGAAATGTAACTTCATACTTGAATGAAGCCACTATTTTTTCTCTGTCGGGGATTTTATCTATGATTCTTGAAGTGAAACTTTCAGTAAACGATACTGGAGGGGATTTGTCATCATCTGGATACAAACGTTTCCAGACTTCATGAGCCATACCCTCATAGTCTTGTTTTACTTCTTCAATAATTGAATCGTATCGCATCCCTATGCTTTTGGCAAGATCTAAGAACTCATCTCGGAGATCATCACTTTCTGCTTTCCAGTTCTTGAAGGCAGAATATGGGACGAATTTTCCCCAAACAGTGTTGAAGCTATGTGATGTCAGGGTTTGTCTGGCTCGTCTTTCAACTGATGCGATTTCAGCAAGAACACTTGGAGGTAAAAGCTTCTCATGCCCTAGATCGATATAGTTGAGCATGAAATCTTTGTGATCTGAATTGTTAAAATCAATACCAAGTTCTTCATATTTTAGACGACTAATTGCTCTCCATCTGGAAAGGGTCAGTTTGACAATGACTCCTTGTTCCATTAAAGCAAGTGCCCAATCGTCCCTGAACTGTTTGATTTCAACTTCCTGTCCATTAATTTCCATCTTCAGGTTCCTTAGTGCAATTCTTCCTAAAGAACTCAACTAATCGTTCTGGACAGAATTGATTTACTGTTGCTCTGGTGTCAATCCCTGGCAACCCCGCATATTTCCTAAGGAAATTATACATAAGTCTGTCATCATTGTATTCTTCAGTGTTTCGATAGAGACATGCCGCAGATACTCCATACTTTCTTTTAAAGATCATACAGTTGTTGTCAACCATCTTGTATGGAGTTTTTGCATCCTCTCCAACACTCTCGAACTCATCAATGCCAATACATTCATATTGGTCGTCTGAAGTCGTTGTCCAGATCCTTCGTCTGCAAAACCCCCATTCTTTCCCACCAAGGACTTCCATAATGTTGTCAACATGGTCAGCATCCCACATTGCGTCATCATCTAGGAAAGTAACCCATTCAGTGTTAGCAATCATCAAGCCAACAGCCCTTAATGCAGATCCAGCGGCCTTCGAGTTGATAAGATTGTCCTTAATCACAATACTATTTACAGAATAATTCGCTCCTTCTCGTTCCATGTCATATGGAGACCTAACTTTCCCCGCATCATTTGGGAACAGGAATTCATCTTCTCTCTTATTGTCCCACAACAGAAGATGTTTTATGGGAATAACCGATTTCTGGTTCTGCACTGATTGCATTGTAAGCTTAAGACTGTCTCTGCCTGTTGTCGGTGTAATTACAGTGATCATAGTTGTCCTCCTAAATCAAAACCCGCTTCTGGCAAATCCAGAACGTTTGGCATTTCTGGCATTTCTGACATTTCTGGGTTCATTAACTCTTGTTGAGGTCCGTTGTCTTCTGGAACGCTCTTTGGCACCTTTTTCTGAACAACAACTTCAAAATTCCAAAGAGCATGAGATTTTTCACCATAATGTCTCAGAACAATACTGGTGTCTGCGAAAATCTGCCCCCCGATATCTCTCCATCTTTGGCAAAAGCTCCAATCTTCAGAGAGATATTTCTTCTTTTCTCCATCTTTGAGATGCAAAGTCTGGAGCATTGGGATGTAAAGGCCGTAAATCTTCTTGTCTGACATATTGTCATCGCCATCATAGATTAGGTCTGGGTATGCATCGATCATTTTCTCAACTGCGCTTCTGTGCAAGCACCAACATCCGCTAGACATCCAAAGCATTGGAAGTAAGCCCTGATCGAAGTTTGGTTGTCTATTCCTGTCCATCGGAACAGATGAACAAATCGTTTCTTCATCATTCTTCAACGCATACAGTCCACCAACAAACTTTGCTTCATGAGAAACAAGTTTGGTAAAAATGTTATTGCTGGAGAATTTGTTAATGATTTCTAAGTCAGAATCAATAGAAATGAAATAGTCACACTCCTCATATTCATGCATAAATGCGCTAAGATGTACGTTCCTGACTCTAGAAATCATTGAGTCGTTTTCACTGTAATAAATCTGTATGTCATGCTCTTTACAACTATGGATGGCGCTATATAAGCTTTGCATCATTTTTAGGTGAGGTCTGCCCAAGACAGGGACGGATACCAAAATCTTTGCCATTATTGATTCTCCTTGTACTCAATATAATCTAAAGTTTTTTGAAGTAGCTCTTTTGTATTATCAAGGTTATTATACACGATGATTTGAGGAGGAGGGGCCATAGCCGCAATCATTTTCTTTTTAGCCTTAATATCGTTCTCATCAATGCATTTTGACCCAATCGTACCATAAACAATTCTATGGATACCTTTTTGTAAAATCATCCGAAGGCATCTGTGGCAAGGTTCTCCAGTTACATATATCGTGGAGCTACCCAAATCAGAATAACTGCCATGATAATTAATCAAACAGTTTTCTTCTGCATGAATCATATACCAGTACTTATCTGGGCGTTTGGATAAATCTTCGTCACTAAAAGTACCACCTTTTAATGGGCCGTTGTATCCAATTGACAAAAGTCTGTGATCGTAAGAGACTAAGCAGGCTCCATGAACAGTACTTTTATCAACAGATCTTTGGGCGACAGTAAGTGCCAATGCCATATAGTAATCGTCCCAATTTGGTTTCGTCTCTTCGCCACCTTGCCATTTACCCATTTTTCAATCTCCCAAACGCTTCATAGCCTATTTTTTGTACAGTTTGATAATTCTGATTTTCCAAAGCTTCGTTTAATCTTCTATAAGCTTTTGAAACCCATACTTTATGTTTGTGAAAGTCTTTTCTCAATAACATTCTGCATTGATTTGAGACCAGGATGTTCTCATTTTCAATTTGTCTTTCGAAATTGATCTTTTTCGAAACGTTTTTCATCCCCTGAAGGATTAAGTCATCCACATCTTTGATGTTATAGTACTTGCAAAGATAGTTGATCGCTTCCATCTGATTTCTTAAACCAAAGAAGTCGATGCAAAAGTGGATAATTGTTCCTTTCTTCTGACAGCCAAAACAATGATATAGCCAAACTCCGTCTATGTTATTTACATGGAAGGAAGGTTTAGTCTCGTAATGGTCTGGCAATGGACACTCACAAACTGCGCCCATTTCATCTCGGTTCCACTTGAGATCTAATCCAGATTCAGTTTCAATGAATTCTGGAAGATCGCAAGTTTTTACGAGATGTTCTCTTAGATACCTTAGATCACTCATTCGATGCCTAGTAGTTCTTCAAGTTCAGAGTCTGCGTCAATGATATCCTGCAATGCTTGTCCTCCATCAGATGAAGACTCATCAGGGAAAATAATGTTATCATCGTCATCGTCCCCAAGATAGATCTGATCTTCCAGTTTCTCTTCATTAATCAATTCGTCTTCGCTGACATCACTATTGAATAGAATTTCATCAACTCCTTGGACCTGTCCTGGCTCAAAAACTGGATCTGACACTCTACCAAGACGACCATCGAAATCAAGAACCATCGTTCTTTTTGATTCATCATCTCTGGCCTTAGTTCCAAAGACAAACATTTTGGTTGGTGGGGAGTCGCTGTTCAAAACAGCACTTAAAGCATTGTCGGCATCAGCACTGATCATATTCGAACCTGAAAGGTCTTCAGTATGAACGGCAACATCCGCATCATCTGTGCCTGTTGCTTTGTCAGATTTGTTTCTAATGTCCTTAGTGGCCGCTTTTTTGATCTGTACAGCAGATATGGTAACATAATCGTTAACTCTTCCATAAGCCTGAAGTCTTGAAGATGTATAAGCATCATCAAGATCAGGTCTGCCCTGAGTTCTTGTTTCGTTACCAATAACGCCAAGATAGTCAACAATCAAAGTGTCAATCTTTTCGCCTTTGGCTTTCAGTTCGGCCTTAACTTCTTCGATCTTACTGATAATCTTAGACAATTTGGTTTGCTGAGCCATCTGAATGACGTGGAAGTTAGGTTTAATCTTATCCACAAGGTCCATGGCCGCTTCTTTCAAACGGAAATAGGACTCATCATTCAAACCTTTCTCCCCTTTTCCACCTACTTTGATTCTATTGTAGTCAGTTAAAGCATGTAGGGCCAAAAGTCTGGTGAATAATGGGATGGCTTTCTTCTCCATGGAAACATAAACAACATTGTACCCTGCCTTGGCCATATTAAAGCCAATGTTGAACATTAATGTTGTTTTTCCACCATTAACCATACCGCTAATGATAGTATAGGTCCCATATTCAAATCCATGATAAATGTTATCAATGGCCATCAGACCTGTTGGAATAGTGGGGAGACTTTCTGGATCTTCTCTTCGTTTTTCGATATACTCTAGAGTATGTTTCATCCCTTCTTCGAAGTCCATTATGAGACTGTATGGATCTGGGTCCATGTTCTCAATCTTCAGAAAGGACTCCTGAACCTCTTTTACAAGGTCAACCTGATTGTTGGTAGCCTTAACGATTTTTTCAAGATTCTCGTTAATGATTTTAAATGCTTGCCACTGGATAAATCTGTTGTTGATGTTAGTCTTCAACAATTCATAATCTTCAAGATCTACATCTCTGTGGTAAACGTCATCCCAATAGATCCTAGCGGCCCCTTTGTCCTCATCAGTCAGTTCCTTTTTACCATAATGACTCATACCATCCATTATGGACTCCATAGCCGTTCTGGTTAGAACTGCACCATGCTTACCGTAATACGACTTGATTACCTCAAACAGGAATCTTGGCTGATCATGCCAAAAATGCCCTTCTGGTCCACCTCTAAATCCACAAGACATTGCGTCCATGAGGATCTTTTTGTCCTTCAAAAGAAGGCATAGAAATCTTGGCTCTTCTTTAAGAGCTTGGCGCTTCAGCGCCTCGTTTTTAATCCGTTCTATCATTTCACCCTAACCCTAAATACATTCTCATCATTTCGAATATCTGCATGAGACAACATAGCAAGATATGATCCGCAATGATCCTCCTTGATAGCGTTCTCCTGATTAGTTAACTGTCCAGCCAAAGGAACTGTAAAAGTAATAATCGTTGGCTTGGAATAATCGTCGCGATATTCTAACAATTGATCAAAGAAAACCCCCGCATCAGTCAGATACATGCTAAATCTTTTGTGATAAAATTCACTCAGAAAAAGTATCTGCTCTTCCTTGACCTTTTTGACTAAGTCATTTCTGTTCTCAAATCCAGCCCCTTTCAGTGTTTGGAACTGACCCGCAAGATTAGAACAGTTATAGGTGTTGCCATGCTTGTCACATGCGATCATTCTAAATAAGATAGCGAATGCCGCTTTTTTTCTTGCATGAGAGTCGTGCAGACTTCCACCATCAATAATAACAAATGGTTTTTTGAATAGAACCTTTGGGTTCTTGTAAACGGTCTCAGCAAATTTATTGACATCCTTATGGTATTTGTCGCACAGCAAGTCCCTAAATTCATCTTGCTTAACTCTGAGGTATTTATCGGGGATACCTGCCCGTTTACCTCTTTGGAGGATTGCCCTCGCCTGGACGAACATTCTCCTTCTCTTTTCCATTTCGTCCTGGTAATCTTCTAATGTCTTGTCACCCATCTTATACTCCACAACCTATGTATCTGGAATTATAATCACTATATGTCTCCTGAAGAGACTTCAGTGAAGTCTTGTCTTTGCTTTTAGAGTTATGGCCTTTAAGTTTCGATTCTGCAAAGAAAAGAATCCATGACTTCAGAAATTCTTCGTCATGTCCAGACCCCTTAATCGTATCCAAGATAACCCCCGCATGACGTACTTCCACTCGATATTCATGGAACTGCGCGTCACCGTATTTTGATTTTACAACACTTCTATAAAACTGGACAAGTGATTTAGAGTCTTTCATCGGCTCTAAAGACTTGAATGTTTCGAATTTTGCTTCTACGTTTTTCTGGGGAACTCTCTTTCTCTGTTTAGTTTCCTTCACCAGATTGTCATCTTTTGGTGAGAGGTTTGCCTCAAGTTCTTTATGTTCTTCTCTGGTATTTTTTTTAGGAACCAACTTATTATAAACACCTAATGGCAAACGATCATAAAAATGCTCATCTTCTTCCAAACCTTCATAGGCGTTCATTTTGGAAATTCTGCTGTTCAGTCCATTTAGATATTCTTTATACCCAACGCTTTCATTCCATCTTTCTAACTTAGCCTGAACATCAGGATGCATTTTCCCAACCATTCGATCAACGAATTGGCAAAACGATTTGCGAACATCATGGATCGATGACTTATCTCCACTTTCAGAAAGGATTTTGAGCATACTCATGACCATGTTTTTGGTAGGGGCGATGATTTTTCTGATAGTTTTCGGAGTAACTACTCCTTCAGTATTGTAAAATTTCCATAAACCAATGTCCCTCTCAAGAATGAACATATAGTTTCTTGGAAAGCCACATTTCCAAACATAGAAAATGTTGTTCTCATCAAGTTCATTGATTCGTTTGACAATATTACCAACATCTTTATTTGCCTCTTTCCCTTCCATCCTGTATTTCACTGGATGACAGTTCTCCAGAAGCAGAACAGGATTGACAGGTATGTTTGTGTAAATCCTTCTTTCTTCTGACGCATCATAATATTTTGAATCTTTCTTGTAGTACATTTTATTAGATATGATCTGATCAAAGATGACCAAAGAAAGTTTCGTTAAGGTGGCGGGATATAAGCCAGCGTAACAACTCAGAAGATTCAAATTACATAGCTTGTAATTATTCTGATGTTCTGTTAGCTTATTTCTCGCTTCGTTTTTCGCTTTTGTAGCCATAGGAGCCTCATCTTGCAATAATAAGGTACTCTACCCCACGTTCCACATATTTGTGTCCATCATCCAAGTAGTTCTCGAAGAAATGGTTGGCATCAACTTTATTCTTGCCTTTTCTGTACTGGTAGGTAATCGGAACCTCTATTACTTTTATGTCTGTTTTTCCAGCATTCCTGATGGTCGATGTGATAGTGTCAATATCTGCATATGAAGAGTCATTGTAGCTTAAAATCCATGTTTTGAATTTCAGACATAGACTCAATAAATACTCAAACTCGGCCTGATATCCCTTCTTGTTTGAGAACCTTTTTGAACCTTTCTGTATGTGCTCTAAGTCTTCCAACTTTTCCTCATATAAATATTCTTCCAAGAACCTGTATAAGGTGGAGTAGTCGCTACTAGCCCCACCATAAGGGGGATCTAAGTAAATCAGATCTGCATTAATAATCCCCCCTTCTAATAATTCTACAACATCCGAATTGAAAACCAAGCTTTCTCCAGAAGAAAGAACAGAATTAAATTTCCCCAACTGTATGTCAATGTCGGTAATTTCCTTCCCTTTGTTCTTGTCATGCTTTAGTCTATGTTCTAGATCCGCAATGGTTTGCCCCTGATAATACCTACCGCCAAGGAAGCAATGTCGGTTGATATGATTTTCCATAGCCATCAAAGAAAATGCGCCTTTGTATTTCTCGCACATTTCGTTCATTGCGGCTTCAAACATAATCTCATTATTGTCATCCCGTCTCTTTCTGGTGGTATCTCTCCATTTCTCGGTCCAGAATGATTTTCCAACTTGATGGGTGGACCTTAATTTCTTCAGATCTTTGCCATAGACAGAGAAATTACTGTTTGGGATGCTTGCCAAAGTCGCTTTGTTAAGAAGATCAATCCCGCAGTAAAACTTCTGTCCACATAATATCTCTACATTCCTTCGATAGCGATCAAGGAATCGACATTCTTTCTCTGTAAAGAACTTGCCTTTATAGTTGTCGAGAACAAACGTTCTGCAACCTTCTGGTTGGTTTTGGCATAAGAATCGGATGTCGTCTTTGGTAACGGGCATAGTGGCGTTTTCCAAAAGACAAACTGCTGTAATGGACGAAGAAGTTAAAAGATCATTGCAGATAACTTTCTTCCCCATAGCTTTGAAAAGAAGAGATACCATAGCGCTCCCGCTGAAAGCATCGAACGCGCTGTCGAATTCAATACCTTCACTTTCTATGGTATCCCAAATATGTAACAGGAGCCTTCTCTTGCTTCCAACGTAATTACTTGGGAGAGAAGAGATGTTTTTGACAATAGATTTTTTATCCCTGTCATTCTGCAACACTGCGAAAAAATCATCCATGAAACGCCTCGTAAAATAATGTACTTCATTGTATTATACTCTGGGATCTTGGAAAAACAAGAAAGACTTAGATATCAAAGATGGTAAAATTCTTACCTGTATCCATGATCTCATCTATTTCCCCCAATATATAGTCATCGCCAGCGGAATTAATGAGATTAAATCTCTCTTCAGCTTTCAGGAGTTTCTTCACCTTATTATTCTGTTTGGTAAGAAATCTGGCTTTGTGGTTATAAGTAACAACAATAGATTTGTCTCTGGGATTTGCAGAACCTCTATCTGGTCTGAGAGTCCTGCCAACTCTTTGATAGACTCTGGTTGCAGATGCACCACCTCCAGCAAGCAAAGCGGCATCAAGTGTAGGAATGTCCAAACCCTCATCTGCAAGAGTAGTTGCAATCATGCACATGATATTTTTATCTCGCAGATCTTGGATACATTGTCTACGTTTTTTCCCTGTCATCTTCCCAGTTACAAATGGAGTATTTGGGATAAGTTTCTTCAATGCCTCTCCATGATGATAATGCTTAACAAGAATTAACGTACTGAGATCTCTGCTGATAAGATGATTGGCTGTCCTGGCTACATGAGCATGAAAAGCATCATTCTTTGTTACACATTTTGAATAAACGGACGAGAATGTTGATGGTACACTATCATGATGAATGGGATCAAATAATATATATGGAGTGAGAAGATATCCATGGTCAATTAGGTATGATGCGCTAATGTCAACAATCTTCTTGCCAAATAAGCCCTGTAAGACGATCTCTGCGTTATCTTCCCTATAAGGGGTAGCCGTACCGCCAAAGCGCCAGTAAGCGTTTGGAGAGGCCCCTATAACGTCTCTACAGATCTTTGAACTGGCATGATGACTTTCATCAAGGTATAAGCCCTTTGTGGCTCCTAGAAGCTTTCTAATGGCTTTATTTTTATCATGTGAGAGAATATCGTTGTCATCCCATACATCTTCATTATCAAACATATAGTCGCTGATCTTAAAAACGTCCTCTTCATGAAGACTTCTGACCACAGATTGAATCGTACAAACATTTATATCTTTGATATCAAAATTTCCTGCACCAATTCTTCCGATTGGAACGTTCAGAGTGGAAGATAGGGTGTCGTAAGCCTGATCAAGCAAATCTCTTGTTAGAACGTAGAACATAAATGGAGCAGTTTTGATTTCGCCAATAAGCTGAGACACCATCATAGTTTTTCCGCCACCTGTAGCGACTTTAAGTATCCCTCTAGTTCTACTCAAAGCTCTGCTAATAGTGAAATCCTGATAGTCTCTTTGTTCAAAACATTTAGGGGGTTGGAATTCAAGGAATGGGATGTTCTTTTCAGGAGCAGACCTAATGTCGTCCTTTTTATGAGGAATGTTGTATTTATTCAATACATTTATCACTAGAGACAACATTCCCGTAAGGAATGACTGTCCTTTATTTTTGTGATAAAACCTTATACGGCCATCCCATTTCTTATCTTGATAAGATTTAGCGAATGGAGCGGCAGGAGAGAAGTACGAAAGATGTCTATGAAGTTCATCTTGTACGTAGTCTGGTAAATGTCCCACAATTTTCGAATTTGCATTTCCGATCAGTATTTTTACCATTGAAAGTCATCTTTTATTTATCTATTCTGCAAATTCTACCAACACAATTGCAACCTGAAGGTTTCTCTTCTGGAGGGTTGTCAACCAAAACAACAACCATAGCCCCTTCGCATTTAGGACAGATTGTTGAGGTGTTGTCTACATGTCCGCACATAGCACATTTCTTCATTGAACTGATAACAGTTGGTCTGGTTGGTTCGGAATGTCCTCTTTTAATCATACTCATAGTGAATTTTCCTTTAAAAACTTTTCCACTATGTTATTATACCCAAGTTTATACATTTCTTCCTCCACAACAGGATCTTTTGTAGGTATTTTACCATCGCTGATGTAATCTGTCAACTCATCCAGAGATTTCTCAATGGCTTTCTGAAAGTAGACAGTATTCATGATCCCACATTTTTTACAGTAGTATTCAACAGCGATATCACCAAAGTTCCTGGCATTCAGGCAAACAGATATTTGTCGGACCCCATTCTCTTTGATTCTCTTTCTACAGGTTGGGCATTTTACTAGCGCCCAATCTGGAATCCCCATTCCCTCTGACATTTTTTGATGGAAATCAAGAAGCCCATCCCTCATGTCCTTCTCTTCATAAAAATTACTTTCCATCTTCCTGTTTTTCGGCCCCGTTTTGAGTTTCTTCAGTTTCCCCACTGTTTTCTTCTACTTGCACTTGCGCTTCTTTGATCAACCTCTCTTTCTCTCGTTTGAGATTGGCGAGAACTCTACCCAAGTCTCTATAAGCAAGCACTTCCTGCCCATTAAGCAGTTTGCTGTCGATTTTCTCAACATCTCTTATCAGAGAGTCAAGAACGTTAACATTTTTCCATAAATCACTCATTTTTTTGTCCCTCCAGTTCTTCTATGACACTGTCAATAATATCTTTGAAAAGTATCGCAATGTTGTAGTTCTCAGGTGTTACCTGTCCTCCGACTTTATCTCTGATCATTTCGTCAATAGAGATTCCTGACTTCAGTTCGAACTTAATTTGCTCACTATGAGCTTGTCTTTCATCCTTATCTGTAAGATACAGATACCAATACTTATCACGATCAGTGTCTTTAAGCTTTGGATCTTTATTATACTGATTTTCGTGCTCTGGATTTGTAATTGAGAACAAATTATGCGCATATTCATGAACCAGAGTAGAAGCCTGTTCCGCAGGAGAGGGCATGTCAACCGTATCAATTGCGATCAATGGAGGATTAACAAAGATGCCCTTGGCAATCTCATATGGAGCTTCGATTTCAGACTTCTTAAACGACTCTGCGCTCATGAATCCCCCTTTGATTCCCTGACCAAACAACATCTCAACAGGGCCAACAACAACGTTCAGATTCTCAAATGAAACTTCCCTTTCTTTAGCCAATGGCTCAAGAAGTTCACAAGCATCATAATAATCTTTTAGATCCCTAAGATGAAAAGAGTCTCCATCTCCAATCCTGATACTTCTGGAGTTATGATCACTACGAAATTGAGGTTTATCTTTCCCCTCTGGAACTTCAGTTTCGTTGAAGTATCTGACTTTTGCCAATTGTGTAAGACGATCTTTATCACCTTTCACCATATTGACATAAGAATGATCATCTGACTTGATGTCAATCGTATTGGTATAACGATTGTATCTCGTAATGAGTGGGATGGTTACTGGATGGAAGAACTTCCTCCAGATTTCTTCTCTAACATAGACAGGAGTCTCGATAATAACAAACTTAGTTTTGGTATTATAATCAATGACTCTGAACCATGGGATCTGTCTATCTGCACTTAATTTTCCATTTCGAATCATAGATGAAATATTAATAGGGAATTTATCATCGGTTTTAAATGACACATAGTATGGTGTCTTCGCAGGGTTCTCATGCCCATCCTCTTCAAATGAATAAGCAATCTTCATCAACTCATTGGCAGACCCGATAAGCTGATGGAAGTTCCCGACATTTTTAATGAAGATGTTGCTGATCTCTTCAAAGGTCCAACCAAGTTTCAAAAACCTTTTGATAGCAAAAAGAAAAGCGTCTCTATGTGCTTGTGGTGCATCTTCGGCATAATCGCCAAAAACAGAAGGGTCAAAGAAGTATTCCCGATAACCATTCAGGATATGCCATTCCTTTTCTGGGGCTGATGGTTGAGGATCGCTACCGATATTAATTAAAATAAAGGGAGCCTTCTGAGAGAGAAGATTCTCAGGCTTATCCCGCTTACGTCCATCAATGTCTATCTCTTCATAAAAATTAATCCCTTTGGTATCATGTGGAGAGACATAGCCCCCAAGAACAGTACCTTCTCGATCATCCTGGGTTCTCATTTTTAAGTGGGGAGGGAGGGCCTTCGCAACAGATGGCATACGATTGAGATTAACCTCAATGATTGGAATCCTGTCAACGTTTTCTCCACCAAGATCTTTATGGATTAGATCCTTGATATTTTTGAAGCCATCAAGATACCGTACTCTTAAAGATGAGAAGGGCGATCCATAAATGATAGGTTCTTTTGAGTAAGTTCCAAAAGTCTCAACGACCTTATCTTTGATCTTGTCAAAGAGTTCTTCAAACTGATAGTTAGTGAAATAATCTTTGTTGATAACATAGAACCTTCCAGAGTCGATATCATAACAGACCTGTAGAAGGTGTTTGGCATCGAATCCCTTGAACTGCTCCTTAAGAAGCTCCAAGGCGGTTTTTGCATTCATGCTGACAGGAGCACGAAAAATTCTGGATTTGTGGTTTTTAGTTGGTAATGACGCAAAATAACTAACGATTTGGTTTCTTAGATTCGAGGTAGTCTGTTGCTTCGATGTCATATTCAATTCTCGCTTTGAACTCGCCCAAATTCCACGAATCTGGATCAACGGGTTCGTATGTTTTGCCGTTAAGTATCAACTTATAGTTGAATATTGCTATCGTTGTTGGCCAACTCTTTCCATTGTACTGATTACACATTCCAAGACCATGAATCCAAGCGGAAGCTTCTGGTTCGTTGTATCCCTGGTCCATTAAACCTGAGAATCCAACAGCATAACAGCCGAATCGGATTGATGGATAATGTATATGCCCAATAAATGTGTTATGACCTAACGATCTTGACGCTTTCTCCAATTTGTTTCCATTTTGGTTGTAAAAGGTCATGTCGCCATGTATGAACTTGGCGCTACCTATTTCCAGTACATTCTTAAGATAAGTTATCTCGTATCCAGAATTTGTCAAGTCGCAAATGAACTCAACATTGAGAATTGAGTTCAATTGAGGGTATTTTTTTATGAAATCCTGGGCAAATCGCTCATGGTTACCTGTAATCGCATGGCGTTCCTTTGCCCATTTTGCCATTCGTTTCATAATATAGCTGGTTCTTGCCCCTTCGTTCAAATAATCACCAAAAATTACATGTCCTTTGTCCAGATCATGGTGGTTAATTGCCTTGGCATCAAAAAAGTCTCCAACATTAACTAATACATCTGGTTTGTAATCTTTACATACTTGTTCCTGGAGATCAAGCACATTAGCGTCATGACTTGGAGCATGCATGTCAGCCGTCACAAAAATCTTTTTACTTGGTTCATGTACGCCTTTTGAAGAAATGATTTTGTCGAAATACGAAGTGTAGTATTCGCCATTTATTTGCTGAACCAAACATGGTACAACAGTATGATCCCCATCTTCATTTACATGAACAATCAGAATCCCCTGATTCCAAATCTCATATTTATGCTTTTGCTTTCTATACTTAGAAAACCCATCATGATAGGCGACTTTCACAGTCCTTCTGTCTTGAAAGTCAATCTGTTTGATAGTTCTAATTATGTGTTTCTCGCATAATGATCCAGGAGACATGAAGAAATGGGAAGATCCATCAGATGCGGCTTTAGAAACAACCTCTTGTCGATGACAGTTCACAATCATCTTGCCTGCAAAAATCTCGTTATCAAGGTTTTTAATAGAGGTTGAGACATAATCAGTGATCATATCCTGATTACTTACGGTCAGGTCATGTCCTAAATTAATATCTTCTCTAATAATTTTATAGCTAAAGTTATGGGAGAACCTTTTCTTATGAACAAACTTGAGTTCTTCTGTTTTAGCAAGAACAATTAAGTTCTCCACATCTCCCCACTTAAAGCTAATCTCATTATCGTCATCTAGAATATGACCTATGTGAATGACATTGTCTGCGTCAAAGAAATCGTTGACATTATTAATTAGATCAAGCATCTTTCTCTTAGTATGCTTGCCATGAGAGTCACCAACAACGATATAGGTTCCTTCATCAAGTTGGATCGATTCCTCATTTCCCAACCCATATTCATCAAGGTCTTGAGTTGCGAGGTCTTTAATCTCTGTAAAACAGATGGGAAGGTCTTTTTCTTGAAGGTTGATCCTTTCCAAAAAGTCGTCTTTTCTCATCTCTTTAATTCGACAGTAATTATGTCTACTCAAAGAGACCATCGCATTAACTAGATGCTGAATCAGTTCTTCATTACTTTTGGCTTCCTCATCCTCACCTTTTTCATTAGCATGGAAAGTTGCCGCATGCCATGCTTTCCAGTCTGTATTCTGTGCTTTCCTTTCAACAGAAGAGACAGTTCTCTCCATCTTCTCTGCTATAAAAGGGTATGATTTTTCAGAATCTAGATACGTATGGAGACGCAACATATCCTGTTGACTCCATACGCTTCGTCTATTTATGGGGTCGGTATTTTCTTCAGTATCATCGAAGAAATGTTTCCAATTTACTCTACTAAATTTTCTTCTGGCCGCATCACCACTACATCTCAGTTCCTCCCCGATCTCTGGCCATGTTTTTCCTTGATTAACTCTCAGTTCATACAATTGTTCGGTGTTGTCATTAGTCCAAAAAGACACGCTCATATAAATTTCTCCACAAGAAATGATATACTATAATTATAGCCAGCAATCCGCCGACTACAAGCAAAAATACGAAAATTCAACAAAACCCATTTCCTCAGGTACATTTTCATATCTAACAACAAACCCATTTTCGAGCAATTCATAGACATAAAGTCTTGGAAAATCGAATGGGCCTGGATACTCGTTTGAAGTTGTGCTACTGTCACTACTTAAAGATTGGCTTGAACTACTGGATGAGTCTTTTGAGCTAGAACTGGACGTACTGTCTGAACTAGGAGTATCTTCGCTACTGGTGCTGGAAGAATCTAATGAGCTTGAACTAGAGGAATACTCTTGTGAGCTTGAACTAGGAGATCCTAAGCTACTTGAAGAAGATTCGCTTGCCTCTGTTGAGCTACTACTGCTTGATGAGTCTTTTGAGCTTGAAGAACTGGATTCAGTAGAAAGTGAAATTGAAGTAAGACTGGATTCAGAAGTTGGGCTTGATGAGCTTGATGAAGATATTCCCCCTATTGATAAACTTGATTCACTAGAAGAACTATATTCAATAGCTGGATTATAAATAGGTATAGAGGCCCATGTGATAATGGCACTCGTTATAGGATAACCAGTTATGATAGTAATATATCCATCTCCTGAACCAGCGTAAGCCTTCTTTCCTGTCAGGGGATAGTTATCAGATCTTCTTAAATCGTATCGTCTTATCATTCTGGTAGCCTTTTGCTTATTGGAACGTTTATAATAGTTCCATCACTTGACCTCGGAATCCTTTTGGAAATATTATACATTACTCCAATATGATGGATAACTGCGACCTCATCAGTGAAATTTGTTACTCTTGTTGCGACTCTGAATGATGACGCAAAGAACAAATCCATAAATATAGTTGTCGATGGGTCCTGTGGAGCCAAGAATGTAATCGTCCCTTCAATATTATTGGCCGCGTATTCTGAAGAATCAATCAAAGTCCCTTGAGTCTCATCCAGTCCAAGTCTATAAACATTCAGTGTAAAGTTTGCATTCCATCGACCATTAACAGCCGTATAAGTTTTGAAATCTTCTGTTTGTAATAATTCATTAAACCTTGTGGGCAATATCGTATGTTGATCTGGAATGATGTTATAGTACTCTTCTGGTCTCAAGGATTCACTTTGAGTCATAAGGTATTCTACAGTAGAGTTCTCTGGGACATCTGCTTCGCTAGTTATATGAATTGAAGAAATGTATTCGTCATCGTCCAAGTTCACTGAGATTGGTTTGAAGAAAATAACGAATTCTCTTGGGTTGTAATAATCAACTTCTACTCCACCGTTAATTACTGGGGTTTGGAAATCAGAGTTTCCAACGAGTTTGATCTCATATTGAATATATTTCTGCAAAGCATCAATTGACTTGTCATGTTCATAAGGAATTGAATAGTCAATGAAGTCAGTCCAGTCAGAATATGTAATCCCATCTACACTAGTTCTTATTCTGTAGGTTACTTCTGCTCCTGTAGGAACGGTAACTCCCGCTATTACAGTAGTGTCTGGGATATTGGGATTCTCAAAGACAATCGTCCCAGTAAGAGTTGTTGTGTTAATTTGTAAATTATTCCCTGATGCGATCTCATTACAAATACTATTTATTTGGGCTGAAGTGCTGTTATCTAAGTAGAATACAGACGATCCTCCCTCCTCTCCATATTTCTCAAGCAAGATAGAGTCAGATGCATGGGGTTGCCCTAATTGAATCGGAATTATCTGAACTTCACCCTCTCCATCAACAAAGTTGACAGTTTGTACAGCTTGATTTAAAGAATTCTCGGATGTATTCTCGTCGCCATCTGTGACAATGATTACAAATTTCTTATAGTCTTTGTAATCTTCGTTATTTGTTTGATATTGGACCAATTGCTCTGCGGCTCTTTTTACTGCATCATGCAATTGACTTGCACCAAAGAAACCAAATGAATCGATTGCAGAGGCCAAGTAGATATCATCACTTGTTAACTCTGGGACTCTATGTCTAATGGATGGATACCATTGTTGAATACTGGCCACATTGATGATGAATTGTCTTTCGGAAAGATAACCATCAGACGTTGCAGAAACTCTGGCCTTAATATGCATGTAATCTCTTTTTACTCCTGCTCCCATTACCAAGAATCCAGGATCAGTTCCTTCTTCGTCTTCTGGTGGTTTGTATGGAAGTAGTTCAACAGTAATACGAGATCCATCAGTTACAATCTCTTCTGGTACGACAATTACATTCCCGATATCGTCAACGTACTGATACTCAGGGAACTTCGCATAAACACGAATATCAAAACCTCTTTCAGTTTCTTCGATATCGGTAGCAGTATAGAATGTTGCGGACGTATCTTCACTTCCAGCAGGGCCAGCAACTCCTGATTGAGATGAAGCTTCTTCTTCGTCCTCATAATCTAATATAAAGATTGGTTCACCATTATTAAGGTCGTTCCCCAATTCTATCTTAGTAGCAAGTCGTCTTGCCAATTCAGTTCCAGCAGGCACTTCGAGCGTAGCAAACATCATTCTGTTGCCTTCTGGATTCACAGGTTCATTTTCATATGGTTGCGAATTTGTGGGATCGTATCTAACTGTTCCATTTACAACAAAGTCTGTATCAATATTCTTTGTTGGAAGAATGTTCGTCATGGCAACACATCTGACATTATGAGAGTGACTTAACTGCTCATCTGATTCATAGCTGGTAAACGTATGAGTATGATTGCCAATTGAGCCGAACAAATTAATCGTACTTGTCGTAGTGCCATTCCCATTGATATCTAAGCTAATTACATGAGTGTGACTGCTTACTACTTCACCTCCGCTATCTTCGTCATATACGTCTGAACGAATTAAACCAGACTGAACAGAATAGTCAGACAAAGAAATGTCTTGGTTGGGACCGACAATCAAACAACCATCAATCAGGTTTCTTGTATCCTTCATCTGAGGTAACTGTCCACCAGAAGCATTACTCTCTTCGCAAATTCCACTTTCAAATGTCACTTTTGGCAATGGATACTCTATTACTGACTCAAAATCGGTTCCCTCATTAATTGTGAGTTGATTGAGAATTGGTTGGCCTTTCCAAGTCAATTCAGCATAGATTCTTGCAGTAGTAACTCCATCTCTGACAAAATTAGTCTCATATTTTAGCTCAATACCAAGGGGTTCCACATATTGTTGTAGTGGTTTTGGAATTCTAATGCCACCACCAGGAGTGGGGAGTGGCCTTCCATTGGCGATTTCTCCTCTTCTGTATCCCCCTTCTTCCTTTCTGTAAGAGGTATATGCTTCAACCTGACTTAACCAAGGCTCTCTAAAGATCTCACGTTCTCCAAGAGGTTGCTGATGTCCAATATTTTTGTTTTTAGGAATGGCTGTTAACTCAAGCCTATCTGTTTGCCAAGTGGACCTTCTAGGGTTTGAATTGAATGTTGTTAAAGTTCTTGGTAAATCATTCGGTTGTCCCAAACCTCTAAGCCTTTTTACACCATCCTCTCCAACGAAAATGTCAGTTGGGTTGAAGTCATCTTGTAAATCCACTACAATTTTTGCGTTTGGATTACTTTCTCCATCAGCGTAGATAGGTGTCAGAGCGTCTTTTGCATAAAAAATGAATGAATCATCCTCATCTCCAAAGTTCTGACCAGTCAAGCTAACGATCCTTCTAACTTTTCTTACATATCCAGATGGATGGAAAACTTCAATATCTACATTAACATCCACAATTGGAGGGCAAAGTTCTGCCGCCGCCGCACCCGCTTCCCTTGGTTCAACTGGCTCTATTGGCCCAATGAATACCCCTCCAGCCCAACCATTATCAGTAACACTTGAGCTTGGCTCAACATTAAATTGTTTGGCTGATCTAAAAGAGAAGTTTACTTGGACGTTATCTTCAACAACTTCACTAGCGTCAAGATATTCCACGCCAGTCCCTATCTCATAAACTTCATTTTCAGCAGGGACCAAAACGCCTGGATTTACAGAAGTTATAGTAACTGGATTCGCTATGAAGAACATATCTGCTAATATTTGCTCATGTTGATCTCTGTCCCCAAACGATACAGAAGCTTCGATAAATAACAAGGAAACAATATCACTCGTTGGTATTGTTATAGAGGCTTTGCCATTAACTATTTCTAAAGAGAATTGATACTGCTCAAACTGTTTGGCATATGTCCATTCTGCTGGATCTTGATAGAAAAGTCCGCTTTCTTCCTCAGTATCTTGTTGAACAGATCCACCAACAAGTTCAATGTATTGATTAATGATGTCATTTGCGTTAGTAGATCTGAGTCCAGTTCCAGAACTTGCACTTGGTGCGCTATCCGTCTCATTAACAGATTCAAGAACTTCTTCGAACGGATTGTTTTGAACTATTTCTCTCCATTGATCGATAGCTGTTTTGGGTGTTTCCACAGGCTCCCCATTTTCATCAACAGCCACATTTTCCAATGGTCTTATATTAGCAAATTGTTGAGTTGTTGGATATGAAGAATCTTTATAAACAACATTTGATGCTGTTGCATCCAAATCAATCACTCTATTTGTATACAGAGTTATATTAATGAATTGATCGTTAGCTAAAACAAACTCATCAGCCACAATATAATTAAGAGTAATTGTACTGCCATCAGAAGCATGATATCCTCTAACATACCTTTTCTCATATCGTGGAAAACAATCTAAGCTATCTTCATCTTTTGGAGCGGCTAGATAATATTGGACCCGATCTGATTCAACATAAGTACTGTCAATAACAATAGGGGAAATAAAAGAAACTTCAAATGGATCTAGATACAATCTAGCAAGAGTCCTCCCAGTTTCACCCATAAAATCGGCATATGCGAAAATCTCATAATCTTTCGAGAAGAATAAAGGATTTTCTATGCCAGGGATATTCAGCCCTTCAAAAGTTTTCTCCTCATATTCAGTGGCAAAACTCTGCATAGATGACGTAGCCAAACCATTAGAGGTATATATTGGAGTTTCGATTACATAATCGACATCTTCTTCTGTGGCATCAGTTTCTTCAGCAGTTGGTAATTCTGTGGCCGTTTCTTGATCCCCATCATTTTGCTCTAATTGAGCTACAATATCCGTTTCAGGAGAGTATCTGAGTAATCGACTTAAATCTTCTTCTTTGTCTTTTACTGTTTCCAATATATCTTCAACAATAGGAAGTACCCTTGCACAAACGTTACCATCAACAGTTGGCATATCAAGAGTTTGCCTCTGAGTAAATTTTTCTGCAAGATTCAAATCTTCATAAGGAGTTGATGGTGGAACTCTGTCGATATCATATGGTTTTAATAATGATGGATCAACATCTTTGTCATTAACAATTGGAGTCACATCAACGCTAAGTATCTCTGTCGCAAGAATATTATCTGTTGGAGTTAACTTCTCATCTGACGATTCGTTAAGTCTTATGGTTGTTCCCAATTCAGCAGAAACATCAAACAAAAGTGGATCGACAATATCAATGTATGGCCCAAGATTTGGATCAGTTCCAATCTCATCAATTTTGGTTGTTTGGATGTTACCTGATTTATCTAGAATATCAATAATACTTTCTCTGAAATACCCCTCAGTAGATTGTACATAAATTCTTTTTTGGCCAGCAAACGATGGGTATGTTACAAAGGCTGATTCTATTTTGTCTTTTGCAAAAATGTCTGGCTCTTTATCAACTAACAAATTGACTTCTGTTCCGTCAGGGAACGGAGTTCCATCTTTCTCAAAGAAACTCATTGGAAGAAGGGCTGTCTGCCCAAAGAAGAAGATGTTATAACTCACCCATTCACTAAATGCTTCGAAATCCCACTCTAAATAGTAACCATCTGAATTCTGCAAATAAAAGACGACATCTCTTGAGACCTTAGTATCTCTAACAAGGATGTTTGCGGTTGATCCGTTAATGTTTGTTATTTTGTTATAAGAACTGTCTTGAACAATACTGCCAGCTAAACTATTATTTGTGACAGCGAGGCGCACACCAGGATCGAAGGTTATTGTATTACTATCAATCTCTGTGATTGTATGGCCAATATTAGCGGCATCCCCTTGTAAGATATCTATTACATCTCCAACTTCAAAATCAGAAGCGTCTTCAACTGTTACAGTTGTGTCTCCAACATACAAAATGCTAGTAATATTGCTTTGCGTTATTCCTGCATTTGTTAGTAGCTTTCTGGAGATAAGATTTGTAGATGCAACGATATCTATGGACTCTTCATTATTTGGGGCATTATTCCCAAGAGTAATTGAAGGAGATTCACTGCCAGGATAAAATAACTGCCAATTAGTAAGATTTACATCACTAATAACATTGAAGTCAACTTTGAAATCTCCAATATTGTATGTATGGTTATTTTCAAGAGTCTTAAATCCATAAGCAATCATGGGATCTTCAACAGAAACAGCAGTAACTGATGAGAAATCTATTGTCGCATCACCAGTTCCAGAAACCAGATTCAAAGTCCCACTATCAATTGGACTAGTGTTACCATATGTAATTAAAGAAATCTGATCACTTTTTAGCTTATGTTGAACCGTAAACTCAGCACCATTATTCTCATAAACAGCGTCAACATCAGCCTGAGAACCCGAAACATCAAAGATGTAAGTTGTTCTACTTGGGTTATTCAGGTCTAGGTTAATCGTTGCGAATGTCCCAAGTCCTGCTGTAATAGTGGATACATCAACATCAGAACCCCCGAAGGTGAACATATCAAACTTTATGTCAGACGGATAGTAGGTTTTAAATCTATTTACTAAGCACTCAACGATGTTTTGTCGGTTGTTGTATCTGTCCATCATCCCCATACTTCCAGAACTATCTACAACAAATGAGAGTATTGCATCAGAGTACTCAATTTCACCATCAACAATGTCATCTTCAATGGTTATCGGGTCTGTGGCAGGAGGTGTTGTTATAGTACTGTTTCCTGGATCGAAAGGGTCAAAGTTACCAACAACTCTTAAAGCAAAAACGGAATTGTAAAGGTCTTCCCAAGTAGTCTCATCTTTACTTGTCCATGCAAAAGTGTCTGAATCAGCATTTTTCTCATCATATGCCCATAATACAAAATTATCTTCATCTCCATTGTGGCGCAATGTGATGGAAAGATATCCATTACTAGGAGTTGTTTCATCCATTAAATCGAAATCGAACGCATACCAATCGTCTTTAACAATTGTTGAGGCATGAAGTGAGGCCAAATGGAGTTCGCTTTTAGGAGTCCCATCATCATAACAGTCAGATATGGACATCCTTATCCAATAATTTGATGTTCCTCTTGCCCTGTACAAGAATACATAAACCTTACCAATACTGTATTCCGAATCATAGACTTTGAATGTTTGTGCAAGTCTATTTCTTATGTTTGGGTTGGCCGCAGAAGACAAACCTAATAGCAATGGTTTTGTTTGGTTCCAAAAGAGACCCGAACTAGAAGAGCTTGAGGAAACATTTGCTTCACTTTCACTACTGGTACTGGAAGAATCAATACTTGAACTACTAGAGGTTGAATTACTTGTTGGACTGGATGAAGAAGAGTTTGACTGTGAACTTTCCGATTGAGAACTATGCCCAAGGCTTGAAGAAGATGAGCTTGAATCAAGAGAACTTGAACTAGAAGAGCTACTTGTTGTAACTGTGCTGGATGAGTAACCACCCGAATCAGAAGAGCTTGAATCAAGAGAACTTGAACTACTGCTAGAACTTGAGCTAAATTGGTTACAAGATAGGGCTAAGGTATTCGGAAATGGCAATAGGGTTCCATCCCAGTCAACTGTACCAGATAATCCACTATTGTTTTGTTCAATAAGAGTTATTGTTCCTGCGCCAGTCCTTTGACCGACAGCTATTAAGTTGATTAAGCCAACCTCCCTATAAACTCTGACCTGTTGAATTGCTCCTTGGACAAACAAACCAACATACATATTGCAATTGGTAGTGTTTCCATCTCCCATCCCTGAAAAAGTCCAGTTTGTGAAGTAAGCACAATTGCCCCCTTCGCAGAATGGACTTGTACAACATTGGGAGCTACTTGAGCTTGGAGATTGAGTCGATTGACTGCTTGTACTTGAAGAATCAATAGAGCTAGACGAACTAGAGGTGCTTCTGTCGATACAATATATTATGCCTGAATAAGAGAAGTCAAGTGGAGTCCCATCCCAATTTACTTGTCCAGTTATCCCGCTATTATCTCTTTCTTCAAGATCTATATCTGAGGCTACCAATGAAGTAACTTGCCCCAAAGCTATGATATTAAAATATGTTGGGTCTTGGTATAGTTCAACCTGCTGAGTGTTAGTTGCTGGGAAGAACACCGTTCTTACATAAATAATTTCATAATCAAGACTTACCCCAATAAGATTCCACCCAGTTAGATGAGCACAAGCAGTTCCTTCGCATTCTGGGTATTGACAGTATCCCGAACTACTAGAGCTTGAGGAAGAGTCTATACTCGAAGATGAGCTACTAGAAGTAGAAGAAGAATCTATACTCGAAGATGAGCTACTAGAAGTAGAAGAAGAATCTATGCTCGAACTCGAACTTGAACTTTCGCTATATTGAAAACTTGAACTTGAACTTGACATCTTTAATTAACTTCTGGCTGAATCAGAGGTAAAATCTCTGAACTTCCTTTCTTTGTAGAGAAGATTTCTCCACCTGTTGTACCTGCTACTGTTTGTCCTGACGCAGATTCAACTCTTACTATACCATTGACTTCTAAGTTGCCTTCAACGAAGTCATTTAGGTCAGCTATATTCTCCCAGGTATTCCCATCATCCTCACTATTATAAATGAAACTGCTTGAACCCACGACCAGAATATTATTTTGGTCTTTTTTCATATCGGAAACGACATCGATTAATGCAGTGTTTCTGTGAGTATGTTGAGAAGGCAACCCTCTAATCAGATAATCTTCCACCTGGATTGTTTCAACTTGATTGTTGCGTACCATGTGCTCATGTGTATTCGAAAATTCGTCTCTCAAAACCTTTACCTGAACAGTATTCGCAACAAAATAAGCGTTACTTGCAACGATCTCTAGTTTTATGGTTGTCGAGTCGATTACTGATTTGATAAAATTGGTTTCTGATTTATTCGCAGAAGATATGATAGTAATCTTATCTCCATTAACCATATTAGTTGTATCCTCAACCTTAATCGTTGAGTCTCCCAACTCAATATCTTCTGTGACAACATGTGTACTTGTTACAAAGTCATCATAATATATATTCTTTGTATAGCCATAATTAGTGGCGTTGATTTCCCAACTCCAAGTCTCAGAAATTTTGATATTGTTGTATTCGGTGAAGTCCCAATTAGTATTGTTGAGTAACTTAACGGTCATTGTTGTCGCTGTATGCTGAACTACCTCACTAAAATATTCAACTCCAATTTCCAATGGGTTCCAGAATCGAATTCTTGCATCTTTGAAAAGAGTTCCATCTTTTTGAACCAATGCATTGTTAAACAAGCTTGTATCAGAGACTTCAAACTTAACAGTGGCATTTAGAACCTGTTCAAAAGAAGCTATCGATCCACTAACAAATCCACCAACCAAATCCAAATCATGATAATGGGATGAATCCGTAGAAGTAATTTTGTTATTGAAAGAAGATAATGGTTGGTAAATCGGACCAGTTAATCTAAATACATCGTCAGACCCTATAATCAACCCCACAGGAGTTGTTATTATTTCAGTATTAATTAAGCTAGAGAAGTCATTTAGTATGATCTTATTCCTAGAATTCTGATAAACTGTCATGCCTTCTATCAACGCGGCATCACTATCACCATTGGTAACTTGGAAATCAAAATCAACCAAGAAATTATCAACAACATTTTGGGTAAAAACTACGTCAAGGTTAACTTTTCCACTACTGTCAATCCCTACGAATGATTGCCCAGGTATGATATCTTCATTAGTAGAATCTGGAGTCTCAGCATTGTAGGGGGTGATAGTTCCGTCAATGATTATCTGATTTGACGTATTAGAAACAACTGTGTACTCTTTGCCAAGATTTCCATTTTGATCAGTTGATACGTAAATTTTTCCGTTAGCCAATTGATTGTTTTGCGTGAGGAAGTCAAAATCAACATCAAGAACTGACCTATCTCCAACAAATTTTATTCTCTTGCCAACATACGTTAACCAAATAGCTACGAATTCAGTTTCCAGTTCTACAGTTATTTCTCCACCAATTGTCCTAGAAGAGTTTTCCGCGATAGTGTACCCAGCTACAATAGGCAAGTCTACAACATAAAGTGTTCTTCCTTTGTATTGATTTGCTGAAATAGTATCTGACGCTTCAATTGACAGAACTACCGCATTATTAACAGGGTTGACAGAAATCGATTTTATTAAGCCAGATACATCGATATTAGTTACCTGTCCTGGGAATCCAACAGACCAAATCTGACCATCATAAGGGAACTCACCTGTTGTAGTTTGACTATCTTCGTAAACTCCGATATCTGTACCAAATAATATATTTCCATTGTCAGCTTCTACCATATCGTTTACAACAACTGGGTAAACTTCAAATGCCAAATTACCACTCTGGCTTTGGATAGTTTCATTAGCCTCTCTGCCAAGAACTACAATAGATGAATCAAATCCTGAGTTGAAAATCACCCTACCACTGAAGATAGGAGTGTCGTTCCCTTCGGCAAAAATGGAGATGTTGCGTTTGTCCAATTCTCCGTCTGCATATCTAAAGTCATTTGGATATGTATAGGATACTGACATAATGGTATGTCCAAAGGTTGAAACTTTGGATGACTGAATTGTTCCCCTAACTTCTTCAAACTTCCTATACGTACTCCATACCTTACCCAAGTCGGAACTTCTAAGAATATAGTGAATCACATTACTCAGGTCCGTTCCTGCGGCACTAGCGAGAATCCCACCAGTTGATATCGGCAAAAAGTTTACGATGTTTACGTTTTCAACTGTAGCATCAAACAATCCAGAGGTCCATACAAAATCACCAAGGTATGGGGTGTAAGCAATTTTATTCTTCCCTCCAACTAGCAAAGTATTGGTCAGGTCAACGTTACCAAGGTTTTCCTCTCCATCAAACTGTTGCCACCAAGACCCCATAGTTAATCTAACACTTGCGATTGTTTCTGGATCTTCTTCAAAAGGAGGAGAAACCTGGATAGAGTTTGGAGTAGCTTTTACAATAACATAACTTGTGTTATTTTTAGGGTTCGATGGATCACTTATAGTTTCTATCTTAACTGCTCTATTTGGTACTAACTCTGAGTAAATTCCCCCAGCCGCTTTGATAATACCAACTGTTGGATCTCCCTCAATATTTTTAAATGAAGCTTCATGAGGTGGAATAACAACAAAACTATCTTCAGGCCATCTTAAGGACATAGAGAGTGCAGGGAATCTGACGGCTTCCTGATCTTGAAGCGTCCATGTGATCATATCCTGAGTCAAATAAACCCCGTTATCAGTTGCAACTAACAGATTCTCATCCCCAAAGACACTCATATCATAAACAGGTCTTTTCAACCCCCAAACATAGAACCAGTTCGCGTTTACATTGTCGTTTCTTCGCGCCCAGAAAACTCCGATATCAGTTCCAACAATAATATTACCAGAGAATGTACCTGTTCCAATAAGGATCTTGTTGATTGACGTTGCTCCCTTAGCTTCAAATGGGCTTTGGAAGTTAACTAAACTGTATGCTTCGCTATTCTCAATGTCTATGTAATTCCCATAATAGTTTTCATCCGCAGGATTTTCAGAATAATGGAAGTCATAGAAAAGGCTCTGAATCATCTCAGAATCGATTTCGGGGTAGACATACCTTACAGCTTGAGTCAACTGTAAAAGGTTGCTCAGATAGGCGTTATTTAGCTCATATGGCCTTTGATCGCTTTCATACGACAGCCGATCTTCTATTTCTTCATGAGTGTTGGTGCCAATGTTGGTTAAGAAACTATCATATATGTTCAATCGGATAGCCGAACTTGCATCTAAATTAGGCAATTTATAAACAGTGGCAGGAGTATCTATTTTTATTGTTGATCTCGGAGAGAATGAAATTATGTTATCTGAAACAGATGTGATTGTTCTATAAAGATAAGATGTCTCAACTTCTCTCTCTTCAACCGATCTTTGAGCTTCAGCTTCTGCGGCTTGTTCCGCACTTGCGCCACTTTCTCCTCCAGCCACAACAGTTTCTGTTGGTGGAGGAAGCTCATCTTTCCGAATCGAAATGCGATCTCCAGCCTGAAACTGACTTGCGTCCTCAACTTCAATGAAATTATCATAAACAGATAAACCGTTGGTCAAACTTGATGTTCCACTGAAGTCTACCAATCCTAATGTCGGATCAACTGTGAAACTCCATCCTCTAGATGCTCTATTATCGATATCTGTTTTGGTTGAGTAAATAAGTTTACTGTTAATATAGATATCATATGGCACATCTGTTGGCCATCCTCCACTCTCGGCATACCACTTATCGAAATTAACGAGAGTTGTAATAGTTTGATCAGTTACAGTAATCTCTTTTAAATAGAATGTTTTGCTTCTATTCCCATAAGCGTAATCGAAATATACATTTTCTCCGTTAAGAGTTAGTGATGGCAGTGGAGATCCAGAAAAACTAAACTTACTTGTAAACGATGAAGAATATTCATAGACTTCATTAACTGAGCCAACAAAGAATGATTCTAAATCATATGACACTTGGAAAGAATATGCAACAATATCACTAATTTTATTCCACCCCCCAGAGTATCTATAAATGCCGTCTGGTTTAGAAAGATACATAATACCATCATATGCAAAGAACTTGCCATTCTCACCTTCTTCTGGAAGATTGCAAATAAAATTCCATGTCTCTCCACTATCTTTTGATCTATAAACCTTTGTATTTGATACGGCATAGAGAGTTATGACTAAGCTATGGGTATGGCCATTGGCACTTTGAACAGTCCAATCGGTTACGTCATGAGTATGCCCATCTTCCAATTCAAGAGTTCCATTCCCATTAATGTTAACATCAAGAGTATGAGTGTGACCAAGCTTAGTTGTAACTTTCATAGACTTAAAATCTTGTTCAATCTGGTTGTAGTTACCTTCGAGTTTCTCAACCCAGGTCTTTCCTTGGTCTTCTGTTTTGAAAATTCCATCAGAGGCACAATATACGTTATTACTTGTGAAAACCAGTATGTCATTAATGTTGGGAGATTCTCCTGGCCTTGTTGTATTAGAAAGTATTGTACTTCTATTGTGAGATCTGAGAACCAGAACTCCATTATTTGAAGCAACCCAAACACTTCCTTCTTCATCTTGTTCTGCATTTTTGAACACCCCTACATTTGATGGAGTATTTGGGGCTTCCCAACTAAGATAGAAGTTATCTTGTAAGTTGACATTTGTTGCAACGATATCTTTTCCCACAGTCAAGATTTTATCTGTTGTAACACCATTTCTTGTAATTTCTTGAACCTCGATTGATATCGCTGGGATACCATCAAGATATCTCTCGACCTTGGCGACTGTTTTAACTGAGCCTGGATTCTCAGCAATCCTTTCTTGAACTTCTTCACTTTCTGGATCTAACAACTCATTTGTCTCTACGTCTCTAAGTTGAACCGCTATTAATGTCTCGTCATCTCCAACTTCATCAAAATCTTTAAGGTCAGTTATTTTGTAGTTTGGAACTGGAATATATGAAAGTTTTTGAATCATTGTTTGATCGGCATCACTATTTGATTCAGATTTCCCTACAATAAGATATGAATCTCCAGTTTCTGTAAGAGTTTCTTCCGCTAAAGCAATTTGCAGTGTGTAGATATCACTTGTAATCTTCAACGGAGTGCCAGTTTCTATCTCATAATTTTGCTTTGCTTTTTCGAACATTTCTAATAGATCTGTTCCTGTCTCATAAAAAGGCAGATCGTTAATAACAAAAACAAACGCATCATCATTTGGGATCATGATTAAATCATCGGATGTTCCAACATATAGATTACCGAATCGATCTTCAAACATAGAGTATGCAACTTTAACATCTCCAATAACTGATTGAATGATTTCATGAGTGTGAGAAGAATCCGTTTCAGTAGTTTCGTTTATGTCATTCTGCCAATCAAGCAATCCCTGACTCTCTGCATCCTCAACAACCCCATCTTGTACTGAGTGCAAATGGGCAACCAAATACGTTTCGTCATCCTGCCCTACAGCATAGTATACAGGCTCGTCGTTGATGTATGTTTGTTCAGTAAGACCTGTATTCTCTTCATTTACCAATAAATTATGGTAATGGTCTAATGTATTTTCTGTTACTGATGGTGTTACCAAGAAATTTATACCATCATTACTGATTACGGGATAGTTAAATGGTGAGAATGGTTCGTCTGTTCTTCCAACATGAGACAAGAATGGGATCTGAGAAATCTCAAATACTCCAGATGCGATTTTCTGAGCATTGACAAAAAAGATATTCTCATTCCTGATAACTCCTGTTACCTCTGAATTCCCAAGGATTTCAATCGTAACATGATCTGCCTCTAATCCTACCGTCTTTTGATAGTCGAGTAAAGTAACTTCAATATTTCTTGCCGCGTCAGGAGTGAAAACAAACGTGTCGTCTTTATCTCTTAACAATGCCTCGGCAGTTACACTTTGACTTTTCAAATCTGCAAATCCAGCAATGGACTGAGTTTCTTCATCAAAGAATACAAATGGATTCGTGTTAATATCAACGCTTGCAAAAGAAGCATTGAATTCTGTTATCATGTTTAACATGAATCTATAAACACTACTTTGCTGTTCAGAATATTGGAATCTTGTTCCCTCATATTCAAAGTCAACACCATAAGTTTTGGTTATCCCTCCAATTATTCCTGTAAGAGAAATCGTCTTGGTTGTTGGGTCGGCAGTAATATCGTCAGATGTCTCGTCACCAACTGGGATGTTGTTTACATAAACTATGTATTGGCTTGATTCATCCCATACAAAATTTGAGATATCTGGGAGAACGTGAGTGTGGTCTTCAACAGTCCCAGTTGTAAACTCCTGAGTTTGCATTTCGTTCTCAACTATCTTATGATAGTGATTGTCAGCCGTTCCAACAATACCAACTGTTTGACCGTTACCATCAGTATCTATTGTAAATGTATGTCGATGTCCTTCGACAGTATCTGTTAGCTGACTTTCTGTTATGCTGAAATTTCCTCTTCTGCTTTCTGGGTTATAAGAGGTAAGAACTGCGTTTCTGAAATCTGTTTCAAGATTGATTCTTGCAGGATCGTATGATGCAGACCCACCATGGTGATGGGCGGCAACAATTTGATTTGCATAACTGGTGATTGTAGATTCAAGATTCTTCAAAGTATTAACATCAGAAGTGTCAATAGAAACAACCTCATTTCCTCTTGTTGTTACCAAACCTAAGAGTACTTTAGCTGGGGCCGCAGAAAAGTTTGGTGCTGAGTTAAAAGTAACTTCAGTAAAATGATTCGCAGAGTCATCTCTAAACTGATATGAGTATATCGCATCCATTTGAGTGTCGTAAGCTTCTTTTGCAACAATATAGTCATTAAAATCGTTGTAATCATTGACTGACGGTTCGGGGATCAAATATGGAGGGTAATCAGCCAAAGGCGGATAGAAATTAGAATATTTTCTAGTAACCCAAATATAAGTATCTGCATTGTTGTTTAAAGTTATGACTTCTGGTATGACAACTTTTACGTAGGCATTTTCAATTGGTTTTGTTGGATTGAATGTTGGGTCATATTCTTGAACGACTGCGATATAGGCATCTGCTTCTGCATCAGTCATATCTTCTTCTGGGGCTTCTTGAAGTTTTACGACTTCAACTTCTCGATCTCCGCTAACCATACTTGATCTTTGTTTGACTGTATATGGGCTTTCAGCGAAGTATCCATTAATAATTCCTCTACCTGGAAGTATTTGAACTGTTGTATCTGTTAGATGTTCTATTTCCCATCCTTCAATGACACCAACACCAACGACTCCAACATATGACTCCATATTGTAGTCAACTGTGACGAATCTCTGGTATTCTGACTGAGCAGAATATGCTCCCCCTCTTGGGAAGTATTCTAATTTGAATCTTGGTGCAATTTTAGGCATAATTTATCCTTAATCGGTTGTTACTGTCCATCCTTTTCCTTGAAGGTTTGATTTTGCTGTTAGTCCTGCTCCAGTTGGGGCAGTATTCCCTAACGTATTAACGATTCCATTACTCAACCCATTCCCATCCAAGTCTATCAATATATTATTAACTGCTGTAGCAGAGAAACTATTATTTCTACAGTCTACATCATCCAAGGATGTGTTACTTGACAAATCCAACGTTGTTAATGAGTTATTCCTACATTCCAAATCTTCTAGCACTGTGCAATTTGATACATCTAACGTTGTCAACGAATTATTTGAGCAATGGAGGATTTCCAAATCAACTAACAGAGATAAATCAAGCGAAGATATCGAATTGCTCCCACAGTTTAATTGGAAAAGATCAGGGTGATCTTCAACAGCCAATGAAGTCAAACCATTAGACGGAACTGAAAGTACAAACAGACTTTGGTTAGTAAGATCAAGACTTGTTAGGAGAGGGTTGCTAGTGATACTAACATTATTTACACTAGTAAGTTGTGAAATGTCTATGGAAGTAATGTCTGAGTCATTTACAACAACCTGAGTTGGAGACGTTGGCGATATTCCTGAGGCAAATGCAGTATGAGATGGCTCACCATCCGTATAAGTGTGAGTTACGCTGGAAGTATCGAAGTATTTTGTCTCATCATCCATGTCCCAGTCAGTATTCCCCACTGCTCCACCACCTCCCAACGCGAAGAAGATACTATCTGGACTTGCAGATTCCGTAACAATCGTCATAATTGGGTGACCAATGCCAGATGAAGAGCTAGAATATTCTTCGGAAGAAGTACTTGAACTTTCTGAATAACCTTCTGAACTTGAACTTTCGCTTTCTGAACTACTTGATTCACTTTCTGAACTACTTGATTCACTTTCTGAACTACTTGATTCTGAATATTCTTCGGAACTACTACTTGATTCAGATTCTGAACTGCTTGATTCGCTTTCTGAACTGCTTGATTCGCTTTCTGAACTGCTTGATTCGCTTTCTGAACTTTCACTCTGTGATGAGGACGATTCAGACTGAGAACTACTGGATTCTGACTTGGACGAACTTGATTCACTTTGAGAACTAGAACTCTCTGACTGAGAACTAGAACTCTCTGACTGAGAACTACTAGATTCACTTTGAGAGCTTGAACTCTCTGAGTAGCCTGCCGAAGAAGTACTAGAACTTTCAGAGTATCCTCCTGAACTAGAAGAACTCTCTGATTGGGAACTACTAGATTCACTCTGAGAGCTTGAGCTTAAGCTTTGACTACTTTCTGATTGAGAGCTACTGGATTCACTCTGAGAGCTTGACGATTCAGAATATCCTTCTGAACTAGAAGAACTATCGGACTGTGAACTATTTGATTGACTACTGGAACTTTCTGAGACTCCTCCTGAACTGACAGAACTTTCTGAATAACCAAAAGAAGAGCTAGAGCTTGACGACTCCCCTAAACTCGAAGAACTACTTGAATCAAGAGAACTGGATGAACTATCGGAACTACTGGTATATTTAAGAACTGCGCTACAATCTTCGGTTCCTCGCCCCATGTTCCACATACCTTCCCTTTCGATGCTGTTAACAACTTTGTCAACAATCAGAAAGTTATCTAATACTCCATGGAACCAATTCCCTACACTTGATGAACCCATATAAAATTCACTATTCGAATTGGCCATTGTTACATATCCAACGTCCACTTGAGAGCCAGAGATATCTACGTTCCTCAAATAAATTTTGATATCAGAAGTGTCATAAGTTACTACAAGATAGTTCCATTTGCCTTTTAGTAACGATTGGGAAGAACTTATTGATCTTGTGTTGATCCCATTGATCAAATCAAATTTTACTATTCCGTTCTCAACATATAAATCCCAAACCCCATCTTTAGAAGCGATATACTGTGTTCCTGTAATACTGTATGGCTTTACCCAACAAACTATTGAGAAGCTTTGATCACTGACTCCATCAGTAAAGTTTAGTTTGGTTCCAGCAGGAACCTCAATGTTCTGTTGAAGTAAGTTATCAAGAACAATAGCGTTGTTTACTTTTCCAACAACAGACCTGGTTGAAGTATTTATTGCCACTCCATTCTGTTGCAAAGTTCCAATTTGAGAAAAGTCACCAGAAGAGTCCCACAAAAATGAGTTCCCATAATTCTCATTCAATTTCCAATATCCAACAATATTGTCACAGAGATCCCATTCTGTCTCCTCTATGGTACTGGATGAACTAGATGAAGATGAAGAACTGGAACTGAATAAGACGTTTTCTCCTTCTACTAGAGTAACCAACCCATCTTTCATACCAACAACAAAACTCATTCCAAATTCTTGAATAGAACTATTGTCATAATCAAATTGAGCTAAGGTGTCTTCATCATCGACAGGAATAGTTATCGTTTCGATATTGGATTTCAAAATCTCCCAAGTTGATGGAACGTTTGCTTGTTCAATCTCCATCATAAAAGATGAGGAGAAGTTAGCTGTGTAAAGATCGCTATTGAAACCAGCCGCTGTCCAGAATGCAAGATCATATGTTGGTCTTTGGACCGAAGAAACTTCAATTGAGTCAATTGATGACAGAATCTCTATTTCTCCTTCTTCATCTGGAGATTCAAGAATCAATCCACCTCCATCAGCAACATGCTCTTCTAAAATGTCAGGAATCTCTTCTGCGAAATCATCTGGAAGACCAATAAAATAGATAACATCAAATTCGTCAGCCCCAAATGTTTTAATATACTCTGTATCTATTTCTCTATAGGTTACTCCTTCAATTGAATCTATGTAGTTTTCGTAATATGTTTCAATGCTTTTAACAACACCAACATGCACTACTTCTCTTGGCAATTTCTGCCCAGCCCACTTGAGGAATGTTCTCCAAAAAGTTATTGGAGTTGTTCCATGGCCTGTTCGGAAACCTCCCAAACGGTCAGTAGTTATGGCAACTCTGCCATTAATATGTTCTTTTGTTATTAATGCTACATACATTTATTGATTTACCAAATTGATTTTATCACCACTAAACATCAAAGCAAACTCATCCACAACAGGTAAGCTTGTATCATATGAAACCATCCTGATACCAACTCTTATATTGTCAATTTCTGGCATTTCGAAAAACTCATCAGGATTTATAATTGTGTAATCATCCCAGTCAGTTGAATTATCTGCATTATACCCAAATGTTATCTCAGTATTTGTTGGTTGAGTAATTGTCCCTGTCAACAAACCTTTCTTGATATCAGATTCATTCTCAAGTGAGAACTTAACGGTATAGAAGTACTGTGCTCTTTTGGTTGAATATACCAAATTCACACTTGTAACTTTTGGAGTGAGGTCGTTGGAATTTGTTTCCATTAGAACCTGGAATTGAGCAAACTGCCCTTCAAGACGAACGTTGTTTAAATCCCTTACAATTGGATTAGCTTCACCATTATTTGAATTGTAACAAGTTCCCCAAGGTGTTTGGCGCATCTCAGAGATAGAGTTTCCAGTTCTTATACATATCGTTATTTTAGTATTGTCTGGTTTATCTTCAGACCAAATGAGTTGCTTCCAGAAACCAATGTCTTCTTGAACTTGAAGGACGGGACTAACAAAAACAGCGGTCACCCTCTCAACTGGAATTGCAGTTGCGTCTTCCATATATTTCCATTTTTCTATCTCTTTGTCCTCATTGATTTCAATAATTCTTTTATATAAAGCATACATAAAGGTTTCAGCGGTTGTTTCGGAAGGATTGCCAAACCCATTTGTGACATCAGCATAAACCAACCTTTCCCCCGTTCTGTAGGCATTTAAAGTAGCCTCATCTGCATATAAGATTCTGCCGAAAGATGTTGCAAACAACACTCCACCATTTTGGGTATCTTTGGTCATGAAAGTAATCTCTTCACCATTATTAAAATGTATTATTGGAATTCCTCTGCTTTGACTGGTATCTGGTACACCTTCAGGCTCTGGTTCTGCTTCTGTATCAGTTGTTTCTGGTATACTAAACAACAATGAGAAGTCAGCATCACTTAAATCATAATCAGTCTCTGCTGGGGTTTCAGAAGCTGACAACCATTCGATGTACATTTGATAGTCCGTTCCATCCGCTAGTGACAATGGTATGTTCCACTCAAAAGTACCATCATTAGAAGTTTTCGGAGTTATTTCCAAGACCTCTGCTCCACTTTTATACAAAGCGAGTTTGACAGCATCGTTTACTCCTCTTGTTGAAGACCAAGTAATATCAACAGTATCTCCAATTAGCCAAACCTCACCGCCATTTGGAGATGTCATGACTACTGTTTTCCCTGCATTAGGATCTTCCTCTGGTTCAGTTGGAGTCTCCTCTTCTGCTGGAGTAATATCTCCACAATGAACTAGATACAGTTTGTCTCCCATGGCCGCTAAATTGGCTCCTGTGTCAATATTCAGGAGTTGTTGTACCCCTTCTGCGTCAGTATCGAAGATGGGAGTGAGATTTCCTTGATAGTAGTTAAAAACTCTACCCCAGTTTCCACCCCCCACAGTGACTGTAGAACCATCTTGAGCAAAACTACCGATCCCAACCAATCTGTTATATGGGAATATATCAAGGATATCTTCATTTGACAACCCATCGGTTTTTATGATATCTTTTGTATTTATAAATTCGTATGTTGTATGAGAGAAGACATTCTTAGAAACCCTTCTGGTTGTTGCAACATTATCTGGCTGTGATATTTCAATCTGCCAATTACTTCCGTCATATGAAACTACATTTTGAGCGTCCATTGCCAGGTAGATTTTGTTATCAAATGACGACATCTGGTTAATTGACGTTCCATAAGGTCTATAGAAAACAACCCATGCTTGATTTACAGCATCAAACCTATAGACAATTGCAGGTCTAGACGTTGCCGCATAAATTTCCCCATTATAGGATACAAAATTAACTACTTCTCCATTGGAAGTTTGATCAAGTGTAACCGCATTTGTTGTTAGATTTATCCTATAAATTAAACCATTAGGAGAAGTCCCTGCGAAAAGAGTTGATCCATTGACAAGCAATGCTGTGACAAGCTGATCGTCTAGTTGATAAAAGTTCTCCCATATGTATCTATCTTTACTCCTAATGATCATTCCGTCATTGCTGGTTCCAGCATAAGCATATGTCGAATCGAATGTGATTGACCAAATAGATTTCTCAGAACTCTTTTCATAGATGAATGGCAATAGTCTCTCATCTTGGTAGTCGAGATAAGAAGAGCTAGAACTAGAACTGGAATCGATAGAACTACTAGATGAGCTAGATTCGGATTGAGAACTAGAACTAATGCCAAAACTCGAACTAGATGAACTACTAGTTGAGCTTGTACTCGATTCAGAAGAATACAAGTAACTAGAGCTAGAACTAGAGTCTAGTGAACTTGATGAACTAGATGAGTTATTGGCCATTATTCTTTACCTTTTAATTCTACGAAACCTGGAGGGAGATCGACAGGAACACTAGGTTTATGATCCTTAAAATCTTTATTCCCCGAATCCTGTTCTCTATCCTTGATCATAACGTCATTTGGTCCTTGAGCAGTCATATCAACTTTTTCTCTTATGACAACACAAAAATCAAGATCTTCTATCTCTGGGATTTGACAATTTGTTCCAGAAATGACAAACTCGATTTCCCCCTCATCTGTTTTAATAACATCTGCAAAATGATCAATTGTCATTGCTTCAGAAACCTCAACCTCTTCTGAATCAATTAATGATAGAGATTTATTAAATTTTATGATAGTTATCGCCATAATTATCTCCAAACATCTCCATTTGAATCATGTGCCCTGATATATTTTAAGCTACCCTCACTTTGATATGCAATTGCTGGACGACCATTGGTTTCTCTTAAAGTGAGATAAGAAGCGTTTGTATCTATTATTTGAGGCGTATCTGTCCAACTAGTTCCTCCAGTATTGTCTGCTCTAATGTACTTAAGTATCCCCCCAGTTATGATATATGCTATAGCTGGGCGACCATTTATTGAGTAGACAGATACTTGTTCAATATCCACTAAAGATCCTTCGTCACTAGCGTCATATGTATTCCATGATAAAGACCCTATAGAAAATTTCAAGATATTATTCCCAATAGATGGGTGATATCCGAAAGCGACACCATAAGATGCCCCAATTATTGCCACAGAAACAGAGTTATTATATCCAGTTGATGGGAAGCTATATACAGTGCTATATGGATTCCAAAAGCCAGCAGTTCCCCCAGTTACAGTCCCAATCTCATCCTTATTCGGATTAAAATATACCATCCTGGTACTTCCAATGGCATCCATATATTGAGTCACTTCTGATGTAACTAATAAAGGGGATTCTGCCCCCCAGCTAGACCCATCTGCATTATCAGCTTGTAATGAGTACATGGAAAATCCGCCTTGTGAGTATACCGCTATTGGTTTTGAACCATAAGTTAACTTAAGTGGATATTCATAAAGTGCGCCACCTCCACTTAAAATATCAGCAGGAGTATCCGTCCAAGAAGTACCGAAAGCATCGTCTGATTGGATATATTGTGTAACATAAGGGAAGCTGTCTCCTTTACAATATAAAACGGCTGGCTTAAAGTTTACTTCAGCTAATGAAGGTGGATAGGTTTCATCTTCTATTCCAAATGTGCCAATTGTAGCTGGGTTATCCCATTCATCCCCTGAAGTATCTGATGCCATAAGGAATCTCATCTCACCAGAGTTGTTGTCATAATAGGCAATTGCAGGTCTACTATTTATTATTTCCATAGAAGCATATTTTGCGTCTTGAGCCAAGACTTCATATGGAGCACTGCTAGATGATGAGCTTTCTGAATATCCCCCCGAACTTAAACTGCTGGAGCTATCACTAGACTCAGAACTAGAACTGGAACTGGAATTCTCAGAGTACATCTCGGAACTGGAGCTTTCACTAAAAGAATCTGAACTCTCTGACCAAAACTCATTATCGCAATTATAAATATATACAAATGTTCCGTCAGAAGCGGCAACCTGACTATTGTTTAAATCAACCCCCTGCCAGAAGGAAAATGTTGGTACAAACAATATCTGGATATTTTCCCAATTCTCATCAATTTTTGTGTTTACATAAATAGGAAAAGAAACGCCTACAACATGACTGTCTTTGTAAAGTCTTGATATGTTACCTGTATTTGTTCCAAATGAACCTTGATATACCCATGATGTTCCATTAAATTCATAGACAAGACCACCATTAACAATCAAAGTATTATCATATATTGCAACAGTCAATCCGAATTGTGTTGTAAGGCTGGGCAAAGTCTGGAACTCTGACCAAGATGAACCATTCCACCGATAAATATAAACGACTCCATTATTTGAATCGTAGCTCTTGTCTCCAACCACAATCCAGTTTCCAAAAACATCAACGCCATCTCTGTTACCATAAGAAGGAGTGGCAGTAGTTGATCCTAAAGATGGAGTGATTTTCTGTATGAAATTCCAGCCACTAGAATAATGGTAAATATATATAGCGCCAAGAAATGAGCTATATACAGGTGCTCCGACCACTAATCTTCCGTTATGAAGCTTTATTGCAGAGCCAAAATAATCCCCGACATTTTCTCCTGCAAAAAGTGCTGTGCTGGACCAAGAGGCCCCAGTATTACGATAAACATAAACTAATCCAGTAGTTGAGAGAGACAACTGAGAAGAGCATGCTAAGTCTTTTTGTCCAGATTGACTGTCGTCTAAAGCAACAATTCCACCAAACAAATCTCCATCCCCAGATCCATTAATTTGAGTGTCATAGCTCCATGAACCACCAGCATACTCATACAAATAAACACATCCTCTGTTGTTATTCCCAGACGTGTCATACGTTGGATTGCCAATAGCCATGTAATCATCTGTCATTGAAATGTCATCAACATTACCTCCCCCAGGATTTGGTGGTTCAAGTGTTTGGATGATTTCGCAACCAAAAGAGGAACTGGAACTTTCTGAGTCGGATTGAGAACTAGAACTGTTGGAATAATTCTCAGAACTTGAGGATTCTGAGAACCCCCCACTATCAGAACTTGAAGATTCTGAGAATCCCGCAGAACTAGGGCTAGATGTACTTGACGGATCTGAAAACATCTCTGAACTTGTTGAACTGGAACTCTCAACAAAGAAGTATTTATTCTCATCCGATATTACATAAAATGTGTCAGAGGATGGATGCTGACTTGCTCTTAAAATATATGGGAAACTATCACTTGTTGATAAAACACCCAAATAGGTTCCACTTGAATCGAATTTAACAATTCGGAGGCTTGACTGAGTACCTCCACCAACATAAAGATAATCTGTTGAGGTGTCAATATCAAAACAGCTAACTGATTTACCTGAGAAATATGAAGTAATATTATAGTCAATAGTTTTAACTAAATTCCCATTTATATCTGCAAACTTAAAGAGCTTATTCTCAGTTAAGATGAATAGATCCCCTTTTGAATTCGATAATGCTCCAAGAACATTACTATCAGTAAAAGATCCTGTTGCAATCATATCCCCATCAGAATTAAAGCTTAGAAGACCCAGTATCTCGTCAACTACATAACAACCTCCACTATCATGGTTAGTACAAGCTATAGTTGGGGAACTTAAGTTGATTATCTCAATGTCAATATTAAGATCTTTGTCTGTTTTGTAAACAGATGTTCCATCAACAACCCAACACCCTAAACATTCATTATTTGTAGGGTTCTCGTCTTCCATGGGAACTTGATACTGAATAACAGAGATGGAGTAAGGATAAGAAAGAGACAATGAATTTAGCTCATTACCTTCATAGTCCGACTTAATAACTAATCCATTATTGGTATCTACTCTAAATATGTTCCCACTAGACCAGCAAGAGTCTACGGCCTGTTGAATGGAGAATTTAACAGGGGTATCATAAGATATTAAGGACGAAACAAATGTAAATGAAGAATTGTATTGACTATATATCTGTTGATACCCGTCAAACCCAAAAGCCGTAACCCCTCTACTGCGTGATGTTTGTTGATTCGCAATATTCACAAGTTACACTCATATGATCATAGAATATCTAAACATTCTTCAATTTTTACTGCTCGTTTTCCTCTAACCATTTTTTAGCAAGCAAAGCCTTCCAATGATTATTCTTGACACTTTCTTGTATAGAAATGTGATCTTCTAGAGGATTTGTTAAGCAATCAAACATACATGGTTCAAATTCCCATGCGATTTTCTTCTCTTCTGCCCTTTTCCGAAGGTTGTTAACAAGATCGCATGACTTTTTGCAGTTTATGCATTCATTGTATACCATTTGCTCCCTCAACCTAGTGCAGAAAGTTCTGACATTATCCCTAAAAATCATTTTTGCATTTTCTTCGTAGTAATCAATGATTTTCTGGTATTCTTGTTTTTTCATGAACTCATAAATTGTATCAGCATATTCCCAAAGATGATTACCTATCTCTTCTGGATAACTCCTTTTGAGTTTCGGATCAATTTGATGTCGAGAGAAGTCCCCTTCTTCCAAGAAATTTTGAACCTTGCCTAATGTTTCATCAGGATACATGATAAGATCATCAAACGAAATAACCAGAATAGGTATGTCTGGGTTCGCTAAAAGCCATTTGCATGCCTGATATGTTACGTTAATAAACATTTCGGGAGTATGAATCCTTAACCCTGACTCAACTTCTTCTTCATGAGTCATAAAAGGAAATCGTTTTAATCTTTCCTGAGATTTAGCAACTTGCCTTGGATCTCTAAGCATATAGATGATTTTGTCAATATATTCAGGATTACTGTTAAAAAGACCCTGGCTAACGATCTTGCATATTTGGCCATCAAGCTTAGGCATATTCATGTGCCACTTGATGCCTCTAACTGAGTATCGGCATTCCCAGAATCCGTTAGGATTCATGTCTTTGCTAATCTTAAAATCTCTTTCGGCATTTGGGGCAACTATTTCTCTTATATATTGCCTGGCCTCAAACTCTTCATCTGTTTCTTCATCGTGTTTTTGTAGTCCAATCGCGATTCTTTGTTCCTGAGGAAATTTATGACCAATTATACGATCATCTCCAAAGGCTATGCGCAAGCAATCCATCATTAATGATGTGCCAGAACGAGGACACCCAGAAACAGTAATCAGACCTTTATTTTGTTGGTCAGAAGGAACATCCATAATAATTCTCCATGTTATGCTAATAAATCCTTAAACATTATACATGAAGGGCTAGGTCAGATTAATCAAAATAAGCAGGAATTGAGTTTTCTATCATAATCCTGCTTACTGAACACTGGAGGTTGTTTAGATTATAAACATTGTCCAGTATCTGGAAAGGGATATCTTCAAAAACACTTGAACCTGAAGGGGCAGTTTGGCCAATGGCTGTATAGAAGGCGCTATTGACATCAAGATCATCAATAATTGGAACCCCACCACCAACAATATCTTGATCGTCAACTCGAATAACCATAGTTACATCATTACCTATATAAGAAATCTCATCTTTATCCCAGAAAAATTCAATTTCAAAGCTAGTGTTTTTTGATATTGTGGTTTCGTCGTCTATCAATGAGTAACTGCCAGCGGAAGTTTTGACTCTAAATTCTATTCCATCTTTTGTAAAAAACGCTCCAATCCCTGGAGATTCAATATCTGTTTCGCCCATATTGACTCCCCAAAGCATATATTCCTTTTCTGAAAATCTAGCTGGGTGGATGACTCCATTCTGCAAATTAAATGGGAAAGACATGATTAATCCGACATATCCAGTTGATATAGAGAAAAGCTTGGATGCATCATCACAGAAGATTCTACCCTGATTATGCAAAGTTTTCTTTATTGATGACGCGAAATGAGGGGTTTCGTTATCCTCCACGACCTCAAAGAAACCAGAATGACGCATTTCAGCCGCATTATCAATCAAAGGGTTGTGAATGCTTTTTAGGTCTTTTGTGTCGCTATAGTAAGTGATCATTTGATTACTCCTTATGAATAGTCAAAGAACACCTTATATGCTCCATTTCCCGTTTCAAGATTAGTCGATCCAATCTCAATATCAAGATAGATGTAGTCAGATACAGCAGAACTTTTGTTCCCTATATCTTCATTGTTTGCGTCTCCAGATGTTCCTGTCGTGTTGAGTCCAGAAAAGTGGTTAGACAATGGGGAAGATGCTACTGAGGAACTAAAATCTGGTGATGTTTCGATACCGAAATGGCCATCGTCCCCAGAAGTTACACTAATTCCGCCATTTGATATGACCCCCAGTTTGATATTTCCTACTGCGGAAACATCATCAAACGCTATGTCGATGACCTTAACTCTACTATGAGTTCCAGAAGTTATTCTCCCAAAATCCAAAATAGAGACGTTGCCTAACAGAGCGCCACTCTCATTATGATACTCCCTAACTGTAATACTAGGCATAGTTTTCTCCTTATTTTTTAGGCATAATCCATTTTTTGGTTTGGACTTCGCTCCAGCCACTATCGGCTGAGTAAACCTGAATATTTACATAATATAGTTCTCCAGGAGTCAAGTTATCTCCTCCACCATAATAGATTGAGTTCAAGTCTGTTTCAATTATACCAGAGTCCCACTTGTCGCTCAAATATGGCTGAGAACCAACAAAAATTCTTACTTTTTCAACTGTTCCGATTTCTTTGATATGTTCGTTTTTAACAACCATGGCCGTATATTCAGTGACCCCACTGTCTACCCAACCTTGGAAAGTAAAGTCTTCGAAACTCAAGAACCCAACTAACCCACTTTGAAGAACGATAACCATTTGATTATTCTGCTCGTCATAATCAACTCCAATTGATCCAAAGAAATCGATCTCCGTTTCACTTGAAGAAGGATAAATATCAACCATACTAAAATCAGCATCTGAGAAATCTTCGTTCGCATCATTGACTTCTGCGGCAAGCCATTCCATTCTTATTTTGTAATCTGAAGCTATTTCCAAGGTTGCTGGAACATTCCAAGCAAACACTCCAGTGTTCGGAGTTGATGAAGTTATGGTTCTCAAAAATACATCTTCTTTATATAACTCAATCTTGACAGAATCATTAATGGACTTGTTAGATTTCCATAATATCTCGACTTCTCCACCAATTAAAACATTCTCACCACCATTAGGATATTCAATCTCTACAGGTTGTGTTGCTGGAGTCGGATTATCTTCCTCATCGGGCTTAAACAAAACATTAGGAGACGTTGTAACATTGTATTCTCCGTTCAATGTATTGTAAGCGTGATGTTGAGCGACAAACTGATCTCCCCCAGCATCAATCTCAGACAATCCATATAAGAAGTTGTTAGAACAGAACTTACAATATCTAGCCTGACCGTTGGTGAATCTTTCATTAATCAATAATCTAAAGAAGTCTCTATCAAGAACTCTCAAATAACTATCATCGGACCCATTTAATGCAATCATAAGTTGACCGTTACTTGAAATGTCGAAATCTGAGATTTCATATCCCTCAATTCCATAGATTGCTGTGATTGATCCGTCATACTTCCAAAGAACATTCGTCCCAGCAACAAATGTTGAATTGTAATAATCGGATTGTACGATTTTAAACGGAGCATCGAACCCATCAACTTCACTAACAGTTGTCAAAGCATCTGGGTCGAGTTCTTGAATCTTTCCTAACTCTGGCAGTGCTGTCCATATGTTAGTATCATACCACGACATAATTTGATAAACATTATCAACAGATGTATTCTCAGTTACAAAAAGTTGAGGTTGATCAGAGTTGTCAATGAAATGTTCAATTGTATATTTCTTAAGTTTCTCATCTGTAGTGACATACATTTGTTGCCCTTCAGGATTAACAATAATGTTCTTAATTGTACCGTCCTCAGAGGTACTAAATGCTGATGCGGCTACATTTGAGTTATATTCGATTTTATAAAGTCTGTCGTCCGAAGTTCCAGCCCAAAATGATCCTGTTGAATCTTCTAATGGATTGTAAGAAACATTTGATGAAATTGCATCAGTAATTAAGTCTTGATTCCAAGTGAATTTAGGTATGATAAATGAGTATTTTACTTGTTCGTCTTTATATTTTTCTTCCTGAATCCTAACACTGATATTTTTAACAGGAGAGTCTTTGACAATTAGATCCACATAAAAAATGGGTTCATGTTTAATGTTGACATCATCATCTTCTGGAACATAACAATTGCTTGCTCCAGCGATTTCCTCAACATCTGGAGGATTCAGTAGATTGTCGTAATTGAAAAATTCATTATTAACAGTTCTAAACGAGAATTGTATTTGTTGAGTGTCGTCATCTGAATCAAATCCACTTTGTGGAGTATAGGTAAATGGAATTAAGTTGTCTGGGTTATTTCCAGCAATGATCTGGTTTAATACTTCTGTGAACTCATCTGGTAAGCTTGAAAAAGAAGATTCAGAAGAGGAGTTCACATCCCATTCGTCTCCGTCAACATCCTCGGATATTGCAAACATTAAAGAGCCATTATAAGCAATCGCTGGTCTTCCATCTACAACAGTTAAAGAAGTCCCCTCAGTATTGTTTGTCAATGAAGAGACAACCACTGGTGTTGGCCAATTCGTGCCATTTATATCTTCAGAACGAATATATCTTAATTGAGTGTCTACAGAAGCTTGATAACTAATCGCAGGATGTCCATTCACAATGGCTAGGGAGTTCCAAACCCCGACATAGCCACTATCAACATCTTTTATGTTCCCCGCCGACCAATTTAACCCATCAGCATCGTCTGCGATAGTGTATTTTAGCTTAAAGCCATGGACATCATAATAGCTTACACAAGGCTTGCCATTGGTGATGGCTATAGACATATATCTATAACTTCCCGAATCAATTAAAAATCTATTTGTAGAGGTCCAGCTAGACCCATTAGCATCATCTGCCTGAAGATAAGATAAAAATGAGCTTTTTCTGTATACTACTGCTGGCTTGCCATTTACCTCTGCTAAAGAAGATTCCCTAATGAAGTCTGGAGTATTGTCAACTTGCTTGACATTTCCTGCTGACCAATTTGATCCATCAGCGTCATCTGCTATTGCATATTTGATATATTGATTAGTCTCATCCCAATATGATATTGCTGGCTTACCATTAATTATTGCCAAAGATGGATTGTGCCCCACGTCACCAAATGAATCTACTGTTTGGTAATTCGACCAACTTGAACCATCAGCATCATCTGATTGAATATAAATGAGGTTTTCTACAACAGAGTCATAATATGCTATCGCAGGTTTTCCGTTTACAGAGGATAATGAAACCTCAAAACTAGAAGCCCCACCAGAAGAAATAGTTTTTATATTGCTGGATGGCCAGAAAAGGCCCTCTATATCACTGGCAATGACATACTTTAATTGTGAATTGTCATCATCATAATATGCAATAGCTGGCTTGCCATTAATAACCGACAAGCTGGAGCTTGTCATGGTTGTTCCGCCAGAATCTACTGTTATAATTGCCATTCTTTACCTCAAGGAATCGGCTGTTCTTCTAAGTAAGCCGTACCTAATAATTTATTATTATCTCTAAAAATCTGTTGTATGTAGTAATTGACAGTATCATTTATTATAACAAAAGCATTCCCAGAACTTCTATCTATACTGACACAAGTTAAATTCTCTAATCTCTCGTCCTTCAAATCGTTCTCAATGATCTGCTGAGTATCAAAATCAACCATATAAAGAACCGAATCTGCGACAAACCATAAACGATTCAAATTAGTGTCATAATCCATCGTGAAATTCTTAGGAAGCGTTGATAGATACGGCTTCTCATATTCAATTGTGGTTGAAGGGATTGTTCCAGGAAATTCAAACTCAAACAACGTTTCGCCAATATTATTTAATTGAGTCACTTTCTGAGTTGAAGCGTCAACAAAACTCTTTACAAAAATCGTTCGATTATTCCTGTTAAGAATAATTGAATGTGGCAAAGTGAATCCTTCAATTGAACGAATAAAAGAATTGTCAACAGAACTTAAAGACAAAACATTCCCATTACCCGCATCGGCTATCCAATATCTTCTATTAAATGGATTCCAAGCCGTATCTAGAGGAAAATTAAGGTCCCCATAGTCCGTTATGGATTTGATCGTTGTTGCGCTATAATCATCGTTATTTGGGTTCTGAGGGTATAGTATGACGGTTCCATCATCTAACAATGGGTAACAGGTCAAAAACGTTCCATTAATAGGGTGAATTTTAATAGATTGAACTTCATCAATATTCTCGACTGTTCTAGTTTCGAGAAGACTGATTTCTCCTAAATTAATTGTATTGATTCTATCTGACATTTAGCACCCCCAATCTCCATTTCCTCTTTCCCATTTAATAGTTACTCCATCAGTTGTCAGAATATATCCAAATTGCCCATTAGCTATCTCTGATCCTAATGTCCATGTAGCAGGGTTTATATTGTCATTAGATAAGTTTATTGGATTTTGCCAAGTTCCTGAGTAATATCCAACGTATCTATTCCAGTCACCTCCATGACCATTGTTATCATAACGAACATTAAGGTACATCCATGTACTAGTATATCCAGTATAATATATTGACACAAAGGCATTCATATTAATTCTGTCGTCACCTTCAGTTTGCCGCCAATATTCTCCACCAGGAGGGCCAGGATTACAATTATAATTATCTGGGCAAACTTCCTGAGGTTTCCCATTTGCAAATTGGCATCCAAGGAAACTTCTTTCTGTAGGTGTCTCTCCAGACCAAGATAAAGTAACAAATATTGTTGGACCTGTATCTCCAGGACAATTGCACTGAGGAAGTCCAGACGAACTTGAGCTAGAGGTAATTCCGAGAGAGCTATCACTACTTGAGGAATCCAAAGAACTAGAAGAACTACTTGATGTACTAGAGGAACTACCCTCTCTTGCACCAGTACATTCATACATATATGCTTTCCCAGGATTTCCATCATTATAGATATATGAACCAATCCCTATATAATCTCCATTAACTGCAACCTCATTATATGTTTGGTTACTTGGGTTTGGTTCTGTAAAATTCTGATAAAATATCCAAGAATCATCAATCCATCTATATAGATTTTGTCCGATTAATAGTTGATCTCCATCTATAGAAGTCTGAAATGAAGTGGAACCTAAAGAAAATCCCTGAACATAATCCCATGAATCTCCATTCCACTCATATGCATAAACATATCTTGGATTGTTTTGGGAAATTGTCATTCTATCCCCATTAATCCTTACGAGATAACCAAGCCCATCATTTGGAGTTGGCCCAGTGAAAGTTTGAATATGTTTCCATTTGCCATTTATTCTTTCATAAGCGTATGCCCTACCCCTTTCGCCATATTCTCTACGAGCACCAACAATTGCATGATCTCCATAAATAGATACTGCGTTTCCAAAATACCCATTAGATTCTGCGTTGGGAGATGAGAGTCTTTTCTCTAGATACCATGTGCTCCCACTTCTTGCATAAATATAAGCCAACCCACCATTTGTTTCATAAGTACCTTGATATGCTCCAATAATAATCCTATCCCCACTCATATAGCATGATACGCCAAAATAATCATCAATATTAGGATCTTGTATAATTTGATGCTGAACCCATGATGATCCATTCCATCTATAAATAAATAGATATCCCTCTTCCCTTTCTGTGGTTATAGCACAATAATTTCCTCCATCATATGCAACCTGCCATCCGAAATGCCGATACAGAGAACTATCTGCTTCGATCATTTGCTTTTGAGTCCAAGAACCATTTTCCAATTCATAATAAAAAACTTTCCCATATGAGTCCAAACTGTCATAATGACTAGCCCCAACAAACATTTTTTTACCAGAGATCTTTATTTGTGTACCATATCTGTCACCGTTTATTGGCCCCTCAATGGCTTGTTTGTATTCGAAACACCCATCATTAAAACTTGATGACGAACTATTTGGAAGACAGGCATGTTCACAAACTTCAATTGTTTGCCCCTTCTCGTATTTAGAACTTGCGCTGAGATTGTCAAGGGTAATAACATCCTCTGCACCTTTGTTTACATAAGTTCCTTGATCAACTCCATCTATACAAACAGTTCCTTCAGGTATTACCCCCAAAAATGGAGGTGGAGAGAACCACATAGTGCCGTGAGATTGCGAAATGTTTCCGATTGCTGTTGTTACACAAATAAGAGAGCTAGAAGAAGAAATATTCTCCAAAGATTCCGAAGATGAAGATTCCCCACCAATAGATTCAGAGCTTTCTGAAATTGAGCTTGGCATGAAGCTATCAGATGACGAACTAACAAGTTCACATTCCAAACAGGTTGAGAAAGTTCCCTCAATACTTAATGGATCAGTATCGACAGGGTCATAGGTTCTCTCAGTGTACGTATAGCACGTCCCCTCTATCCTAACTGTCTTCCCCTGATATTCTTCAAATACTATATGTCCCATTATTCACTCCTACTTATGGACAGTTCTCATTTCCTGTTGTTGGAACGTAATTCAAAGAGCCATTTTTCCAACTACCCCAAGGTTGTCCTGATCCCGAAATTGGCTCCCACTTAATAGTAACTCCCTCTAAGTGACCCGACGTAACAGTACATTTCCCAAACATGATGTCTCTAATGTCAGTGTAAGCCGAAGCGCTACTCCCCCAAACCCCACACAATGTTGTTGGAGATACGTTAATCATATTGTCTACATTAAAGTGAGGATTGCAACCAGTTGTTGTACCATATCCTCCACCTTCATTATAGTTCAAACCTACATAAAACTGGGCTTGGTTATTTCTTATTATAACTGCTATGTCTGCTTCTCCTGGGCTATATCCACTTCCTTGGTCTACACTGAGTCGAACTGAGTCATCTATGGCTATTCTCCAAACTTCTCTGCCTGAAGTCCAGTAATTGCTTGGACAAATTATTTTACTCTCCCCATTTTCCCACTCTTCTCTTAAGAAAACCCTAAGACCTGGACCACTCCAACAAAGTGTCATTTTTACTCTTGGATCGGAATTCCCCTCACAATTTATCTGATCTAACGCATCGCTTTCAGAACTAGAAGAGCTAATAGAACTACTGCCCAAACTGCTCTCACTTGAGTCAGAACTGAACAAGAGACTGCTTTTACTTGATTCAGATGAAGATGTATTTCCAATACTTTCTGAGGAACTACTAATTGATTCACTAATTGAACTGATACTTTCAGTAAATAGCTCGCATGCATCATATCGCCAATTTAAGAAACCTGATGAATCTGATGAAGAAGACGGAGGATCAAAACTAGAACTCGATTCAGAAATGGTTATACTTGATTCACTTGAACTTGAATCAGATCCGACAACCCCAGAACTTGACGACTCAGAATTTCCTAAGGAACTTGACTCGGATTGTGAACTGGAAGATTGTGAAATCGAACTTGATGACTCAGAATAATTCTCACTTGAGGAGCTAGACGAAGGACTAGATAAACTTGAACCACTCAGAGTTGACTCACTTTGGGTTGACTGACTTTGGGTTGACTGGCTTGTGGAAGATACAGCGCTTACTTCTGATATACTACTAGTAGAATATCTATCACTAGAGCTACTGGATGAGTCAAGAGATGATGAACTTGACGATTGAGAACTCGAACTTGAGCTTTGATCTAGGTCAGCCTCTCCATAAACGGCTCGATACCTGAAAGCTGTATGAGAGGGCATTGTTTGACTAGCAAGATCAATGGCAATTGTGTCATCATTTATCGGCAATCTTTTGAATTCAACTCCTTCGTCTCTCAAACAAGTAACTAAACCTCCACCAGAATAAATTACAGAAGAATCGTTTCCTCTAGCCTTCAAAAAACCTTGATTCCCAGGAATAATTCTTGCTGACCACTCTTCAGTATAGGGAATAGAAAACTTAACTGCATCGTCCAAACCTTCGTCTATTAGATAAAAAACATCCATATCACCACTAATATTGGTGACATTAGTTCTGCCAGTCGCCAAATATGTCTCATCTAATGTCCCTGAATCAAACCTGCCAAGATATTGATTTCCGAACACAACAAAATAACCGGAATTGCCTTTGCCTATATCTAGAATAAGATTGGCAGACGTATCAGATGATACAGAGTCAGAGTAATAATCCAATTCAAAAATTTCATACCCTGATAAAGTTTGAGCAGAAATGACTACATTACCATTTCTTTTGTTTAAGAACTTTCTAACATTACCCGAGATAGAAGATCCTAATAAATACTTCTCCAATACCTTGGCATTCTCTAAAGACCTCTTGAGTACTTGGGTCTTCTGAACCTGCCAGAAAACGCCTCGACTCCCATCAACGATAATCTCTAAGGCTTCAGATCCCAGATTAAATGATTTCTTGATTCGAATAGTGTCGGCAGTACCAAAGCAAAATAGTGTTTTGTCATAATAAGAATAGACATTGTTGGTTTTATTGTCTACTGAGAGCATTGACAGGTCAACACCTGTATCAAATCTCTCAATAATATGGGTGCAATCTCCTGTTAAACGATAAATAATTCCATCGCTAACAGCGAAAACATTCTCACGCATCGCGTTAACTATTTTAACGCGCATTGTGTAGTCAGTATAGAATTTTACGCCTTCTTCGCCTAAAGGAAAATCAATAAAATTAACGCCATCAAAGCTGTAAAATATTGACCCTTTTACTGCATTCTCCCTAAAAGTCGAGAGATTGTACAGCACAGAGCCTTCATTGAGTCTGTAGAACTCAAATTCATAACCAACTGGAACCCCAACTTGATCTGGATTTATATTGACATCCCATTCGAAAAATTTTGCTTTGTATGACATATTCCATTATGTACTTAGTAAGACATTACCACTTATCATTGGTCTAACATCTCTTGGCTTAACCAAGTAATTCTCTCCGAAAGACCATAATATATTTCCCCAAGAATCGACTTTTATCAATCTACTGGTAAAAGGTGACTCCAACCCATCGCTCTCCAATATATAATACAAATCTCTTGACGATAATCTTTGTCTTGTGACGTTTATTTTGCCAGTCAGGATATCTGGATATACAAACCAGTCAAATTCTCCATCATCAATGAACTCAAACGAGTAAGTTTCTCCTGGGTCTAATACAGGAGATGTAAACACCGTACCATACAAAGTGAGGTCTGGGTCTTGTTGGAATAAATCATAGGTAGTTGTTCCAGAATAAATGGTAATAGGAGAAGAACTGCTATTTCTCCAAACAACAGTAGTACCCTGTCTGACAAATATGTTATTCTCACTAACAGAATCATTGTATATGTCGATAACTCTTTGCTCCTGAGGAACTATATGGAAATCTGGTATGTATTTATCTGAGTCAAACTGCCATTCAATTTCTGGAGTCTGAGTTTCTAGGTCAGTATAAATAATAATGGCTCTCTGCCTTATCGAATCACCAATCAACAACTCATATGCTCCGATCTTTTCGGCACTACCCAAGATTACTTTGGCCCTTTCCTTGCTTTCTGCAAATCTTGCGGCATTATTTGAGAATACTGTGTCTCCACTCTCATCTAACTGAACAACACTATGGCCATTCAAATATTTCGTTCCGAAAATTAACTGATTCGTTGGGACATCTGCCAAATCTGGGTTAGGAGTTAAAAGATCTAGCCCACTCGCTTCTCTTGCAATATTTTCTAATCGTAAGGCGAATTCGTCTGCGTTTTCTTGTCCTGCAAGTCCATCAAGCCAAGAAGGAGATCTTAGTTTAGCAACAAGTATAGATAATTCCCCTCCTGCTAAACCACTTGTATCATCTGGAATGATTTGCAAATCTATTGGAGAATAGATATTCTGTATGAATACATTTGCGACATCAGTATTTGTTCTAGAAGTTTCAACACTCCTGTCGTCTTCACTAACGATAGCTCCCCTGTTCATATAAAGTTTCAGAAGAGCATTGGAATTTAACCCAACAATAAACTCAGAAGTTATATCACCATGGTCATAAACCAATTGGTTTCCATCAGCATCAACAGTATAGATTCTGATTGTATGTTTACCTGGGTCTAAATCTTCAAGAGTAATTGGTTCTGTAGAATAATAATCGATTGCTGGATCACTATCAATTTGATATTGAACATGCTGACCCGTTGGAACAACAGGAAAATTCTCAGATGTGAATTCGACAACGACAGGGTTATTAGAGTAAGTTTGATTTGGTCGGGGGTATTGTATGCTTAGATATGGGTTGGTGTATGTAGATCTACGAACGAAATTTAATGTTGCAGATGCCTCGTCATTTGTTTGCTCAACATCATTATAATCCACCAAGATAATATCAACTTCATGATCTCCAGTACTCAATCCAGAAAATGTATAATTATCCTCATAGATAATAAAACTAGTACCACCATCAATAGACAACTTAATTCCATACTCCCCTTCATCACTCCCTAATTCTGCATTTCTCAATAAAAAATTCACCTTAACAGAACTGCTAGACGTTCTGAAGTTCTGATATGGTGCTCCAACAGCAATTGCTGGATCTGTTTGACTCAAAACGTTATTAAGAGCCGTTTTGTCTGCTCCCTGTAGTGTGATTTTCAGAACATGAGACTTGAACGAGAAATGACTTGAGAATATCGCTTCTTCATCTGTTGACGTTGATAAATCTCCCCAAATTTCATATTTCGCTTGAGGGATGCCAACCAATTCAGTTGTAGAGTCCGATAAATTGAATCTGTGCGCTCCAACCTTTAAATAGATCTTGTCCATGTCAAATGTTGCCGAAGCGTTATAGATATTCGTTAAATTACTGTCAAATACTATGTAAAGTATCCCCTGCTCTTCATTATATATACTATGAAGAACTGTCATGTCATCTTCAGTCGTTTCTGCTGTCTCTTCAGTTTCTTCAGTTGTCTCTGTTGTATTAGATCCTGGGCCGTTCTCTTCAAATCCATAAGGATCATTTGGAGCTTCCAAGAAACTTCCATAAAAACCAATTTCCAAATTTCCATATCTATCCACTTTCACAATTCTATCGTTGTCAGTATCTGCCAACCATAATGAACCTGCGTCCCCTCTTGCAACTCCAGATAAATAGCCGAATGAAGGAGTAATGTCGTTCATTGCTTGATAAGTCGTTGTTGGTAATGTTGATCCTCCAAAGGCGAAAGCAACATCAAAATCACTCTCTAGCTGACCTGCACTTCCATCTGTCGCAAAGTAATAGGTCCCGATATCATCGACATCTGCAACCTGTATTGATCCTGGATCTGTAGTTGTGTCTATGTTGAAGAGCTTGCCCGTTTCCCAATCTGTTTGAGAAGTAAACTCAAATTCAGCATCTTCATCACTAACATAGAAGTCTAGATAAAGCTTCTTCATACAAGCGGTCCTACTATTTGTAATAGAGGACTCAAAATATGCTTCGATCTCAATATACTTATAAAGTGTTCCGCTTGTAGGGATAGTTGTTCCGCTAACAGTCGTATATTCTGACCATTCAGCTACAGCCAACCCAGCTTCTGTATTAGAAACTCTACTTCTAACTTTGAAGGCCACTCCAGTTGACGATGTGTCTGTAGGAATTACTGTATTCCATCTCAGTCTCCAGTAATCGACTAGCAAATCGTTCCCGTAAATAACTCTTACATAACCATCATCTTCATAGAAATTTCCAGTACTTAAGATAAAGTCATCAATATTAAGGTCGAATGGTTTTGAATTATCCCAACCAAGTTGGGTAGAGGTATATATTGCCATTTGATTTACAGATGATCGAATATACCCTCTTAAATCAACTCTAACTTCCTGCCAACCATTTTCTAAAGTATCAACATTAATGGTTGGAGTGTTTCTTTCAAGAGCCAAGAAATAAGAATTCTGAATACCTGCAACTGAATCGCTAAAGTAGAAAACCCAGTCTCCATGTTCAACATCTTCTGTCTTCAAATAGAAGGTAAGGAAATCGTAGTCACTCCAGTCTTGAGCATCGAAATCTTTTCTAATAACCAAAGCCATCTCGGTTTCTTCATTAGTAACGTCTATTTTCCCACTTGTTGGAGCAGAGACATACTCTGAACTATCCAGAGACAAATTCCCAGTTGTAGTTGAGCTAAGATCTTCTGTGAATACGGTCCATTCATCAATATTATTAAATTCATCTAGGACTAACTCATTGTTAGTTGTGGCAAGACAAACTGAATCTCCGTCAATAAATACATTACTGTTGGTACTGTCACTAAAATCATCTTCAGTATCCCAAATTCTTGTGTATGTAGTGAATCCAGCGATTGGAGTCATCGTTATAGTGTGTTCACCACCCTCGGAAAATGTTCTATAATCAACTTCAGCAGTTGTATTGATCATGTCAACGAAATCATCTGGGCTGATACCTGGAATAAAAGCAATCTCATTTACCAAATACTCATCAATATCTGGATAAACGTGTTTCAGAGCCAATATGAGTTGCAACAAATTGATTGTGGAGACCTCTCCCATCTTTTTGTTGTCAGTAATATTAAGAGTCTCTACAAACGCATCTAATTGAGCATGAGTTAATGTTCCCTGTTCTGTTAATCCTTCGATATGGTCAATCTTTGGTATTCTATTCTCATCAAGAACCCCAGTTTTGATTTTACTTGCGTCTAAATCTGGAATGTTTTGTTGATTTAAAACTCCTTGGACTTCACTTGAAAGATCAATTGGAGATGGATTACCAGTACCACCGATATGCCTATGTTCTTCAACAGCTTGATTGATTAGGGCTTGGAATCCAAGAACTTCTCGTCCATCTGTTGATATAGCTGTTACAGAAACATCATCAGTTGTGACAGATCCAAGGTAAAGACTTTCATCATCTGTCTCATGGAAGGACAAATATGCAGAAAAGTTAACATTTTGACTCCAATAACTATCTTCTTGAATCTCAGCGTAGACATACATTGTTGTATTTTGATTCAATCCTTCAATAGTAAATGAATCAGTTGATTCTACAGCTACAAAAGCCACATGTCCTGATCCTGGGCCAACTGTAATATTAAGACCCTCGGATACGGTAAGGCCCCATCCTGTTTTTATTCCGTTACCCAGTACATCGAACACTGCAAAAAGCTGAGCATCTAGAGATTCCCATCTCTGCATCTCAGTTGCGGCATCGGTAGTATCATCTTGTTCGAAATACGATAACTGATATTTATTAGTTCTTCTACTCATTCTGCAACCACATCATTTTGTCCCCATTGACTTGCGCCAATGATAAAGACATCTTCATTAAGTTTAGCGTCCGTTACATTACCTTGTGATAAATCAGATATAGGGTGATCATAAAAAGTCAATGAGCCAGTATCAATGGTCTGTCCAAAGCCACCACCATCGAATGCTTGTTGCCCTTGCCTGATTGTAGTTACTAAATTTTGCCAATTAACATTCATAATTTAACCATTTAACCATCTTGCTTCATATTCTTGTGAGAAGTCATTGCTATCTGCATTGTAGTTTCTTCTCACTGATGTCAACCTATAAGGTAGATCATCCACATCTATAAACTGCAATGGGGTCGCTATTTCTTGCTGAACTCCAACAGTCTTAAAACTTATTCCTCGAATTGGTTGAAAAACTCTTTCTGCCAATCGATACATATGTGCTCTTGCAACATCAATATCCCCATACGCAGGCTGATCTATCATAATTGGTTTCTTAAATAAGATCTTATTGTCTTTGTTCTTAGGTATAGTTGAAACCGCTATAAGATTTCTGGTATCTCTGTCCAAAGTAAATATACTAATTAAGTTCGCCGTACTATCAAAAGTAACCTCAATATCTCTTTGGTCTAGAATTGTCGTTTTGTTAACATCTGTAGGATCAGAAGAGAAGTAATGATCTATCACACCAGGTCCAAATGTGGCCTTATCATATCCGAGTAACCCTCCAGGCAATCTATCAATATGCATTGTACCATCAGCGTCAAAATATGTAAAAGCCTCAAATCTTTTCACGATTGTCATTATGCAGTCGAAAATTTTATCAGTTGATTTAAACCTCATCCTTGGGCTAGTAAAAGAATACCCTGAGGGTAAAAAGTATTCTTCAATATTAGGAACCCAATCTTTTTGAAAGGAGCCGATCCCTGCTCTTTTAGCGAGATCTCTAACTGCATGATACCCAACCATTCCATCATAAAATGGACTGTTAACAACTGGAGTGTTTTGCAAAATATAGTTATAATCCTCACAAACAAGTGTTATTGTCTCTTTTCCTGGAACTTCATTTGTGCTAGTAGATACAATAACCCCAGTAAATGTTTTTGTGAAATCTTTTGCCGTAGATGTATTGTCAGCATTCCACGTCCATCTTATATCTATGCCATACTGCCTTTGTTTTAAAGCATCATATTTTCCATTCTCATTATAGAGAACAACAGTAGCACTTTTCTTTATGTGGAAGAAGTCTGGTGCGGATGCTTCTTCTGTAATGTCTATTAAATCTTCAGTAACTCCAACTGGGGAAAGTTTTCTAGGTTTCCTTGCTTGGACATCAACTCCTTTAAGTCTGAAGAAATATGGGGTTGCAGAATATCTAAGAGTTGTATTGTCCCAAACTTTATCATCTGGACGCATAAACAGAAGAAAGAAGTCAGTACCTTTCAAATTACCAATTGCTGGATCACCATATTTCTTAGCAAATTCTTTCACGCTAATAAACAATGCACGACCTTCACGATGTAATCCAAATGCCGTAGGTGGTATATTATTGACAGTTTTGTTTATTCCCTCATCTCGGAAAGACTCTGCATCAATGCCATATTGCTGTTCTTTAGTTATATTTTGTGGACCAGATGGCAGAAGACTTGTCGCCTCGCCAGTTGGATCACCAGTTTCATCTGCGGCTGAATATTGAATAATTTCAATTTTGGGATTGTTGGGATCGCCAAGAACAGGAGTCTCTTTTCTATCAACTATTGGGAAGGCCATCGCACTAAGTCTGGCAAAAGTCATTGGATAAGCGTAAACACTTGCCCTCATATTAGATCCATAAACTCTAATTTTGCCTTTGGCAATATTACATGGTTTTAATTTCCCCTTGTCATCCTTATTGCCAGTTCTAACAATTCTGGTGTAAATATAGTTGAAGTTATTTATTGTGACTACTAACCTCCCACCAATAGTCATAAACCCAACGTCGATTCTCTTGTCGGTTGTTACCAAACGAGTAGACTCATGATCAATTACTCTACCTTGAACAGGAAACGCATTATTCCCGTAGTAGTCCATTAATCTAGGCAGTTCGTTAAGGCTCAAAACTAAATCAAATCGATCTTGATTGTTGTTCGAATCCACTCCCAAACTAATAATCCAGAATGTTTCATATTGAGCAGGATATGGGGGCCTTTCGCTCGTCTCTATTGTCACCCAGAATGGCATATTTTCTGTAAGGAAGTCGTCTGACTCCAACCCCCACCACAAACCATCTTGCACTTTACTTTGATGGGGACAATCAAGAGTTCTTTTCTCTGGGGGTTGTTCATCAGTGCCAGTTTCGTCTGGTTGGCCAGGAGGTATGGGTTTAGCTGGAAATGAAGCGCCAAAATTTTGTAGGAATTCTTTGATTTCTGCGTCATCTGTTGTTCCATCTGTTTTCGCTTCTTTGTAGTTAGACATATTCCAGATTGGACCAACATATGTTGACCCAGGCTCTGTATCTGGATCAATAGGCTCTCTATAAAGTGTATTATTTTTATTAGTGATATCTGTATAGTATGATGGAAAGTTTTGAGAATCCAATTTTTCTTCAATCGCCCCTGGAGTTTTTACTCCTTTTAAACTACATGGAGTCCAACTGATACGTCCATCTGCACTTGGAAGTGATGACCCAGCACTTGATGAACCTGGAGTAATGTTGCTAAGATAATTGTCCACAAAGAATTTCTTTCTAGCTGGGAAACAAGCGGCAAAATCACTATTGTTGTCTTGAACCTGTTCCGTCAACAATGGCTCAACATAAGGAGATTTATTAATAGCAGGCCAATGACGAGCAGTAATGTCAAAATTATACACTTGAGATTCCTGCACGACTTTGGGAAGCCTATGCAATATTCTTACTAGTGGTGTTGCTATACCATAATTTTTGTTGTCAGCCATAATAACTCCTAGAAATTGTTACTCACCATCCAAGTTTGATTTGTGCCTTCGGATGAGCAAATCTTTCCATCATCGTCGTAATAAAAAATTCGGAAAACACCTGTATCATCTTCGTGAGCAGTTAATTTCTGCTTCTGTACTGGACCTGTATTTAGAGGTGTTGTTATTTGAGTATCAAACGTCTCTTGGATTAATTCTATAAAATTAGCGTCACTACCTGCTGTCGCACTCATAGCTTCATTTAATAATGTCTCTGTTACAATCTTTGCTTGTATCCCTGTTTCAGTAATATAAAACAACAATCCGCCATCATATATCGCCGCCTCTCCATCTTTAGCAACAATTATCTCAGATGAACCCCACTCTTCACCAGAAACCCTTGAAAAAATCATCCTTACTCCATCTAAAGAGTCGTAGAAAACGACGATAGAACCATCAGCAAGACGTTTCGAAGAAACAACACCAAAGTCCTCAATATTGTCTACAGTAAATTGAGCGACTCCAGTTGATTCTGAAACTATTGGGATGATCTTGTCTTCAAAGAACCAATCAGAAAACTTAAAAGTAAAATTATCAACTACAGGATTTGGGTTGTAAGTTGGATTTTCAATTGCTGGTGGCCTCCAAAGAAAATCTTGCCTACTATCTTCAGGAACACATGCAAAATTCTGATAACTCAAAGTCAATATATTAACAATAAAGACCCCAAGATATCGGCTTCCATTATCATAGCTAACGAAGAAAATATACATCTTCTCAGAAAGTTCGTCGTAAATAGAACAACAATATAGAGCGTTATCTAAAATCAATAATCCATATTGGTTATCTTTGTTAGTTTCGACTTTATCGCTCAACTGTGGATTCCCCCAAAAATATCCACCATTCTTTGATCCAATAACGAATACTCCATTTTTTTCTGGCCACTCGGTTGCTCCAGAGTTACTAACTGTTGATACAGAATTCTGAACAGTAAACCCCCTAAAACCCCTGCCCATAAAAATCATAAGCTCTTCATCACTAATAGAAAAGATATCAAAGAGTCTAGCATTATCAATCACTTGGTTATTGTTGATATAGTCTATGTTAGCAGAATTAATTAATGGTCCCACATTTACATTAGGATTACTTATAATAATTGGGCCATCTCCTGTAGCGGCACTAATCATTACTCTTCTAGAATCAGTTCTTGAATATCTGCCAGTCATATATTCGTAAATAGGAGAAACAAGATTACCATCATAAGTATATAAATCTTTATTTTGTGTAACTCCTCCACCTCTCTCAAATCCTATGAGATTCATTTCACCATCTCCACATATGGTAGTCCCATAGTATTCTCCTTGAGATCCCAAAGAAAATAATAACACATCATTTCCAGGAGGAATCTCTACCTCTAATAACTTTACTCTATCTTGCCCTGTGTCGAGAGCTATTGTAGAGTTAGTACCTTTCGAGATAGAAGCTGTTGCAACCCAAGCAGATTCTCCAATAGAAATGTCATAATGTTTGGGGTATTCAGTATAACCTAAAGTTCCTCGTCTTATCGCTACATTTTTGCTCTCATAATCATAATAGAGAAGTAAATCTTCATTCGATAGGTAATAGTATGCTGATGAAATTCCAAAGATACCCTCAACAGTTCTCATGAATATGATCGCGTTATCATTATCTGGGGCTTGATCTCCCAGCCCCCAATATCTACCCCCACATAATCCGAGTCTAGTTCCACTAGGGATATCTACTTTAAATTCAGGGGCCAACCAATAACCATCCAAACAAATTCTTACGTTGGTATCTCCTGGAGGAGGTGGTATGTCACTAACGTCAACAGAGTATATTCCATTTAGCGCCGTCCTTCTCTCTACAGGAGTTCTACTAAAAGTGGCGTAAACAGTATCTCCTACGTTAAAGTTTGTAGGCTCTTCAGTAAATCGGATTATTGCTTCATATGACTCACCCTGAGTCCTATTTTGCACTCCAATCCTCTCAATTGGATAACTATCTCCATTTGAATTATGTATATACCAACCTTTATATTTGGAATAGAGTTTCCTGGGGTTACTATTTATGTCATGGGAATATTGATTCATAAACCTGTCATAGAAACTAATAAATTCTCTAGATCCCATGTTAAAATAACCTTGTCCATAAGTGGTTGCTATGTTTTCTCCAGTAACCTGAATTCTGATGGATTTTGAGCTTAGGTTTATTGCATTAATCTCTCCACCAAGGAACTGGGTCCGACTGTCTGACATGTACCACTCAACCGCTTTCCATGCCTTTTGTTGAGGGATTATATAATCTGGATCAGCATCTGGGTTGAATACATATGTCTTAGTAATATCATTAATGTACACATCTATAATATGCCCTCCCTCCTGACCTATGATCTCAAAATATCTGTTATTTTGAACCACAAAACTACCAACCAATGCATCATCATGGAAGTTCGTTCTTGTTGATCTGCCACCTTGACTTATTTCCATTTTTATGTAAGAAGTATCTTCATCAAGCAGAAATTCATTATAGTCAGACTTATCTGCCGTATCCATTGGAACCTCTTCTAAGGAAACAGTTCCCTCATCAACAGTCCTAACAATGACATATCGATTATTGTCACTATATATTTCACTCTGACTTGTTCCTGTTGTAATTGGATAGAACTCCCAATAATGACTCTCAGTAACGGCCATATCTGTATCAGGACTAGGCATGTCAATTGGATTTGGCATTATTGTAAATCCTCTTCTATTCTATCAATTGGATCATTAGGTGTTGTTCCAATAGGATCGTCAACAGGAATAGTTGGTGTTGTTCCAATAGGATCGTCAACAGGAGTAGTATTTGCAGGAGGATCAAATACTGCATCTGGGTTATTTGGGGAGAAGTATTCATCGTTTATTTGGTCAAAATCAAATGGATCATCACTAATCGGATCTTGTTCAAAGTCCGACCTTCTATTTGGAGAGTCAATAGTCTCAGAGATAACTCTTATTGGATCTATTACTTGGACTTCATCAGGTTGATCTTCCTGCTGTCTATCATCAACAACAAACACCTCATCAACAGATATATTTCTGCCAACTTCACCATTATTGAACTCAATATCTACAACTTCCACTACAAAAAACTGTGGTGGCTGAGTTTCCTCTTCAGGAGCATCGGGATTTTCGGGACTATCTTGGTTTGGAACATCTTCGTCATTACCTGACTGATCAGTTGCATTTGAGGTAGATGCCGCACTCGAAGCTGTTGTATTTGAGCTAGATGGGCTTGATCCATTAACCGCCGTAACTGTGCCAGTTTTCCCACTTGACACAACACTATCTCCAACAGCTATATTTCTTCTTCTAATATATACTCCTGTTGCAGAACCCTCTGATAATTGAGAGTTTTGATCAGTTCGGAATATGGTTTGAGAACCTGTTGGTAAAGCTCCAGTTGAGATTCTATTCATCACTCCATCTAACAAATATGGATCTTGTATCCACCAAGATCTTGACAAAACAAAAAAATCACTTGCTTGAAAGTTTGGGTCTGCTGTCCCTTGGAACTCTACGTCGATTTCTATAGATCCAGTTACTCCCCTTACTTCATTAATGGAAAATGCCATAGAGCTACCATCGTTTCTACTATAGAGAGTAATAGTATCGTTTACACTAGAGAAATTTATGGTCCCAACAGATGTCGTTTCTGCTTTAGTGTCGATTGTAACTGTATAGGTTTTCTTAGCCGCATCCAGAACAGTAAATGATCTAATGATCCCATGATTTAAGTAAAACTGTTCGAATTTCGATCTAAAGATTAGATCTTCTGTGCTCGAACCTAAGAAATCTATGTTGAGGATATTTTGGGCGGTTATTTCAGAGTAGACTTTTTCCTTAAAAAGCGTCCCTACACAATATCCCAATTCAGGCCCTACATACTCTCGTCCAAGTCCATAATTTGCAGAAGACTTTTGAGCGAATGCTTGTTCGACCTGATTTATGCCACTTAAGGCTCCAATGACACTTCCAGGGGCTGAATTGGCTGTTCGTATAAAGTCGGTCCAAGGGTCGTTAAAACCGCCCCAAGGGGCTATTATGGTACATGTAGTTGTTTCTGCGGCATACTGAGACAGAGATGCAGGAAGAAGTTCGTCTGGCATTTCTGCATAAGGAATTGAACGAGCAGTATCTAGGACATCACTTCTTAGTAGAGGAACCCACCTCCATCTTGAATATCCGAGGTCGTTTTCAACTTGTGTTGCAGTAATAACATTAATAGCCATGACATTTGTTCTGTGTTATTGGTTGGTAAAAGTATTATACATTCGAACAGAAGGATTAGGCCATTTTTTCGAAAGACATTCTTAGCCTACTATTCTTTGTCATTTCGGCATCAATTTTATCACTGAGTGTTATTTTAAGCTCACCTAAAACTTCTTTCCCGCCACTTTCACTTGGGCCTCCATCGAGTCCAGCCATCTCTCTTCCCGAAGATCTTCTGTATTCTGCTTGTGTTGCCGCATCTGATACAATATCGCTTCTTACAACGCCACCCTTCCCTTTGCCTACTGCTCTAGGAGTTTGGGGTTTAGCTTTACCCCCTCTGTGAACAATAATACCTTGATTTCCACCAAGTGCTGTTGGGACTCTACCTCCAGTACTTTCTGGGGCATTCGCTCTAGCATCGGCATAAGCCTTTTCTCTTTCTTTTACTCTAGCGGCTTCGGCTTCGGCTTCAGCTTGTCGATCTGGGTCATATCGCACATGTCCACCTAGTGCAGTTGAACCCCACTTAAGTGCAGATTTATCTGCCCCTTTCAATTTTTCTAATTCGGATCTAGCGGCGGCTCTCTCTGCTGATGTAGCATCACGATCAAGAGCTTTGCTTTGGAGTTCTTTCATTCGAGTTATGTTTTGGCTATATGGTGTTGCAGGCAGTTTTTTATTAACCTTTGGCATACTAAGATAGTTAACACCTTCTCCCGCTGGCCTTGTATCTCGTCCTGCCCTACTTTTTGCAAGTCCCTTTCTAGCAATTTCTCTTGCTTCCTCATCCGACATTACTTTTTGGCCAATTGACGCTGTTGGGATTTTTGGAACACCCATCTTTTCGATTGGTCCTGTAAGATCCACTGTCCCAATGTCTTCTGGAACTGAAGCGTATCTGTCCAATACTGGAGTAGGTGTTGGAGTAGGTGTTGGAGTAGGTGTTGGAGCTTTGGAAGAAGGTCTAGTGGCTTTAGTGGATTTAGGTAAAACGTTCTTCTTGACTTCTTCTGGAATCGCTTCCTTTCCCATTTGCCTGGCAGTTGCAAGTCTAATCCCTTTTGAACGAGAAAGTTTCCCTTTTTCAGCTTTGGTCAGGAAGTCCTCCCATTCTATTCCTTTCTTGAATTGAGGTCCTTGAGCCTGTTTGGCAGGTTCCTTCTTAACCCTTCTAGATTGTTGACTTCCTGGCTCTGGAATGCCTTTTCGTTTTCTATATTCGGCATCCACCTTATCCATATACTCTTCCTCTCTTCTTATGGCTTCAGCACTAGCTTTCTTCCTTTTTTCGGCTCGATCTTGTCTGTTTTTTCGGATAATTTTCGACACTTTGGCTTTCCCATGAGCGATAGCTTCTTTATCATCAGTATATCCCATAACAGATGCCATTATGTCTCTAAATTCAGCTTCCTGTTCTTTAAGGCTTTTACTTCTGAAAACCTCTTCTTTCATCAATTCTTCAAAGACATACTCAGCTTGTGCCGCAATAGCGCTTCTTTTATCTTGTCCTTCTCCTTTTTGTAGGAGAACATGCATCCTTTCTTGTGCCGTGCCAACAAGCGATCCTCTTTTTATAGATAGTGCCTCCCCCATGCGAATAGCTTTGCTCATATCCTCTTGTTTCTTAGAACCAGAGGACATACTTACTGCAACCTCTTTATGGGCTTTCATCAACTCTGTCGCATTTTCACTTACGGCATGGACTTTTTTAATAATTTCATCCTCTGTCATCCCTAAAGATTTGGCAAGTCTTTCTGTACTTTTCGATATTGTGTAAGCATTAAGGTTACCTTCTTTAATTAAATTGTCAAGGTGATTCATCTCCTCCTTGACTATTTGAGATTGTATTGTCTCTGCCATTCTACTATCACGTTTGCGCAATTCTTTTATAGCAGTTCCCATACTATATTCAAGTCCCATCATCTCATAAGAATTTTCTTCAGCATTCTTCATGGAGCTTTGGATATTCATGGCCAAACTAGCAATGGCTTGAGCCTCTACCCCCTTAAATTCGTTCATCCTTGCATCAAGTTGATTCCACGACTCAATCTGAGTACTCATTATGTATTCCTGCTCTCTGGAAAGCTTCTTTATTTCTGATGTCGCAGTAGCAGTTCCCCCTTTAGGAGTGGCTCCTCCAGTTACAGGTTTTGCGGCTGGTTTTCTAGTAGGTCCTGTCGCAGGTGCAGGAGCGCCTTCCATTGGTCCTCTATGTCCTCCCCATGACAAGAATTGTTTTACATCTACTCCCCAATGCATTGATCCATCTGAAAGCGTTTGACTCGCGCCAGAAAATCCTTTAGCAATATCTCTTTGCCTTCTAACAATTGCCTTGCTAACTTTGACCTGTTCCTTCTGAAGAGATTTGAGTGTTTTAGAATCGTTTCTCCCAGAATCGTTAAGCTCTGTCATCTTATTGGAGATCTCTTGGCTATATTTGAGAAGTCCCTGCATTTTTGGATCTTTCTGCATCTGTCTCAACATAACTGGAGGTATGCCCATTGGACCTGGAGCGGCAGATGGCGCAAAAACATTTGTAGCTTCTGGAGTCGTTCCACGAGATCCACCTGCGACCGCTCCTGCAAAAGCAGTTACCGTATTTGCCCCTCTTCTAGTCCTTCTTTCTTGACCTGGAGCACCTTTACCACCTTCTCCTGTTCTTACATCGATCTTAACGGATTGGAGGTTATTGCCACCACCAGACCAAGTATGAAGTGCTCGACTGAACTCACTTTCCATAAACCCTTGTTTATTGATGTTTTGTTCTAAAATTGCTCCTTTTGTATTCTCATGCTCTCTATTATCACCTATGTATCCAGCAGTTGGAGCGGCACCTTTGCCCATCATATGTTGTTGGAAAGCCTGGGCAGATCTTCCATAACCAAAGATGTCATCAACTTGAGCACCAGCAAATGCTCCCGCTTGGAATCCGCCAATGGTGTATTTTGAAGGTGCGGCCATTCTAGCTTTTGAAGCCTCAGACCCTTGAATAGTATATCCACCAAGAGCCATCGTATTAAGAAAGTCAATCCCTGTTACGCCTTTTACAGAATCCATTAACTGAGTTACACCCATCTCCTGGGTTCCGATGATAGCCTCAAACTCCCCAGCACCGAACGACATCTCTCTCAAAGCGTCAAGATAACCTTCACGTATATCTTTTGTTAGTTCATAGATTTTATTTTGAGCGCTTAAAGATTTTTGTTGCAAGTCATTGAAGTCACCTATTTGTTTATTAAGGATACCATGAATCATTCGACGTTTATTATCTGTGACACCCATTTCTTTAAGAGTAGCCAGCCCTTGGCCAAGAGCCGCTTGTATACCTTCTGTGGTGTCTTGATTCTTTGCGGCATTAAACGTAGAGAGCATGATCATCTTAGCCCTTTCTCGCTCTTCCTTCGTTAAGCCTTTCATGATCTTTTCATCTGAGACTTCGATGGCAACTCGTTGATCCTGAAGCTGTATTTGTTCTTGAATCGCTTTAATATTATCGTATGACAAATTTACTTGTTTCTGCATCATCTGAATTGATGCACCCATACCAAATTGAGCATTTTCCATCAAAGTTCTTTCAGTATCCAACCTGGATTCCAATACTGAATTCATTTTCAAATGCTCGTCAACCGCTCCTCTAATAACTTTACTAACTGCGTCTGCCGCTGTTTTCTGATTATCGATAACTGTCTTCTGTTGCTCTGCTATTTTAAGAACTTCTGTTGTTAGACTTCGACGCATGAGTTCGTTAGCATTCAACTCATCCATCTTCTTCTTGACAGCATCTAAGTCATTAATCTGTTTCGCCGCTTGAACATCAAGCTCTAACTGAATACCTTCTTCTCCAAGTTGTCGGATTCTATCCTCGATAGCTGAAACAGCTTCATCCAGAGTCCCTAGACGATTTTTATCAACTCCAAGGCCAATCATAATTTCTCTTCTGGCCCCTAATACTTCATCCAAGTATCTCTGTGCTTCTTCTGTTTCTTTTAAAATAACTTGGAATGCTTCACTATATGCCTCTGATGCTTGTTTGGAAGTCATAACAAACATTTCGTTTAATGCGTCGATTTGTGAGTAAATAACATCCCTCTGAGAAGCTAACAATTTGAGGTTTGCTTCATGAGTTTTCTTAATTCTTTCCCATCTTTTGAGCATTTCTCCAAGAGTATCTGACTCATCTTTGATCCCTGTGAGTGAACCAGTTCTGAATTTTTTTCTACTTCGTTGATCAGCCTCCTCATTCTTCTTTTTTTCTAGTTCTTCTCTATTAATGGCTTCTGAAATCTTTTGACCAACAATACCGCCAATAGTAGCTCCAATCATTGTCCCCGCTGGGCCAGCCAAAGATCCAAGCAATCCACCAACAATAGCCCCACCGCCAGCGCCGACACCAGAAACAGCACTTCTTCTTAAGGAATCCCCTTTGTCAAACCCTGCACTTCTAGATCTTGAATATTCCCCCATCCCACTCATGACAGCCCCAATCACTGCCATTGGGATGGCCATCTTCATTCCTGCCATCATTTGAGAGCCTGCACCCCCTGCGCTTCCCGCTCTCATTCCAGCGCCTGCTTCTTGCCCACCTCTTCTTAGAGCGGATCTGACATATTCCGAATTTCTTCTATCTGCGATCCTTCTGCCTCTATTGGCAATTTGATCACCCCTTATTCGTCTATTGGCCCCTTGCTCAATGGTGTCTGTCCATCTTCTTGCAGACTCTTCAAAGGCATCTGCTCTACTTCTAGTTGCAGAGGCTACCGCAGAAGCGGCTCTCCCAGCCCCTCCTCTTCCTCTACCAGCAGAAGCGACACCTTCACCAGCCCTTCCTATGGCATCACTTACATCTTCTGTCTTATCTCTTATTTTTTCTAATGAATCAAGCCAAATCTCAAATCTTTTGGGCACTTTACCAATCTGACTAGCGATGCCTGTTCCCATAAGTGTGGTCAATGCTTGGAACGCACCAACAACCAGAAATACCTTTTCTGGCAGACTATTCATATATTCCAGTACTTTGGACATACCCTCTGCAATGGTTTTTATATGAGGTTCAAGAGCTTGCCCCATCTTCAATACAGCATCTGCACTTTGTTGTTGTACTTTGGCTACTGACTTATTGGTTTGTAGAAGATCTTGCTCTTTTTGGTTGGTTTCTGTAGTATATTTTAAGAGACGTTCTCTTTGTTGAGCACTCATGTTCCCATATTCACCAGCAACCGCCAATGACGTTCTTAGAACCTTCAACCTTTCTCTTGCTCCTGCGGCCTCATCTTTATCACCAGTTCTGATCTCCTCCATAACCTTACTGACTTCCATCATAGCATCTAAAGCAGGAGGATAGCTCTCAAAAACACCTAACAAATCTTGAGCGACTTCTTTGGCAACTTTTACATTAGGTCCGAACTGTGTTTGAAGGATCTTCGCGAATTGAGCTATCTGTTGAACAGTAGGAGTCATTCCAACATAACCAGAAGCAACACTTTGAGCAAAATCAACGAATTCTTTTTTGGAGAAACTTGTCTCTTTGCTGACATATCGCATGGTGTCGGCCATATTTTTATTGCCAACCCCGAATACTTTATATGTCCTTTCCAAATCATAAAGAGACTGGTTGTACTCAAGAACACTATTCATTGCATTCCCGATAGAGAATGTCTGAGCGCCAAATGCTCCAAGGAATTTATTAAACTCCGCGCCAGCGGCCCTCATTGCACTTTGCATTTTGTGAAGTGCTTTTATGTTGTCTTTAATTTTCTCAGAATAAGTTCTAGATTCTTTGGCTATTTTTTCTTTTGCTAAGGCATGCCTTTTTTCTTCAATCCTTGCTTCTTTGGTTTTCTTAATGCTTTCTTTGATAGCATTGAGTTCTTTTATAATACTTTCCCGACTTCTATCAGTGAGTTGGCTATTTCTTCCTTTTTCTTCAGCCTCTTTTCTTATAGCTTTGATAGCTTTGTCAATATTACCAGACATACGTCCGTAACTAATCAAAGTGTCTTCAACAGTCTTGTGTAATTCATTTTGAGCTTCGGCACTTTTCTTGGATTGAGATCTAATAGACTCCAGGGCTTCTTTGTATTTTTTGAAAGCACTATCTACATCTTTTACGGACTTGATGAAGTCTTTGAGTTTATCTTCACTCATACCGAGAGATTTTGCAAAATCCTTAAGATTTTTTTCGGCCTCTTTAGTGTTTAAGGAAAGACTGGCGGCTCTTTTAAGAGCTTCAATAAAGTTATTCAACTGAGTCATTTGCTCAGGAGTAACAACCAAATCTTCTATAAAATCTCGTGAAATGTCTGCCATTTATTAAACCGTACTTTTTTCCAAAATACCTTGCTCTAATTTTGCCAATAAGAGTGATACTGATAATATGTATCCTGCATGGACGATAGAATTCTCACTAAATTCCATCATTACATTTGGAGGTTCTTCTGTTTCTGGGATTTCAGGATATCCCATATCCCCAAACTCACCTTTTGCTTTATTGTAAGCATCATAATCCAGTTTTGTTCGTTCGTATTCCATCTCAGAATCTGTCTTTGAAAAGGTTGACAAGTCTAAATTCTCAAGAATCTCTCTTCTGGCATTATTAAATGCCCCAACAAGCCCCCCTTTGTTTAGATAAGTTCCACTAATAACACCATTGTATATCTTGTAAACTACTTGATCGACTTTATTCAAACGTGGTATATAAGGTAACGCATTCAGCATTTCCGCATAATCAGAGAGTTCGTTCGATCTTATCAATGCTTTTGTTTTGTCCCAATATTCTTGGTCTCCTAATGCACCTAGAATCTCGTTTGAGAAATGATGCAGGAAGAAACTAAATGTGTTATGAAGTCTTTCTCTTCTTTCTTTCTCTCTCTTGCCCTTCTCTTTTTGTAAGAATTCTTTAGCTCCCCAATGACTTTCTAAATCTTTTGTCTCTTGAACATATTTGCTTTCATAAGCATTTACCATTTTTCCCATAGACGTTGCTATGGCATTCTCTTCTGCTTCTGAAGATTCGACTGAGTCAAATGCTGATAGATATGTTGCGTAATTAGATAGATATTCGCGATATTGCCCTCTAGCTAATAATGTAGACAATGTTTTATAAATGAAGGGATATTGCCTGAATTTTGCCGTGTTATTCATTAATGAACCCAACACACTAGAATAAAATTCTGAGACATTGTCAGATCGAGGGTTCGGTCTTCTAGAGAAAGATTTCCCTGCATTTTCAAAAAGGTAAACTAAAGCTTGAGGGACTTCTTTGACAGACAACTCTCTTGTAGGAAACGTCTTTACAAAGTCATGGAAATCTTTTTCTTGACCTTCTGCCAATTTGAGAAAAAGATCTTCAATTTTCTTATTCTTGGAGGTACAAGCTAACTTATTTAGGTCCTGGAGTAATTCATAGGGGATCATAACACAACACCGACAAAAGATTATTTAATCTTTTATTCAAATAAATGAATCACAAGACCTTTAGAAAAGTCCGTTGCCAGCGATTTTTTCAGATACCTTTGCTCTCAAAGCCTTGACAATTTTCGGATGTAGTTGAGCCATATCTGTAAGTGGTCTCTCCATAGTCCATGATCTAACCAATGTCATGAGCCTAACATTTTCAAGCTCTATGAAGTCAGCAAATTGAGCATCTTCAATACTTTGAATGGGCCTGGAGTTCATGATATACTCAGTGTCTTTTTGACTAGGGTATTTAAAAGTCATATTGAAAGAATGAGTTTTCTTGTCAGTACCTTCATACTCTTCGTCAAAATCTTTGATCACTGGTTCTCTTAGATCATCAAGATAATACTCAACATCTATCTCGAAAGTGTCACTTTCTGTAATGAAGATGTCGTCATTGTTATCAACCTTAGGCTTTTCAACTTTTGGCTTTTCGGCCTTAACTTCCTCGACCTTTGGTTCTTCAACCTTTGGTTCTTCAACTTTAACTTCCTCAACCTTTGGTTCTTCAACCTTTGGCTTTTCAACTGTAGGTTTTTGCTCGTCCATTTTTTTCTTTCCTTTTTGTCTTCTGCGCCTTCTCATATTTCTCTCATCATTTTTGTTCCAGGCTTCATTGTTGACCTGGCCTCAGATTTGAATTTTTGTGCTTGCGCCTTAGCGTCCAATGCGGCATTCTTTACCCTTTTCATGTAATTATGTTTTTGAATCCATTTATAAGGTAAAGATGCAATATACGTGGGAGTCCAGCCATATTCTTCAATAAAGCTGAGTTCCACAAGGTCTCTCATAATATCAGGATCTACAGCAGTTGTTATGGACCCCGTGCTCATAAAATAGCCTAACAACTGCTCATCTATTTTTTTTCCTCTTCCTCGCTCAAATAAGTTATCTCATCATAGGCGTTGAGGATAGTTTCGGCAATCTCTGGAGCCAAACTTTTAATAGATTTCTCTGTCACTCTAACAGGGACTTGATTACCTTTGTTGTCGGTTGCTGTCGCATCCCAACTATGAATCAATTGGACAAGTCGGTTCTCTTTGTATAACTTATAATTGAATCGACGGTTTCCTTCCCCGTCCAATTCAATCCCACCTTCTTGTAAGTCATTGTAAAGCCCCCAAGTCAACTGTTTCATTTTAACAGTAATCTTCTTCAGCTTTTCCTTATCTTCATCTGTTAGGTCTTCAGAAGTTTTGAACTCTTGTTCTGAGTAGGATTGATAATGCAGTCCTATTTTTTTGTAGTAGATAATGACATCTACTGTGCTGTCTTCTTTGATAAACATAGCACAACTTTCTCCTATTGTTATGTGTTGGTATTATACAGAAAAAAGCCCTCTAAAAGATAGAGGGCTAGAAATAGAAGGTGGTCCCTTTTTATTAAAGGGACCTTGATAAATTGTGCAAATGAGTAACTTGGTATTATGGGGAAGCAGAAAGATCCCAAGGGAATCCAGTCTGATGGGTAACTCCCGTAAATCCAACTGTTGAAATGACAGGACCCGTATTCAAGGTAGGTTCTACCCTGTGGAATCTAACTTTCATTTCGGTTGTTGAAGATCCACCCGTACAATTACTGCTCAATCCAAACTGGAGGGTATGTACTCCGTCTGCACAATAATCTTCGAATGTTTCAGCCCCGTTAAAGTCTGGTGCATTGTAAACAGAAAGCGTTCCAGAGATCTGTCTGATACCAGGAACAATATCGAATGGGAACAAGTCAGCTTGACCCAAACCATATACTGTTTCAATGTTGTTGTTCACGGTGAATTCGAAATTACTGAATTTAATATCAGTCAAAACGGCAGGGATGTCGTTATTTACTGGGTCAGTTGCACCGCCAGCAATGATTGTGACGTTGACTTTATCCCAAGTAAGCAACTTTTCCGCATCAGTGAAGTGAGGTGGAGGATTGGAACCAAACGCATTTGCGCTTGTACCAATAACATCCAAAGAAAACTGAGCAACTTCACCAGCCGCTACTGAAAAATTGAAAGTATTTACAAAGAGGTTTTCAAACAATCTGTCTCTGCTACAGAAGTAATAAAGCTGGATATCTTTAGTACTGAGACCACCACAAGCATCGCCTGCGTCATCTCTACCAGCGGCCCATTGGATCACGCTGTCTGTTCCAGATAGAAATGTTTCGGTGACGGGTCCGCTAATGCTTCCGCCAACCTCGATTTTACCGTATACGTAGGCATCCCTGTCCCAGTCACCTGAAACAAGGTCGGGTGCCTCGATTTCTTGTCTTGCAGTGATATTAGCATCGGAGAATCGGAGTTGAGTACCACCGATATCTGCAATACCTCTATAACCTGCATTTACTAAACCATTAGCTCCTATTGACATATCATTTATCTCCTTCTTGTCGCAATTGATTTAAGGTTTCTCCCTAAATCTGCACCAATATTAATTATATTCTCTAACTTTTTACAAAATCCCTTTGTTACGATACTAAAATGCCATAGGTGCCCTGTACGACACTCCACTGCTGTATAAATCGGCGGCGTGACCATTGACATAATCGTACAAATAGTCCTCTATCATATCATTAATATCTGTATACGCAGAGGCCGTATCGGTTCTTCTCTGCTTAACACCATTCAAGACCAATTCATCCAAACTCATAACCAAAAGTTCAGGAAGATTAACTCCATCAGTATCTCTTGCGCTTGTTCTAATCCTGAAGTAATAGCTTACCTCAGAAATAAAAGTACCAGCACTTTGTGCGAGAATATTACCTAAGAAATCAACATTAATCGTTCTGGTGTTGTTAGCTGTCTCATCATATATTCTAAATGTGGCCATTCTCTTTCCTCCTTAAGCAGACGAACTGCTTGACTCAGATTGAGAACTCATACTCTGAGAACTCATACTCTGAGAACTATCACTTTGAGAACTATCAGACTGAGAACTCATACTCTGAGAGCTACTAGATTCACTTTGTGAACTTTCAGATTTTGAACTCATACTCTGCGAACTCATACTCTGCGAACTCATGCTTTGAGTACTTGAGCTATTACTTTGTGAGCTTCCAGATACTCCACCAGAACTACTTGAACTTTCTGAGTAATTTTCAGATGAAGTCGAGCTTTCTGATTGACTGGATGAACTATCACTTGAAGACTGACCATATTCTGCTTGATCAACAAAATATTCAATCCAACCATTAACCAACTCTGTGAAGTCAGCGGCAGGTGAGGAGGCTCCAGGAGCCACATCAGCCAAATCTTTAATTAAATAGGTAGGAAACGTAGATCCATCAACCTTCCTGATACTCGTAGATATAAGAAGATATGAATCTCTCGTCATCAAACCATCAGACAATATGGCAGTCTGCAAATTTACAGATACTGTCGAAGTACTGCCATCTTCTTCATGAAATATTTGAACAGTTGCCATGTTTACAACCCCTAAATATAAAGTTTTAAGTCTTATTCTATATCAAATTGCCGAAACCCTTTCAACAATTTGTTATTTTTCCCCTTTAATCACTTGAGCTAGAACATTCGCAATCATCGTCAGGATCAAAGCAAATAACCTTACGATCATGCTGTGGAAATTCAAGTTCGTTGACTTCCTTACCGAACCAACTAAGTTCTGATGCCCTAAGGACTGCGCTACCCTTTTGCTTAACCCCAAATGTGACATTGTCTACACGGGCATCATAATAATATCTCTTCATCCTGATTGCTACAGCAAATTCAGACAAAGAAAAATCTGCTTCAAATTCATGATCAACTTCCAAACGGATCTCACAATCTATGATATCCCTGTTGATAATCTCGTATCGAGAACACCTTGGAGTCTCATTATCTTGAAAAGAATAATTCTGACTTTCTGTAGTAATGACAAAGTTCTCTCGATTCTCTTCTGTATCACATACATAAAAGTAAACGTCACCCTCCGATACTGGCCTAGTCATAGGTGCTTGATAATCATTTATGTTAATGTGCAAACTATAATTGAGTACATCATATACTGCTTTTGAATATTTACTGAGGATTCTCATGCCCTCTTCCGTTTCAACTGATTGCCCATAAACAGTAACTGTTATTCTGGACTCTTCTGATAATCCACCTTGAAGGTAAATCCATTCATTCGAAATACTGACAGGTTCAACAGTAATTGCTACAGCATCTGTTGGAATAACTTCTCTATCCCCAAAAAGAACATTCTCTTCATAAAGAGGATCATGACCTATTGTCTTCTGTATAAAAGCTCCATCAGAAACCAACCAATTATCGATAACATCAGTTGTTAACGTAATCGTTGTCGTATCAACAATCTCTTTAATAACCGCATACTCAAATCTTTGATAATGAGGAGATGTTTCGTCATTGTAACCATAGTCAATAAGAACTATCTCTTGATTAGGATGGAAGTGAAAAGAGTTCTCTACACTAAGAGTAGTATCGCCAGTTGTCGCATCTGTTGTTAACTTAGTTTTGGCGATCAATTCTTCTTTGATCAAATCAATTATAGCATCAACTACTCCAGTAATTTCCATTATCCAGAATATCCCGTTTTTATATCGCGATACCAATCGCCAAGTCGCAATTCCATATCACCACTTTTCTCTTTTTCAATCTCTTCCATGTTTTTTCTAAGTCTAGACATTGGTTTCAAACGCCCCTGATCCAATGTATCAAAAGATCCATTGACACAAGATTTGTAAATTTCCATTTTTCTAGCATATCTAGCGAATCTGTTCTTTATCCTCATGGAGACTCCCTTCCAAATTGAATATCATCAGTAGGTGTTTTGTAAGAATCAAATAAACTATGTCTTGCGAATCTCTTGCCAACATGTTCTTGACCCATCAAGATCACATTTCCAGTAATAATACTGTCCATAGAAAACATAGCAAGCTTTCTTTGCTCTGTTCCGTACTGAGAGACATCTGGAGACTGTTCTGCGGCAAATAGGCGGTCATACGCATACGATACGGCCAATCTAGCTGTAACCAAAGGAATAGGATCTGGATATTCCAATATGCTGATTAAACTATCAGCGTCATAACTGGAAGTAACTGAGTTCAGAATCAATTGATCTAAATTAGGAATTGATTCAATAACCGCTTCTTCATAATCACATTCACTTTGAAGTCTAACTAACTGACCTTTGGCGAATGGCCCAGTATCATGAACTGAAACTTTTACATTTGTTCCAGAAGAAACATTATTGAGGATCTCTGTTTCATGGATTTTGATTCGCCTCAATGGACATACATATATTGGGCGAAGTCTTGCGTCAACTTCCTGTTGGGCAAACTTAATGAATTCGCAAATCTGATCTGGAGTAAATTTACTCCTATTTGTATTATCACATTTGCCAGGAACAGGAGTTCCTATGTTTCTGTCGCCAACTGTAACATTCTCAGGTAGTAATGTGATGGCATTTTGAACTGTACAATACATACTTCACTCCAAAAAAAAGCACTCTTGTTATTTATTTCAATAACAGGAGTGCTTTTCCCTATGGAGCTAGGTCTATAGTTTTATAGATCGTACAGATAATCCCCGATATTTATGAACTCAAAAGCTACATCATTTACTCTGTTCACTTTATCGGTTGTTTCTGAATTCCTTTCACTACATTCACAAATTCCATCATACCAAGGAAAAGTACATTGCGTACATAATCCATTCGCTTTTGCCCAAGCGATATGATCTTTAAGATACTTTCGTTTCTCTTTCCGTTCTTGTTTAGTCATTATTTGTTTTTCTTTTGGAAATCTGCTTGCGCTCTAATGCAAGAACCCTGAGAAACAGAATAAAATGGACTTTTGGAATGCCTTACTTGCCAGACATCAAATGGAAACTCAGAATCGTCCAAGCATTCCTTAAACATCTTACAATATCCCTTAGGCATCGAAGTCCCCCCAGAAATTACAATTTCAATTTCACCATCAATCTCTGCGTCTTTGGACCTAAATTCCTGAGACATATGATGGATAATACGATTGATTGTCTCTTGGTAGTAAATTCTTAAAGCCGCGAGAACTCTATCACTCATATCAAATGATCCAAGATCAAGTTTCTTTTCTTTTTGCTTCAGAACTTTACTTGGAGCTACTCCTGTTACTTTTGACGCTTGTTCGTCAATATAATCTCCACTCTTCGTAATTGAGAATGTGTTTAGACTCATTCCTTTCAAGCAAAGAGCAACATTTGTCATTCCACCTCCGCAACTAATTGCAACGCCAGTCAAAGGCATTTCACCGTCATCAGTTTTAGCAATAGGAGCGCAGTCATAGGCAACGGCCATACCTTCATTTACAGGTTTGGCATCATATCCCATTTGATCAAAGAAACTTTTAAGAACCATTTCGTGGAATCTGTTGTCCATATCTCGATCAAGAGGATTGGCAGGAACTGAGAACCTAAGTGGTTCGTTATCTACAATTGGTTCTCCAACAACAGCTTTGATAATGTAGAACAACAACTCAGAGGATTCTTTAAGATTTGGATTAAGAATACCATCTTTCATTGGTCGAACAACTTCACCTTTACCAATTGCATTTACAAGTCTCAAAGCGTCTTCGCCAACGATATAATATTTCTTTCCGACTTTTACATAAAGATAGTCACTTCTATCCAAAAGATCGACAGCTTCTTCTGAAACGTCCAGTGGATAAAGCATATCTCTATGGAATCTGTTGACAAAAGTTCCATCTTCGGTTTGTCTTGCTACAACGATGTTGCTTGTTCCAACATCAACACCTACTCCAGGCTTGTACTTCTTTTTACCAGCCTTTTTCTCAACGGGAGTCTCATCTACATCAAGTATATCATCGCTCATTTTTAGTCCTCCAGATCAGTTAGTAAATCGATTGTATTGTTAGTCTGATCATTATCTTTCTTTGTTTCTTTGACTCCACCCAAATCATCAAAGTTAGATGATTTATCACCTCTTTGTATCGTCATTGTTTTTGCCAATTGGTCCATTGAGGAAGTGTCATCAAATTCATCTTCTTCTTTGGAAGAATCCTTATATATTATACCAGAATTCTTGGGTAAATCTATACCTTGGGACACTTTATTTGCTATTAAATTAGCCAAAGCTTCGAGGTCAACATTATTGCCCTGTTGATCTTCTTTTGGCAGTTCCGCTGGTTTAGACCTTTTTCTATAATCAGCCATTAGAATATCTTTGTTTGTGGTAGTGGGGATTGTTTCTGTTTTTTCTGCCAACCACCAAAATCAAAAATATTTAGGTGATTGCATTTCTTGTTTCTACACTGGAACGAAAGTGTTTTTTGTTTAAAATCAAATTCTAGGCAAAGGTCATCATCTTTTTGCATAAAAAGATTTGTACAAGCTTCGCATCTACAAGCAATTTGCATAAGGCATCTCCTTTTGGAGATATTATACAAATTTTACCAAGCCCCTTCGATACCAACATTCTCTTCTTCAGATGGTGTTTGATTTTCAGATGGTGTTTGATTTTCAGATGGTGTTTGATTTTCAGATGGTGTTTGATTTTGAGGGGGAGGTTGCTGTTGTTGTGGGTTCCAATAGTGATCATTAAGATATTTTTCAACAATATTGACCGATCTTTCTAATGTTTCAATCGATCCTTGATTAAATGTAGAAGGATCTTTGCCCAAATAACTCTTTAACACATTCATATGAGATTTAAAATTCCCACTTTCCCCTGCTGAAATCTTTTTTAAGTTAAAAATATGTCGATTTCCCTGAGCTTGATTTCCCTGAGCTTGGGTCAATGTTTTTAATAAAGCAACATATTCTTTTAAATCGTTAAATGATTCTTGAGTTACTTCATTTATACGATTTGGATCTCCCAATATATCAACAACTTGTTGGGCAGATTGTCTTCGTGCAATTAGCTCATTATTTCCAGCCATTTGATTAGATCGTTGCTGTTGTTGTTGTTTAAATTCATTTAATTTAGCAATCACACCATTTCTGAAGTAATCTAGATTATTCTGGAATTCCTGAGAATTTACATCACCAAATATGTTGAGATTTTCTTGTACGATAGCATCCCCAAGAGTAAAATCGTTAGTCATATAATCTATCGCATCATCTGCACTATAACGTGGCATTACTTTTATATCTGTCGTAAACTCATTAAAAGATCTCATTATTAAATGATCTAAATTCTCGTCAATTATTCGTATAGGTGGCTGTTCTTCAGCAGTCTGCTCTTCAGCAGTCTGCTCTTCAGCAGTTTCTGCACCTTCTGTCACAACAGTAGCTCCATTATTGATCGCGGTAAAATATGAAAATAGCTTCTGAATTTCATTAAGGTCAAGATTCTGATAGCTACCCATTTTCTTAATAAGATTCTGCAACTCTGTAGTCAATTCTACTGTCTGACCGTTTTCAGCGGCCTCAACAATTCTTCTAATGGCACTGGCCGTTTGTTGGTTTGTTAATTTTTCACTGAGTTTATTTAAATAAGAAAGGACATAGCTTGCCTGCTGTTGATCAACACTCATCGTTGGGTTCTCTTCCAACGTTTCAAGTAGTCTTGTACAATTTGCTTGTTGAGCTAGGGTAACATTTTCTGAAAGAACTTCAGCAGGAATACCACTTTCTTCTGGTTCAGTCTCAGATTCTGGTTCAGGTTCTGTCTCAACTGACTCAGGAATAGTATCTAAGAATCTCAAAATAGCATCTGCTTGAGACTTGGTGATCTTTGTAAATTCCCCTCTTATGAAATCATCTAACCCTGCTACAGTTGAATCAGGAGTGTCTACTGGAGTTGTGCCAGTTGATCCAGATTCTTCTCCTCCCTCAGGAGCGGTAGGAGCAGTAGGAGTTGTGCCAGTAGATTCATTTCCTCCTGTTCCAGGAGTTGTGCCAGTAATCTCAGGAGCCGCAATTTTCTCTAACATTTCATTTGAAGACGCAACATTAGGCATTATTCTTGTACCAGTAGGAGTAGATATTTGTTCAGGAGCCGCAGTGCCTCCAGGCAATGCGACTGGCATATCTGCTCCATCAACAGGTTCCGCTATAGGTATCGGATTATCAATAGTGTGTTTGATTTGTCCAAGGATCTTCTTGCAAAGCTCAATATTGGCCGCATTCATTCCTGTAACATTTGCACGATTGTTTTCCAAATCTGTCAATGCCGCTCTTATAGATGTTTCATCTGAACCGATTAGTTGTGCGATGTAATTCATGGTATTCTGGTCAGATCCAGACTCTTCTTCAACTTCTTCAGTACCTTCGGTTTCTTCAGCGCCTTCAGCACCTTCGGTTTCTTCTCTTTCCCCGCCAAATGTTTCCGCAAAATTCTCTCCCATCAATTCTTTGGTAAAATTGGTATTGAGAATCTTCTGAGCACTTGCTAACATAGCGTCTGCTTGTTGTTTTAGCTCTTGGATCTTTAATTCATATTCTTCGCCACCATCTCTTCCATGCCATTCTCCTTCAAGGATACCTGCATCTCTAACATATCTACCAAAGAAATCAACAAGATTTTCCCAAGATCGTTTCAACCAATCAAGGTCTTCTGTGAATTGTTGATCAACATCCTCTTTATGCCATTGTTCGCCCTTCTGTTCACCTGGATCAACCAGTTGATAACCTTCTGGGACACCCTGCTTCCCTGTCAAGTTATCCCATGCCCCTCTAAGACGATCTCCGAGGCCCTGTGCGGTTCGAACGAACACTCTCGACTCTTGATTCAACTTAGCATGTCTAAGCAGAATATTAATCTCCTTAGCGTCATAATAGGCTTGAGGATTGTTGTCTCTTAGATTCTTAGCATATGAAATGAGTTTCTCAGGTAAAAGTCCATAACCTTCAAGATTGGAAGAAAGACGAATTATGTCTTTTATATAAGCACTAGAAGGGACGAGGCTCTGCATGCCACCCATATTGGCCATGTATGCTTCAGCACTATTTAATGTTTGCTCATAAATTACCCGAGCGGCATCGGCATTCTGATTCAACTGTTGAGCATTATTTTGAATTTCTTCTGTCTGAGTCATCAAAGTATTAACAATATTTTGGAAGATTACTCTGTGCTGTTCTGTCATCATCTGAGCTTGAGGATATCTTTTCATGAAATCTGTTAATGTTTGGTCAACATTCAATGAGAAATCATTCAAGCCTGTTTGCATTTCTTCCAATGCGTTATAAATATCTGTATTTTCTTGAATTGCCGCATCAATTTCACTAGATGGATCTGGCAAATTGGGCTGTTGAGCTATTTTTTTAATTTTCATATTTTTGTTCGCCTTCTTCCACTTTAAATTCTTGTATCTTGGCGGCAACTTGGTTTTAGCCTTATATCTTGCCTTAAACTCTTCGTCTTTAACGCCATAATGGTCAATCAATTCCATAATCCGTCCAATCTCTGCACAAAGTAATTGAACTTCTCTTGGATTTGTATAAACCTTTGTTAACTCTTCAGATGAAGGAAGTTGTCTAATTCTCTCATTAATGGTATCAAGTGCGTCCGTTTCAACAAAAGCCAATCCAGACATCTTCAGTCCATGAATAATGGACATCATATCTTGTAAATCGATGTTTTGAATTGGCTCCATCTCAATTCTCCTTTTATGGAAGTCTTGGGATCGAAGGAACGTTTACCATGCGAATTTTGCCAACTGAAGCGGCTTGAGGTCTGTCACTTACAATCTCTTCAATTGGTTCTTCATCTAACTCTTCGTCGTCTTCCACAACTTCGTCTTCAATAGCTTCTAACTGTCTTTTGGACTTAATACCGTCTGCGGCCATTGCCAAAAGGACTTCTGCCATTTCATCAAGTTTGTCATAGAATACTTCTAGTTGTTGTTTTCTATCAGCCAAATCCTGAGCATCGATACAAGTCTGAACTTTGTCTTGGAAATCTCCCAACTCTTTCATAAGAGTCAAGACAGCGCTAGTACCCGCACCTTTTTTCTTCTTGCTTTCAGATCCAGCGATTGTGATAATATTACTGTTCATATTATTCTCCATACTAAATAATCATTTAGATTTTTTCTCAAAAATGCAAAGCCATCCCTTCAAATTTCGATGAACTCTCCACAATTCTGACAGATTATAACGACATAACTGTCTTCGTCATCAGAGACTTCGTCATCAGAGACTTCCTCTCTAACAACTTCTCTTCCACAATATGGGCATCCGTCTTTTACCCAGTTATCATCTTCCATTAGTTACCACTCTTATAGAGGTATCTAAACCACCTACTCCTACCTCCAGGTAATGTGTATTCAGGAGTAACTGCAATAGCAATCCCTGGCAATCTCTTGGACTTCACATTCTCTGCAAACTTCTCCCAAGTATCTTTATAATCAGCATAAAGATCTTTGAAAGTTTGTTGAGCCGCTCTGGCGGCTTCTTCAGAGTTAATGTTGTCTGGACCACCAAAAATCAACATAACTTCTTGGAAATTCAATCCAAAAACGAGTCGTCTTAATGCAAGTATAGCCGCCCACAACAAGATTCCAGCATCCCACTCTAATGGAGCTTGCTCTAAATTAGCATAATTCTGACTAGCAGGAGGAACGCTGTTCATCATCTGCAATCCAAATTTAAGGAACGACAATAGTTCTTCCTCACTAAAATATGCCATACTGTAGCAAACGTTAATATAGTCCTCTGGGGCCATTAGACGATCAAGATAAATCTTCCCTTTATAGTCAGCATGCCAACCATCATCCACAATTCTCGTATTATTCAAACGAACAATTGGTCTAGGATCTTGATTCCAGTTACGATTCATATTGTAAATACCAAAATCAAAGATGGTTGAGAACTTACTTGTCTTTTTGGTTACATCTGTAAAATTAATCGATTGAGAACCACATCCTTCAACTAAAGTCAGTTTGCCAGAAGATTGTGGGTCTCCTGTTCCTACAGTTGTTAGGATACTCGTTGGGACATAAGTTTGATCAGAATCATGATGAAGTCCCTGAGATGTTGAGGATGAAGTTGTTGTTGAGCTTGAGTCTAAACTAGAAGAACTACTAGATGTACTTGTGCTACTAGAACCGCTGGAATTACTTTGAGAGTTTGAGCTACTGGAATCGATGCTTGAAGAACTACTAGAGTCAGTTGACGAAGAAGATTCATTATATAAATCCTGGTGAACGGTATACTTTTGTCCATTGTGGAAGTATATATCTCCAGCCTGAGCATGATAGTTATTGCCATCCAACTCAAAATAATAGAAATGCTTTCTTCTTTTTTGCTGATTCTCTTGACGGATTCTTCTGCCTTGTTCCCAATAAACAGGAATGTGTTGGGCTTCATATATGAAGTCATTGTTCAGATCTAATAACAACTGCCTAGCTCTGTTTGATGTCTTAATCGAAAGCCCTTTGCTTAAAAAGTTGATATAAGAATTCAAAGAGAAAACACTAAATACATTTGTAATTTCTTGTACGCTGTCGTTCCCACTCCATTGAAAAGTCCATTTGTCATAATACTCTCCTAATGGGAGGTTTGCAGGAACATACCAGTCTACATAGTAAATACCTGTTGCCTCTAATTGAGCAGAAGCAACATCAAGTACTGTAACACCATCAGTGTCGATAATTTCTACCATTGGTTGCCCAGATGGGTTGGCCAAAAGCCCATCGCTAATAAAGCGGGTATGCAACCTGACAATCTCATTCTGTAGTGCATTAGTTCTTGACTGAACGGACATACTTAGTCTTCCTTATCGTTTAACTTTTTTCTTTCTTGGTTTTTGACTTTTTTGACACAACGCTCATATTTTTCAGGATCTTTGTCCTTATCGACTGTAGTGTGGCAAACTGCCCAAGGATTGTACTCAAAACTTTCAGCTTCTTCAGTTGACTTTTTCTTGGCGGTACAAACACTACATTGTCCAGCATCGCTCTCTTTCTTCTTTTTGCCTTTTCTTTTTCTTTTGGCGACATGTTGTGGGTCTTCTTTCTCAAGAAAAATTTGAGAATCGAGCTTACCTGATGGATTCTTGCCATGAGGTTGGTTCATGATCTTCCCAGGTTTACAAATTTTGATAATCCTGCCCTTACCACTCGCCAATGGGTAGTCTTCTACTCTTGGTGGAACATAAGATGCAAACTTATCTCTTATTGTTTTGAGTTTTTCAAGTAGGTTGGTGTATTTTTTGTCATACTCTTCCCAATGTTGGACGAACTTATCATCAACACCTCTCATCTCTTCCATTTCCTCATCAAGTCCTTCAGTCTCCTCACCAATACTTCTTTCAAGAAGTTTAATGAATTGATTCATGTCAACAAGTTTACTTGAGAAAAGGTCATAAAGATCTTTGTCGAATTTGTCCCCCATACTACTTTGAGAATGCCAAAGTCGATGATTATCTAGGAACAGAGCTTCTTCAAGAGGCTTCCCACTCAAAAGCTTGTAATAAATTCTTCTTGCAAGATAATCAGAACTTTCTGGTGCTTCATGAGAGAAGCCATTGAAGTATTCAGATTCTTGGGCTGTTTCAACAAATAACTTAATCAATTTGGTCATTTCTTCGTAAGACACAAACCTTTCCTGACTATTAACCCAATTCTTGATAGTTCCTTCATCTACATACAAGTCACATTTTGGGCAATATCTCCCCTTCTCGTAACCATCACCCTCAGGGGTTTTCTTTTTAACCCAATAGGATTTATGATCAAGTATATTGCATCCAGAATCTTGTGCAGTTCTAATTAGCCTCATTCCTGCACCTCTTAAGATAGAATTTCTTGATAATCAACTGAGTAGTTGACAGTTAGCCCAGCCGTGTTGGTTTCAATCTTTATCGCTTCGTCCAAAGAAAGAAGGTGAGGGTCACTATTGTAATGAGACAAATCAGTATTGGCAGTTTCATCAATTATTGCCGTTTCTGCATCCAAGCCAGGAACCGCAGTATCACTTGTGATTGATGCGGCGAAGCTTGTGTTCTCATTAAGTCCGAAAAGATGTCCAGCTATACTATACTGATCTGGCAAAGTTCCGTGCTCGTTAAACTCCAAATATTTAATTGTTCCTGAGCTAGGGGTAACTGTATATTCCCCAGTTGCGGCATCATATGCTACTGTAAAAGTCAAGCCCAATGCACTAAATGCTGAATTAGCATCCATTTGAGTTTCGAGTTCAGTTGCAAGTTCAGTACCTGTGTAGAATCCAGTGTCTAATGTGATCTTCTGAGGTAACGTTTGAGGTGTCTGGAACCAAAGAAAATCATTTAAGTTTTCAAGAACGCTCCTGCCACCAATAATACTTGCAGAATAATCTTTTGCGTTAGCATTGCTGAAGGCAAACTTAATGCCAACCACTTTCCAGTCGAGATTAGGAGAAAGTACTGTATCAATAGCTGAAGCAGTAATATCAGCAACACCTTTGAGACTTTTTACGGTATCTTTCTTAGTTATCGCATCGACAGGAGTTGGCAAAGCTCTGAACACTCTATTAGGATAATATTTTATGGCCATTATATACTCCTTAGGTTAAATGAAAATAATGTTCGGTATATATTTCAAGAGATCACCCCCTTTACCCTTCTAGATATTATAAAAGAAAACCCCTCCTACGAATGCAGGAGGGGTTCCTATCTTACGCCAGTGGAAATCCTTTAAAGTATTGCTCACCTTGTTCTTTGGTCATCGGATAGAAGGCTACAGCAGTCCAGCCGAATTCTTCGGGATAGTAAGTGTCATAGAAGAAGCGCATTTTTACGCCATCTTCTTTGGCTTTCTCAACAATGAATTCGGCTCTTCTTTTCTTAGCCTGAACCATGACCAAAGTCTGATCATAATTCACCCATTGTCCCATCCCTTCGTCCTATCCGTAGTCAAAGGTCAGCTTAGCCAAAGCATGAGCACCTTGGACTTTTCGCTGATCTCGACTAAGTTCAGATTTCGTCAATACAAAAACACACGTATCCATCTTAGTCCTCCAATCCAGGAATGGTTAAATTGTAGTCAGACAGGATCTTCTTAAGCTCTCGAACGGCGAAAGAGTTTTCCCATCGTTCTCCACTAAAATCCGTAAGGAATTCCTGGTCAGACTCATAAGAGCCAGTATGGGGGCGATTATGGCGAAGACGATTGTGGATGATATGACAAACAGTGATCCATCCACTACCAGCATAACGATGCTTTTCAAAACCTTTTTTGAAATCTTCGCGTTGTTCTTTGGAGGATTCGTACTTACCATCGTTCTCAGTAATGTATCCAACGATACAACCTTTGAGATAATCGATAGCTTTTCTTTGGGCGAGTTCTTCTTCGGACAGGATTGGTTGTTCTTTAACTTCAGTAGTCATTTTTAGTTCTCCTTAATTTGATTTGACTATCTTTCATTACTTCTTTTGAACGAAAACGATAACCAACTCAAGGAGGACCTCGAATTACCTACGTGAAACCTTTAATTGTAAGAACCTATGTCATACCTTATCCTTTTTTTTGGTGCCCCTGCTGGGACTCGAACCCAGATTAGCAAGGTTAGAGCTTGCCGCTTTTGCCTTTAAGCTACAGAAGCATCTTCTACAGCCTATTATAACTCATGATTACTTGTTGTCAAACTACTTTAAGAGATTTTTTAGAATCTTCTCCTAGAGTGTCTGGAAGCAACTGTTTTGGCTCCTTTAGAGTTCCTTCTGGATTGAGTTGGAACCTGCCTGTCGCCTTCTCTAATCGCAAATTCTTCACTGGCATGAATGTCAGATGCATACTGAGTTTCCCCCGATCCATGAAAAGATCTTCTAGTGTTGCCAGACAAAGTATTAATACTTCCTCCACTGGCAGTTGCTGGTCTGGAATTTCCTCCAGCCATCCTTAACATACGCATCTCTTCAGAATCTCCAGCCAAGTCAGTCGCTTCAAGATCAAGCATGGTTGCATTTGTAACGCCTCTTTCCCCACTTACTGTCGTCCCGTGAGTATAAATGTCATCTTCAGCTTCATATCTTGAATCATAAATCTCTAAACCAGGAACATACACTTCGTTCATATCTCCCGCGTTCTTAAGTAAATGATTCGCTTCATTTGGAGAAATGATACGGATTAATTTTTGCTTGAACAAATGCCAAAGATCTCGACTACTGGCAAGCTTTCTAGCTGAAACTGTTCCAAGATTCTTAGGCATATTTAATGGAAGATCTAACCCAATATCGTTAATGGTTAAAGAAGCACAGTTCTCATTAACAACATAAGCATCCATTCCAATGGATTCCTCCATTGCCTTTCTCTCCATTAGCATTGCCTTCTCTTTCTTTACATTAATAGGGTCATCAGCGAAGATTTCAACTTGAATGTCTGATCTTTTATCCTTTGAATCTTTCACTGCTGATATCAACTCTTGATACGTCTTGATATAAGATAAGAAACTTGGATCTTGTGTTTGTTCAAACTGTCTGGGAACTTCCAACTCATCAGGAGTATAATAAGACCTATTGTTTTGACCTGGCTCTGGGGGCTGAGTCGCCGCTAATCTGTCAACAGGAGTCCTCTGTTGGTTCGAAATAGCTCCAACACCTGCCGTTTGCTGTTGATTATTGGAAAATATGTGAGAAACCGATGCATTCATCCCACCCTGGTCAATTGATGTCGGGGTGATCATAATACTAGTTTCCTTACTCATTAAATCATCAGCATTAATCTGATTATTACTATGGTCTGAGAGGATTAATGTCCCTTCTCCCTTACCAGAATTAATTGAGTCAGCAGTTAAGACAATACTTCCGCCGTTTTGTAAGATGTTTCTCATCTTTTTACTCAAACTTATTTTACACTTTAAAGCAATTTGCATAATTTTTCTCCTTAAGCTCCATTTAACTCCATGATTCTTTTATAGACATTATCTATGGCCTGATCCCAGGTGTAGAACTCTTCTAAATCTGACCTTAAATTATCAGCTTTGTCCAAAGAATCCTCGTAGTTTTCAAACACATATCTCATATGTGCTTTAGTTTCTTCAATCGCATTCCTTCCAAAATTTGGGAAGGTTTGGTCTTCATAAAAACGGCAGTGTTTTGCTAGTTTTCTCAGATGACCATTTGTTTCTGCTGTTACAAGACCGTCTGGTGCAACCATATATGCATTGCTGTCGTTTAAGAAATCTGAATGACCAGAACAATCGCTTGCAATTACGGGCATTCCACTTGCTCCAGCTTCTGCATATGGAAGTCCAAATCCCTCACCGCGAGAGATTAAAACAAAGGCATCAGCAGAACCATAGATATTGGGCATATACCTTTCTGGAATCTCGTTATCATACAAAGCGATATGAGGCAACTCATCATCACTTTTATTTATAGATTCTCTAATTCCTGCGAAATCTTTCTGGATCTGGTTTTGATCATTAAAAGCTTCTGCTCTGGATACAAGAAGTAATGTGACATTGTCATCTGCCGAAAATTCTTCCATAAATGCTTTTAGAAGTATGTCGTAACCTTTTCTATATCCCCATTTGAATACACTTAGAAAGACAAAATCATTTAACTCCTGATTGAAATCGAAATCTTTTCTGTCAGGAGTGTATCTATCCACATCAACTCCTAAAGGCATAACCAAAACTGGGGGATGAACCCCATTTTGCTTAAACATTTCTTGAGCGAATCTAGTTGGAACCCATATCTCATCAAAGAGATTAAGCTTCCCAACATAATCTGGATGCAGAGAACCAGAAGTTTCCATCATTGTGTAAAGAATTCTCCTTCCACCATGGAACATATTCAAAGGTATCGTAGCTCCAAATATTTTTGGGGCATTGTCAGCAATGGCTGTTCTACTCATTCTTCGAATTTGCTTCTCAGTTTCTTCATTCACATGAACATCTGACTCCTGAATATCAAGCTTAACTCTTAATCCTCTATTAGCAAGTCCAAATGCAAAGGCTCTATTCATTCGACTAAACCCTGCATAACTGGTGAAATGCCCGTACCAATGAACACTTGGGTTATTACTCAGGTCATAATTTATGTTGTAGGACTCTTGCACTTTTACCTCCCGTATAGGAATTTTTTTGGGCTTTATCTCTCTACTCTCTTTAACTGTGGGTTTATGACCTTTTAAAGCATCATATTCTTCAATTAAAGACACTGTTCCATTTGACCCATCCGATTCAATAACTACTGTTTGAAATTCTTGAGGGCCATCTGGATGCTTCCAACACTCAACAAAATCTGGCAGTTCAATATCTGGATCGTCATTTTCAGTATTTAGAATCTTCATCTCTGGCTTTGGCACTATGACTCTTTCACATGCCAATTCATATGCCGACTTAATTTTTGACATAAGTAGAATTTGCATACCCTTTTGTGCATTATACATATTTTCAGGGTATAATTTAGTAAACCGCATAGGAGAACAGACAATGAAAAGATGGGAAGCTGTAGGTAAAAATGATAGTGAGATCAATGAAGATGACATCAATTGGGAGTTGGTAAAAAACAGAGTCAAGTCTCTCCAATTAAACAACAATGGTCAAATCATCCGTTTGCCTGACAATATGGAATATATACAAGGGAAGACTGCCAGTGCCAATCTTATGGGTGGAAAAGTTCAGATTGAATCTAGGTATGTTGGCATAAAAGTTGGAAATAATATAGTTAAGATACGAGTGGATGAAAAAACCAACGATATTTCCATAGAGGTAGAAGATGACCCCAATTACATACCTAATCCAAAACAGGACTAGAATTCCCATCAATACTTTGGATGCAAAGTCCTTAACATTTGGTATGGTGGCTCCAAACGAAACGGCCCAAACCAATATCGTACAGCTTTATGTACCAGATGCCGCCGCAATTACCAATATTCGACTTGCATTAATCGATACTGGAGGTATAATGTTTGGATCTACTACTTTTGGAGTAGATAACAGATCGTTTATCGACAATAATGTAGTACCCGAATCATTTTTTCAAGGTGTTAGCGACAAAAGCGTAAATTCGCCTTACAATATATCAGTAGCAAACCTAAATAGATTAGCCAGTGAGTACATATATCTGAATGTGGATATCCCAATTGGTCAAACTTTTATCGCTGGAACAATAAGATATCAATGGCTTTTTGACTATGCATAGGGGTAATATGAGAGTACAAATACAACCAACAAAAGACGAACAAGAGCTTTTTGAACTATTAAGGAATACAGTTAAGAAAGTGGCCCCTGGAACTTCATTAAGAGTTGCAGGCGGGTGGGTTCGTGACAATCTTCTAGGGAAGAAGTCAAATGACATTGATTTCATGGTTGACAACATGTCTGGAGAGCAAATTGCTCGATTAATCACAAATGAGCTTGGTCTAAGTGGACCCCATGTTGTTCAAGCAAACCCAGATGCCTCCAAACATTTGGAAACCGCTGGAGCAGAAATCCCCATATCAAATGGCAAGGTGTTTGATCTTGATTTTGCCATCGCAAGACAAGAAATTTACCATGATGACTCAAGAATTCCTGAGATCAAACCAGCGACTCCAGAAGAAGACGCTTTCAGAAGGGATTTGACCATTAATTCTATGTTCTACAATATTATGACTGGAGAACTGGAAGATTTCACTGGAAGAGGAATGGAAGATCTTAAGAGTAGAACAATTAAAACTCCTGAAGACCCACTGAAAACATTCAAAGATGACCCTTTAAGAATTTTCAGAACTATTCGTTTCGCTTCAAGGTACAATGGTAATATTGACCCAGAAACACTTTCTGCTATGAATAATCCAGAATTACATAGCGAAATTAGAGAAAAAGTGTCAAAAGAGAGGATTCAAGAGGAACTCTTCAAAACAATGAAGGGACCAAATCCTCTGATGGCCATCAATTTGCTGAAAGAAACTGGCATATTCAGAGACATCATAGAAGATGCTGTCAAAGGTAGTAAATTTGAAGGAAAAATCGCTCCACTTGACATGGAGCAGAACAATCCTCATCATGAGCTAACGGTTTGGGGTCACACCCTAAAAGTTGTCGAAAATCTGTTGATGTACTATCCAGACACAGATCCTGAGAAACGTGCTATCATGATCCTAACAGCGGTTATGCATGATTTAGGGAAGCTTTATTACGACATTCATGTCGATAAGGGGGATCAAACTTCTTACTATGGACATGCAGACGCTAGTGGTGAAATTGCTGAGATGATTATGCGTTACTTGAAGTTTAATAACAAAATGATTGATCAAGTCTCCAAGATGTCAAAGCATCATATGAGAGTTCACTTGGTTGAAAATGACAAAAACTTAAGTGGCGAAGGAAAACGTTTGGCATTTTTCAGAAAATTTATTAGAAAGATGCTGGCTGAAGGTATCGATGCGATGGACATAATGAATCTTTCTATTGCTGATGCTTATAGCAAAGGTCACAAAATTGTTGATCCTTCAGTAGTTAAAAACTATCAACTTTTAAAAACTCAACTTGAGCAGGCTTTGGCTTCAATAAGTGTTGACCAAAATCAAAAGAAAGTTGTCCCAGTGTTGAATGGACGAGAAATTATGACTATTCTAAACATTAATCCTGGGTGCATGGTTGGTGATGCGACTAGATTTGTTTATGAGTTAATGGATGAGAATCCTAAAATCACCAAAGATGAGGCCGCAGAAAGATTAGTTGAAGAGTTCGCACACAAAATTGACAACGAAGAAAAAATTAGGCAAGCTTCTGCATGTCCAAAGCATCTTCTGTTTAGCAAGATTGATGAAATAAAAGAAGCGATTAATGATGAGAATTGTGACAGAGCAATTACAATTATGACCACTCTCAAGAAAGAGAATGAAGATGACGAAAGTGTATATGCAGAAATTGCGAACCGTATGCTTGATGTCTTGCTTATAGACCGTTCGAAAAGGAACTTTGAACTTCTAGGTTATGTATTTGACAAAGCAATAGATAACTTCTTTGATGTAGAAGTTTGCATACCTGTTCTTGGAATCTTGTTACTCTTAAAGACAGGTACAAAAGAAGAGCATATAGAAACATTATGTGAAAGAATGAAGAACATGGCGAATGATAAATTACAAGTCATGTTAAAGAAATTACCTGATGATGCTTATCATAAGAAATTCATAAAAAGGTTAAAGAATGGAAGATGTAACTGCAAATGAAGTCGCTTCATACGTTGAGGCATTAAATGTAGCCAATATGGATGGCGAGATAAAGAAACCAGAAGTGCTTGGAGTTTTGCAATCTCTTCCATCCCCAAATCACATCAAAAGATACTTATCAAATGAAGAAGCAAGAGTCTTGTTTGAAAGCATCCGATGGATTTGGAAAGAAACAAGTGGTAAAGATATTAGTGAGACATTTAATTTCGAGCCTGCTCCAGAATCATTGCTAGGAAATTACTGGATGCTAAGGAATGGTCTGATCTTTCATGGTATCAACCATTATGGCATCATTAAAAGAAATATGACGCTCTTTTCTAACGTCCTGAAGTTAGAGCCGTTTGTACTGCATCAGAAGCTTGCAGGCATACCACAAGACCTAATTAAGTACGTTATAGACAATGGGGGGATGAGAATCTTCGTTACGGCTGACAAAAGAGCATATTTCCAAATGAATGATCAGGTTTATGCCAATTGGGGTAGGGCCAAAGTTAAAGGACTGGACTTCGGAAACAAAGTGGTCAAACTTGTTGACCCCACTACCCGATTTGACGGTTGGAACTCTGGAATTACCTTAAAACTCTAGTTCATAAAGAACGGGTCATCATCATCGTCGTCGTCATCAAATTCTACAGGTGGCAGATCTTCCTCAGGATGTTTTCTCTTAGGTGGCAATGGTTCGTCTTTCGTTGAAGGGCCAAACAATGATGCAAGTTCTGCTTCAAAATCTACATCATCCCATATCAACTCATCAAGATCTTCTTCTGCACCAGGAGAAAGTGGGTCTGATGGATCAACTTCTGCACCATCGATAGCATCTCCAGTACCTTCATCAATGTCACCAGCATCTTTGTCTTCTTCATCTGTTTCGGTTTCCCAGAAACCAGTTTCATCCAACTGATCTTTGAATCGATTCAGAATTTCTTTCGCTTCTTCTTGATCACTAATAATATAACTTGATGCTTCGAAAAGCTCTTGTACTGGTCCAGCACCCATATATCCAACCAATCCTAATCCAACGATATCTTCTGGTTTACATTGCATGAATCTTCTGAAGTTCTCAGGACCAATCTGCATTTGCATTTGCTCATTTACCAATTCATCTGATTCTTTTAGAATGGCAATCGCCTCTTCCATCTCCAAAGGACGTTGTCCTCTGCTTGCTCTAGACTCATTGTCCAATTGGTGATCAGTTGCTTTTGAGAAAATACCCTTGGTAAGTTCCTGACAAATAATAATAAAGTTCATACCTTGAGCTACAGTGTTACCTTCATCATCATTATGACTCCAACCAGTTCCTTTTTGGCCTAACTGATCAGCCATCATCCTAACCATCTCTGGATCGATGTAATAAAAATGCTGACACATCAAATTAGAGAACTTTTCATAAAGTCCTAAGAGTTGAGGATTAATGTCATTGATCGCACCTTGGACTTCTTCCATCTCAGTTACATCAAATAATTCATTAAGTCCTGCGCCTTGAGCCAATGAATTCATGATGATGCGTTTGTTAATTTCACCTTCAAGTTCTGGAGTTATTTCAATATCTACTTCTGGGAAGTCTTCTTCACCTGAAGGACCCATCTCTTCCATATATTTGATTTCTAACTCATCCCTATCAACATTCCATTTACGAGAGATAACGTCTTTTGCGAGGTCCATCAACTGCTCTTCATTTCCTTGTTCCAAAGCTTGGATTTCTCTAAGGAGTCCAAGAATCTGCATCATAACTTGTTGAATGTTAGTGTTTACAGGGATATCCTTCTCTTCTGCAATATTCGTAATATATTCATAGTTTGCGCGAGCTAGTTCATCACCATAATGAGAAAGCACTGGATTTTGAGAAAGGATATTGTTTTGAGGAATATCTTGCCAGAAATTTCTTACACCTCTTTGTACTGAGGCATCGTAATCAGCGGCGGCGACCTTCTGTTCAAGAAGACGGATTTCGTAACCACTTATCTTTTTTTTTAACTCCGAAGTAATGGTCGGCAAGTTATCAGGGGATACTTGTGCGGCCAATGGAAGATCTTCTTCTGGTTCTTCAGCTTTAGGTTTTGGTTGTACGATAGGTTTAGGATTACGTGGTCTTCTTTTCCCAGGTTTTCCAGGCTTAGTCTTTTCTCCTGGTGTAGTTCTGGGTTTGGTTGTTGGAGCGGCTGGAGCAGGTCCTGATCTTTCGGTTGATGGAGCAGGTTCAGCTTCTCTTACCATATCTTCTGCTTGAACAACTAAATTGCCATCTTCGTCTAGCCATCCAGCTTTTTTACCAAATTCTTCCCAATCTTTTTGAGACAATTTAACGGTCTTTTTGCCATTGGCGTTTTTTATAATTTTCATAATATCAATATCCTCTAAAAACTAATTGATGTTTAATTCCAATTAAGGTAGTAATAATCCTTTTATGGATTTACTTCTAGCCCCATTCTTGCATATTCTTCTAGATTTATCGCTGGATTTGAGGCTTTGACTTTTACAAAAGTCGAATGGTCACATTCTTTCCACAAATCTTCTCTATCCTCTCCCCCTTCAAAGATTATCATATCATAATCTATGTGTGCGGGAGTCATCCACTCTCCATTATGCCAAATCTGGAAATCCACATCTGCATCTCTATATTGGTTCAACTTGTTGATATGGACTTCTGCATAAAGGAAATCTGGTGGTTTTTCAATTTTTAATGTATATTTATTATAGCCTGCTGGGACTATCCAAGGGTTTTGGAAAACAAAATACAAATCTTTTGAAACTTTTAACAAATCACCTCTTTGTTGAACCCAATTCCCCTTTTCATACCAATTCTTATTTTGAGAGAATGAAACAATTCCCCTTCTAACAACATTTTGCTTATCCTTATATGTCCCATAATATCCTGATTTAGCAATGGGACTGTAAAAAGTCAGATGACTTCCATCGGCCTCCACTTGTCTTCGAGCGTTATTAAAGGCTCTAACTTCTTCATCTTCCTCTTCTTCAATAGGATCAGCTTCTTGAGGAGCGTTCGGATCAGCTTCTTGAGGAGCGTTCGGATCAGCTTCTTGAGGAGCGTTCGGATCTATCCCTGCCAGAAGTTGAGCATTTCGTTCTCTCTCCAATAATTCAAAAAGATCATCTGGTTCATCTATGTCTGGAATTTTCATTTTTCCATCTTTCAACGCATCGTCTATTTGTTCTGGAGTTAGAGGTTTTTTATAACCTTTTATCTTCCCTTGTTTATCAAGTACTGGTTGCCTTTCTTCTTGCGTCCAGCCTATTTCTTTTAGCCTATTCTGATATTCTTTACATTCTATATAGTCTGCTCTTTGAGCCTCTTTAAGAAAAGAATAAAATTCAAATTGCTTGTACCAACTCATAGAATCTCCTAAAAACTTATAACATCATTAAATCACTAAAATCTGTATCTTCTCTTTCAGGTGGGTTACAAAGTTCCTCAAGCTGTTCTACAGAAAGGCTTGGCTTAATATTGTCAAGTCCTCTGAACTCAACAACTTGATCGGTCCCCTTGTTTTTAAGAACTATGGCGTAAAGATCTCCACTAATGAAGTAAACGGATATATCATTTCTAGCAAGATATTCTCTGGCATAAGATTCTGACTGGACACTCCAACCACCTTCTTGACCCAGTTCCATTAGTCTTTTTACACCTGTAACATCTTCTTTCGTAAAATTGAAGTTTCTGTTTGCAGTTTTTAGCCAACCAGATTTCTGACCCATGACCAACCACTCTTTTTTAGACATTTGAACTGTTGTCTTTCCAGCTTTTCTAACTAGTTTCATTATTTACTCCTCAACATTAGCAACATCTTTTTCAGATGGTGCTTGGCCATGTTCCAGATGCATTTTCATTGCATCACGTAGCTTGAATTTATCTGTATATCTAACAGTAATTACTCCACCTGGATAAATGAGGTCCCAGCAGATTTCACCATCACAATCTTTATTCCTAATCATCCCTCCAGCATCACGCCATCTGTCGATTAGTTCTTCCATTTCTCTTCTAAAAACAAAGACATCATTCTCTCTTTGTAAAAATGGCATCGCTATTTTAATAATCTTCATCAAATATCCCCAAATGAATTGCTTATTCTAATTTATTCTTCAATATCAACCATCTAACCTTCATTAACACAAAAAAAGCCCCTTGATTTCAAGGGGCAGAAATAATGCTCTGTCATTCAGGGAAGCAAAAATAATGCCTTATTCCCAAACAGCATCCATAAGTTCATATATTTATTTTTATTTATTCTCGCAGACATCTATTAACTCATAGATTAAATCTTTTTGATCATCTGTGAATTTCCATCGGACATTAACATTTTTGTCTGCCCAGTCTTTTGCGCTATTACCTTTCTCTTGCCCCATACTGACCCAATCAGCCACCATTTCAGCTATGTCAATGTCCCCCATCTTAGTGCCATCAATCATTTTTTCGGGTGGTTTGTCTCTATCATTTCTGTTGATGAGATCGACCGTTTCAGATGAATGAAACTCTGGATGATGCCTATTACTTTTTACATGATGCTCAGTAGCTTTATTCATCTTTTCATCCATCCCATCTGGCGGTTCCCAGTCTACACCATCATCTTTGCATTTATAACTCCATGTTACATAAAGATATGGTTCATACTCTGGATCTTCAAATTTACTATCGTCATGATGACTGGCCTGTTCGATAAGGTCTTCGAATTTGTCATCGTAGTCAGCAATCTTTTTGCAGTATTTCTGAACTCGCTTGATATGTTCTCTAGTTCTTTTTTCAAAGAACTCTTCTATTTCTTTCTTCTCACTTTTCGCTGTCCTGATTAATTTCATTGTAATACCTCCATGATTATTATACAAAAAACCCCTTGTAGAGACAAGGGGTTTAGATGTACACAGAAAGCTTATTTTTCTGGTTTGGGTTGTGGAGGTTGGGGTCTGCCTTTTCCATGGCCTCTCATGCCTTTTCCAGGGCCATTACCATGTCTTCCCCTCATGCCTTCACGATGACGCTTCATCCTTTCTTTCATCATAGCAGTTAACTCTGAACGATCTAACTTACCATCTTTGTCAACGTCAAAGTTTTCCATGACTCTGTCCAATACCTTTTCCAAACACTTCTCTGGACTTGGACGTTCAGGGCGTTCGGGTCTCTCGGTTTCTTGGGCTGAAAGAGTGCAGGCAAAAACTAGGGCGAGTAATACGATTAATGCTTTCATAATAAGATCTCCTTTATTAAGCAATGAATTTGTTAACGCAAGTGCTGTGCCAAATGTTTTATTGGGTAAATGGTCACTATAGTGCGCAAATATTAGAATTTTGGTAAAAATAGTGCGCAAAATATGCTATCTAAACTCATTTCCCCATTTGTCGAGGTTTTCGTATGGTATTGTAAACAAATAATCTTCAACTTTGCTTGAACGTGTCCCAAAAGAGACATCATAATATATCCCATCACATTTGACTAAAGCGTGGTTAACTCCATCCTTTCTACAAACAACAACATCTGCTTTGTATCCCGCTTCTCTTAATGCTTTGCAATACCTTCCACACAGATTACTGCAATCATTGGCATTGGGAATCTTCTTTTCTTTATTAAGTGACCAGAAAATATCTGGTAATGGTATTTTTTGAAAATTTAGTAATTTGTATAAGAACGATTTGAACCATTTCATGATCACTTAACATTCGTATGATGTCCTCTTTTCATACTCTGGGCTTCTAGAATAGCTCGTTATAAATACATCAGGGTAATTAGCACCGAATTGATCTGCCGTAATGTCAATTATTACCTTATTGTTTAATTCAACCCAGCAATGGTAACTCTTCATACAGTTCCCGCAAACTTTTTTGGCATCGAACCCTCTTTTATTAAGTTCTGCGCACAATTCTTCGCTCATCATTTCACAGAATGGAGGAGATAGGAATTTTCCCCCGCTAAGAATTTCGTCTAACCGTTCTCTTTTTTCATCATCGTTGTCATAATCTTCATTAACTTCTTCAAGTAGCTCTGAAACATATTCATCCATCATTCTTTCTCTGATCTCTGAAGCGATCTCAAAAATAATCCCCATTCTTGCTACTTTAATGATTTTCATATTAACCAAGAGTATCTTGAACTCTGTCCTCTCGTAACCAAAATTCTCCACTTCCACCAACAGGTTTCAATTTATATTGTGTCCTGCCGAACATTTTACGTTTACTAAGAACTTCAACAGGAAAGAAAACAGAAGTTGACCCTCTTCCAATTTCATAAAACTGAGCATATTTTATTTGTCCAACTTCGCTCTCATCCAGTTCCATCTCTTCTGGCACTTTTCTTTCTGGCTCTTCCTTCTGTGGCATAGGAGGAATTACTTGAGCCGCCTTCATTATTTTCATTATCCATCTCCTTTTATTATCTCGAATCCATTATCTAACCAACCTGCAACTGGAACTCCTTCAACAGGAGAGATGCCCATGCCAAATTTCAAAGAGACGACATCATATCCAAGCATTCTCAAAAGAACCAAAGCTTGACTGGAAGTATGACCAACATAACAAACAAGAAGAATCTTTTTGTCTTTAGGTAATTTATCCAGGTTCTCTTTTTCTAATAAATCTAGCCAGAAAATGTTCTCTGCTCCTTCGATATGCCCTTCAGCAAAGTCTTCGGGCTTTCTTATGTCTAAGATGAAGAAGTTATCCAAGCCTTTTTCCTTCAACTCAACAGGAGTGATGTAGTTCCAAGTATCGTCTGTTTTGTCAATGAACTCTTTCAGCTTTTCCGTGAAAGTTAGATCGCATGATATTTTTATGAGCTTCATTCACCCTTCCTTAATTCATAAGTATAGTCTTATTATACTTCTAAATAAGGTGTTAGTATCCCTACACAAAAATACCCCCTGAGGCGAACCTAAGCAAGTCCATCGCAAGCGATATACTCGCTTTGAGACGAATCCCAAGGGGCAAATACTAAGTTACCTGTTGGGTTTTATGACTATTACATCAAAAACTCCACTATTTTGATCATTAGCTTCATCTAATGAATCTATGTCAGGGGACATTCGCTCTACGGAATCTATGTGTCGCTCATCAGGTGTTATTTCCTCTAAGGAATCGACATACTGCTCATCAAACTCTTCTAAACTATCTGTAACTTTCATGACAACTTGGCGATTTTCTATTTCATCCCAAATGTCACTAAGATCGTTATGACTTTCTACGAAACCTAAGCTTCCAACTCTCATTTGGGTATTAGTATCAGTATTGTGTATGTAAATTACCCCAGTTTCATAAACCCTCAGTTCACAATTCCTAATGATTATTTCCACTTTTGGCTCCTAGTTTATTACAGTAATCCTTTATTCACCTTCTCTGTACCTTCTTCTTTCCAAACATCTATTGTAATTGTCTCGATAATTTAACTCTATGTCAGGATTTGGCAACAATCTAAGATTGACACTAATCTGGGTTATAATATCCTCTATGCTATCCCCAATTAGTACTTGCTTACCTTGTTCAACATTGCACGCAATATAATCTTCCACCAAATTTTCCTCTATCTCGCCAAGAACCTGAAATCCATTAAAAATAGTTACTAGCGTCTTCTTCATGATTTAACCTCTTTATGCTACTTACCATAAGGACATTATACAGATAACCTTGATTCATTTTTCTCTTGTAAAAAGCAACATTTTTCCACCTGGACTCTTACTATCAGAGATTCTGGTTTTCAAGCAAAATCGACAAAAAAAATGCCCCTTGGGACGAATCCCAAGGGGCAAATATCTTTTACGAAATATCTACAGAGTAGGTGTAAATAATTAGCTGTCTTGAATTCCTTCTCTTGCTTTTTGGAGTTTGTCCATTAGCATTTGGTGTTCTTCAGGAGTAGGTTCCTCTGGAACTATGTCTTCCATTTCGTCATGCTCAAACAAATCCCAAAGCCCTTGCCTTTTTAATTGCTCTTCTATTATAGCCGCACGGAATTTATTGCATTTACCTTCGAAATAATCATCTACTTCAGCCAAATCAAGTGGTTGGTTTATAGCATCTTGGAAAATTTTTCTGAACCTGGCTAATACAGCTTCTGTACCTCCATCCCAATCTCCTTCCAAATCGTTTGCTTTTTTCATCCACCCAGCCTTCTTCCCCATATCAGTCCACTCTTTGCGAGTCATCTTAATCCTAGTTTTTCCACCAGCAGTTTTAACTATTTTCATTTTAATCTCTCCATTAAGGTCTTAATTCTAATTTATTCAAAATCTTTTCTTTTGATCCTTTAATCAGCAGTAATTGTTATTAAGCCTTTGCCCAAGCCAAGCCTACCCCATTTACACCTAAAGCATTTTTACATGCTTCTATCGTTGTACCTTTAGTTATTACATTATCAACAAAATAAACATTCTTGTTGTCTAAATCCATAACGTCTGCATCATCTCTGACAATCATATTGTGCTCTTCAACCGTGTAATTAGGAAGATTTTGCTTTCTCCTTTGATGAGATGGTTCTATACTAGAAGACCGACCCAATGGATCATATATCTCAGATCCAGTTATTTTAGCAATTGCCTCGCATAAAAGCATGTTTGACCCCCTATCCCCTGATGATGATGGAACTGGTACTAAGAGGCTATTAGATGCAACATATTTCGCCATAGTATCAGCCGCTATCTTAATGGCATCTGAATTTTTGTTCTTTATTTCGTAAGATATCTTTCTAACAAAAGCTTCTTGCTGTGATAGTTCTCTTCTTCTAGGAGAAATATATTGATAAATGGCTATATTTTTGCCATCATTTAAAAATTGAGCTTTTTTATACCAGTTCATAACAATATTAATTCAAAAATCTGTTCTTCTGACCCTTTGTAAACACAAAAATATCCCCTGAGGCGAACCTCAGGGGATAAATACTTTCTACGAGATATCTAAGCTTTCGCTTAGCTACCAGCGGTAACTGTGACCTTGGCTACTGCGTAGGTATTGATGATTACAATACCAACTTCCTCATAAATTACCCAACCGAGGCGGAGCTTCTTTGGATCGTCTGCTGGGAGGACGGTGATATCCTGACGAATCGGGAATGCACCAACGTACTCAGCAGGAGCGAGCAAGAAGACGGTATCGGTAGGCATCTTTGAAGATACGTGAATATCAGCAGTAAAGAGATGTCCGAACAAACCAGTTGTAAGAACTTCTTTCTGTGTTGCTTCATCATAGACAGTCTTACCAAATCCACGAATGTCAGCGTAACGAAGAGCATGCATAACAAGCTTACCTACTGTGAGGTCGTGCTGTTCGATGGTTGCGAAAGCTTGGTTCAAGGCGTTAAGGGTAAGAGCACCACCAGTTGAAACAACGGTATGTGCGGCATCAATTGCGGCGGCGATAGCGTTGAAGATGTTAAGATCTTCTTCCTTCTGAATCGCTTCTTTAGCTTTGATCTGAGCACGGTCTACAATGTAGAATCTACGAGCTTTAATCTCACTCAAGCGAATAGTAGGATTGGTTGCAATCTCGAACGTAGGAACGAGAATTTCTTCACCTTCGGTAATACCATCAGGTACAGCGCCACGACGAGGAATAACCTGGGCGGTCTGGCGAACGTCTTTCTCGTAACGTGCATAAGCGCCCTGAGGAAGCTCATCCACCATGAGAAGTTTACGTCCAACTGCTTGATATTCCAATGCTCTACGAATTGGCTCGACCATGGCCTGAGCCAATGCTACTCTACCTTCAGGTGTCTCAAGCGCCTGAGCGATAAGAGCTTCTCTTTCTGCATTAACAGATCTTTTATTAATCATTTTGTTTCTCTCCTAATTAGTTGTTCTATAGGGGGTAATAGCCTATAAAATAAACCTTTTTTACTATACCTTATACAAGAAGCTTGTATTCGATATAAGTGTTAGAGTTATCGCCAGCAAGGGCCTGATCGCCATTGATGTCGATGCCAGGTACGCCACTTGGGTATGAGCCAGCGGCACGAGTCAAACGAGCAACAGGAGTTCCAGTGGTCAAACCACCTTCATCTGTAGTGTCGAGTACACCAAGGGCATTACCATAAAGCAATGCGCCAGGATTGGCGGATGATACGTTTGAAGCGAACTGGTCGGTTGCAAACTCACCACCTGAGTGATAGACAGTCATTTTACCTGAAGCTTTGGTTTCGTCAAAATAATCGGAAACCCTGTTCTGCCATCCTGCTGAGATGCCAGGCATTGCTGAAGCGCTAGTTGACTTGGTGTCACCAGCTACACCGTAAACGGCGGCGTTGGTGCTTGCAAGTACTACTTCGCCAGATGTATTAAGAGAGACAAGCTGTCCTTCTTTAATAGTTTCGCCAGAGGCGACATCCTGTTCAGCGGCTACTACATGAAATTTTTCTACAAGAGCCATTTTTTGTTTCTCCTTTTAGAGTTAATTTTTTGTCAATTTTCATTGACGGTTTTTTAACCAATTTGGTAAACGAAAACCAGCTTAACGCTACGATCTTTCTTCATTGATTTACTGAAAAAGTTGCCGTCATCTTATTAATCAAAACTGCAAACATTGAATTACTTACCAACTTGTTATATCCCTTTGTTCTATATTAATAAGGTGATTTCCTGCTTACTATACAAAAAAACCACGAAATATTGCTGATAAAAGCCATATTTCGTGGTTTTGGCACAAAAATGATTGTTGTTTATTCTTTTAGAGACTTTCTTCTTTGCAATTCTTTTTTCATAGCATCTCTGGTTTTATCTAACTCTTCTAAGTCATATCCCCAATCGATACCATAATTTTCCTGTTCAATAATTTGATTATCATAATAAAGCCAAGCCAACTCATTTTCTAATTCTTCTGTTGGAATTTCTTCTATTGGTTCTTTAGATATAATGTATTTATGTTCTTTGTTAGACACTCTTATTAATTTCATAATTTCCCCAATATTTCATCTAATCTTGTTGAAATCTCGACATCTGATAATTGTCTGAATGGAGCCTTAAATACAGTCCCAGACGGCAATGTAACCTGCACCTTGTCTCCACCTCCCAACACCTCTCTAAACTCATGATAAGTTAATCTATTGGGCTTGGCTCTTAATCCCTTGACATATACGACATTGTTGTTTGAGTCTACCCAAACAATCGATGGAATTTTAGAAGATATCTTGATTATTTTCATAACAATTAATTCACTAATATAAAAAGAACTTCCTTTAAGAATACAAAAAAAAGCCGCTCCGGTTTGCTTGCGAACAAGCAGAAGAGCGGCTTTTAGAGTTAACCGAACTTAACGTTGGTCGTTGTCAATCAAGTTGTCATTTAACAACTTGGAACCAATCGTAAACGCTCCAGCGATTTTGTCCTGGAAGCTAGGCTCCTGGGCAGGCTGTGATTGAATTACGATAGCTGGAAGACCAGTTCCAGCAGTTTTAACTTGCTGTTCAGTAGAAGCAGTTTTAACGGCCTTAACTGGGAACATAGTTTCCGCAACTGAAGCAATTTTATCAACTTCAAACTGAGCTAATGCAGTAACAACATTATCAAATGTGCTCTTATCAGAAGCAATTCTGTTGTTAGCGGCTAACCATGAAGCAGTACGAAGAGCTTCCTCTTTACGTGCTTCCTTGATTCTAGCAAGTTGTTCTTCTCTTTTCTGTTGTACCTGTTTGAGATACTTATCATTGATGCCAGGCATATCTGACTGAGTTTCCTTCTCAACGCCCATATAAGCGTTATCGATAGGTACATCAGGCTTAGGTGCGTTAACGTCGATGTTATCTGGTCCTTCCTGTCCCATAGTAGCTTTTGCTCTAGGAACGTCTGGATTTGCCATCTTTACATCGATGTTGTCAGCGCCTTCATGACCCAAAGAAGCATCGGCTCTAGGAACTCCAGCTTCAACATCACCCTCAACGGTGTCAACTTCTTTCATCTTTTTCGCTAATGCAAGCTGTCTCTGAGCCTCTTTGAGGTTTTTCTCAGCTTCAGCAATTACAGTACCTTTAATCTCATTATTGATTGCAGGCATATCTGATTGAGTAGCTTTCTCAATTCCCATGTAGGAACTATCAACAGCTACGTCTGGCAGACCAGCAGGTGGATTAATGTTATCTGCGCCTTCATGGCCCATGGTAGCATTAGATCTAGGAACCTGAGGTTTGGCCATAGGAACGTCAATATTATCTGCTCCTTCATTCATCATAGTTGCCTTACTACGAGGTACTCCAGCTTCAACGTCTTTCTCAATAGTTTTGATGAGCTTAGGCTTACCTGCCAACTTAATGTTGGACTCAGCGCCAGAGCGTCTTACTCTTGAGGAATTCATTGCCAAAGCCTCTGCAAGTGCGTCGGTATCAAATGTTTCCATATCTTCTCCTTCTGGAACTTCTTCAGCTTCAAATGCAACGTCCTCTGCGATGTCCTCTTCCAAGGCTTCATCACCAGTATTTTCAACAACTTCGAGGTTGTCTCCAGTGATGGTTACAGATTCAACTGCGACTTCTTCTGGTTCTTCAATAATCTCATCAACCTCTACATCGACTGAGTCGAGTGGTTCGAGATCATCTCCGATTTCAACTTCTTCCAAGATAGCCTGAGCTTTCTTGGCTAAGTTTTCTTCTTTCTGAATGAACAATTCGTTCATTGTAGCGAGATCGTATTGGCTAAGTGCAATCTTTCCTTCTTTTGCTTCATCAGCAAAAGCTTGGACGTAAATGTTATCAGATTCTTCTTTAGCGAACTTCTTCTTAATGCAGTTGCAAATTGAAGTTGCTTGAACAACATCATGTCCTTTGCTCTTTTGATCTTCAATACATTCATCCATTGGATCTACTTGCATTAAAGTGTCAGCCAATTTTTTCATTTGACGGACTTTGGTAAAACCAAGTCTCTTCAGTTCTTTGCATACGCATTCAGCCAATGGCTTATCTTTGCAAGGACCGAATCTAGCTACAGTGTTTCCACCATAAGTTCTAGCAATTCTTTCAACGCAGTTAGCAGTTGGGAACGTATCGGCGTTAGCCTGAGCAGTCTTCAACATTCCAACAACCTTAAGCTTAGAAGCGAACTTCCTTGCTTCTTCTTTGCATTCTGGGCAACTATTGTCAGGAGAAAGATCCCATTCAACTCTTAACAAGCCGTTTGAAGGATTCTTACTACTAACAATGAGGTTCTTCTCGAAAGAAGTTCCGCATTGTCCGCATTCGCATTTGGTGCGACCATCGCCGCTTGCGATGACATCACATTTCTTATTTCCGCAAGCTGGGCAGACATCGCCATGGGCCTCTCTGTTAGCGGCAATACGAACAATAGAATCTTTATCAATTCTAGTTTGAGCGGCAACTGGAAGTGCTGGCATTTCTTCAGGCTCTTCAGGGCCTTCAACGTCTTCCATACCTTCTTCGCCAACGCTTTTGGTAGGTTTGATGATTCTAAATTCAATTTCTTTCTTAATGAGAGCTTCGTATTCGGCTCCGCAATTCTGGCAGTTACCGATAATTCCACCGTCATCTTCTTTAGTTACATCAACATCAGATGAACCACACTCTGGGCAAATGCTCCAAGGAGCTTGCTTTTCGCCAACAGTTGGGATCTCATCCTCTAACTCATCCTCATTACCAGTGGTGAGAGCTTGAAGAGCAGGATCTTCTCCCATTGGAGGAGCGTCAAGACCTTCCTCAGGAGCGCCTGGAGCGGCGACTTCGCCTGCGGCCCCTGGCATTCCGCCACCCATTGGTGACTGAGCAGTTCTTTTCATCTTCTTATTATTATAGGCAACCTGATTAAGGTTTTCCATTTCAATATCAGCGTCAAGTCCGTCCTCAATGCCTTCTCCTACGAGATCGCCTTCAGGAACGATTTCTTCTTCAATTGGTGCTACTTCTTCGCCAATCGGAATTTCAACTGACTCTTCGCCAGCATCAGTCTGGACAGCGATTTGAATGGTATTACCATCAATAGTAACATTAGTGATAGAAGCAAGCTTCATATTTTCAGTTGCTAAAGCGCCTTTAGCAAACTTAACGATATCTTTCTTGAAAGTGGCAGAAGTCTTTTGAGAACCAAGTTCTTCGAAATCGGTTTCAATTACGATGTCTGCTCCATCAAGTTTTTCAGGATTAAGAATTTCTTCCTGAGCCTGGACTCGCTTTCTTGATTCCAAAGAAGCTAGAATTTCTTCTCTTTCAGCATCTCTTTTAGCCTTTTCGTTTTTAACGACAGCTTTGGTTGATGCTTCTTTAGTTTCTTTCTTCTCTTCTTTTTCTTCGCATTCTTCATCCTCTTCGTCACACTCTTCTTCTCCAGCGACAGCTTGCTTCAGAGCATTTCTAAGTTCGTCCTTAACGTTAACTTTTGCTACTGTAGAGGCTTCAGCAAGTTTTTCATCAACTTTCTTACTGATACTCTGTTCACCAAGTTCGCCATCTGAGAGAACATCAACAGCATCAATAATAGTATCTGGATTAATAGTGTCATCAGATGCAATTACTCTCAACTTGTTAACAAGACAGTGTTCGACTTCAGTTGGGGAAGCAGTTGCAACTTTTACGTTTTTGGCGTTCCAATAGGATGATCGCTTCGAAAAAGAAGCAGATTCAGAAGATTGAGGTTCTTCTAACAAAGATCCTGCTAATCTTACACGTTCCTTAGTGGTTGCAACGCAGTTGTTCGCAATTTCTTGCAATTCTTGTGGGGTTGCTCCAGTTTCAAGGGAAACCTCTGCAAACGCTTCAACGACAGCATCCATGTGTTCCTTAGCGGACTTAAATAGAGATGCATCTCTGTTGGCCTGACGTGCCCATGCAGGATCGACATTGTCTAACTGCTTCTGGGTGATTACTTCAGGCTCATTGTTGGTACGATAGCCTTCACTATCCAATTGTTTTTGGGTGACAGTATGTTTGTCCTCATCCTTACGGGGAGATACACCATTACTATCATTATCCAATTGTTTTTGGGTAATGACTTCAGGTTCGTCATCCTGTCTGGGGTTCAGCTTCAACTCGCTGTCATCCAACTGTTTCTCAGTGATAACTTCTTTTTCACCTTTTCTTGGACTCGCGTTATCATTGCTGTCCAGTTGTTTTTGTGTGATGACCTGCTGTTCTTCCCCAGTGCGACCGTGATACAACTCGGATCTGTGATCTTCGAGTTGTTTCTGAGTGATCACTTCTGGAGTTGCAAGAACGGTATTGGCACCAGCCTCTTTAGTTTCTTTACTCATTCTTTCTACTCCTTCTCTTGGATTTGTTTTGGCGAATAAATCTAAAAATTGATGAGCCGCTACTTTTGGCGACTCACTGATTAAATTCTTATCTTGATCTGACAGATCGTCATAGGTCCAAATTTGCATTCTGTCAGAGTTAGTGTCCTCCGCGACGATGATAAATGAATCGTCTCTATTTTTCACTGCGAGTTTTAAATTACCAATTTGCATTGATGGTACTTCTTTTATATACTCAAAAAAGCTTTGTTTTTCCTGCCACGAGTCAGATAAAACTTGCATAGCTTTTTCACGTTGTTTTTCTTTACTAGCTACGGTTCGTCTTTTTCCCATAGATTTAACTCCCGTTTTATTCATTTTATCGCACAGACTCGCGGCCTTTTGCAAAACAGAAGCTCCGAACTCATAATGATCTACGGCCTCATCTGCGACTCTCCTAATTAAATGTGAACTCTGGGCGGCTGGACGCATAGGTGCGGTAATAGGCATCTGCGGTGTATTTACTGGAGGTTGCCCTGGCGCTCCAGTTGTCGTTCCAACTTCCATCGCTTGTTCTGAAGCAACTGGCATTGGTGCGGCATCTCTTGGAGCCGTTTCCAATCCCCCTCCTGGTGTTGGTGGTACTTCCCCTGTTGGAGGCATACCTTCTTCTGGAGCGTTACCCTCGGTTCCAGGAACCTGAGATTCAACACTTCCATATCCAGCCCCTACTAATTCATCTGACCAAGTTTGTAGACTAGCAATAATATCTACTAAATCACTTGCAAATTCAACTTCAACTTGTTGTCGGTTCTTAATCAAGTTAACAGCAATGTTCTCTAATGTTTCAAGAACCTGATTAATCTGATCAATTTCTTCCTGACTTGCATTTTTCTCAAGTGCCGCAGTCTTAATCATTCTAAGGTAATTCTCAACATTGGCAACTCTTGCAAGATAATCATCGTTTGGAATTATACCTTCAATATGGCAACTTGGGCAAGCAGGATCAACAACTCCACTTAACTCAATAAACTTGATCCCATAATTATGTTCAAATACTGGTTCGTCTTTGAATTCCTTCACTTCGCCAGTTCTAACGTTTCTGGCCCTACCAGTAAATTTTCTGCTCTTTCTATTTCTAATATGTTCGCAGTAATCTTCAGTTCTCTCAGCTTTGTTTTCGCAAATACTGCAAGTACTGTATTCAACTGAAGCACCCATGGAGACTCCAGTCATATATCCTTGTTCAATACCGCGACAAATATGAGGATAAGCATCTCTATCTACAAAAGCTATTGTATAAACAGCATTATCATCTTCGTTCCATTCGGCCCAGATGATCTTACCTTTAGCCTTTTCTATATCTTGATTTTCATGATTGGTAAAGAAAGGGACACCTTCGAAACTCTTATAAGCTTTAAGCAATTCTTCTTTCGAAAATGAATCACCATTACTATTAGGTTCGTCAGCTTTGATTGCTTTAGCCCTGAAAAATAAAGCATTTGGATGCTTTGTAATTTCTGCTTGAACAATCTTTTCTTTCTCTGAACCAGGCTCTATCAAAACTCTGCCAGAGGCAGTTTTAATCATAACCTCGTCTTCCTTAGAAATTTGCTCTACAGGACAAGGTTCGGTTAAAGCAACTTTTATTAACATATTATCTTCCTTTTCTAAGATTCTTCGAGAACTTCTTTGCTAACCTTAAGAGTTCTAAAGATTCATGTGATTTTCCTTCATTGTCCAATTCTTGGGACAACTTTATGATGTTTTTAAGAGCGTCAGTCGATGCCTGTGGGCCATCATCATCGTCATCATCCACATCAAAATCTTCTTGAAGACCATCAAGAAGTCCAGGCAATGCAGGTGTTGCAGGTTGTTTTGCAGGAGGTTGCTCCCTTCTTTCCCCAGGTTGTTCTACGACATCGACTTCTCTGTCAATAACAACCTCTGGCAAATCAGGTGTTACTTCTTCAGGACCTTCAGGACCTTCAGGAACAACCTCTTCAGCGCCATCACCAACATCATTTATTTCGAAATCTTCTTGATCCAACAAATCTCCTTCATCAAGTACCTGTTCAAGCTCAAGTGCAACCTGATCCAACATATCTTGATCAACATCATGAACTCCTCTCATATAAGCGAGGTCTTCTGTGTTAATTCTAATCATTGCTTCGTCACCATATATCTCTTCGAAATATTTTCTCATGGTTTCATCACTTCTGATTGTTCTGTATAACTTTCTTTGAGCAGGTGTTCTGGCATAGAATTCATATGCCAATTGATTTGAAGTTACATTGTCTGCTGGAGGTCTCTGGAATACCAACGCAATTCTTTGAATATTCTTGTCCCCATTCTCATCCATAGATATCAGTGGAGTCTTGGTCCCTGGATCTGTAAGTCTCGTTCCTTTCTCAACAAACTCAAAAGCCATTGTTTCAGTTATTTCTCCAACATCAAGAAATGCATCTAACAAACTATTATGAACTCCAAATTGACTCATTTCTTGTTTATCTTCATCCCAAACAATACTAACAGCATTGCCAACATCTTCATCGGCACCTTTCTTTGTTCTCTTGCCATCAATTTGTTTTTGTCGTCTATAAACCTTTTCCATTTCATGAGCATAACTTCTTGCTTTCTTGGCTATGTCTTTTATTTCAGAATCAATTTGAATTTGTTCCCCATTTTCCCCTTCTTCAACATATGGTCTAAATGGCTCCAATTCTTTTATTTGTAAAGGTACATCTAATTGCCTTGCTCGAATAGCCCTTGTCATCATTGCTCTAACCTGACTTGGGAGAAACTTATTGGCATGTCCATTCTCATTAAGGAAGATTCGGCCCCTTTCTACAGAATCTTTATCTATCTGTTCTCTGGTGGTAATATTGTTCTCACCCATGAACTCAGCCAAAGTGTCTAAAGCATTTTTCTTATCGAAGAATTGCAATACTTTCTCCATAGGAGTTCTAACTGTATTCTCATTAAAGCATCTTGGGAAACCATTGGCATCCAAAAATCGGACTACAGTTTCGGCAGTACCTTGACCAACATGAGCAAAGTTATTTGCCTCCATACACTCAGCAACCTTCTTTTTAACAACTCTGTCCAAAACTTTAATCATTAATGGCTTTACATTACCCTTATTAAATAATGGAGTATAATTGTTAAACTCATCTTTGTGTTTCTTTCTCTTACCCCTACCACTAGCACTTCCACCTGGGCCTTTGGGATCTCCACCAGCATTTAAGAAATCAACTACAACTTGCATTGAGTCTTCACTTATCTCTTCTATATTTCTAGAAGCCATAAATTCAGCAATTTCAGCAATAAGATTCTTCTCATTCTTCACATTTGATTTAATCTGAAGGGCTGAGTTTCTTAAAGCGCTACTAGGTTTAATGAATGCATGAGTCTCACTCATTCTTTTGAAGTTCTTTCGCATAACATCAATACTTAATAACTTATCAATGTCTTCTTCTGCCAATTCTCTCTCTTCTTCTGTAGAGTCAGGGTCGCTAATAATATCTTTGCGGTTTTTGATTTTTTCTTCAATTATGTTTTCATAGAAAGCAAATATATGAGTGACTAACTTATTAAAGATTCTGTTCCCACTATATCCATTAAGAGCGCCATCTTTAGAGAAGTTAAAGTTATCTAGGTTAAGAACTCCACCATTAGTAACCTGTTGTCTTGGATCTGGGTTATCTGCCTGTCGTTGACCTTCTTCCCATTCGTTCAGAGCTTCCTGCCTATCTTCAGAAACGCCACCAATTCCAGTTAGGAAATTAACAAATGTTCTAAAATCACTTGTAAAATCAAACCCTGCTTGACCTGCTTGAGGGATTCCCCCAAGAAGTCTGTATCGGTATCTCTCTCCACCAGTTATATTTTGATCTTGGAGATAGGATCTCACATAATGTAAAAGATCTTCATTGTATTGTTTGAACTCTTCCATTCCCATCATGTTAGCCAAAAGTTTCCTTAAACCATTTCTATTTAAGAACATTCTTGTTCCATTTGGAGAAATGATCATGTTATTCTCAGCGGCTTGATTGTAATTAGCGAAAGAATAGATCTGACAATCAGGATCATTCATATAATTTGCGGGTAAAGTAGAATCTCTTTTAAGAAGACGATTGTCTACCATAGGACCAACAGCTTTTTTCTGGAAGAATCTTGGACCTTCTGTCTTCTTATCAAGATTATAAATAGTTCTATAGTTAAAGATGTAGGAATAGTCATCCAATCCGAACTTCTGAATAAGAGGTGATGGACTCTCGGGATTGGTTAAGCTTTCCACTTGTTGTTCCTGAGTAACATGATCTTCTCCTAGATCTTGGAACATATCAAGTTTATGAATTTTGAGATTCTTTTCTAATTCTTCATTCTCTCTGTTTGGAGCAGGGACTGGATAGGATCTATGGAATGCTTGGAATTTCCCAAATGCGTCTGCGTAATACAAACCTGCTAGGTTAAGAACTTGATCTCCTTGTATCTTTTTCCCTCTAACTTTTGCAAATGCGGCATCCTTAGCTTTTCTTTTAGCCACTTCATCGGCGGCTTCCTGATCTTCATGTTTTGGATTTCTACGTTCTTCTTCTTGAATGTTTGGCAATAACATTTGATAGAAGTGATCTTGAACCATCCCTTGAATTTGTCCAGATGACTTTTTGAGAAGTTGTATGATTGTTCCCATAGGGATATCTTCCCCATTTTCTGCATGGGGGTACATTCCCATAATACGCAATGCGTCACACAATCTACCGTTATCCTCTGGGGCCATTAAATAAGGCCCAACATAAATAGCATGAAGACCATGATGTTTACTAAATCCGACATAAGTCTTAAAAATCTTTCTCATTTCTGCGGCACCAGCAGGATCAACTAATTCATCATCTTGACCCTCTTTCGCATCTCCATATCCATACTTTCTTTTATAGTATGCATATCTCTTCCTCTTCTCATCTTTGATGTCTTGTAATGCGCCTTCGAATGACGGGTTGTCTGCTATAAACTCTTTCAAGTCATCAGCTTCGTCTAGCATAATCGCTTCATATGGAACCCAAATATAATCGACTCTGTATCTAAGAGCGTCTGCGCCCATAGCTTCTTTAATAATTACATCGATATTGAACGATTCTAGTTTCTTTTCTCTCTCTTCTTCCCTCTCTTCCTTTTTCTCTCTCTTGGCTTTCCAATCATTCACTTTCTGAGAAAGTCCATGGAGTTGTTTTGAGGTATAAGGTTTCAAGCTACTGGGGGTGGGGACTCCCCAAGTTTCTTTAGCATATTTAGCGGCTGAGTCTAAACTGTCGAAATATTTTCCACCAGCAGAGTAAGTAGCGGGTAGCTTTCTTACGCCTGCGAAGAATTTAGCTCTAGGAGCGTGTACTTTAGCTGGTCCAATAATACAATAGTATCCGTCACCATTTGGGGCTTGCCCTTCAAAACGGAAATAACTGCCTGGACCGACAACATCTTCAAACTGATCTTTGAGAAATTGGGTTTTATCAGTATATTTCTCGCCCCACTTGATGTTTTTCTCAACGAGTTTTTCTTTGGATTCTTTGCGCATTTGGTAATCTCCAACAAAAAAGATCTATTATCATTTTTTCTCTTTTCTAAAAAAATGACACAGATCCCTTTTTTATGATAAAAATGTTACTCTTTTGGTGCTTGATTTTGAATAGCCATTTCCTTTTTCATAATTGTCTGCACAATTTTACTCATTGCCTGCTGTGGCTGTTTCTCTATCTCACTATCTTTAAACCTTAAAACAGTCCAGCCCATCTGGGCAAGTTGCCTATCTCTTTCTTGGTCTTTTTGAATCTGTTTTGGAGAATTGTGAAAAATCTCTCCATCTGCTTCAATAATAAGTCTCAAATGAGGGAGGGCAAAGTCTACAGGATGTTCCATATTTCCTATCATAATCTTATACTGAGGGATAATAGGATATTTAATAATCCCGTCTTTTTGATGTTGAACCATATGATCCATCAATTCTCTTTCAATTTTTGTAAAAGCGATTCTCCCCTTCTCATCTCTTACCTGTCCATCTTTCCCTTGCGAATAGGAAGATGGTTTTGCGGTCTCTGAACGCATTTTCTTTTGCTCAGAAACTAATTTATCTCTGGTTTTCTTTTTCAAAACCTTTCCGCCAAATTGTGATGGATCAGCAACTTCCGCAGTCAATGGCCCTGTTTTTGCCAATACGGGTTCTCCACCTGTTGGTGCGGCTGGCGCTCCACCGAGATCTCCTCCTGGCTCAATAGGGGGTTCTCCCCCCATACCTCCCATTCCACCTCCAAGATCCATGCCTCCTGGCATTCCGCCGAAGCCACCACCCATGTCTCCTCCAGGCTGTTGCCCCATACCTTGTCCAAGGGCCATCATTTGAACGGCATCATAGCGTTTTCTTTCAATTTCTTGATCTGGGTCAATATCAAATGCTTCAAGAACAGTCTGCGCACTAACAAGACCCTTCTCGTACAATTGAATAATAAATGTTCTGTATTGCTGTTGATCTCTAAGATGCATGGAGTTCCATTTAATCTTAGGAACCAGATACTCTTCTTCTCCCGTCTCAGGATTTGTATCAATAAACCCTTGTCGTTTAGCTTCTGGGAGATATAGGAAATCTGTTATCCAATCAGCTATTTGACTTCTAAATGTGTCCAACCTGTGAATCATAGCTTCAATACCAACAGAAGCGCTTGCAAATGTTGGACCTTCACCATTAAGAAGAGCATTGTTAATCATCATACCATCAAGGACTTCCTGATTGATGAATTCAAACTCATTACTAAGAGTAAGAACTTTGCCAGAAGCACCCACCCAGTCAAAATCAAATGCATGGTGTGTGACAATGGTAAGGTTAGGGTCATTAGCAGTTTCGGCAAGCTGTGCTTGTACAGCGGCAATATCGGCAGGTCCAGCAGGACGTTCATCACTACCGACTTTAACAATCTTAATAGGAACGATTAGACGTTCTGCAACGATCCACTGAGCTACCATGAGCTTAGTTTTATATGAAAGTATAGGGAATAATCTACGGACCATTCCGATTCCATAACGAGTATATCCACTTTCACCATATTTCAAGTGAGAAACGTTACGATTATCTAATCGGATAGGCTGACCTGACGAAACAAGTGCGATTACATCTGGAGAAAGTTTCTCATATCCAGGTGTTTTTCTCTGGACCATATTGATGAGTTCTTCATCTGGTTTCAAAGCGATAATCGGGTCAGGATTTAAAGGTGGGGTATAGACATCTACAAAGTCAGGGTTAAGGATGACCATTCTTCTGACCGTTCCTCCCTCATGATCGCAAATAATATCTCCGACCATTCCAGAGCCTCCACAATGCTCACAATGGATTTCTGCAAATGGGAAGCAATCGCCAAGCAAATGGACTTCATGACTTATCAAACGACACCATTTAGTCAGTTCGAGTCTTTTTTTGAATTTATCAAAGTATAACTTAATCTCTCTATCTTTACACTCATGTTCCCAATCACTCATTGGAAAATAACTGTAGAAATCAATTGCAGAAGCTACCTTGGGTTCGTTTTCATAGAAGAATCTTGCCCATTGATATTGTTCTATTCTTTTACTTGGGATCTGCCAGTTGATTGGAGTATGAACTGGGGAGAAAAATTGAGGCTGACCATAAATAGTTCCTGCACTTGCTACGGAACTAAATTTCGCCATACCATTTCCCCATTGGGTACTGGCACCAGTCGTTGGGGCATAGTTTTGTCTTGGGATAGGTCGATATGATTGGTGCTGTGGAACCTCGCTGGTAGCGAGTTTAGCGGGATCTCTATTTCTTAATGCTCTAAAAGTCTCTTCTAGATTGGTAGTTTGTAGGTGAACTTGCATGCACACATTCCTGATTTAGATTTTTTTTATTATACAAAATCTTAGAGTTCATCAATTTCGAATGTGTCTACCTCTTCAACCTCTTGAACATCTTGAACACCCATTTCTTCGCCAACTTCATTTAGACCAATCTCATCTGCCGCATCCTGAATTGATTCAACTTCACCATTCTCGTCAAGTGCATCAAGGGCTTCAGTAAGATTTGAAATGTCAGTTTTGATAATGACAGTTTGACCGACCCCTTTCCCAGAAGCAATATCATAATTGCCTTGTGGAGTATTTGGGTCATCTACAAGAATTGTTCCCTGTAAAAGATTGACAGGAACATTCCCACCATCTCCCATTGTTTCAGCCGCAAGGTCACTTAACAATCTGTAGGTTGACCTTGAATTTGCTGTTTTGACAGGTTTAACATCAAATGCATAAGCAATTTGATCATGTTTCTTCACCATCGTATCAGCAAACTTTCCGATCTGTGCTACGTTCGTTATTGAAGTGTCGTAATGCTCAGAGATCAAATCCAACATATTCTCATATCCGATGCCTGCCGCTTTCATATCCATGTAATCAGTAAAGATGCTATAAACAATATCATCAAACCTATTTACAGGGGTCTTACTAGCTGTTTTAACCAATTTATTAAAAGAATTGGCAGTCGTCGTTACTTCAAGATCATAAGTCTCATTGCCTCTGGCCTCTTCCAGTCTTCTTTCAGTTGAATACTGATGAGGTCTTGGCTTTCTGGTCCTTTCATTCAGACCTAATTCCATTTGGTTTCCGCCATCTCTTGGAGCGTCTGGATTGGCAGGAGTACCAGCAGTAGGGTAAACATGGAATCTGTCATTGATATATCCACCAACCCATTGTCCTTCTTCTGTTTTATACTCTCTGTAGAATTTGTCCATGACATACATTCTCCAGATAGCTTCCCCACTATAAACACGATCAGGATCAGCGTCAAAAGAAATGGCATCTGGAGCATAATGAGTGAAATCAAAAAACTGATCTCTGTCAACTCTCCAAGGAGTGTCTTCATTATAAGCATCTACTGCTCTATTCCATTTATTACGCTCTCCTCGCATCCAACCGTTTCTCTGTCTGCTTTGAGCTTTCTTTTCCATATAAACACCTTTATTTAATGCCTCTGTTAAATTGTGTTTGGACAAAATTTTATACAATACATTAGACGCATCTTCGTCATCATCATTATAGATCGCTGTACAAGCGTCTTTAATGTCCAACTCATCCTCAATAAAGTCAATGTCAGTAGTTATCTTCACTACCTTCATTAACTCGTTAAATGCATCTCCTAACGTATCTTTATCTCTAATCCAATCATTAAGATCATTTGGATTTTTGAAAAAATTCGCCACAAAATTATCCTAAATGTTTCTTCAACTCTTCAGTGAAGTGGTCACTAACCATTCTAGAAGGAGCGGCCTTGGTTTCTTCCCAAGTCCTATTTTCAGATTTAGTTTCTCTCTGAATAGAAGCTTTTCTAGTTTCGTTCTGCTGAGCTAAACTCTCACCAGCAGTTTTCTCAGGAAGATTTTTGAGGTCAGCTTCGCTATAAGCTCCCATGAAGCTACTACTAACTCCAGAGCCAACGTTCCCAACCTCAGTTGGGAAGACAACACCTTGAGCCTCAAATCCATCAGCTTGCATTTCAGCGACCTTTTCTTCCTGCCAAGCTTGATGCTCTCTTTCTCTTTTCTTGGATCTTTCAAAATTATCAAAGACAAGCTTTTCGCCAGGAGTGAATGTTTCACTTTCTTCAAGCCTTTCAATGGCCCCAGGATCGGCAATAGAATTCTGATTAGGAGCAAGGCTAGGTTGATTAGCAATTCTGTAATCCTCTCCACCTCTAATAGGACAAATACCTCCAAGCATAGCAACACCTGGAGCATCGCCTAATTTAGCCTCAGGAGCAACCTGTTGCCAATTTGCTTCTTTCATGTGGTCCATATTTGTTCTTTCATCGATATGGAACGGATCGCCAAGAACTTCTTTCAGAGCTTCTTCCATTGTGGAAGTCTGAGGTTCTGCACTGGCAGTCTTAACCATTTGTTCAGATGAAGCCGTTCTCTCTACTACGGATGTAGGATCAATTCCAACAATTCGGTCTGTACCAAGTCCACATACAGAAGCGAACTCTTTAAGATGACGAACGTCTCTTTCAGACCAAGTTGAGTTATAGTAATAAGGTTGGTTGTTGGACGCACATTTCTCTATTTGTTCACATTCTTCGAACAAGCACATCTCATCAACCTTAGAAGCGGCTGTGACATTAAGCCTATCAATGCCAGCTTGAAGCAGTCTTTCATTCTCTTCTACTGCTTCTAAGTATGTTCCTGCGGTAACCCAATCAGGGACGTTATGAACATCTTGTGTTCTATTAATTTTCATGTTAATATCATCCTGTAATTAATGACTTTTCGAACTTATTCGTTAAAAATAAACAAAAGTCCTATTCCCATGTCATACTTAGTTCAACAAATATTATACACAAACCTTCATAAAACACAAAAAAAGACCACCCGAAGGGGTGGTCCTTAATGGTACATTAGTATGTTAGAAAACGGTTACCAGTCGAAGTTTAACAGTACTTCTTCTTCAGGTTCGCATCCTATTGAAGTTAACCACTCTTCAATAGAACCTCCTATTTCTCCAACTGTTGTCCTAACGGCTGTTCTGTTCAAATCTCCGAGCCAACCGCCAATTTCTTTTCTAACTTCTTTTGGAGCGTCATTGACATCAACGACTTTCATTATTTGTACAGTACCCATGATTATTCCTCTTGAAATCCTTTGGTCTCTTTGAGCTTCTCAACATCCGTGACAGAGTCCTCGAACTCAACCTGGATTTCTTCAGGATCATCCTTGTAATAATCCCTATCGCCAAGTTTAAGCTCTCCAGTCGTTGCTCCCTTGACAGAACCTTCGCTGTTCTCAAGAACCTTGACGAATGATTCAGTTGTCCATGGAATACCTCGGTCATCACCGTACTTATTGAAGTAGTAACGATGAGCCGCCATTTCAATCATAAGCATCTCAACATCACGAACGGTGAACTTCTTAGTCATTGCCAATTCAGACAACTTTTCGAGATCCAGACCGTTGATTGCTCTCTGGAAGTCTTCTTGATCCTCAAAACCAATAACATCAACGCCTCGATTGTGCATTCTTCTTGCGCAAGTCTCAAATGTTTCCATCATACTTGCGGAATCGAAGTTACCAATGTCAATGGCAAGGTCAGTACGACCAGAACGAAGCAGAGGTCCAGTGAAATTCTCAAGATGGTTCGTAGTCAAAACGAGGAAGATATTTCTTTTAACAAAAAGATTCTCTTCCTGATTGTTCTGAAGCCAGTTCATGAACTCACTCTCAACCTGCTTATGAGCTTCATGCATTCCGCCACCTCGATCATTGGTGGAACCCATAGCTCTGTCATACTCATCAATTCGAATGATAATATGACTGGTTGAAGCGATTTTATCCAAAGACTTTCTCATCTGTTCGGAACCCTGACCAATCCACTTTGAATGACATGCATTGATGTTGAAGTCCCAAACATCAATATCAAGCAATCCAGCCAAGTGAACGGGAAATGCAGACTTACCAACACCGCCCTGACCATACAGAACAATAACATGAGGCATTCTGGTTCGAAGATCCTCAATGCTTTTATCGAGGACAGACATTTGGTCTCTTGCCTCATTAATCTTCTTGGCTGATTTATTCTTGCTCTTCTGATGGATCTCTTTCTTCTCGTCAGAAAGAAGATCAACCTCATCAAAATCACGCATCAACTTCTGAACATCATAGGTGAAGTTACTGTTCTTTGGACAGATATAGTCTTCCCAAGGTCTTCCCTGCAACTGAGTCAAACCAAAGCCATCCTTCATCAGGTTCTTATTGATCTTTGTTCTCAGAAGTCTCAGGGCTTCTCCCATGTCAATGTAGTCCTGACCGTTTGCATCTGTTGTAATCGCCCTTGGAAGGCAATATCCAAGAACATCACAAGCTTCACTGTAATTCAGACCAGCGAGTTTGCGGATTGTCTGGTTCATCTGAGATTCGGTGATCGAAAGACGAATGTTCTTTGCGCTGTAGCTCTTGACGTAAACATTGAAAAGGTGTTTAACCTCAAACTCGTCAACAGTACCAATCTCAACAACATCGACTTTAAAAGGGAACTTGAGTGGGACATTCGAAATCAGAACCAAAACACATCCAAGACGAACGGTTGGGTTTCTGAATTTATCAAACAGGAACAAAGCTCTGGTGTCTACAACTCCTGGCTCTTCTGGTTTGCAGAAATCAAGGCAGAAATCGACATTACTAATCAACAGAATTTTATCTCTGCACCCACCAGCTTCAGACTTTTTGCGAAGATCCTTTCTGGTTACAAGGCCATTCTCTTTTCTCCTGATCTCACCAGTTTGTTCATTGATATCTGGCTCAGGATCTCCATTTGGCCCATTCTTGATTTTGTAAGCGCCATAGATCAACTCATCAAAGAAACGAACACTTGCTCCTTTCCCAGGTCTACCATGCTGTAACTCAACAGCATCAAATTTGGTTGTTCCATTGAAGAGTTGCTCTACACAGAACGTTTTCTTCAGGATGGACTGAACGAGGTAAGGATTTTCATGATTGACAACGAAATTGACGATACCAGTTATAGAGATGGAGCAAGTAGACTTCATCTCTTTAATTACCTTATTAATACCTGGGCTGTTTTCCAGCAGGTAAGGCATTCCAGTTTTCTTCTGCTTGTTGTCTTCTGTGGCACTTTTCTTGTCTTCGCTCATTGTTTACTCCAGTAATTGATGGTCGCCTTCTAGGTTTTCAAGTTAAACTAATATTAGTATATCCCCCTAAAACAAAAAAGCAAGCCGATAAATGCATATCGACTTGCTTTTTTTCGAGATTCTTGGGATTACGACTTATTTTTCGTAATCTTTTACCATTAACTTGACAAAGTCTTTGGGGTATCCAAGCTGTCTTGACCAGTAATCGTAGATCTTCTTACGATTCTTTGGACTGATCTCAGCAAGCTTTACCCAATCATCAGCGGAAGCTTCAACAACTTCATCTTCTTCGTCTTCGGCTTCTACCACTTCATCTTCTTCGGAAGCTTCAACAGTTTCTTCGGAAGCTTCAACAGTTTCGTTTTCATCAGTTGCACATTTTTGAGTTGGACACTCTTCGCCACCTTCGATAACTTCTTCCTCAACTTCCATTTCGAATTCCTCTACAGGAGCATCTTCAGTTTCTCCACCAAGACACTCAACAGCATCTTCAATGGCATCCTGTGCTCTTTCGAGACATTCAACTGCGGCATCTTCGCCTTCAGCTACTTCTTCGACTTGACCTTCGAATTCAACACCGTCAGTTTCAACAGCATCAGTCTCTGCAAGCTCATCGCCACCCATAGCCATGCCACAACCTTGTGCGGCTTCTTTTTCTTCGTAATTAGCCACTACTTGTTTTGCGGCTTCGAAAAGATCATCTCTATATTGTTCCTGTTCGGAAACTTCTCCTTCATTATTTGAAGCGGTTTTCACCATAACTTTGGGAAGCCAATCCGTAGAACCTTTTCCAGAAGGCATAATTCTCATTTTAAACTCTCCTTATCTATGTTTTGTTGGTTTACACACTTGAAAAAGTATGGAATTCTCTCTTATTCTAAATAAGAGTCCTTTTTCCCTACATCTTTCTTGTCATATTTGTCTTGGCAGGTTTGCCATGCATCTTGAGGACTGTCCCCTTCATCAAGACACTCTTTCTGACAGTCCATCTTTTTCCTTTCTGGACGCATCAATTCTTGAGCACCTTCATAAAAGGCTTTCTTTTTTAAATGCCTTTTCAAATTGAAAATAGCCATAATTCACCTAATAATGTTTTTTAACCTGTCCCACAAATTTTGTGGTTCTTCTATTGTTTGTTCTTGTTCTGGAGAGGTTTCTCCTTCATCAACTTTTATTTCTAGACTGATTATGTTATCAATCAAGAAGTTCTTTGGCGTTCCCCCTTCAATACTCCATCCACTTCCATTAATAGTAGGAGAAGCATCATAAGCCGTAAAATATCTTCCGTTAGGTCCAGACTTAATTGGATACCCTTCACCTGGAACTGGCATCAATCTTCTTGGTGGTAAAACCCTTCCGCTCAAAGTCCAGTAGACGATATCCATCTCCTGGTTATTTTGTTCTGCATACTTGATCTTAGCTGTCTGGTTCATGTTGTACTCAACAACTTGATTGGGCTGTGGAGGCTGTTCATACATTTGTTGTTGTTCAGGAGTAACTGGTATTTCTTCCATTGGGGCTTCTTGAAGAACTTGCTCTTCTTCGGGAGTTAACTCACCCTCTAAATCATTCGGCTCCATCAAAGGATCTTCATTCTCAACATTAACTTGAGCAAATCTTGAAAGATTCTTGTAAGTAACATTGCTTTTAAGAGTTCTCACCCAATCATCTCCATCAAACATCTGGAAACCAACATCAATATTGTTTTTGGAAAACCACCCTTTATTAACTTCAACAGCATATTGGCATGGGCTTGAGGAAGTCGTCATTCTTGTACTCATTGGGGCCATGGATTCTATTTGCATAATCTTTCCACTATCATCAAGAAAAGCAATATCCAATGGAATATAGGTGTTCTGCATCCAAAAACTTTGGGGATGCTTTCTAGGAAAGATGAATATCATTCCATCATTTTCCCCCAGTGTTTTACGATCCATTAAACCATAAGATCGTTTATGGGGAGTATCCGCTATTTCCAAACTCAAATAAGCCATATCTTACCTCTTCATCCCAAGGGATTCCGCTTTGATCCAAAGCATCGCAAAGCACTTCGGAAATTTCTCTATCCTCACACTCAAATTGGAGAACCTTAGAACCTGCTTTGTTGGTCATTTCAACTCCACTAGGAATTTCTAAAGTTGCCAGACCATGAATTAGCATATTGTAATGTCTTCTTGACAATACAGCCCTAATAGCTACTGGTCCGTTTCCTGGTTCGTGTTTTTTATTCCTGATCAGCATCTTTGACATTAAGATTGTTTGATGTGTTAGAGCAGAATTTTGGAATGCGATATCCTTCCTTCCCTCTCTTATCCATGCTTGCCATGATTTCTAAATAACTCTTATCCGATTTACCTTTCTCGAACTTATTACCTTCACCAAGGGCCATAACAGTAATAACCTGTCTCCCTCGTTCAGTTATTCTAACTTCAGAAGAATCACCAGAAACCAACCCATAGGTTTTCAGTCTCATGATATCTCGGTTACTAAGACCCATATCAGAAGAAATCACAAACTTATCATCATTGTTCTCTGCTTCGAGCCAAATTCTCATCAAAATCTCTGCGTCTTTATTACTAGCAGTGATTTTCTTTCTTTTCTCATCACTCTTAATGACTTCTTGTGCAAGAAACGAATAATCAACAAAACGATTGTTTTCTTGTGGATCTTGCATTGGTCTAATAGGTATAGGCATAATTACTCTCCAAAATCCAATATTTTATCTAATTCATACTTCTTAAAAAGTTCCTGGGCTTCCTCTTCATTGAGTGACTCTATCTTTGCCTTCGCAAACTGCAAGAAGTCAACAGAATACTTTTCCAAAAGAACGGGAGCGTATTTTCCAATAGCTTCCTCTAATTCACTATCAATATCAAGACCAAGCTTGATTGACAAATACAACGCTCTCAATATAATGAATGGGTTGAATGACAATACATCATCTGCATCCATGACCGTTTCGATATAATTATCTCCATTAAAAGGAGTGATGAACGATCCAGTGTAAGGGTTATATCCTCTAGCATTAATAGTGAAATCCTTGTTGCAAATATCATGCAATACATGGCTGGAAGAATCAAGATCCTGTTTTTTCATCCATCTCTCGATAGTTGGGATCTTTTGTCCTCCATTGAAACAAATCTTCACGCCTTTGTGATTAAAACAAAAACATCTAGTTGCTGGATCAATCTCAGAGACCTGTTCTCCCAATTCTTCAGCCAACAAACTTCCGAATTTATGGCAGTTTTGGGATGAATCACTTGTAAATTCAAGTTCCTCAACTTCTGGAGATCTGTTCCCAAAAGATTTCTCTCTTGCATAAGAACCGATAGCATAAACATCTTTGATATCGTATTCATGAGCCACACTCTTTGCGGCATCCATAATGCAACTAATAGCATCTTCAAGCGTTGGTCTGCAACCAACAACCTTTGACATAATCTCTCTTAGTTGTTCATCATTGTTCTGAATAGCATCTTCGACTTTTTCAATTTCTTCACTACCAACTCCCCTATGAATCCAGCAGGAGTATATCTCTTCTCCATCGGACTCTCCCAAAGAAAACATATCGACTCCAATAGGACTGCGCCCCATTGACTTTTCAATAACTGACAACATATCTTCACTACAAACAATCCTAGTTGCCTTCATATCGCCCCTAAGAATGATTGATCGTATTTTTCTCAACATATCAACAATATGTCCAAGCCCACCCGAAGCAAAACGTTTTGCAGGATGAGTGTTGCTTAAGTCTCTTGTTGAATCAAACCAACTCTCTGGTTTGAACCTTGGCTCGATCCATCTGTAATAAAACCCCTTGATGTCATATGTTGGGTTATATCTAGGTTGTGACTTTATCCAGTCCTCTTCTTCTGAAAAACATTCATCTCTGTCATCCCAGGCCATGACTCTGTCACCTAACCCAGGAATAGTTGATCCATCAGAAATTTCGAGATTATTGTACCACCCAAAAACTGTCGCCATCTTTGTCATCTTTGATGCTTGCTTTAAAGGCATCATCAATGGTTGTGGTCTAGTATCTTCCAGAAGATCTTCAGTGATTCTATATCCAGTATCGTCTTTGAGCCTGTCTTTGTCAAGCAATTCTTCAAAAATGAGATCAGGATCTAATTCCCAATCACCTTCAGTAAATTTCCTCAACTGAACTTCATAGATGTCATGTTCTGGAGATAGGTCTGGAGGGAGTGGAGCCTGATACTGTCTGCCAAGCATTTCTTCGATTGCTCGATTTTGATATTGATGGGCGATCATACCCCAATCTGGTTGGGCCTGGAAATTTGCTCCATGATCACCATATCTTCCTGACAAATCAGATCCTGAGGGAGGATAGAATGGAAAGTGGCTTTGAGCTTCTTTATACCAATTATTTGAGGCTCCTTGCCTTAAACTTAGTTCACCCTCTATGCTGTATTTCTGCTGAATCTCTCTCATGGCAGATTCAAGTAATGCTGTCTCAACTTGAGTTGGACCTGCTTCGTCTTCTGCCCCTTTAGCATGAGTGGCTTCGTGAGCCATTGTAGCGGCCATGTGAGCTATCATAAGATCTTGTCTTAGCTCTGCATGCATTTCTGGTGGAACGATGTCCTGAAGGTTCCTAAAGGATTGCTCCATCTCATTACGAGTGTCTGCTACATTCAGTCCTAGAACTGATCCTCCTTTACTTTCTAGATCAGCATATACTTGCTGGATTTCATTACGGATAGTTTCTTGGTCTTTCTCTTCTTTAGTGTCATACGCTCGAAGCATTCCATCTTCTTCGACAATTTCATAACCTCTTGATTCAAGTCTTTTTTGAAGTTCTTGGGTTTTGACTGCCCTATCTAGTGACGGAACATAAACTCCATAAACACCAGCTTTCGCGAAGTTGAACATATAAACAATATTCTGCAAAAGATTTGAGTCGAATCGATTGACTAAGTCAACTGATTTCTGGGCATCGCCAAATTGGGAAGAGATGTTGGAGATGTTAACACTTGGGCTTCCGATCAAACTACCTTTATACTCTGGAGCATCACCAGAGTAATACCCTCCGTAGTCTTGAGATACTTTTATGATTTTCATATTTTAACTCAGGAAAATTGTACAATTGCATTTTTATTCTCACTTTTCCGTTGAATGTCCTATTTGGGCACAAAAAAACGGGACTATTTCTAGTCCCGTATATTATACATTTTATTGTGGGCCGAAAACTTAGATGCCAAAACCTCCTGCATCATAAGGATCAACGGCCATTGGGGAGTCGTCCAGAGGATTGTAGCCGTCCTCTTCCTCTTCTTCGTCATTTTCAAGTGGATTGAAAGTGACAGAGGCTTGGCGATGCACCATCTCCCCCTTCTTTGTTAATTCTGGTTCCCCAGAAGATCCGCCAATTTGTTCAGCGATGTACTTCACAATTTTGGCATTGATGTTTTCACCGTTTTCATCAATCGCAGTACATGAGACTTGCTCCCCATGGTCCAAGATTGTAACGGTGTACTTTCCTGTCAATTTGTCGATTTTTACTTCGACATCGAGATGAGTTCCAAAAAGGTCAGCCATTGTTATACTCCTAAACCATTCCGTTCAAAATGTCGTCACCATCGATCTTGAACTTGAAGATGAAGTTATCATCATCTTCTTCCTCGGTGAAGCCCAGTACGTCCAAACGATTGACCATCGTCTTGGCTTTGTACCTTCCGATTTCACCTGGGAGTTCATCTTCGAACTTCTTCTGGCGCTTTCCAGCGACAGAGCTATGACCACCCAAAGCAACAATCCATTTATTGCCTTCCCGTCTCATACCGAATTCCTCGTAGCAAACTCCTTTTGCTCCGACTGGAACGCGAATGTGATAGGTTGACTTGGCTTGTTGATAGCCACTTCTCAAAGAAATGTTTCCAGATTCAGAAGTGTCGATTTGACCTTTCCATTCTGGGACCATGTTTTCGAGAACTCTGGCCATTGTTTGGACATCGCAATTTGCTTGCACTTCACCATAAACATAGTGACTCATTGCTCTTCTCCTTGGTTGTTTTTGTTTTATCTTGCTACTTGAATACCATTCTTTTCGCAAAATTCGATGGCGTATATTGAGAATACTCCAGCACTCAATCCGTAGTTGTCGTTGTCTCCAACAATTGCAGTTATTACTCCGATAACCTTACCATCATGACGATTGATAATTGGACCGCCACTGTTTCCTGGTAATATTGCGAGATCTAAAAACATGTATAGAGGTGCTCCATTATGAGAATAGATCTCCCTGTCAAGAGAGCTAACATAACCGAAAGTTGTGTTGTTTTCGAATCCATGAGGACTTCCAACTGCAAAAATTTCATCTCCGACATTAACGATTTGATCGAATTCAAAAGGTTTTGCATTGATATCGGCCTTCAGTAAAGCTAGGTCTTTAGCTCCATCAAAGGCTATAACCTCTGCGTTAACCATCTGATCTCCATCTTTGATCAGTACCCTTATCATATCCTCATATTCAGAGAAGTCAAGCGAGCTTTCAGTATTTTTGTTGTAATTTTTTACGACATGGGCGCAAGTAAGGAAATAATTAGGGGCTACGCAGAAAGCAGAACCCGTTTCCTCAGTATTCGTGCTGAAGTTCTGTGACTTTACAACAAACGTCTTTTCAAGAGCCTCATCAACTTGATTTGGTTCTGGTTCAGCTTGCGCTACTCTAGAGATCCATTTGACAAGAACTCCCCTCTCTTCCATCTTTCTTCGATATTGTTGAGCCGATTCCAAAGATGGGAAAGTTTTATAGCCACCTCTAACCTTTAACTTCCAAACCTCTTTATCACCAGAATTATTAGTAAGGTTTCTGAAGATGTCTAAATCTCTTTCTCTTCTTTTGTAATCGTCACCCTCATCTTTGTAAGATCCAGGTTGAGATTCTTCGTTCCTTGACCAATCTCCCCAATCACCTTGTTGACCTGGGAGTTTATATTGTTTGCCAGTCAATACATCCCATATGGTATGCACATTATTGAAGGGCATAACGGATTTTGGAGTAGTGGGACTTAAGCCAGAGCCTGGATATAGAATCTCAGGCATTGTTGTGCGATAAGCTTTTTTCTTTTGTTTGCCCATTTTTGATACCTAAATTAAGTGTACTCTAACTTATTCAAAAAAAGTACACTTTGAACCTTTAGACTTCAATAAAGGCATCTCCAAGTTGATCTTCTTCATCAACTTCATCTGGAATGAAGGCATTTTCCACATCTTCATCTACAGGTTCTTCTTCATCGATAAAAGCATCTTCTACATCATCTCCGAAGATTTCATCAACATCTAGGAAATTTGCATCTGGTCTATCACCGAAAGCATTGTTTTTCATTTCAACCTGGGTTGCCTTGCCATTGCCAGCGCCAATAACAGCGGTTGTTCCCATTCTTTCAGATGGATCTAACAAAGATTCATCGATGGGTGTTTCTTCCTCAACCTCTTCCCCTGCCTCTTCTGCATCAAGCTTTGCGGCGGCTTTCATGGATGCCTCACAACGAGGCTCATTTTCATCAATTTCCCCATTCATCTTGTGAACCATCTCTTGAGTCTTAGGCCCTACATCAGTCATTACAACCACTTTCTCTTTTGGTTTTTCTTCCTTTTCAGCCTTCTTTTCAGTTTTCTTGCTTTTGCTCTTGCCTCTTCTTGACTTAGGCTTCCTTTTGGGCTTCTCTTCTTCAGCCTTTTCTTCAGGCTTTTCTTCAGGCTTTTCTTGGGGAGGTTCAGTGGTCAGAATCTCTTCTACCTTTTCTGCTTCTTTAGGTTTTTCTTCGATCACTTCCATACGAATCAAACCATAGTTGGCAACTTGTCTGAGTTCACTTGCTTGCGCTTCGTTTTCAACTTCGATATTTAAAGCGTAACTACATCCATCACATTTTTTAGGATTGGGGTCATATTTACCCCTAAGCATCATGCCAATAGTGTTGAAGGAAATTGTAGCTTCTGTCAAACCATATACGTTAACTTTCATAATAAAACTCCCAATTTAGTCTTGGTGTTGTTTATTATACAAATTAACCGAGCAGATCTAACCCTATGTTTTTGTCTTGCATAAAGGTGTTGATGTGTTTAAGGAAAAGAGCTTTCTCTTGTGGAGTAAAAAATGCAGATGCAAGTAAACTACTCAACTCATCACTTGTCGCAGGGATATCATCCTCGTCAAACGATCTTTTGAATGAAACAAATGCTCGACTTACTTTCTGGTCATCTACTTTTTTTTTGTAGCTTCAACGATTTGACGGTTTTTGAAATAATTGGATGCAAAGAGTCTATCTTCCTCATCCATTAGATCTTCTTCGTCTAAGTCAGTTACTTCAAAATCCTCACCCACTTCGTCAAGACCGATTTGGTAAGTTACAATGCCCTGACTAAGTTTTGAATCATCAAATGAAGCTAATGAAAATGGAATTTCGCCATGATGTTTGGACATGAAGTATTCCAAATCGTCAGCGATATCTTCCAAAGTCAAACTACTTGTATCGTTTGTACCAGTTATTTCAAGTTTACCAACAGCGGTAGGGGTTCCACCTATGTCAATCTCTTCGTAGTAGACTTCTTTAACAGCTTCTAGAACATCATCGTCGTCTCCGAGGTCTTCTATTGGAAAATCAGGATCGATTTCATTAATTTCAAAGTCCTGTCCATAAGGATCATCTAGGATATCATCCATATTGTCTTCAAGACTACGATCACGTTCCACATAATCCCAATCAATATCCATTGACTGAGCTTTCTTCTCGAAAGCTATTTTAAGGCCATCTTCGCTTTTGATTTCCCACCATCTTTGTCGCTTGGGAGTTTCTGAGGCTGTCTCATACTCCTCTCCTTCGATATTGTAATCGGCCAATCGTTTCTCTTCAAGCTTATTCATATCACCTTCATAAGCTTGAGCATTTCTGTGTTTAGAACCAAATTCATCTTTGGCTTCATCTAGGTTTTTCTCAATAACAACTTCTGCACTACCAGTTCTGTTGTTTTCAAGAAGCTTTTCCATAACTGAATCTTTGTCACCTACGTGATGAGGATCTAACTGCTTATCTGTAATTTCCTCTGGAATGTCGCCATGGGATTCTGACAACATGCGATCAGTATGGGCATCTTCATCTAATTTTTCATAGACTACAAATTTATATTCAGACATTTTATGCACTCTCCTGAAGAATATTTCTTATTTGTTCTTCTTCTATTATAAAAAATCCTCTAAAATCTCATCCTAACAGTTACAGGTTCTGGAAGAGCAGGGTTCAGTCCATCAGTAGCAGAAGAAACAGCCCCTACTAAGCAATCAACTACATCATCTGTCTTCACATCTGCATTTTTATCTGGCAGAAGAGAAATTCCTCTTGCAATTCTTTTGAATTTTAAGTGTTGCATCTCTGCTAACATATATGAAGCATGTCCATCATCATCATAAAGATAAATTTCAGGATTTGGTTGATACTCCATCATCATCTTCATATTTCTATATAATTTCTGTTTAACACTTCTGTTATATTGAATCTTTTGACAATTTACTCCATGACTCCTCAAAAACTGCAAACTGTGTACAGACTGAAAGTCATCATAAGTAACTCTCAATGGTCTAAAGATTTTGCAAATAGTTAGAACATCTCTATCAATCTCATGGAATTGTAATCCAATACCTGGAACTGGTTTCCAGATCCATACGCCAGCTAATTCAACCATCCATCTCTTTTCCCCCTGATTGTTTCTATATTTCTTAGCGGCAATCAAAACCATACTGAAGTTATTTCCGCCATTGGCTGGATCAACATGAGCATAATAATTGTATCCTGGTGCTGGTTTGGCATGAGGGCCAAGATCTGCCCTTACACATCTTTCAAGCAATCCTTCCTCAAAATAGTTACCATAAATACCGCCACTAGCCCATTGAGCGCCATACTCAATAGCAAACATTTCTGGGTTACTCTCTCTATCACCAACCATCTCTTTGTTATAAAAATCAATATCATCATTTACACACCAAGTTGGCAACTGAAACGATAAGATAGAATCATCTTCTAATGATCTTCGATACATATCATAGAAAATACCCATCCTATTGTTCGGTGATGATATCATCACTATTCGAGCCGCATTATATTTGTAGAATTTAGATAATGATGGCTTTAATCTGTTGAAGAAATAGGTCCCTGTTACCTTACCACTCTCATCATAGAATGCAATCTCGTCAAACAGAATAAGAATAGCACTATATCCAGCAAGTGAGTCTGGATTACTATGACCACAAAGAAGTAGAATAGATCCCGCAACTTCAATGTCAACTCCCTGACTTTTCTTTTCTAAGTCAGAGTCAGTATACAAACGAATCTCCGAAGAAATTGATTTAGCGATTCGTCCTTTGAAAAAAGGAGAGTTTCTAATTCTAGCCTGAATCTGTCCAAACAAACGTCCAGCCTGAGATTGTGACAAGGCAACATTAATAATTGCAATTTCATCATCACTAGGTAGATTATAGTAGCTATGGGGATTACCCTCATTAATAACTAGTAACTTGTACGCTTCATACACAGTTATGATTGAAGCCATCAAGGTTTTACTTCCACGTCTACCTAAGACAAGATGCAACATACTAAAATATTCAGGTCGTCTGTCTTCTGGCTTCTTCCCCTCATTTTCATCATTCCCCTTGGCCTTCTCATCGTGGAACCTGTCCATCTCGATCATTTTTTTGATAACCTCTTTGATGTTCCTTTCATAAGTAACACCTTCAAGAGTCTCATCTTCTTCATTACCGTAAAGCCACTCCCACTCTTCTTTATTGAGATGAAGGTCTTCATTTCCTATAGTGTTCTTGTAGAAGCACTTAAGGATAACTCTTTGGGAAGTCCAGAGATCAAGCTGATTCTCTTCTGATGGTAAGTTTAGGTAGTCTGGATGATCACAAAACGTTATGATATCGACTATCTCTTTGTAACCCTTGTTCTTTTTCAGAATCGGGTTTTTGGTATTAATCTGAAGTATTGCTTCTTCAAGTGGATTAATAGCTTTCTGCTTCTTCTGGCGACTCGACATAATATTCCTCCAATATATAAACACAACCATTGTCTGATGGACAAAAGGTCAGAATTTTATTTCCAACCTTATATATTTCAAACAAATGAGTCGCATCTCCTTCAGAGGAAAGCATATGCACAGTATTGTCACTTAAAAAGAAAAGTTTGTTCTTGACATAATATATGTCTTTTAGGTCTTTGCAGTCATCGATAATTGTGTACGTTGAGTTTTTTCGTATCCCCCTTAAGCAATTGTTACCACTGTCTGCAAAACAGACAGTTTTTCCCATTATTGCAACTCCAGTTGGTTTAGAAATCCTCGTATTTTTTAAATTTGATATTGAGAATCCAGCCTTACCACAACCTATAAGTGGAAAGGCGTTCTCCTCATTCATTATAAAGCATCTGTGACAATTTGTAGTGCTCCAGATGACTTGATTTTCTAATGAAGTTACATAAGTCCTTGAGTCGCTTCTTCCAAGGACTTTTCTTCTAAATTGTTTAGCACTGTTTTTTGAGATCAAATTCTCAAAATCCATCAACTCCAAATCGACTTTGTGAATTCGGCTACCACCTTCTGAAACTATATATAAACAATCATAACTGGAATTATAGCATATCGAACTGAAAGTTGAAAAGTCTGGCTTCTCAGTATATGTGAGTTCATAACGCCAATCAGGATTGCAGTCGCCATTATTCATCTTTCCTATGCCATCATCATGTAGGAAAAACAGATTATCCCCAACACAACAAAAATCCTTGATCTCGAAGTTGATCTCGAAATTTCGTTGTTTTCGGGTGGTAAGGTTCTTTTCTGTAAGTTTATAGATCATCAATGATTTCGAACTGATCTTCTACCATTCTACAAATGTGATTACCAAAGTTAATATCAACTTCCAAATGATCACCAAATGGTATAACTTGGACAACATGTCCTGTTTGTTGATAATAGCTTTCCAAAGTTGGATCAGTGCAAACAACAATTGCGCCTTTTCCATTTTGGTAGTAATCCTGTTCAGAGTATTTTGATCCTGCTTCTTTCGTCATTGAAGATGGATTAACAAACCAAGCAGGTTTGTCTCCTTTAAAAGAAACAGTAAAAGTTGATGCCGCCTTAGATTCTTTATCTATTGTTTCGAAAGTAGGGCTTTCATAGGGAAAGTCTTTAGGTATGTCTGGTAAACTACGTCCCTCTAAATGTAATACAGATGAATTGTCTCCTACACAGCAATGCCCTATCTTCTCCACAATTGGCTTCCAATATGCTTGATAGAACTCCAGGGAGTGATATGGATACATATCCCTGATTTTGCCCCCAGGTCTTATGTCTTGCAAAAACAAATCTTTCCCAATATCTAATGCGATTACAATATCGTCACCATCAAATAAATCAATACCATGGGAATGTTTTACCCATACTGCACTTGGATGATTATTTTCAACTGCTGAACAAGCACGTTTGCCATACTCATTCATCAACTCTTGGATTGCATCAGCGTCGATGTCTCCCCAAGCATCTTGATAAGAAGTAAGAGATTGGGCTTGCTTTATTAAAGACTTAGATGAGGCCATCGGCATTTCCATTGGATCGGCCATTGGCATCCCTCCCATCGGATCGGCCATCGGATCAGCCATTGGATCAGCCATTGGGACATCTTCCTCTTCTTCACTTTCTTTTTTGTCCTTGGCTAAATCCTCAGAATAATATTTGTGGACAAGTTCCTTTATTTTAGAAATAATTCCGTTCAGTCTTTCTTCGCTTTTTTCTTTATCTTCTTCTTCAGCGAGTTCATCTTCGTCCATGTTGTCTATCACAAACAAAATTTCACTAACAACAGCTTTTGCTTCGAAGTAATTTACTTTCTTCTGATTCTTATCCTCTTCATCCATGCCATCCGCCGTATCCACGAGACCATCATAAATTTCTTCATAATGATCTGCTAATCTCGTCTCTGCCGAAACATCTTCTACTAATGGCTTTTGCAAATCCTCTATAGCGAATTTTTCTAAAGCGTCAATGTGATAAGAATGTTTCTCCGCAATTTGTTTGGCATCGCTATATGCTTCCCAGGCGTAACGATACAAAGGTTCTGAGAATTTTGTAAGGTTACTGTGATGGATGGATGAGAATTTGTTTATTGTAAAACAATATCTGTCTTTTATCTTGAAAACTTTAATGTGTTTGTTCATAGCTAAAACCTAAAAAAGGCTGTATCGTGTTTATTTCCACAAATACAGCCTTTTTACCTTTTATATGATTACGAGTCTTTTTCGCTTAGCTTCTCACGTATGGATACTCCAAGTGCTCCGCTTTCACAATGACCGCCTGAGCAAGCGTCTCCAGCCCCGCCACCATAATTGTCTAAATTGCCATATTCATCTTCATAACATCCTGACCAGTCAACATCAATATATGTTCTAGTCAGATCTAACCACTTCTTCCAGTTCGCGACATCTTTAAGGCAATATGTCATTTTTCTAACATCACCTTCAAAATAGCGATCTGCAAATTGTTTTGCCCTTCTGACCCAATCCAATTTTTCTTTGTAGTTTTCTACATTATGGTTAAGCCAAGCTTCAAGTAGTTTGTCTGGAGAGTCAGGGGACAATCCTTCGTTTTTCCACTTGATCCCATTTGTTTCAAAATCTCTGGAGATCTTATTTCTTAAAGGATCAACATAGATAATCTCTCCAATGCCAAGCAAACAATCACAAGCTTCCCAAAGATTGTCTTTAAATACTCTCAATCCGTCAACAATAAGACCGCTGGCGAATAAACTGCCATCCCCATACTCTCTGACGATCTCTGTGATGGTCATAACTGCCGTAAAAGGCGCTTGAGGGTAATCTTTGTCCCCAGACATAGGTAACATAGAAATTCCCGCATAATACCTTCTATTGCGATAAATGTGGTTAGCAACATCATCCCATTCATGTGGCTTGATGTTAATAGTGTTTGATACATTATGTCTTAGCCAAGGATAAATAGCCGTATCATGTCTTGTCCCTGACTCAACCCAATTCTGTTGAGTAAGCTTAACATTCTCAAGAAGAGTTATGGCACCGACCTGATTTTTGGTTTTGGCTCCATCAGGAACTTCGCATAAGAAGGTAATAACAACATCAGTGTTATTATTTGACCATACTGATTCTTCGATAGCATCTGGGTTATGTTTTTCAAAATATTTCAGCGGAGTCTCAAGTTTGTTTGCTTGAACTCTCCTGAAATATCTTTTGGCATGATGAGGATGAATCCCAGATGCAGTTCCCAAAACACAACTCGTAGATCCAGCAGGCTTAACACATGTAGCTCTTGCACATAAATTGATGCCAAGTATTCCTGCAATCTTCTCATTAGTTTTAAGAATAAGTTTAGCACCCTTCCTTTGTAATGCAGGATCAAAGGCCATATCAGGATTATCTGCCATACCTGTCATAGAAACACCGAGAAGTGCCTCAAGCTTTACGATTTCCTGAGTGATGTTGCCCAAATAATGAAAGGTATCATACGAAGCTTGAATAGTGCCAATGATTGCCGCCGCTTTACAAGAGTCAAGAAAATCCTCTTCGGTTTTAACCTTCTTTACATTGATCTCACATAAATTGCAAAATTGCCATCCGCTAAGATATTCATTATTGTCCTGAGCGATAACAGCAGAGGCAAATTCTTTGCGGAATTGATCATTCAAAGGGAGCTTTGGGACCATGCCGATTTCAACACAGTTATGTACATAAACTCCGTTTCCATCGAACGCATGAACAACGGGAACAGTACAATCATATACTTTTTCAATCCCCTTACTCTCTTTAGAGGCAACTGTAGCTATGAATTTACTCTTATTTGGTTTTCTTTTATATTGACTCAACAAACTATCAAGTTTTTGAATTTTATATGGTTCTGAAAACCCGATCCTATTTCTATAAACCCAAATAGATTCATTTGAAATAACAAGTTCATGGGCCGTTTGGCAAAAATAATCTTTTTTACCACCTTTTCCGTCAGGCATTGGTTTAAAACCCTCACCTCTACGGTTTTTATAAACTTTAGACACAATACCAAGGCGGAGGAGCATCCTTTGTACAGTTTTTAAATTGTTAAGAGAGATGCTGTGTAAACGTATTGACATCCCCTTCTTTAAATCGCCCTGGACAGATCCATCTGCATCAAAATACCCCTGAAGGAACCCTCTATACATATCTGAAGAACTTCCCTCTATTTTACACCCTATCTCCTTTTCACCACGTTTTATTCCGTAGTATTCTGCCATCTTTTTTAACCCAGAAGAATATAACCTTAATTTACCGACATTTGACGTTTGTTTTCCTCCTGTCATTTCTTTATATGTATGAAGTCCTGACATTTTTATTCTTTTGATAGCCATCTTCATCATATGAGACCTTGACTCTCCCCAATAGTCAAGCAATGCACTATTTTTAGTAAAGGTTCCGTCCCCAAGCAAACTGCCCAACAACCAACCTTTATCAAAGGTTTCATGAAACCCTTCTCCCTTCCATGTAAGATTTTGGTGATTATGTAAAACTATTTGATCTCCAACGTTTAGGTCTTTCAGTTCAACCCAACCCTCTGGAGTCATTATCTGGTGATTACTGGTCGCCTCTATGCAAAATCCCTCTTTAGTTTCTAAACCAAAAAGCTCTTTTTCCCCAGTTTCAAACATCCCCTTTTTTGTAGTAGGATATACTTGACCATCAACTATTGCTCCAAACTGTTTGCCCAAAAGATTTTTTGCTTTCTTCGGGCCATGATCTGTCATAACCCAAGTGTCACCACTAACACATGGATTATAAACGATGTCATTACTTTCTGCCCAAACGAAGCCTGGTTCACCAAATTCTTTGTTCAATTCAATGAATTTCATGAACTGCTCTTTGGAGGTTTCGCTTCGCACTAAAATAACAGAATTATTTGATCTTCCTCTTTGAGGATTCTCTTTGCGCCAAGCGCCAGTTTTGGCTTTTGCCATCTCTTCGTCTTCAGGAGAGAATAAACAAATAGATGCACTGCGGCGAATTCCACCAGACAAAACAGCATCAGAGGAATGCATCATGATATCATAAGCATCAATTGGCCTAAGACAGTCACCAAACTTACAACATCTATTAAGCAGAACATTGATATTATATAGTGATATTTTCAGTCCATCTGGTCCAGGGGCCTTGCTTCCTGAGGAAATTGGAGCACCTTCTGGTCGAATTTGGGAAAAATCGAAGATCACTTCATATCCTTGATATTCTGGGAAAGGAACGTCATCTCCAATAAAAAATGAAGATAACAAAACCCCGACAGAATCGGCCCATCCTTCGATGCTGTCTGGGATTACGAAAGTCTTAGTCCCTTTAGTCGGGTTGGCTATGCCAGGAAGCTTCGCGACATGGTGGGTTTGAACTGAAAATCCGATTCCACAACCACAAAGTAAAAGGAACATACCTTCTTGAAAAAATCTTGGTCTGTCACAATACGAGACCGTACAATTGTATAACTTCTCATGCTTGTCTAGAATTGGTTTCCCCCCAAACTGCAATGCCCTTTGAGATCCAAGAACCCTTTTTCTTCGAACCATTCGTTCTGCGAAATCCATTTCTTCTTTTAATTGCTCACAAATCTCTGGCCCAAGCTTCTTTCGATGCATGTCAAATACTCTAGTGACTTGTTCTTCCCAAGTCTCTCGTCTTTTCATCTCAGGTAGGTATTTGGCATACTTCGAAAAACGTGTATATTCTTGAAGTGCTCTGACGGACATAAAGTGTCTCCTTATTTCTCTATTAAATCTTCTACAAAACTACTGACAACTTCGAACATAAACTGCTTTACATCCCCCCTAAAGTCATCCACATCATCGATTGGTTGATCCAATCGTTTCAATAACTCTCTCCCATCTTCAACAATGTCTTCTGTGTCATCAAACGTTTGCAGTTTTATCAGAGCATCTTTGATTTCATCATGCACTTGCAATCTCCAGGGTTCTTTGCGATAAATATCACTACAATTTAACAATCTCAAGTCATGAACTTGGTTTTTGTCTGAAAAATTTCTGGAGATATGATAGCTATGAGTTGTTGTGATGATTTGACTATCCTCAAAACATCTTTTCATAGCCCTGATTAAAGGTAAATGTCTTCCACTTTCAACATGCATTTCTACATTATCTATTAGGATTATAGATGGGACGTATTCTAAATTCAAAAGAGAAGAAAATGTTTTCATGATTTTCCTCTCTCCATCGCTACATTCTTTATAGTGAATTGTTTCATTGGGTTTGTGTACGTAGAACCCGAACACATACTCTTTTTTAATTCTGGAGTTTCCGACAGAGAATTCCGTTTCTTCTTCTTCTATCTCAAATCCAGTTACAGCTTCAAACAATTCTTTGAAGATCACCCATTTACCTCTGTCCAATTGGAACTTTCTTAGCTCCTGATCAAATCGAGTGAAGTAACATAATCTCATTACGAGATTTCTGATTTTTTCAGGGTGTCCTTTCTTAAATCCCTCCTTAGTGAGTATAACTTCATAATCTCCCAAAGATGTCCCCAGAGTTGCCCTAATGCAGAAGTCGGCATCCCCATAAACACCTGACTTATCCCCTCCTTCCACATGACGAACAGCCTTACCAAGTATGGATTTTAGACGAACTTCATCATATTGTTCGTAATTAGTAAAAAGGGAGTAAATAATTTCAAGGGTTGTTGACTTTCCACAGCCATTGGGTCCGATAAAACAGGCAAAATTGCTGGTTTCATCTTTATAAGTAAAGTCTATTAAGAAGTCATGGAAGATTTTATAGTCTCTTATGTAGAGACGCTTCACTTTGACGTAAGGAAAATCTTTCTCTGAGAAATTGGGCATAGCAGAAATGAGCTTCTGAAGGTCATCAGTGACATTTGTCTCATTGGTTACCTGATCTTCGGCACAATCAAACTCAGTTTTGTTCTCTATGAAAAAATCTTTACCTTTTGTCGTCACTTCGTCCATACTTGCCTCCGCATAACTTCTTTGTTACTGTTCTATCAATAATCATTCGTCGTTTTTCATATTCAGTTTCAGGTTCAGGTGCAGGTTTATTTTCTGTATTTACTCTTGCACCATCTGGCACATGGACATAGAATCCACCCAATTCATATTTTTCATCATTCATTCTATTACCAATCCAAAGATCTGAGTTCTTCAGTAAGTATTCTGGGCAGTAGACTTATGTGAAATTTAAATTTTGCAACATTTCCGAGAACTGTTACACCAAACTTTCTATGAGTTTTTGACGATATCGCCTCAATATAATCTTGTGCTTCTAATTTAGAGGTTAACTCTACAAATTGGCTGATATTCTCTCTTACCAAGAACTCTCCCAAGAAGTCGATCATGAAAGTGGAGAAGAACTCTTTCTCATATTTGATGTAGGTTTCTCTATCAAACCCCATATCATCCATGAATACTGAGAAAGTGATATCTTCGGTATCAATCGCTTCTTCATTTTCATTTTGAGACTGGACAAAAGAAAGAGATCTGATTTGAGGCTTCGTTTTTATAAAGCGCTCAATCATTTCTCGACAATGAAAACACTTGCCTCCATTCGAGTCTTGAAACAACTTATTGTTTGTTTGCTCTTTATTCACTTAATCTTGCCCTTGTTAGATTATGGTTATAAGCCTTTGATATTATAACCTGAGACGACCCAAAATCCTAGAACTTTATTGTCATTTTTAGGCCGACCTTTAAATTTTTCTTAAGTTTATCTCCGATTTCTTGGATATCGTCGTTCATATAGTCTGGACCTTCGCCTTCTTTGAAAGGTGTAAGTCCAATATCTGGTCTGACATGTTTCTTTATAAAATTACCTATTCTTCCCAATCTCGTCTTGGGTCTTTTGTCGAATTCTGTCTCTTGAACTGGCTCAACACTCTCTAAAATTTCTTTCTTTTCTTCGTCTGTAAGTCTAAATATCTCGGTTTTAGTTGGCGGTTTTGAGTCTTCCGTTTCGACTATTTCCACCTTATCCTCTGAAGTTCCAAAAAGAGAGTTCAAATCGTCTTGGACATCTTCCAGTTTTTCCGTCTCTTTTTGTTTTTGAAGTGCTTTTTCGGCTTCTCTAGCTTCTTTCTCCCGCCGTCTTCTCTCTTTTCTTTCTCGGAGTTTTCGTAGTAATCCCATGTGAAAGGTTTTTCTCGATTTTAGTTAGAATTATTGGTAAGTTATAGTTCAAAAAAGTCAAGTTAAAAACCTGTATCTGAAAAATGATTAACAACAAAAATAATTGGTATTCTGAGGCTAGAGAAGCCTCTTTAATCGTTCAAGAAGCTGGTATCACTGATAACTGGAAAACATTGGTGTTTGCGGTTGCACTTGTTTTATCAGGGTTATCTCTAATTGATGTATCTGAGAAGACTGGATTACCACCTGAACAAATACAACAAGCCCTCAATAATAAAGAAATAGTTGAACAAGCTCAAAATCAGGAAGAATCATCAATGCCTAGATTAGATTTCTCTGGAATCGAGGAATTAATTCGACAGCATGAAGTTTCTGGTGCCGAAAGGTATGTTAGAGTTAAAGGTAAAAACGTTGACATAAGAAAAGCATATCCTGATCCTATTCATGGATGGAAAGTTCCAACCATTGGTGTTGGTTATAATTTAAACAAACCTGAAGCCAGAGGGGAAATTGAAGCTCTAGGACTAGATTATGACAAAGTCCGTAAAGGAGAGCAAGCCCTAACTGATGAACAGGTAAATATACTATACCGAGACGATATAGCAAAAGCAATACTTTCTGCAAGAAGATTCCTACCGAATTTCGATCAACAACCAACTGAAGTAAAAACAGTAATCGTAGACATGGCTTTTAATTTAGGTGAAACCCGATTGAGAAAATTTAAAAAATTCAGGAAAGCGCTCGAAAACAACAATTATCAAGAAGCCGCAGAAGAGATGAAAAACTCTAGGTGGTATCATCAAGTTGGGAATAGAGCGAAAAGAAACGTTGAAAAAATGTTGGAATTTCACTCCAAATAGCCTATTTTTTCTCCCAGAATCGTAACACTTATATAATACTATATCTTACTTATTAATATAATAACTTATTATAATAATAAAGGCGAAACCCAACTTTCACAAACCATTGATAACTTTATTGTTACATAAGTGCTATTTATTTTTCGTTAGTAAAAATTACTAACCCTTGAGCCACACTTTAGTAAAAATTACTAACGAAAAATTAAAGATTAGTAAAAATTACTAATTTGCCATTTTTTAGTAAAAATTACTAATTTGCAAAAATCTTGCATTTTTTCTTGGAATCAGAAAATGTGGTTGTATAATGACAATATGCTTTCGAAACCAATTGTTTTGAAAGTGAACCCTTCCTAGCGGGGTATAGGCTAGAGAGCGAGAGACATAATAAAAGGAGAAAAGTATCATGTCTAATGAAACGCCCACCGACTCTTGGGAGTCAAGAATCAACCAAGTTGCTAAGATCCTTAGCAAAACCCCAGATGACATTGAGGAAATCCTCAGTGCAGATCCGTTCAGAATTACTCAGGACCCAAACCGTCTTGAGATGCTGGCGGATGAAGAAGTAACCCCATTCGGAGATCTTCGCAAGATGTTTTGCGATGAGAATGGAGTTTCCCTACCCCAATTACGTATGTGCATGAAAGTATTACGTGGACCTAAAGGTAGCCAGAAGGCTTCTGAAATGGATACAAACGTACTTGCTTTCAATGCTAAGTATGGATTGGAAACTCATGTAGAAGATCTGGACATTGAACAGATCCTCCCATTCTACAATCCCAAAAAGCGCAATAGAATTCATGAACTCATTCGTGATCGTTATGAAAGTGAGTTCGGCCCTGTTATCGCTTTCAAACCGAACTCTGAAAAGATTGCTGTTGAAGAAACACTTGATTACATTGCTGATCTTGAATCTGGCCTTCCAGCAGAAGAAAGTATCGAGGTAGATGGGGAACTTGTCCGTCTTTATAAAGTTGGAGAAGTTCCAAACGAAAAGGTCGATGAAGATCCACTCTTCCCAGACTGTCCATTGAGAAAAGGCCGTTCTACTCATAACAGAGTGAATTGGACTGACATCTCAATAGAAGTTCGTCAATTCTTCCGCATTCTTCATGAGTATTCTGAGGATATCGATCCAAACAATCGTCTTGAACTACGTAAAGTGGTTCGTCTTCCTCTTGATGAACTTAGAGAAATCTTCCCAGAAATCTATTTGATTTACAAAGAGCTTAAGGCAGACAACAAACTGCCAAGTTTGAAGATGTCTTTAAGAACCGTTACTTCAAGAACGCAAAATCCATTTGCCATTGGCAGAAACAGAACTCGATAAAAATATAAGGGAGTGGGGTTATCCTCACTCCCTTTACTTTCTGGGAGAATAATTATGAAAAATTTTGATACCGTATGGGATTATGAATACTGGATGAAATCCAATGGGATGTTTGTTGGACTAAATACCCCCGAAGCTCTTAAGTCCGAAGATTTTAATCATGGTCTGCCACCATATGCTAGAAGAAAATCATTTCTAGTAGATGAATACCCAGCTTGCCCTAAAAACTGGATGCAAAGTGAAGGAACGTTAGCCAGTTATTTTGTTCCTGTAAAAGAAGGTAATGGAATGTGGTTAGATTTCAATAAAAACTATGACCATGACTATGATGTGGCTATCGTCATTTCAATTCAAGGTGTAAACCCAATTTCAGGTTTACCTTGTAAAGATGAATATCTGGAGCAATACATTGAATGTTGTCCAAAATGCGAGACTCCTTTCAAACCAGATAGGTTGTGTGAGAAGTGTAACATTAGATATCCTAAGCAGAATTATATTGCTACAACTACAACTCCAAAAGGCAAACTTTGGCTTGATGGGTTCAGAAGTTTAGAGGGTATCGTTCGTCAATACATTTTAACAGCAGAAAAAATGAGAGGTGTCGCATCTAACGTAAAAGGAGTTGGGAGCAATAGAGTGTTCGCTATTGGAGTCTCTTTCTTTTTAAGTAAGGAAAAGAAACCAGTATATGAATCTTCATCTTCGTCTTCATCATGGGGGTTCCCATGTTCATCATCTTCTTCGTCTTCTATTGGAAGTGCATCATCATCTTCGATTCCTGACGCTTATGAAGATGATGACGACGATTACACATATTTGGATATGGATTTTGAAAGTATAAGTAGCGCTGACAACAAATCCAGTGAGAGTTACAAGATTACATGTGACAACTCTGACATACATAAAGTTTTTTCCAAAAAATCACGTCTCTCTAAACCACAACGTTCAGCCAAACCAGTAACTTGCAACTTTATCCAACAAGTTAAAACCAAAAAGCTTGAGGTTGGTGCTGGAGCGAACATTGATCAACAGGTTTATGATGATAACGAAAAGATTGATTTCTGGAGAAGTGAACCTGAAGCCAGAATTTGCGTAAATTACGTCCTTGAGGAAGACGCAGTTAAGATCATTGAGCAAGGAAGAAGAATATTGGAAGGCCACAAGGAAGGCTTTCTGCAAAACGTACCAGTAGGAAATTAAGGAGAATTAAAATGCCTAGAGAAGATTATACCCATTTAGTTTTTGTCGTTGATCGTTCTGGATCTATGTCTGGAATCGCATCAACAATGTGTGAAGGATATAACGGACTTATGGTTGATCAAAGAGAAGTCGATGGTAAAGCAACCGTCACATTAGCTCAATTTGATGACCGATATGAGTTGTTATATGATATGGTTGACATTGAGACCGTTCCAGAGCTTACATTGCAACCAAGAGGCTGTACGGCCCTTCTGGACGCAATGGGAAGGACCATGAATACTGTCTTAGAACAGATTATGGAGATGGAAGAGTCTGAAAGACCAGCAAGATGTCTGTTTGTTACCATTACTGACGGTGGAGAAAATTCATCAATGGAATATACCAGAGATCGGATTTTCCAAATGATCCAGGATTGCCAGGAAAGAGACGATATTAACTTTGACTTCACTTTCCTTGGAGCTAACCAAGATGCTATCGCTGTTGGTGGAGGTCTTGGTATTCGTCAAGATGCGGCTTTGACTTATGCCGCAAACAATGTCTCTGCTCAAGCAATGTGCGATACTTTGTCAAGAAGCATGACGCAGTATAGATGTTGTAAATCTAGGGATGCTTCATTGAGTTATTCTCTTGAAGATCGGGAAAATGTATTGGGAGAAAACCCCCTTGTCCCTGACATCGATTCTGATGTAATCAAGAATTTCAAGAAATAATTCATCGTACAGTTGTCAAATATCCAACGGTTAGTTATAATATCTCTAACCGTTGGATATTTTTTGTTAAGATTAGGAGAATAAAGACATGGGTAAAGAAGACACCAATCCCTGCAACAATCTTGAAGACAACCGAATTATTTATGTAAATGGAAATTTCAACGAAGAAATGACCAAGAACATATATGAAAAGCTAATAGCACTGGAAACAAAAGATCCTAGAAAAGACATTTTCATGGTCATTGACTCTTATGGTGGATACTGCCACAGCTTCCTTGCAATTCATGATGCCATGAAAATGTGTAGGTGTGATGTTGCAACGTTTTGTATTGGGAAAGCTATGTCATGTGGGCAAATGTTATTGATGTCTGGGACTAAGGGTAAGAGATTTGCCTCCCCAAATTGCAGAATACTTGTCCATCAACTTTCTAGTGCTTGTTGGGGAACTTTGTCAGAAATGCAGGTCGAAGTTACTGAGAGTGAAGAAATCCAGAAAATTATGGACAAAATCATTCTTGAGAACACTGGGATGACCAAAAGGGAATTAAAAAAGCTGATGTCAAGAGATTCTTATCTATCTCCAGAAGAAGCTATAGAATTTGGAATTGTTGATAAGGTCGTTACCAGTTATAAAGACATTTACAAAACGGTAAAAATCTAATTACCAGACTGTTCTATAGATCTTCAAGCCAAGAACATGATTGTTTTGTGTTCCTGCTGGATAATAAACATATGTTCTTACCCTTGCCGCTTCTTGAGTAACACTTGGGTCCAATGGGAATCCGAATGTATTCAAACAGCTAATCCATTGCCCTTCATAAGGGTATAGATAACTATCAAAGAATGGTAGTGATCCTCCCATAGAAGTAGGTATATTAGGTGCCAATACACAATAGAGTTGATGCCCCCAAGCGTCTCCACTTAGGTTTTTATCACACCAGAAAGTTCCCCCCATTGTATCAACATCCAATGCGGCTGGAGTTTCTGCTTGATCATTAGCTACATAATCCCATATAGATAAAACACCATTATTGTTTGCATCAGTCTCATCTGAGCAAGCTGTGTAGCCTGAAGAATCGTCCCCTTTATAACATCCAACAAAAGATAGCTCTCCCCAACTTGTCCTTTTATTGGTTGAAGTGTTAACTCTCAAATCTTCGAATGTATCAGAAAGTGTTGCTGTTGTTAATTTAAAATCTCTAAATGACATGTAGTAACCAGATCTTGCTGGTTGTTGAACAAATCTTTGAACATAACCAACTGTTGGTTTCTCAAGTGTAGCCATGTTTGCAATTTCTACAGCTTCCCCTTCTGTTGTTTCTACAACACTAGTTTTATTACTGTCAATTGTATGTCCAACTGGATCTGCTGGACAAGTTGTTGGTGCTGTTTCACTTTCTGACCAGAGATATTCCCATTGAGAATCAGTGTCGCACCATACTCTATATTTATATAATACTGCCATAATTTTCTCTCTATTTTACGACTGCTGATGAAATCCTCAGTTCATTACCTTTATTATTGATTCTACCCTCTATACTTAGGACTACTTCGTCTGTTGGAAGATTTGCTAATGGCGTAAGAGTTACAATAGAAGGAAGATTATTAGTCTTACCTGTAGCTTCGACAATTACATCTCCAGTATCTTCTCTTACAATCCTAACATCATATGAATCGTTTGATTTAGTCTGCCATGAAACTAACTTAATTACTGTTGGGACTCCAAGCGTATCAATTCCCTCGAATATAAAACTTGCTATAACACTATAGTTTGTTGAAGTTGTTCTGGTGTAAGGTTTTCTCCCAGATGGAAAAATAACATTAACATCGGACATTTTTTGCTCAGCAACAACTGATTGGTTCTTAAATAACTGAATTAAACCAGTTTGAGGCGACTTAAGGGTTATTATAAGTTCGTTCTTTTTATTGCCAGGTGAGGTCATAACACTTTCTATAAGGTCTTCTCTAGATTTCCCATTAAGAATTACTTTTGCTGTTAGATCTTTGTATCCAAGGTTATGAGTCACTGTTATAACTGATTCAGGTGATAGAGTTCCTTCCTCTTCATCATATCCAAAGATATGCCTGTATACCAATACATCTTTAGCCATTACAATTTACCTCCATGAGTCCATTTTACTCCACTTAATCCGAGTTCAACCACTCCTATTTGTGAAGAAGACGTTCCTAAATCATCTAACTCAAATCTAATAAAAACCATGTCTCCAGGATAATACCCAGATATATAAAATGGGCCAAATTCAACAAACTGAATTTTAGTTGTGTCAACATCGTCAACTTTTACAGAATCTGACTGAGCGGCAGTTGCCGTTTTTGATTCTGTATTGACTAAAGTCCTTGCAACAGGAGTTATCCCTCCAGATGGATCTGCTTCCAAGACACCTTGCACTTCAACAACTTTAAAGCCAATAGTCATATCTATATCTAAGCCAGATCCTGTATTAACAGTATCTAGGAAAGTTAAATCAACAAAAATAGGTAAGCTTGTGTCCATCCCCTTAGGTATGCTGAATTGATAGTATATTGCATCCCCCGCGTCATTTAACAATGAGTTTGGACATTGATGTGTCCATCCGTCAGGCTCAGTTCCCAAGCCAATTGCAGTCGTCCAAGCCGCAACCCCACCAGATTCTCCAAAAACATTCCCAGCGGCGTTTAGAGATACCCTGAATCTAGATCTTCCATGATAAGTGTTCGTTCCATCTGGATTAGCTTCAAATCTATTGCAACTTAATTTAAATTGTTCGAAAACTGGAGCAGTTGTAACAGCAGTATCAATTCTAATTCTTGTCCAATATAGATTTTTACTATCAATTGTTTTCTTTGTCCAGTCAGTACCAGTAACATCTTCAGTTAGTCCAAATCTAATATGTTCACTTGAGTTTGCTCTGATAAATACTTCGTCAGCATAATTGTAAAATTCAGATGATTCTGTTGACTGAACTGCGAACTCTGTCCAGGCACTGCCATTCCAATACTCAAAAACAAAACTTTTAGGAGTTACTTCAACAGCGGCTGTGGTTTGTTTGACTTTTATTCCCCAATGTTTAACCAAATCTGTTGCAGTTTGTCTTTGTGAACCAATTAAAATTGTATGATTCGCCGCAGTACCTTGGAATGAAAAAGTACTGCCTGATGAAGAAGACGCATCCTCTGATTCATCTACGAAATTACCACCATCAGTAGTTGATGACGCTGTGCTGTCTGTAGTTAAAACAACCATTCCTGAGGTATAAGAGTCACCTTCTCCAGCAATAAGTTCAGATCCACGATCTGGTCGTCCAACTGCGAGTTCTCCAGAGAATTTAAAGCCTTCATCACCTTCAAAATCATCTTGAATAAATACAATTTCATTAGCATATCCTGCTGGAAATTGAGCTAACCCAAAATTAGCGTCCAAACCAATAATGTGAATCTCCACATCAAGACTTTCTACCAAAAAATCAAGACTTGACGATGTACGGAATTCACACGACGAAATAGTAATCTTACCTGTCCCATCGGCTCTCATCGCGTTGGTGCAATTTCTTATCGTCATGGAAGATATTATTAACGATGAATCTGTTCCTAAGATATAAACCCCATCAGTTGCTCCATCAATTTCACCAGCACGAACGGTAAGAGTTGCTCCATCATCACACTTTATCCCTGTAGTAACATTAGTTGACACACACTCAAAAGTTACAAAATCAATTTTTGATGTAGAACCATTTGCGTGAAAAACATTTGTTATGCTACAAGCAACTGGCACAACAAGGCCAGTACCTCTTATTGTTCCACTATTCGCATAAATAAGGTTGGTTACTGAACCAACTGGCGCTGTAGTTAAGTTAATAACAACAACGCTTGAACTCGAAGTACATTCAATACCATTCGCACAATTATAAATAACACAGTCTTTAACTATAGATGACGGAACACCTGGAGTTGCCATTAAGAATGCTGTTCCTGAAGTTGCTCCAGTCAAAGAAAATCCTGCCAAAGTGTTATATCCAGTAGATGTTACTATTGTATCACTTGCGCTTGATGCTGAAATAGTAGTTGTAAATGGACCAGCTATGGCTCGTATATCAACATAGTTCTTCATTGCTATGGGAGTTTCTGTGTAAATTCCAGGTGCAACTGCAATTGTATAGCTATTGGTTGGACCATTGTCTGTAATGTTTGATAAGGCCCCATTTATAGTTAAATATGGGCTATGTGCATCACCGTCACCTTCTGTATCGCTACCCGTTTTGGATACATATAAAACGTTTGAAAGTGGAACAAGAAGATTTTCTCTTTTGATATATTGTGATTCATAACTTCCACCACCAAGGTTTTTTGAAACAGCGACTAAGTCATCTGCTTCTAAAGTGGTCATTTCTGAAAGTTGTGATAATGATTTGTCAGCCATAATTTTTCCTCGGCATTAATTATTTTCTATTTCTATATTTATGTTAAATAATCCTATTGGCTTTCGCTAGAACTTTCGCTAAACATTTCAGATGAAGAGGAAGATGACTCACCTTGAGATGATGTTGATGAGCTTTCGGAGTATAACTCACTAGAGGTACTTGAGCTTTCGGAGTATAACTCACTAGAGGTACTTGAACTTTCAGAGAATCCTTCAGATGATGTACTTGAACTATCGGTACTTTGTGAGTATTGTTCACTAGATGTACTTGAACTATCAGTACTCTCTGTTAATCTACGGAAAGTTCCATCCTCCCAAATTGCGTTTCCTAAATCACCATCCCAGACAAAGTTATCTCCATTCTCTAGTATCCATTGTTCGTCATTAATGGATGAAGATGAACTTTCTGAACCAGAGCTTGTGGAGAATGGACAACTTTCTTCAACAAATCCAGGGTCGCCAAATCCCCTGCCTTTTGTCCAGACATTACCTTGATTAATTGGATAAATTTGGTTTGGGTCACTATAGAACATCCAAAGATTTATGTCATTAGTAACTGTATCGTTAACGGCCCAATAAAAATTACCACCTGATTCTCCATAAAATAGATATAAGTCATTTGTATAACGTTTATATATTGGATACCCATTAAATGTTTGTATAGTTTTGTAATACGGCCCATTAACATCTTGAGCAGGGACAGAGCTTGAACTTGATTCTGAAGAAAATTGTTCACTTGATGTTGAGGAACTCTGAGAAATACTGCTAGATGATTCAGATTTTGATGAATCGCTTACTGAACTTTCAGAAAGTGAGCTTGAACTTTCAGATTGAGAGCTAGAAGACTCACTAGTAAATCCTCCAGAACTTGTACTACTAGAGTCTTTAGAACTTGAACTACTTTCTCCAACTCCATCAGCAAGGGTTGAAAGTCTAATGGCAGATAAACCAATTTGGCTTGCTACCGTTAAATCTGTTCCACCTGCCTGACCTTGGAGAGATGTCCTTAACTCAACTTCCTCCCCCGCTGTCAATTCAAGGACAGTGTGGGCGTTAAAACCACCATTCCAAGTGTCTGCTCCCCCCTGAGAACCACGTTTGTAATTACCATGACCCCCAATATTACTTTCGACATCATCAACAAACCAATCCGCGCCAAATGTAAGTCTTGTCCCACTAGTTGAAACTGTATCATCTGACAATCCATTCCCCATAAACAAATAATCATCAGTAATATTAACTTGAACTTCAGCATTAGAGTTTTGAGTATAGGAGTTTGTGTCAATTTGATCAACATCTCTAGCAATATTAAGAATGGTACTTGCTCCCACATCCTGTCCACCAGTACTATCATGAGTAATAATGGTTTCTGTATGCCATGGTACTTCCATAATTTCCAGACTAGATGAGTTAACAACTCTGGCCATACCTGTTCCATCAATGTCTGCGTTACCTCTTTGGATTTGCAAGATAAGATCTTGATTTGCAGTTGTATTATCGACTAGAAAAAGCGCATGAGCCACACCTGGACCTGAACTATTACCTCTTTCATAGACATATGAATAACTACCCTCAATTGCTGTACCACCCAAAGTTGTCCTTAATATTCTTTGTGTTCTACTAGATCCAGGTCCAAACTTGAAAGAATATTTGACAAGATATTTTGCGACCTTTTTAAGTCGAACGGTTGTTGCATTTTGTTGTTCGATAACATCTGTGTCAGTTTCGTCTTTAGTATTAAATGTAATGTCCTGCCATACTGTTCCAACGTAAGCTGTAGTATCTATATCGTCAAAGTATTGTCCATATGCGACTTTGTCTTCACTTGGCAATTTTACCAACATTAATGAAGTTTTAGAGTTCGATAACACATCAGATGCACTTATAAGTACGGGTTGCCATTCAACTCGGACATCTTGTCCTCTAACTACATCTATAAAAACCGCTCCAGATGTAAAGCCTTCATCATTCTCATTATTTCTGGCATAGCCATATCCATAACCACCATCTTGAACTACACCATTAACCAAAACTCTTGATTGAATTGAATGTCTGCCATCAGATGTTGATGTTGATCTAATCTCATACATGAGTAGGTATTTACCATTGCTATCTATAGTGATGTCTGTATTGTTTACGTTTTTGTTATAAATGCTGTCTTCTCTAACAGTGTTATTAAATTGAACTCCTTCCCATACCCCAATGTTTCCTATTGTTTGGGTATTATTTGTGTCTTGGTAAATTGCAATAAGTCCAGTATTTTCTACATCAGACTCACTACTGGAACTTGTGATTCCCTCACTACTGGAACTATTGGAACTGTCAGAACTAAATTCATCGTTAAGCCATTTATCAGCGAGATATGCTTCTACTTCATATCTCTCTGATGTAGACAGAACCCTATCATAGAGAAGTATTTCAGCGACTAAACCTTCAGTATATGAATCATTATTTCTGTTTCTTCCAACAGCATAAAAATCAAACAACGGATTGAAAACGGAACCAAGAGTTTGATCTAAGGTTTTCAATCCATTTATATAACCTTTTAAACTATTGGCACCATCAGCAGTAATTGATAAAACGGTTGGCAATCTATTCCCAGAAGATTGCTCAATGGAATATTCTGTAGCTCCTACTCTAATTCCTAAAGTATCTGATGCATTATAATTGACTTGAAAGGAAGTGTCTGGAGTTTCTGAAGAATCATTACAAAACCAACTATCAAATTCAGATTGAGTTTCTGTTGATTTATAAACCAAGAAAAAAGTCATTGGGCCTTGCCAATTAACGATATCTCTGTCTAAATAATCGTTATCACCATCAAACTCAACAGTGTTCCTTCCATTCATTGAGTTCAAGTTGTAAACTGGTTGATTTGCAGGGGTTGTCTGCTCCACATTAAGTATATTACCAGATTTGTCAGCCCAAGCAGATACATTACTTCCGTTCAAGGTAATAGTGGATGCATCATCTGCATCTAGCCATAACCTCAATCCATTGGACGGGAGTCCTTCTGATGATGTTGAGCTACTATCTCTGCTTGAACTGGAGCTACTATCTCTACTGGAAGAGCTAGAACTACTGTCTCTGCTTGAGCTTGAGCTACTATCAAAACTACTTGAACTACTTGAAGCCATTAAATGTTTCCATTACTATTTTTCGTATTCTATATTATAAATTTTTTTCTATTAATCCCTTATCCAAAACCAAATAAACAGTATTGATCTGGGAATGCCTCTGATGAACTTGAACTTTCGGAGAATCCTTCGCTTGAACTTGAACTTGAACTTTCGGAGAATCCTTCGCTTGAACTTGAACTTTCTGAAGAAGAGCTTTCTGAAGAAGAGCTTTCAGAGAAACCCTCTGATGAACTGCTACTTGAATCTTTAGAACTACTTGATGACGAAATATCAGCTTCAAAACAAGTTGCCATTGCTGACAAACTGATATTAGTACCAGTAACAGTAGTTCCTGTTTCAGTGTACCACCTACCTTTAATGGTATAGGTTCCTGCTGGTAATTTATTTTCTGTTCTTACAAAAATTGAGCAACTTCCATCTTCATTAGCTGTTCCATGACTTCTTCTAATCTCACCATAATCAGTTCCATCAATGTTGATCGTGAAAAGAACATCTCTATTTGCAACATCTGCTGATGTCTGTAATGTCATGCATGCAAAAATGTGGCCCTCTTGATTTAACTGTAGGGTTATGGAAGATCCATCTATATCCTCTATGGAAGTTGCAGTTGTTGTATCAGAATTAACTATTGTCTGGGATGATGGAAGAAACTCTTCTTGATTTGTTTCGCATCCGAAGGCCGTAAGCATAAATGGAGCACCAGTGGCAGTAACTGGAGATTCAACACTCCACCTTCCTTTAACTGTTATGTCTCCAGGACCAAAGTTACTTCCAGTTCTTGAAGCTATACATATAGAAGATCTGTCTCCTGCACTTGAATGGAACCTGGTAATAGGCAACTCTTGACCACCAATGTTCAGGGCGCAAGTAATGTCTTTGGCGGCTCCACCAGAAATGTATGTGGTTGCAGATAGGAAACCAAAAATTGGATGGTTCGTCTGCATGGTCAAGTCTTGAGTTAAGCCATCAATATCCTCTAGTGTTGCAGATGTTGTTGTGTCATTTGCAACTGTATCATATATTGATGGGATTTCATTTCCATAACAACTCTGCATAGGAATGGCGATAACAGTGATGCTAGTTGCAGATAGAGTTCCTCCTTCAGTATACCATCTACCTTTAACTGTGTATGTCCCTGCTGGAAGAGTGCTTGGAGTTCTATAAACAACACCAACACTACCATAATCATTTGAACTTGACTGGTATCTAGTAATCACAGGAGAATCTGTTCCATTGATGCTAATGGCGAAATAACCTTCTTGGTTATTAGTTGTATTGTTGCTTGATAACGACATGAATCCCATTATGTGGGCATCGTCAACCAATATAACGTCAACGCTTGCTCCATCGATATCCTCAAGAGCGGTTGTATTGGTTGTGGAGTCAGATGCAACAACTGCTCTTTCAACAAACATGCAATTAAGACATTCCAAGCTTGAAGAGCTACTTGATGAACTGCTAAATCCTTCACTACTTGAGCTTGAAGGAGAAGATTCAGAAATACTTGACGATGACTCAGACAGAGATGAAGACGATTCGGACTGAGAACTCTCTGAGAAAGAACTCTCAGATTGACTACTGCTGGATTCTGATGTACTACTTGAGCTAGATGATTCTGAGCTTATACTTTCAGTAAACTCATCGCAGTGTCTGTACCTAAAATGAACGTTCTCTGTAGAACTACTTGATGAGTTACTACTTGATGATTCACTCTGCGAACTTGAACTTTCTGAGAATCCTTCGGATGAACTGCTTGAAGGAGAGGATTCCGACTGACTAGATGATGATTCTGATTGAGAACTACTAGACTCACTTTGTGATGACGAACTCTCTGACTGAGAAGATTCACTTTGAGAACTAGAACTCTCTGACTGCGAAGAACTGGATTCAGATTGAGATGAATCGGACTGACTACTTGAGCTTTCAGACTGACTACTTGAGCTTTCAGATTGAGATGAATCGGACTGACTAGATGAACTTTCAGATTGACTACTTTCACTTTGTGAACTGCTTGACTCTGATTGACTACTTTCAGACTGAGATGATTCACTTTGAGATGATTCCGATTGACTACTTATACTTTCGGTAAATAAATCGCATAACAAATATTTGTAATGAACGTTTTCTGTTGAACTACTTGATGATTCACTACTTGAGCTTTCACTTTGAGAACTTGAGCTTTCAGAGAACCCTTCAGATGAACTACTTGAGCTTTCAGAGAACCCTTCAGATGAGCTACTTGAGCTTTCAGAGAACCCTTCAGATGAGCTACTTGACTCAGATTGTGACGACTCTGATTGCGAAGAAGAACTTTCAGACTGGGAGCTACTAGACTCAGATTTACTACTTTCACTTTGACTGCTACTGGACTCTGACTGACTGCTACTGGACTCACTTTGTGACGACTCTGATTGCGAAGAAGAACTTTCAGACTGGGAGCTACTGGACTCACTCTGAGATGATTCACTTTGAGAACTACTCGATTCCGATTTAGAACTACTGGACACAGACGATTCACTCTGACTGCTACTACTTTCTGACTGAGAACTTGAGCTTTCAGATTTTGAACTACTGGATTCTGATTGTGAACTACTGGATTCACTTTGAGATGATTCACTCTTAGAACTGCTGGACTCTGATACAGAACTTTCGGAAATCGAACTACTAGATTCAGACTGAGAGCTTTCACTCTGAGATGATGAACTTTCACTTTCTGATGAGGAGCTTTCTGATTGAGAGCTACTGGACTCAGATTGCGAACTTTCTGATTGAGAGCTACTGGACTCACTTTGAGATGACTCACTTTTACTACTGCTTGATTCGGATTGAGAAGATTCACTCTTTGAGCTACTGGATTCTGACACAGAACTTTCAGAAATCGAACTGCTAGATTCTGACTGAGAACTCTCACTCTGCGATGAAGAACTTTCTGACTGACTACTTGAACTCTCACTCTGCGATGAAGACGATTCAGATTGAGAACTCTCACTTTGAGATGATGAAGATTCACTTTGAGATGAGGATGATTCAGATTTAGAACTGCTGGACTCAGACTGAGAAGATTCACTTTTACTGCTACTAGATTCAGATTGTGAACTTTCGCTCTGAGATGATGAACTTTCACTTTCTGAGGAAGAACTCTCTGATTGAGAACTACTAGATACAGAGGATTCACTCTGACTACTTGAACTTTCTGATTGAGATGATTCTGATTGAGAACTACTGGACTCACTTTGAGATGACGAACTCTCACTTTGACTACTGCTGGATTCAGATTGAGAACTTTCAGATTGAGAGGAAGATGATTCGCTCTTTGAAGATGAACTCTCGGACTCAGAAGAACTTGATTCACTTTGTGATGATTCAGATTCTGAACTACTCGATTCAGATTGAGAACTCTCAGACTGAGATGATGAAGATTCACTTTGTGATGAAGATGATTCAGACTGAGAACTACTGGATTCAGATTGTGAAGAGCTGGATTCAGACTGAGAGCTACTGGATTCAGATTGTGAGCTTTCACTCTGACTAGATGAACTTTCTGATTTAGATGAACTACTTTCTGACTGAGATGATTCAGATTGACTGCTTGAACTTTCACTTTCTGACGAAGAACTTTCAGATCTTGAACTGCTGGACTCACTTTGAGATGACTCACTTTGAGATGAACTCGACTCACTTTGAGATGATGAGCTTTCACTCTGACTGCTACTTGATTCAGATTGAGATGAACTTGATTCAGATTGAGAACTTTCACTCTGAGATGAACTACTTTCGGACTGACTACTGCTGGATTCAGACACAGAACTTTCTGACTGAGATGATTCAGATTGACTACTGGAGCTTTCACTCTCTGACGATGAACTCTCAGACTGTGAACTGCTGGACTCTGATTTTGAACTGCTGGACTCTGATTGCGAGCTTTCGCTCTGGGAGCTAGAGCTTTCGCTTTGACTACTGCTGGACTCAGATTTTGACGATGAGCTTTCAGATTGAGATGATTCAGATTGTGATGAACTTGACTCTGATTCTGAACTACTTGATTCACTTTGAGATGATTCACTCTTACTACTACTGGATTCAGATTGAGAGCTACTGGACTCACTTTGAGATGATTCAGATTGAGAGCTACTGGACTCAGACTGAGAAGATGAACTTTCGGATTGACTGCTTTCACTTTGTGAACTGCTTGACTCTGATTGACTACTTGAACTCTCAGACTGTGAACTACTCGACTCTGATTCAGATGAACTAGACTCACTTTGAGAACTAGATGATTCGGATTTAGAGCTAGAGCTTTCAGACTGAGAACTTTCGCTCTGACTACTACTTGATTCACTTTGAGATGACTCTGACTGACTACTGCTGGATTCACTTTCTGATGAAGAACTTTCGCTCTGACTACTACTAGATTCAGACTGAGATGACTCACTTTGAGAGGAAGAACTCTCTGACTGAGACGATTCAGATTGAGAACTTGAGCTTTCAGATTGAGATGAATCACTCTGACTAGATGATGATTCAGACTGTGAAGAACTGGACTCAGATTGACTGCTACTGGACTCACTTTCAGACGAAGAACTTTCAGATTGGGATGAACTGGATTCTGATTGAGAGCTTTCACTTTGACTACTGCTGGATTCAGACACAGAACTTTCTGACTGCGAAGATTCGGACTGACTGCTGGAACTTTCACTTTCTGAAGATGAACTCTTAGATTGTGAACTACTTGATTCAGATTGAGATGAACTTGACTCTGATTCTGAACTACTTGATTCAGATTGTGAACTACTTGATTCAGATTGTGAACTACTTGATTCAGATTGAGAACTACTGGACTCAGATTGTGAACTACTTGATTCAGACTGTGAACTGCTTGACTCAGATTGACTACTACTGGACTCTGACTGAGAACTACTCGATTCAGATTGACTACTGCTTGATTCGGATTGAGAGCTTTCAGATTGAGAAGAGCTAGACTCAGATATAGACGATTCACTTTGCGAACTGCTGGACTCTGACTGAGATGAACTAGATTCAGAAACAGAAGATTCAGACTGACTACTTGAACTCTCTGATTGAGATGAAGAGCTTTCAGAAACAGAAGATTCGCTCTGTGACGAGGATGATTCTGATTCAGATTGTGATGATTCTGATTGAGAACTACTAGACTCACTTTGTGATGACGAACTCTCTGACTGAGAAGATTCACTTTGAGAACTAGAACTCTCTGACTGCGAAGAACTACTCTCAGATACAGATGACTCAGATTGAGAACTGCTGGACTCTGACTGTGATGAACTTGATTCGCTCTCTGAGCTTGAGCTTTCACTCTGACTGCTACTAGATTCAGATTTGGAAGAAGAGGATTCACTCTGACTGCTACTAGATTCAGATTGGGAGCTTGAAGACTCAGACTCACTACTTGAAGATTCACTTTGAGACGATTCTGATTGAGAAGAGCTAGACTCAGATTGACTGCTACTCGATTCAGACTCAGATGAAGATGATTCTGATTGACTACTCTCTGATTTACTACTACTGGATTCACTTTCGGATTGCGAACTCTCACTTTGACTACTGCTGGATTCAGACTGAGAACTTTCAGATACAGAAGACTCACTTTGTGATGAACTAGATTCACTTTGACTACTGCTGGATTCACTTTCTGATGAAGAACTTTCAGACTGAGAAGAGCTACTTTCAGATTGAGACGAAGAACTCTCTGATTGACTACTACTAGATTCAGACTTAGAACTTGAACTTTCACTAAATAATCCAGAAGATGAACTAGAGGAACTAACTGGACACTCTCCATTCTGAACATTAGGAGCGGGAGATGTTCCAGACCCAACAAACCAGGTTTCTGTTGATGGAGAAACCCATGGCTCTGTTATACCAGTGTTATATGCGGAAACGCCCTCTAATGTAGTTGATAAGGTCCATCTACTGATATTAGAGAAGAAAAGAAATCTTGATCCATCACTGTAATATGTAGTGTCGTTATGAACTCCTGCCGCATAGTAACTTCCATTGTAGTTATCGTCTCCCGCTAACTCAACACAATAAACTGGCCCAAGATCTATACTTGATATACTTGAACTCGAATCTATAGATGAACTACTTGAACTAAATTGTTCAGAAGAACTGCTAGATGATGAGCTTTCCCCTTTACTTGAACTACTGGACTCAGATTTAGAGGACTCAGATTGAGAACTTGATGATTCTGATTGAGATGATTCACTTTGAGACGACGAACTTTCAGATTTGGACGATTCACTCTGACTAGATGAACTTTCTGACTGGCTACTTTCTGACTGAGAACTACTGGATTCACTTTGAGATGATTCACTCTTACTACTGCTGGATTCAGATTGAGAGCTACTGGACTCAGACTGAGAGGACTCTGATTGTGAAGATGAGCTTTCAGACTGAGATGATTCAGATTGACTGCTTGAACTTTCACTTTCTGACGAAGAACTTTCAGATTTAGATGAACTAGACTCACTTTGAGAACTTGAGCTTTCAGACTGCGATGATTCACTTTGAGAACTACTTGATTCACTTTGAGATGATTCAGATTGGCTACTTGAACTTTCAGACTGAGATGATTCACTTTGAGATGAAGAACTCACTGATTGCGAAGATTCGCTTTGAGATGAAGACGATTTCGATTGAGATGAACTGGATTCTGACACAGAACTCTCTGACTGAGAACTGCTGGATTCACTTTCTGACGAAGAACTTTCGGATTTTGAACTTGACGATTCTGATTGTGATGACTCTGACTTGGACGAACTACTTTCAGACTGACTGCTACTTGACTCACTTTGAGAGGACTCAGATTGAGAACTTGAGCTTTCAGATTGGCTACTTTCAGATTGAGAACTGCTGGATTCACTTTTAGAGCTTGAACTATTCGATTGTGAACTACTTGATTCAGATTGTGAACTACTTGATTCAGATTGTGAAGACGAACTCTCAGACTGAGACGATTCACTTTGTGAACTACTAGACTCAGATTGACTACTCGAACTTTCGCTCTTACTACTACTGCTTTCAGATTTACTACTTTCTGATTCAGATTGGGATGACTCAGATTGAGAACTACTTGAATTAGATTGGCTACTCGAACTTTCGCTCTGCGAACTTTCTGATTGTGATGAACTGGATTCGCTCTGGGAACTTTCAGATTGTGATGAACTGGACTCAGACTGGGAACTTTCAGATTGTGATGAACTGGACTCAGACTGAGAACTCTCTGATTTACTACTTTCAGATTGAGATGAGGATGACTCAGATTGAGATGAACTACTTTCAGATTGAGATGAGGATGACTCACTTTGAGATGAACTTGATTCTGAAAATTGTTCAGAACTTGAACTTGAACTTTCAGAGAATTTACCAGATGAACTGGATTCAGAATTTCCCCCACTAGACTCAGAGCTTGTGCTTGACGAGAACTGCTCTGAACTGGAACTAGAGTTTGACGAAAATTGTTCTGAACTACTGGACTCTGATTGAGACGAACTGGACTCTGATTTACTACTGCTAGATTCACTTTGGGAACTTTCAGACTGAGACGATTCAGATTCCGAACTACTGGATTCAGATTGTGAAGATTCACTCTGAGAGCTTGAACTTTCAGACTGAGATGACTCACTTTGAGATGAAGACGATTCACTTTTAGACGAACTACTTTCAGACTGACTACTGCTGGACTCTGATTGAGACGATGAGCTTTCTGATTGCGAACTTTCTGATTGCGATGACTCTGACTGAGATGAACTACTCTCAGATTGCGAGGATTCACTCTGAGATGATGAAGATTCGCTCTGACTACTGCTAGATTCTGACTGAGATGATTCACTTTGAGACGAAGAACTCTCTGATTGCGAAGATTCGCTTTGAGAACTACTAGATTCAGACTGAGAGGACTCTGATTGTGAAGATGAGCTTTCAGACTGAGAGCTACTGGATTCGCTTTGAGATGAACTTGACTCTGACTGAGAACTACTAGATTCAGACTGACTACTTTCACTTTGAGAACTACTAGATTCAGACTGAGAACTACTAGATTCAGACTGACTACTTTCACTTTGAGAACTACTAGATTCAGACTGAGAACTACTGGACTCAGACTGAGATGATTCACTTTGAGAAGACTCTGATTGACTACTACTTGATTCAGATTTTGACGATGAGCTTTCAGACTGAGATGATTCACTTTGAGATGAACTGGACTCAGATTGAGATGAACTAGATTCACTTTGGGAACTTTCAGATTGAGAACTACTAGACTCGCTTTGAGATGAAGAACTCTCTGATTGCGAAGATTCGCTTTGTGAACTGCTTGATTCAGATTGAGAACTACTTGATTCAGACTGAGAACTACTTGATTCAGACTGAGAACTCTCAGATTGCGAAGATGAGCTTTCAGACTGAGAACTACTGGATTCAGACTGACTACTTTCACTTTGAGATGAACTTGATTCTGACTGAGAGCTACTGGATTCAGATTGAGACGATTCACTCTTACTACTACTGGATTCGCTTTGAGACGATGATGATTCAGACTGACTACTTTCACTTTGAGAACTACTGGATTCTGATTCTGATGATGAGCTTTCAGACTGTGATGATTCACTCTGAGATGATGACGAGTCAGACTGCGAACTACTAGATTCACTTTGAGATGATTCAGACTGAGAGGAAGAAGACTCACTTTGAGATGAACTACTTTCAGACTTACTACTGCTTGATTCACTCTGAGAACTTTCCGACTGCGAAGAACTAGACTCAGATTCAGATTGTGAGCTTTCAGATAATGATGAACTACTCTCTGACTGAGATGATTCAGATTGAGAAGACTCTGATTGCGAGGAAGAACTTTCTGATTGGCTACTTGAACTTTCTGATTGTGAAGACTCACTTTGAGATGAACTTGATTCAGATTGAGATGAAGAACTCTCACTAAATAATCCAGATGAGGAACTTGAAGAACTAACTGGGCATTCTCCCCCTTCTATGTTTGGAGCAGGAGCAGTCCCAGTAAGAGTCTCCCATGACAAAGTGTCAGGATCTACCCAAGGAGAAGTTATAGAAGTTCGATAGTCTTGTATTTCTGGAGATCTTTGTCCCAAACCCCAACGACTATCATTCGTGAAATACAACTCTTTACCATTTGCATTGACAAAGTATGTTGTATCATTATGTACTCCTGCTGGATAATACGATCCATCATACGTTGGATCACCTGCAAATTCAGCACAATATGCCGATTGGATATCTATACTTGATACACTCGAACTTGAATCTATAGATGAACTACTTGAACTGAATTGTTCAGATGAACTGCTAGATGATGAGCTTTCCCCTTTGCTTGAACTACTTGATTCACTTTGAGAACTTGAACTTTCTGATTGAGATGATTCAGACTGCGAAGAACTGGATTCTGATTGAGATGATTCACTTTGACTACTGCTGGATTCACTTTGAGAACTCTCAGACTGCGAAGAACTGGATTCTGATTGAGATGATTCAGACTGAGATGACTCTGATTTTGAAGAACTTGATTCCGATTGAGATGATTCAGACTGTGAAGAACTACTTTCCGACTGTGAAGAACTACTTTCTGACTGTGAAGATTCACTTTGGCTACTTGAACTCTCTGACTGTGAAGATTCACTTTGAGAAGAAGATGATTCCGATACAGATGATTCTGATTGAGATGAACTACTCTCTGATACAGATGATTCTGATTGAGATGAACTGGATTCAGATTGAGAACTTTCACTTTTGCTACTAGAGCTTTCAGACTGAGAACTCTCAGATTGAGAAGAGATGGATTGAGATGATTCTGATTGAGAGCTTGAGCTTTCAGAGAATTTTTCAGACGAACTTGACTCAGATTTTCCTCCACTTGATTCCGAACTTGATTCTGAACTAAATTTCTCAGAGCTACTGGACTCACTTTGAGATGAACTTGATTCGGATTGACTACTGCTGGATTCACTCTGAGAGCTTGACGATTCTGATTGAGAACTGCTTGATTCAGACTGAGATGATTCTGATTGAGATGAACTTGATTCTGATTCAGATGAAGAACTCTCAGATTGTGATGAGCTACTCTCAGATTGACTACTTTCTGACTGAGATGATTCACTTTGAGAAGAACTCGATTCAGATTGACTACTACTTGATTCAGATTGAGAACTTGAGCTTTCAGATTGGCTACTCTCAGATTGACTACTGCTTGATTCGGATTGAGACGACTCACTTTGTGAACTGCTCGACTCAGATCGTGATGAAGAAGACTCGGATTGGCTACTAGAGCTTTCAGACTGAGATGACTCACTCTGACTAGAGGATGATTCTGATTGAGACGAGGAACTCTCTGACTGAGAGCTTTCGCTTTGGCTACTGCTTGATTCTGATTGCGATGAGCTACTCTCCGACTGAGAGCTTGAACTTTCTGATTGCGATGACTCGCTCTGAGACGAACTCGATTCAGATTGACTACTACTTGATTCTGATACAGATGATTCGCTTTGAGAGCTACTGGATTCAGACTGACTACTTGAACTTTCTGATTGAGATGAACTTGACTCGGACTGTGAAGACTCGCTCTGAGAACTACTGGATTCTGATTGCGATGAGGAACTCTCAGAGAATCCCTCTGATGAACTTGAACTTTCTGATTGTGAAGAGCTACTTTCACTTTGAGAACTTGAACTCTCTGAGAAACCTCCAGATGAACTAGACTCAGATTGTCCTCCACTAGATGAAGAACTCGAACTTTCTGAAACCCCTTCAGAAGATGAACTCGAACTCAATGAAAATCTTTCTGATGAACTTGAACTCGATGAAAATCTTTCTGATGAACTTGATTCAGATTTGGAACTCGATGATTCAGACTGACTACTAGAAGAGATGCCTAAGCTCGAAGATGACTCACTTGAAGAAGAAACGCATGGCCCCTTACAAACAGGCAAGATGTCTCCACTGGTAATAATGCCTGTCATGTCATTGTCCATGGTGATAAAGACATTCAACCCAGCAATTAACTTAATGAATCCCTGTTCTGGACCGCTACTGGTTAACAGACATACAGTTTCCCCTTCTACCCAATCATCAATATGACCTGAGACAAACACAAGATCTTTTAGACCAATAACAAGAATCTCAGTAGTTTCACAACCATCTAAGCTTGAAGAGCTACTTTCCCCTAAGGAACTCTCTGATGATAATGAGAACCCTTGACTCGATGAACTATAGCGTTGAGAACTTTCTGAACTAGTTGAGCTTGAAGAGTTGCATGGACCCTTACAAACCTTAATGGTATCACCAACATTGACAATACCCATCATCGATTGTTCCATTCTCAAATAAACAGCAGGATCAATTAAAAGATTAACTTTACCCTGATATTCTTGACCCCCAATCTCAAGACATATTAATTCATTAAGCACCCATTCATCAAAATAGTTCGAGACAAAAACGATATCAGTTCCACCAACTACTTGAGCAACATTCTCTTCGCAAGAACCCATGCTTGATGAGCTACTCGATGAACTGCTAGTGAAACCTAATGAAGATGATGATTGAGATGATTGGCTAGACTCACTTGAAGATAAACTACTTGATGAATATCCTTCACTTGAAGAAGAACTGCTCGATGAGTATTTCTCAGATGAGCTAGAACTCTCCGAATAACCAAGACTTGAAGAAGAACTACTTGAAGAGTATCTTTCAGATGAACTACTTTCTGAGTATCCTTCTGATGAGCTTGATGAGCTTGATGAATCTAATGAACTGCTCGAAGAACTGTAACCTTCTGAAGAAGAACTGCTCGAAGAACTGTAAAGTTTATCAAAGTATGGAGTTTCAAGAATGTAAATCGTATCACTCTGATTTACGGCGATACCACCAACTCCGCACCAATCATCTGCTCTAGGATAATCTCTGACCAAAGCTGTGTTACCATCTTGGTCAACTCTAACCATTCTGCTACCATAGGATTCATCATAATCAATAACATAAACATATCCAGACTGGTTGATATCCATTAAGAAGATATCTAAATACTGTGTTGTTCCAGTTGGGCCTAATTCAAACCCTCTTGTTCCGCTACCAGAGTAACGAAGTAAATTGAAATTTTTGTCAAGTCTTTTTAGCTTATAGTTCTTGGAATCGGCAATAATTAGATCACCACCGTCTCTAATTCCAAGACCGAATGGAGTATTGAGCAACGAATCTGGACCAATGCCTAAAGTATCTCCAGGGACTCCTCCAATTCCAGCAACAGTTGATACATTATTAATACCATATCGAATGAATCTAATGGCATGATTTAAAGAGTCAGCAATAAATAAATTGCCAGAAGCATCTACGGCGATATCTCTTGGCTCATTTAGCAACGCATGATCATTGTCATCAATTTCTATGCAATTACCATCTCTGAAACCTGCGGCTCCATATTTATCTCCACAAACCAATGAAACTTTTCTGTCAGGGGTAATTCTGCGAATCTGGTTGTTCCCAGTATCAGCAACATAAATATTTCCTGTTGCATCAATAGACAACCCACCAGGAGTATTAAATAAGGCATCATCAGCATCAACGATTTTATCACCGTTATTTCCAGCAACACCTGGCGTACCTGCAAACAATATAGTTTGACCATCATGAAGAACTCTGGTAATAATATTTTGATATGGGTCAGAGATATAAATTGTACCTGAATGGTCAATAATAATCCCAAAAGGATCAGTGCTCCCCTCAGTACTAAAAGAAAGGTTTGCCGCAACAATTCGCTCTGCAAACCCATATTCATCAATATAGTACTGGTTTTGGATTAATAATCTACTTGTGTCGCACTTGGCCATAAAAGTATTTTCTTGTTATGTTTGTCAGTACAATGTTATTCAAATAAAGTGTCGTCAAACCCTATGGTAAAATCAACTTGATGAGCTTGAAGAGTCAGTTGATTCAGATGAACTTGAAAAAGAACTGGAACTATCTATGGAACTAGACGAACTTTCTGAAGATATACTAGACATAGATGTACTTGTACTGGCTAACTCAAATTTATTTATTCTTTCCACATCATTGCCTCCAACCATGAACGCAAATTCATGAATAGCAACATCTGAAGTAAACTCACCAGCTAACTCCATAAGTATTTTTACTTTATCAGCATATACGGATATGTCGGTTAGAGTTTCAATCTGATTGGGTTCAATCCTTTGATAATCCAACGGATCAAGAGAATCATCTCCTGCAACAGAGAATCTAACAATTGTATCTTCGCTGATGTCTCCATTGAAGGTTAATAGGATTGTTTCAGGTTTAAAACCTAAGTCAAATGCTTTTGTGTAAAACTTTGTGGAGGCATTTGATGTTATGTATCTAAGATTTATATTGCGAACTTTGGGGATATAGGTAGTGTCGGTTGTCATTACAGCCATAAACTGTAGATACCTACCATTTTGCATCCCCAACTCAAAAGTGCTGTTATAGTATGGCCCAAACCATTTTTCGTTTGTAAGGGCTTTATTCGCTGATCTGACAAAGAAGCCAACATTCAGTTCATTCTGATCCCCTTCCCATGTTGCGTCAAGCCATCTTACAAATCCATCATCTGCAATAATATTGTCAGAAATAAAAACGCCTGTAAGCCTATCTATTGGCTGGATGGCTGTAGGTTTAACGCCTAAGTAATTGAAAGCAACACTGTTGATTCCTGGTATGTTCGCTTGTACAACGTTTGCATTGTTAATATTGATCAGAGCCATGTTCGTCCTCTTTATTTTCTAGAACAAAGTCGGAAAACTCTTCCTTCCAAGGCCCATAATAACCATGTTGTACTGCTAGTCTTTTGGCATCCCGAACGGTATACCTATGAATATTTTCTTCTTTAAAGGTAATTTCTGGTTTTCCACTTTGAAATGAATCAGCCGTTGGCATATTCACTAATCCACCTAATAAATAATAATCCCATTTCTTATATGTTTCTTGATTTCTTGAAGTGTCAATTACAGTATCGCCATCTTCAACCCATGCATGGCCAAACTGAACACCTGCCAAAGGCCCCATTAATGGTCGGATTATTGCATGAACCAATATCAGATCATCTCTCCCTTTCATTACACCTTCTTCGAAAATGTAATTAAACGCTTGGGTAAAGCAGTCGCCACCTTTATTTTCTTCAGGGATGTGGTCGTACTTTTCTTGGGATTCTTTGTACCAATTCATTATTTATTCTAGGGTTAGTAAATATTTCAGGATATTGAGTTCTTTTACCATCTCATCACGAATTGCAAGAAGATCTACATCTTCTTCTGAGGCAAATTCATTAATTCCATTTGATAAGAAATCAATGTGCTCATTGGCAAAGCCGTTGACATTATCATCATCAATATTCATGATTTGAGGTTGAGAAACAATTTTAATCCTGCCATTCTTTCCCTGATAAGCTTCTATGAATTCATCTACATAGTCTTCAAGATTTTCGTAAATCTTCTCGTAAGCTATATGCCTGGCATAACTTTCAGTTTGCCAATGAAGAATCCTTAGTTGACTGAGCATTTCGGTGAATATACAGATCAGATCTTTTTCCATAACAATCTCTCCAAAAAAAACTTGATTCTAGAATTTATTCTAGCTCCAGGTTCGATTCTCCTATAGAACAGGTTTTTTTAAGCAAAAAAATGAATCATTAGAACAAAAGGATGAGTATGAGAACTCTTTTAACCACATTGTTGCTGTCCTGTGCTCTAACGGGATGTATAATAACCCAATATCACGGTTTACATGACATTATAAACAAAAACCTGAGTGTTTATAGCCAACAAGAAAATATTGAGTTCAATAATGTGGCGATCATTCTGAAATATTACTCTAATATGATCAATGCTAAAAGATATAATACCATCAAAGAATTAGAGGAAGACACCAAAGAATTTGTCAAAAAGCTTGGAGAAGGGAACATCTCTGACAATTATCCTGTGAAAGCCTCAAGAGGAGAGGTTATTGTAGTAGATAAATTCCTAAAAGATGTTTTATCTTTTGTTCGGAAAAACGAAATTAATCCCAGAAGAGTACAGAATTACATCAACCAAGCACTAAAGATTTATGTAACTGAGATTATGAACTATGAAGAGAAAATACCTCAATAATTGGATTTCATCACTCAGATTCAAATTCTCAAAATTTGGTCTTGAGAAGTATAGCGCCATTGAGTTGGAAGGAGTCAAGTCAAAATACAATTGGCTGATAGAAAATGGAAATTTCAGGAAGACATCATTTACTGGCGAAGGCGAAAAAGTTGCTGTCTTAGATACAGGAGTTGACCCTGATCACGAAGAAATAAAAGATAGAGTTCATCCAACTTGCTTTATTGAAGATTGTAACGATCCCATCGGACACTACGATTATTCTAATCATGGAACTTTTATGATTGGTGAAATCATCTCAGAAAATTTCGGAGTTGCCCCAAAAGCAAAATGCATAAGCATAAAAGTTCTTCATGGTGACGGAAGGGATGGAAACCTACATACATTCGAAAAAAATGTTGTATCAGCAATTCAATTCGCTTGCTTGAATAAATGTGGTGTAATCTCGATGAGTTTTGGCAGTCCCCATAAAAGTAAGATAGTATACGATGCACTGGAAACGGCGACTGAACTTGGCACAATACCTATTGCCGCCGCAGGAAACGAAGGATTGAGGGGATCTCCTTACAAATCATATCCTGCTTCTTTTGAGAATTGCATTTCTGTAGCAAGTGCAAATAAACATGGACTCCCCTCATGGTATTCAACCTCTGGAAAAGAAGGGAATCGATTAGAACAGCCAGAAGTTGCTATAGCTAGTCAAAACTACCATCATGGTATATTGAGTGACAATAAGTATGGAGCAATGACGGGGACAAGCATATCCTGTCCAATCGTGGCTGGTGTTGCTCTGTTATGGCTACAAAAAATGAGAGAAGAGAATACAATGCCCAAAGGCAAAGATGTCCTAAAAAGTTTCAGAGAATGGCTTAGAATAAATTCTCATGATACTAATCGAAATGGATGGGACAATGAGTTGGGTTTTGGCGTTCTAAAATTAGACCCTTGGAAATCTTTGTAATATGGAAACCTGGATAACTGAATCAATTACAATAAATGGTGATTTATCATACGCTTTGAGAAGAGGAGAGATAAACACTAATTATGTAGATATTGAAGTTGTTGCATATTCTGATAGATGGAATAACTTTGATGCTTTGATTGAGTTCAGAGAGCGGGAAGGAGGCGAATGGAGATCAGATATGCAAATTTCGTTCTCCACAGCTAACAGTATTGACAAAAATAGACTAAGAAATCTTGCATGCGCTTCTAATGGCGGATTGAACCTAATTCGATGGAAATACCCCCAAAATGGGTTAAAATATGGCCAAAAACCCGATATTAGACTCAAAATACTGCCAAGATACCTTAATTTTAGCACTTCTAGCATTAGTTTCATGATGTCCGAGAATAGCGGAATAAACTTCTCAAAATTCATAGATGCGTCCACATGGGTCCAACCTATCAATTTGAACCAATCTGGTCAAACTATTGCTTTAACATCTGACTCTGTTCGCATATACAATGATCTTTCATCTTCATATATATATGAATATAGCGGTCTTTCTAATCCATCATTTTCTATACAGATAAATGACGGGAGCTATTTCATTGCAGATACAGATAATAACCAAGTTTTAGAGGTAAGTGAAGATTTTACAAGTGTCATAAATACTATTGCAGTTACCAGTCCAGTCTTTTTGGACTACATTGAAGACAATGATACATTATTGGTAACGAGTAGTGGAGGGACAATCTACGAATATGTTCGAGGGTCTTTTATTTTGGTTTGGACATCAACAACATCATTTGGAGAGTTATCTACAGCAACATATTCAAAGAAAGATTTTAATAGAATAGTTACCTGTGATTCCCAAAATAATCAAGTTCGAATTATTGATAGGATTACTAATCTAACAACAACTCATTTTGGATTTTCTAACTTTGTTGGAGAAACTGATTCATTTATTAAACCTCATATCGCAGTGGAGTTTGAAGATGGATCTTTGACTGTTGTAGAAAGGATTGGAAGAGTCGCAACATTTGAACAATTCACTTCGAGTTCTTCTAGCTCACTTGATTCATCAAGCGAAAGTTCAATGACAAGCAGTTCATTAAGCAGTAGTTCAAGTAGCGAAGGTTATAGTACGTCAAGTAGTTCAAGTAGCGAAGGAGTTACGTCTCAATCAAATAGCTCAAGTTCTCAATCAAATAGTTCAAGCTCACAATCTGAAAGTTCAATCTCTCTTAGCGAATCATCATTACAATACTCTTCAAGTTCAAGTACTTCAAGCGAAGGATACTCTTCAAGTTCAAGTACTTCAAGCGAAGGATACTCTGAGAGTTCAAGTACTTCAAGCGAAGGATATTCTGAAAGCTCATCATCCAGTTCTACTAGTTCTCTTGGATACTCATCTTCATCTTCATATAACATTGACCCATTTAATCTCGCATCATTCACTTCATATTGGAAGATGGAAGAAGCTGAAGAAGGAACAAGATTCGATTATCAAGGTAATAATGATTTGAGTGAAGGAGACAGGTTCATTCCTAGAGTTGCTGGGAAGAATAAAGAAGCGGCTGGACAATTCTTGGATGGATTGGAAAGAGACGCTGTCACAGATCTTATCCCTACTGATTCAATGATTTTTAGCTCTTGGGTAAAAGTTGACTATGCAGATTTAGTGACTGGATCTGGATCTCAAATTATGACATGGGATTCTACATCATATCAGCTATCAGTTGCTTCAAATAGTCTGTACGCAAGAGTTCGATATACATCAGGGATAAAGGAAGTAAGTGGACCAATTACTGAAGGGGTACATCACATTTTCTTGGTTGCAACTAAAACTAGTCTAAAGCTTTTCTTGGATGGAGGTCTGCTTGATAGTGAAACATTCTCAACTCAGAACTTCGATTATTTCGCAGGCTATAAACTTGTTATTGGTGGTTCAGATGGAAGTTTACGTGCTGGAGTTGATGGCTTTGTGGATGAAGTTGGATTCTGGATGGATGAGGATGTAGATTCATTCCCAGGTTATGCTGAAGATTTCGCCGCGAAAATGTGGAATGGAGGTAATGGATTGTTCCCAGCTTCTGTTAGCAGTGATTCTTCAGACTCAACTGAGAGTTTTGACAATGTTTCTAGTTCAAGTGACTCAGATATTTACAATGACTGGAACAGAGATTTGATCGACAGAAGAAAAAATTCAGGATTCACATCCTCTATGGCAATGGTTAATGGACAGCCAGCAGTCGCCTATTATGCATTCGGTATTATATTTTACTCTAGGTACAATGGAAGTGAATGGGAGGCTCCAGTATTAGTTGACAATACAAACATAAGAACAGACACGGCAATTTCTATGGCTGTTGTTGATGGTAATCCAGCAATCACATATTCTAAAACTACTAACCCTACTTTTACATATGTTAGGGCGACAAATTCTGATGGATCTAGTTGGGGAACTCCAATTAACGTTACACCTTCAGGGACATTTGCAGATGATAGAAGTTTGGCAATTATTAATGGCAACCCAGCAATCGCTTTCTGGAATTTTGACACTGGTGGAGGACTAAAATATGTAAGAGCAACAGACAGCACAGGGAGTTCTTGGGGATCAGTTGAAGATGTCGATCTAACTAGTAACAACTATGGAACTGGGTGTTCACTATTGCAAGTTGATGGTCAGCCAGCAATCTCTTATACTCACCAAGGTGCGGGAAATAATGCTGTGTTATATTACAACAGATACAATGGAGCCTCTTGGGTTAGAACTGCAATCATAGGTGGGAGTGGACAAGGGATAGGTTTTACTACAACGCTGAAGTTTGTTAATGGTAACCCAGCCATTGCATATAGAGATGACTCAGGAATAAAGTTTATCCGATCAAACAACTCCACTGGATCTTCTTGGCCAGGAAGTGAAGTTACTGTAGCTTCTTTGTCTACTGCTATGAATAGCTCCATGGAAATTGTCGGTGGCGATGTCGCTATTGCTTATTATGGCAGATCTATTGGTAGTCAGTATTTCACATATTATGTTGTTTCTTCAGATATTAATGGTGGCACAGGGTCTTGGTCCTCACCATCAACGATTCAGCAATCTCCTGTAAATGCTACATCTGTAACCACTCAAGAAATAAGTCTAGTGGATTATGATGGGGTCGCAACAGTAGCATATTATGAAGCTTCATATGGTGAAATGAAAGTAGGATTTGATATTAATGAAAGAGGATATTCATCTTCAAGCTCAAGTCAACAGTACTCAGAATCATCTTCATCTATTAGCTCACAAGGGTATTCTGAAAGCTCTTCGAGTTCTAGTGGAGCAATACCAATGTTTCAAACAACATCTGCGTCTCCAGATGTGTTTGCACCTTTTGTCTTTATATCTGGAGAGACGGTAACTTGGATATTAGGAGACGGCAATCAAGTTACTAGCAATGGTCCACTATCTCATGTATATACAGACGGAGAACCAAGCCATAACGTTGAAATACAAGCATCAAATCCTTCAAATCTTACTTCAATCAACGTTGATAGTGAAGATATTACATCTATTGACCTAAGTTATTTCCCTGGACTTGAAAATCTTAACTGTGCCAACAACACTATTTCATCTCTGGATATATCCACTAACTCATCATTAGACTTCTTGAATTGTAACAACAACAATATATCTTCACTTGATCTTTCCAACAACACTCTATTAGAAATAGTACGTTGCAATAATAACAATTTGACTTCACTTGATCTTTCGAACAATAGCAATGTTACCATTTTTGATTGTTCGAACAATAACATCTCAAGCTTAACGAATTTATCTGGATCAATTGATGAAATTGATGTTAGTGACAATAACTTATCGTCACTAGACACTTCCAGTATAACATCAGCAACTACCATAACATGTAGTGGTAATGTTATATCATCATTAGACGTTTCAGTTGTTACAGGTTTGGAGACTCTATATTGTGGAGGAAATAGCTTCTCATCAATTGATATCTCTTCTAATTCATCACTAATAACTTTTTCATGTGATTCCACCTCAAGTTTAACTTCTGTAAATCTGGGATCAAGCTCAGTTGAGACAATTGCCCTTAACAACAATAACAATTTGACTTCTGTGGACATTTCGTCAAGCTCTTCAGTAACGAGCATAGCTTGCGCGAATAGTGGACTCACTTCTGCAAATGTTGCGTCATCAACCGTAACCGCGATAACATTTGTAAACAATTCACTTACATCACTAGATGTGTCATCATGTACAGCACTTGACGAACTTTTTGTTACATCTAACAATCTCTCATCTTCAGCAGTTAATACTATATTGATTGATCTGGACAATAATGGGCTGTCAAATGGAAATGTTCAACTTAATGGACAATCCCCATCTGCTCCACCAACTGGAGGGGGAATAACAGCAAAAGCGAATTTACAGGCAAAAGGATGGACAGTAGTCACAGATTAAGGGTTAAATTATGTCAGTACAAAACGGAATAGGATATTTAAGGGCAACATACAACCCTGACTTACACTTCACGGAAAATAGTGATGCGTATGCAAATCTTATGTATCCATACATCCAAAGTGATGGTGGGAACACTAAGAATGTATCCCTGTCCGTTGATGTCATCAACTCTGACAAAAATTTTGCGACAAAAAATAATTACAAAGAACAAGAATGGTCTATCAATGAAACAAATGGCGGAAATTTACTGTTAGACCAAGTTATTTGGGGATTTAAAGAAGCAACACATAACACAAGAGATTCTAAAGCACTAAATAATGCATTTTGTTTTAATGACCAAACCGTTACAATAAAGATAACCAAGCAAGGACACTTACAAGGATATATCGACAACGACTATCTATATGCAAAAAATGAGATAGAACTATCTGTAGTAGATGTCGTAAGGGGCAAGGAAACTACTTTAGCTACCTATAAGGATCTAGAATCAGGTATAGATGAAGAAAATAGATCCTTACAATGGTCTATTCCTTCAAAAAGCAAAGGTTTCTACCTAAACTATGGATTTTTTGGATTATTTGTTTTTAGAATTAAGGTCACAAGCGGATATTATATCGATGCCAGAAGGAACGTTAAATCAAGTTATCAGGATCGTATAACAAATGCATATCTACAACTATTGACTTTTTCTGCCGATCAAGAAGCTGTTAATGTACAGTCTGATTCCATTAATATCTTCGAAGGGAATCCCCAACCAAATGATTCTTTAACAGATCTGTTTGACAAAAGCATTTTTGCTTCCTTGGAACAATACAACCAGAATCCGTTAAGTGGTAGTCAGAAAAAAGCGATTATCGCTGATCAAATAGCTGTGCTATTTATGTCACAACATCCTGTTGTATCATCAGACATAACTCCTTCAAAGATACAGGGATTTGGTGGAGAAAAGGCCATTCAACCACAAAAGATAATAGAGAAAGCAATAACATATGCTGAAAGGTACGATCCTGATGTCATTCAATTGGCACAGAATAGATTGTTTGGTATGTTAGCTAATTATAAGACTTTCAGTTTTGCTGATGAAATAAACAACCTATTCTCATCTACTAATCAATCAGCACAGAATCTTGTTGAACCGACAAGAATCATTTATATGGATGAGTATGGTGACCTATCAGATGACATGGGTGTTGATGGAATATTGTTCACTCCATATGTTGTTGAGAATGTTCATACAGAAATTTTAAGTAATGTACCCCCAGCAGAAGCATATGAGATCCCACTCTATAAATATAGTGTAGGTATTGATACCCTTGTTGTTACTGATCTATCCGATGAGAATCTTGGATGCGGAGATACTGACATTAAACTGGCATTCAATGTTATCTTCGGAGACAATAAAATAGACAAGATTTATTATCAGGTATGGCTGAGAAACAATAAGTCCTATTTAGAATATGTAGACAAAAGTGGAACCTCAACTGATCATTCGTTTGATTTTAGTGCTCCAGGTGGAATTTCCTGTACATACAGTGGAGGCAGTTTAACCCTGGGAGACATTGTAACAGCAAGAGTAACTATAATTGATATCTATGGTTTTTCCAATGTTTTTGAAAGGAAGTTGTTTATACCTCTTAATAATGACAGACCAGCCATTACAGAAATCACTTCATTCCAAAGACAAGATGGAAGTGGATTGATTGACGTTTTCTATCATTACCAAGGAACATCTGAAGTTAATGCCGCAAATGTCTCTTTGACTTATTCAACAAACAATTCGTCATTCTCAAGTGTTTCCACAAATGTAATTGGGGATATCGGTTTGGGCATTATGCCAGGCCATAGAAAGATAACTTGGAACCCAACATCAGTATTATCATCAAGTAATGATGTCGTTTTTGTAAAAATAACTTTAACTGATGTTGATGAATATTCTAATGCAGGAATAACTGAATCCAGTGTTGTCGTTGTTGATTTGACAACTCCAGAAGTTTCAATTAGAAAATTGTCGTTAGAAGAAGATGAGGACATGGAAGAAAGCAGTTCGTTGTCTGATTCAAGTGAGACTTCATTAAGTTCAGAAAGCTCAGAGTCATCTATGGGTTATAGTACAAGCTCTTCCCAATCTGATGGCCCAAGTTCTGAATCAAGTTCATCAAGTGAAGGCTACTCTGAAAGTTCCTCTACTAGTTCAGAAGGTTATTCAGAAAGTTCTTCTACTAGTTCAGAAGGTTATTCAGAAAGTTCGTCTTCACAATCTGATAGTTCTAGTAGTTCAGAAGGCTATTCAGAAAGCTCCTCAACTAGTTCAGAAGGCTATTCAGAAAGTTCGAGTTCACAAAGTGAAAGTTCTTCGTCAGAGATGTATTCCGAAAGCTCATCAACTTCAAGTTTTATGTATTCTGAATCAAGTAGCTCAACTAGTGGAGATTTCGAAATTGTGGACGGGGACTCCAATTATATTTCCATGTCTGTAATAAATGGTCGTCCAGCAATCGCATATGTCCCAGTTAGTTCTAGTAATGTGTCCTATATAAGATCTGATGATGTAAATGGAGAGTCCTGGTCAGACTCTCCTTTGGGGGTTGGAAGTGGGGATAGATATCCATCACTATTGACAGTATCTTCTCGTCCATGCATCGCCGCAGTTGTTGGGCCATCTTCTAATCAAGCAAGGTTTTCAAGAGCCAGTAATGTAGATGGTAGTAACTGGGGTACTCCAATTGTTAATGTCTTAATTGGAAGTAATGCAACCCAATTTACTGATCTAAAAATAATCAGTGGTAATCCAGCCGTTGTATATGATAGCTCATTTCTAACGTATGTTCGGGCAACCAACTCTACTGGTACGTCTTGGGGCACTCCAGTAACAATAAGCTCAAACACTACAAGAGGGAGTTTAAATACAGTTAGTTCAAGGCCAGCCATTTCTTTTGTTAATTACTCAACCCAAGACCTAATGTATTTAAGGGCGGATGACTCAACAGGATCGGCATGGACGGCAACTCCAATAGCCGTTGATGCAATAGGGACAGGATCTGCTTTGTCTGTATTAGAAATAATAAATGGTCGTCCAGCAATTGCATATTCACTCTCTGACGGATCGCTGATGTATATAAGAGCGGATGACTCAACAGGATCGGCATGGACAGCAACCCCAATAACTGTTGACTCAGGAGCTTCTATAACTTGGAAATCAATGATTGTTGTTAACGGTAATCCTGCTATAGCTTATGTAAGTGGATCATCAGAGTTAATGTATATAAGAGCAGATGACTCAACAGGATCGGCATGGACGGCAACTCCAATAACTGTTGATGGAAACAATGCAGGGCAGTATAACTCTATGCAAGTTGTTAATGGGAACCCTGCTATAGCATATAAAGGAAATAGCCAACTTAAATATATTAGAGCTAAGGACGCTAATGGAGATTCTTGGTAAATGATCCTAGAGCAAACAAAAATATTAACTAATCGATACCCTCCAGAATATTTTTCTATGGATTTAGATAACCGTGGATATCCACATCTTGTTTGGGTAGAGCAAAAGAATGGTCATTTCGATCTCATCTATAAATTCTGGAATGGACTCGACTGGGAATCTCTAGAAACAGAAGTTATCTATAGATCCGACGAAGACATCTCATATGTGAATTTGGTAATTGCAAGTGGGAAAGTCCTAATCATATTTTTGAAAAAATCTGATGAAAACTCGGTAATAGGATTTGTAAAAATCGATCAAGTTGTCGAAGAAATTATTGAATACGAAACGGGAGGCTTTGTAAACTGGGTTAGCCTTATAACAGATACTACTGAAAAGAAAAGACCTTATGTAATTACTCATGAAGTATATGAATTCAAAGTTTATCAATTAACTGATGAAAATCTGATATTGAAGAGTTTACAATCAAAGGTTCTTGACGATTTTGATAACATCAAGGTTTCAAATACAGTTGACAATTTTATTATTGCAATTAATGGTGAAGAAAGTATAGAGTTTAATTTCTATGATTACACTTCCAATACTTGGGCCAATTCAAGTTTTATTGAACTTTCTAGTTCAGCAGTTGGTAATGTCGTTGATTTTGATGTTAAGGGGTTGGCATCATCTAGTAAGGCAGGATTCACGTTTTTAAGAAACGATACCGCAGATCAAATTTATTATGTTGTCTCTGATAGCTCAGGAACTGAAACCACTCTTGGGACAAACCCAATACACCAAGTCTCAACCAGTCTTACCGCGCCTAATGGTTTCTCAATAGGTGGATTCGTAAATGTAAGTTTATCATATGAAAGCGACTTTAAACCTAACATATTCGTCCTTGGAACTCAGAACATAAAACTTTCTTATAACGGTGAATGGAATTCTGATATCATAGGAGTCCCAACAAAATCAGAATCAACAGTATTTATATTCAACTCATTTAATATTGTGACCGTCTCTAGTGGACAAATATACTTTTTCAATTTGGTTGATGACGCTATCGTTGGAGAGGAAGTCTTAATTTCTTTACTAAATGCAAAAGAGTTTATTGTCTCAGATTGGAAAAAAGGAGCACTCGTTCCTCAAGAGTTAAGTTTTGTCGATAATTATGACAATGAAGTTGGGGACATATTGAGGGATGCATTGTCTCCAATACTTGTGACAGCTTCAAATGAACATCCAGGTTATGCATCATCATCATCAACCTCATCAGAAAGTTCGCCAAGCTCTAGTTCGACATCGTCAACTTCTGATAGCTCACCAAGTTCAACATCATATAGCTCCATAAGTTCATTATCTATTAGTTCACAATCCGTTTCCGATAGCTCTTCATCTCAATCATTGTCCTCAAGTTCCTCAAGCTCATCAAGTGGAGGTTACTCCGAATCGTCATCATCTAGTGTTGGTTATTCTGAATCATCATCATCTAGCATAGGGTTCTCTGAATCATCTAGTTCAATTTCCGAATCTTCAAGTGAAGGGTTCTCTGAATCATCCCCATCAAGCCAAGGAAATTCAGAATCATCTAGTTCATATTCTGAGTCCTCAAGTGGAGGTTATTCAGAATCGTCATCAACTGGAAATGTTCGTTTTGAATATTTGTTGTGTGACTTATTTACGGAAAGTATAAGCTCAGAGTCGTCTAGCTCTGATCCGATGTCAAGTAGCTCTCAATCAATGAGTAGCAAATCTGAATCCAGCAGTTCTCAGAGTGAAAGTTCTCAATCTGAAAGCTCTCAATCTGAAAGCTCTAGTTCAGAAGCAATACTAGACAGTTCATCATCCTCTTCTTCTTCGTCTGATGGAGGAGTGCCAGCCGCAATCGAATGTACATTTAATCATGGATGGCCTGGATGTACTCTTACTGACCCAAAAGTTAACATAACACTTACTGGAATTAACTCTGGAAACTCTGATGGAGGAAGTGGGACTCCACTAGATCCATATTACAAAACATTCTTTGGATGTAATTTTACCAATGGTCAACCCCAAGAAATATGTGGAACATTTGGAAGCAACGCAAGTTTAGAATACTGGAGCGTTACTGGTAGTCAAGAAAGATTAAGGTTGGAAGCTTGGGCCGTAAGTAGTCGTCATAGAGTAAATGTATATACCACATCTATATGGAATCCGAATGGAATTTTTGAAAAATTCATAAATGGTGGAAATACATTCACTATAAATAACTGGAATGGGGACACCACACCTCCTAATGATGCTTATGTAACACCTACCAACTGGTCCATTGGTGGAGTTAAAATCTTAGATGAGCAATTTGGCTATGTTGTGAATACTGATGGAATAACCATTAGATGGGACCGTGGAGCGAATGGATCTGGTCAAAGTTGGTAATTCTTCCTGTATAATGTCAATGATACACCATTCTTAGGAGAATTTATAATGAACGTAGGTATCGTTGGTCATGGTTTCGTAGGTAAGGCTTTAGATTTCGGCTTCAAAGATAATCACAATCTTTTTATATACGACAAATTCAAAGATCTTATGTCTTTGGAAGAAGTACTTGAAAAGTCAGATGTAATTTTCTTCTGTCTTCCAACTCCATTTGATGAAGACTCAATGCATATCGATCTCACAATATATGATGAGGTTATTGAAGAAGCATCAAGATTAGTAAACAATAAACTCTTTGTTATTAAGTCAACGGTTGTTCCAGAAACAACAGCTAAATATCAAGAAATGTATCCAAACAATGAGTTCGCCTTCAACCCAGAATTCTTAACTGAAGCTCATGCAAATGAAGATTTTATCCATGCTAAAAGAATTGTCCTGGGTGGAAGCTCAATTGCTGTAAACATTCTCGAAAAGCTATATAGAGAATGCTGGTGTTTCAAAGAAACTCCGATCATCAAAATGAGTACAACAGAAGCAGAAGTTGTTAAGTATCAGGCCAATATCATTCTTGCCACAAGAGTCGCCATTTCAAATTACTTCTATGACATCTGTCAAGCAACCAATTCAAACTACAATAAAGTAAGAGAAGGGGTTATCACAGACACTAGAATTGGTGAGTCTCATTCCAAAGTCACTGAAGAACGTGGTTTCGGCGGGAAATGTTTTGTGAAAGACCTTGCCGCAATTATTGGTAAAGGTAACGATTTGGAGATAGACACTGCTCTTGTCCAAGAAGTCTTCGATTATAATAATAGAATCAGAAAGACCAAGGATTGGCAAGAGATCGCAGGAGCAACCTCTTCAGGCAAACAGTATAAACAAGAATAATTTATTCTTCAAACAAGAATAGTTTATCCTTCGTGGTTGGACCTGGCTTTACTACCACAGAATTTGCAAACCGCATAAAACTCGTAGATATCGCACAGTTCCATTTTTCTACCAAGCTCTTCATTGTATTCAACGATAGTACCATCCTTAGTGATTGTAAGGATAGTAGTGTTGTCCTCTACTGAGCACTCATGATTTTGACACCAATCAAGCATCTGAAAGAACCTATGAATATTTTCTTTCAAACCAAGACAAGTTAGATCACCTTTTATAACTATCATCTTAACCCCCTATAACGAAAAGACTGACACTATATAATACTGAAAAAGGACCTGCAAATCCTCTATTTTTTGTAAGTGTTTGAGGCTAAGATTGTACTAGACTTAGGATCGTATACTTCTGTTATCTAGAACAGGGAAGGGAGGGTCTTTGAAAGGTTGTGGATCATCTACTTTACCAGAATACATAAAAGGTTCCCATCCTCCACCACAATTCTCGCAGACAATCCATCGATCTTTTACGTTGATTTCATTCTGATAACCGCAATGCGGACATTCTTCCTTAAATGCTATTTTTATAATTCTCATAAATACTTTTGATTCCTAAAACAAGTTTGTGGTGGAACGTTGGAAGTGTCATCATCTTCCTCATCGTTCTCTTGGCTTTGACCTGTATCATTCGCAGAAACTCGACCATCCCCAGATGGATAAGGATAACTCCCAGGTTCTTGACCAATTACATCACATCTCATGGAATGAGTTGGACTTTCTGAATTCCCAGACTTCTTTAACTGATACATCAAAGGAGTGAATCTCTCAAGATTCCTCTGATTCTCTTCTTCACTTCTGTCTGACAATTTGCTGGACATTAATACCACCTAAATACATCTATCATTTCTGATACATGATCAAATTGATAATTGTTATCTTCTGCACTAACACTTATATCACTAGCACCACTAGCGATTTCAATCATTCGTCTTATTTGGCTTCTTGTTGGCTTCCGATACCAATCAAAGCTAACATAATCCCCAGAAGGAGCATGCATTCTAATGGCTCCTGTCGCATACATAAACTGTCTCATCCCCATTGTCCCACCACTTAACTCATCAATATCCTGGGTAATCTCCCTATGATCAACATCTCTATTGTGACCAGTATAACTCATACTAAGGAGATCACCATCTCTCATGATATATCCAGCTAGATTTGGATACTCAGTTCTAGGCCAAGCATCTATAGCATTCTCAATTTTTATTTGAAATGACTCATCAGATTTAGCTCTTTCCAAGATGTCTTGCTCCATCTGCTGTTCTTTTTCGTATTCCTTATTTCTTCTGTCAATTTCTTTCAAGGCAGGCGCTGTCAATATTTTTATTCGCTCAGAAAGTTCGTTAAGATATGATCGCATTTTTTCGACACGATTATTAAGAGTTGCTTCATCAAGATCTTTACGTTTCAGAATGTCAAGAAACTTTCCACTTATATTGGTTTGCTGTTCTTTCAAAGCCTGATATTCTTCCCAGTCTTGATCTGACATGTAGGGTTTTAAACTGGCGACTCGTATTAATCTCATTTTAGAACTTGCTCCTTTTGATCATCTGCTCTCTTCGAAATTCCTCATGATCATTATGTCGTTCCATGTTCTTAATCTCTTCTTGTATTTCCCTAAAAGCCTTTTCAGCTTCTGCTCTAGCTTTTTCCTTGGCTTCCCTCTCTCTTTCCATATCAGCTTTTCTTTCAGACTCAACTTTTCTTTGCATAGCTTCTCTTCGCTTCGCTTCAGCCTTTATCCTTGCATCATCAAATTCGTTGTCAATTTCGTTGTCAATTTCGTCCTGAATAACTTCAATAGGATTTTTTTCAATCCTAACAACGATATTGCGATCACCTTCATCAAACATTCTTTGGACCCGAATTTTCAAGACCTTAAGTTCTATTTGTTGAGCTTTGATTTTTTCGTCTTGCTCTTTAAGAATTTGCCACTGAGAATCATCGTCATTAATCTTTTGCTTTATAAGCCTCAATTCAGTTTGATTACTTTGAATCGTTTCAATGTGTTTTTGAACCATTTCAAAATACTGAGCACCTATGAAACCAAGAAGCGCAAGAGTCAAAGAACCAATTGTACTCCAAACAGCAATAGTCTTTTTTGTAATCTCTATATTCATTCTTCTTCAATAAACCCATTCTCTATAGCGTAGTCAGAACCTCGAACGATGTAAGTTTGGCCTCCACCCTTGATAAACTCAACTGATTGCGGATAAACCCGTCTATAAGCCAATCTAAGCAATGCAGGATCAAGTTCGTTAACATCTACATCAGACAACGCCTCTTTAGCAATCTGGGACGCTTTTTGTAAATCATAAAGAGTCATATATGCTCTCACAGGTGCATAATCACCTTGCTCTCTACCTTCATAAGGTCTTTGAACTCTTCTTTGAGCATTCATGATTCTAAAACTACCATCTTGTTTTTTAAATCCGATTGTGAATCTTCTGGTTCCAAATCCCTCAATGATTCCTTCTACTTCCATAGCATCAATCAATTGGGGGGCTTGTCCGAATACTTTTCTTTTGTGTCTATCATACCAACTTTGTGACATTTTGTTCTCCTCATCATAAGTAAAATCAAATTCTAACTGGTTGTCGTCAGGTTGATGGCCTATATCTTGCCAAGCTTCTTTTTCACTTAGATCAATATTTAATTCTTGAGCCTTCTCTCTCAACGCATTTATAACTTCCCTATCTTCTCTAAATACTAGAGGAATGAAGTTAAGTGATCGTTCTATATCTGAATTCATATATCCAAAATACATATTTTTTAACTTATCATATTGCTCTTGGAATTTATCAGGGTACATCCTATAAGCTTCATTAATGAATTGTGATTGCTTGTAAAAGTCAGAATAGCTATAAATTCTATAATCTTCATTAACTATTGTCTGCATAATAGGAATCATTAATTCAGCTAACCTTGGGTCAACTGAACTTAACTCTTTCCCTGTGAGAGGAGTCGAATTCCTATATCCCCCCATCCATGCCCTACAAATAACTTCTGCGGTGTGTTTCATCAATTCAGGATCATTGATTACGAAATTAGGCACACGACCAAATATTGCCTTCGTTTTCTCAACATCTCCAACACTTTGCCAATATTGAGAAACATGTCGTTTATATGATGCTTTTGCATTAGCCAAAGCTTTGTCATAGAAATGTTCGTCATCCTTATATCTCTCTACAGAAGAATCAAATTGTATGAGTCCTTCCATGTCGGAAAAACCCAAACGCTGAACTATATTTGCTTTGGTAGCCTCATGATAGAACTCTTCTTGCATTCTGATCTTCTCAGGAGCAGTATCATACACCTTAGGGCTAACGTCCCAAAGATATTGTTTCCAATCATCCAAAGTGCCTATTCTGGCTTTTACAATATCTGGATCTTCTCTAAGATGATAAGGGACTTTTTCGAATTCATATGGCCTTTTCTGCATCCATTCGATCCAATATTGACGAAACATCTCTTCATATTTCTCTACTAATTTCTCATCATCTTCACTTTCATATAATTCATGTTCATCTCTCATTTCTTCTACAATGTCAAGCATGTAATGAATGTTCTCAGGTTTCTCTTCTATGTATTGATCAATAAACCTGATAATAAAAGCCTTGTTGTTCTCAATGAAATTAGAATGAGAATTTATGACCTTAAACCACTCTTCTTCAAGTATAAGGTCTGGATCTGATATGATGGCTCTTTGCAATATTTCGTCATCAACTTGTTCAAGAATCTTCTCGTAAAAATAATCAAGATGACGTTCACTATATATGTAATGTTTTGCTTCCGTAAAGTTGTCAAAGTCTTGTAAAGTGTAATTAACCCAAGCACTGACATACCAATTGTCATCATCATCTGCATAATCACTATAGAGATATTCGGCAATTTCACTTGGAGCCTCATTGATTTTGGTTGGATCTTCATATATTTCGTCATTCCAAGCGTTTTCCCACTCGGAACGACAATCTGTGTAGTCATCCCAGTCAGCGAGGTACGTATTCTCACGTAAAAAACTTTCTACCTCTTCATAACGATCCTTAGGATCTACAGTTACATAACTATGCCAATAATCTGCAAGATTACTTTTGATATGATCAATAAAAGTTTCGTCATAGAATGAATCTGGCAATTCCTTATCTTCTAAATAATCTTCATGTTCTGGGTCCTTGTCTTTCTTGTACATTTCATCTAACTGTTCTTGACTCAGATCGACAAGTTCTTCAAATCTATACTCGTCATCATATGGCCCAGAAGAACCATCATAAAAATGATTATTAAGTATGTCACCTGGATTCTCATTTCCTTCCTCAATCGTTTCAAAATCAAGTATGGCTTCATAAGCTTGGTCTTCCCTTGCTTTTTGAATTATCTCCTGATCCATGAATTTTTCAACCTTATAATGAATCAAAGCACCTACCCATGGTTTTTCTTTCACATATGGTTCAAGAAAACGGGCATAAGCCATCGCATATGGTTCAAGGTTAAAGAAACTGTGTTTAGTTTCCCCTGCCAATCCAGATAGGACAGGTACATGGGATTTGGGGGCATTGATAAAAGAGTTATACACACTATCTAAACTCTTTTTATCCAACCTTGGCTTAATTTCTTGGGGACATTCATTGTATAAGCTGGGAGCAGAAGTCCAAAAATTAGGTGGTTTCAGTTCAGCATTTTGTATTTTAGTGTTCCAATACAAAGCGGCAAGATCTAAAAACTCTGGTTGTTTTTGCCGTTCTCTAGAAAGCATCTCAAAAGTTTCTGGCTTCTCCAAAAACTCTACCTTAAACTCATCAATGAAATTTGGATCATTATCTAATCTGTCATTCAGTAATTTCGCATCCAAAAGTTGTTTGTAATGATGAGACTCTTTATCAAATCCTTTTTTATCAATAAGCTTGAGTATCTCTTCCCAATAATCAAATGGTCTTTTATTATGGTCACCTTGAATTTCTTGAATACGATCCCCTTCAAAACGAATAGCGACTCTAGCTTCTTTGTCTTTTATTAAAAGCCAAAAGTCACCTTTAGAAAGATAAGGTCTTGCCATACTATCTCCAGTACACCATCCTCTTGGTACACTAAGGTTCTTCAGCTTTTGGACATTCTCATCAAAGTTATCTGGATCATTTTTCGCTGAAGGTATTCTAATCCAGCCATCCTCTTCATCCGTTTGAAATTTTTCCAAGTCCTGTGATTCAACTTTAGTCAACGCCCTTTTATACGCCTTCATAATATTAATGGGGCCAGTGTCATCACCAACATCCCCAAAAACATTAGCAAGGGCCAAAGCATTATGACCGATGATTGGTCTTCTTGTATCAGAAGGAGAAGAGTCAAAAAGTGGTTTTAGAACCATGTAAATGAATGCTGGGCGTTTGGCATACTCGTCATTCTCTTTTGTCATGTAATTCCACCAAAGCTCAAAGGCTTCTTTCTTTCTCTTGTTAATGGGTTCAATGATTGCATCTTTTGCAGACTGAACATCTCTCTTTACCAACCTTGCCGCCCTTTGGACATCAGGATTATCCATGTTTCTCTCAAATTCTCTTTCGAGATCAATATCTTTAATGAAATGATTGCTTTCACTTTTCGGATCGAAAGCTTCCTTCACTTTGGGTAAAAGAGTCCCACTAATAAAGTTATTGATGTCTTCCTGGGATTTTATCTGATTCCAAGGGACAAGATTCTCATACTTCCTAATAAAAGTTTTTAGATAAGGATCGTCTATTTTGTAACGAATTATCTTATCTCTCGCTGATGCAAATATAAATTTCATGGGCGTTGTCCTTTTAAAAAATTATAAAGCATTTGATTAATACCATCTATGGTTACCTGTTCAGGTGGCATCTTCGCAACTAATCTTTTCATATACATTATATACGAACCTATGTAATCTCTACTGTTATACATGGCCCCCTGAGTATCGCTAATTTGGAAATCGAATCCATACTTATTCAAATAAAACATAGTCTTCATTCTGGCAAACTTATTGGCAGTTTGCTCTATCCACATTAGTCTGTCAATATCTTCTTCAAGCTGGGCTGGGTCATTGGTATAAATTGACATTGCAAAGTCATCACCATATTTACGGTATTGGTAAAAGTGAGCTAGTTCATGAAACAAAACAAACATCAGGTCGGAAGGATATTTCTTTAATACTGAGTTATCTATGACACATTGACCATGCATGGCGATCCCTTGTGCTCCAGTTAACTCCTCAAAAACGTAAGGGACTCCGATAGCATCAATTTCATTGGAAATATCATGTGCCCAATTAGTTGCCATGTTTCCTGCTTTTAAATCAAGTTCCCCACAAACAACTTTCAATGCTATCTCATAAGCTTCTACAGTTTTCCCACCATACTCTTCCATTTCCTCATACACTTCTTTCTTGATCTCTTTGTCATCATTCAGTAACTTATGAGAAATATGGAGATATAAAGACCTTTCGATTTTATTGAAAGTGTCTGCCCCTGCAACAACAGTCTTACTGGTTTTGATTAATTTCATAGGTACACCTTAGTTGTTCTAGAATTAATTCTAGAAACTATTAGCGGATACCTGTAGAAACCCCTGTCAAGAAATGAATTATCTTGAAACTTTGAATTCAACTTTACAACCAAGATGCTTTTGAACAATTTCACGTTGTTCTTTACTAATTGGTTGAGAAGTATAAATAATTACCAGATCATCTGAAACACTAAATCGGACAACTCCAATTTCTAAAAGACAATCCTTCATGGCATACCCTCTTCTATTTGTAGGTAAAACTCATGGAACCAAATGAGTAGTGTCTCCTTCAAACCATCCATATTCTTCAGACGAATCCCTTGAATTTCACCTGAATCAACTGGCTTTTCGAAAACATAGGTTCCATCATGACAATCAAGTATACGAAACAAAGTTGTTTCATGATGGTCACTGCTTTCTATTTTGAAAACGTAACGGAATGAGTCATTATGAAGAACGTATGGCTCGATATGACGATTATCTTGCAAGTTCTTCATTTTTTTGAATGCAATGAGGAATTGCTGTACTGCAAAGACAGTGTCCTCAAGAATAGTTGTGACATCCTCATCTCTGGTAAGTATATTGTGCAAGAACTCACGAGCTTTTGCAACCTCGTTCCAATCCATATGCAGGATATAGAATAAATCCCGCGTGAAATGATCTGTCATTGTCGTATCCACTGAAGAATCTCCAATGGGGTGGGTGTGATTCAA